CAATCTCAAATCTTATGCCAATCTTGAACTATCACTCATTCATGCTGACTTTCATTCCACTCCTTCCAAAATATTGTTCTTCTCTACACTCGACTTCAAACTCATCAATATTCTTAAACCTTCTACTTCCGCTTACCATGACACTCGCTTCACTCCTTTCATCTCTCACTTCCGCAGATAGAAGACGCGACATACCGCATATAGAAGACGACATAAGGTAAGCAATAAAAAACATTTTTTATTTTTTTTGTTAATTTTTATCATTTTTATCATCATTCTTCATTCATCGCCGCTCTCGTCGTCGCTTTCCAGAACAATCTGAAACACGTCATGGCTGTATTCCGCAAACGCGTCCTTCTGATACACATTGATGACCGCATCAATCCGCGCATTGATTGCAATCTCGGTCACATTGCGCGCATGCCCGTTGGGCAGGTCAGCGAACATCCTCCGCACAAAATTTGCCCGGGTGTACTGCAATTCGATGCATTTCTTCCACATATCGTAATGCCCACGTGCAATCGACGGATTTTTAATCCAATCCACTGCAATCATGCCACCCACCCCAGACAGCTTCCCGAAGCTGCGCTTCACGCTCCAATCGGCAAACTGAAACACATCCGTCAACAGGCCAAAGTACCACCGCAGGAAGTCAGACACGCGACGTTCGCCAGCATCGTCCACCGTGGTTTTCATCAACGTGGCCCCGTTCTGCATGAACGACGTGGAAATGCACTCAGCGCGTTCATTGAGCAGGCCCAGAATGAGCCCGATGAAGTGGTTCAACCCGTTGCGACCTTTGCCGCCGCCCACATTCAGCCACATGTATTTGCGAATGAGCGGGCCAAACTCGGACGAATTCTTCAGGCGCATCAGCAGCTGCATGGCGGCCGTCTCCTTGCGGTTCCAGTACTTGTCGTTGTCGGTCAGCGGCTTTCCGCTGTTCAGTCGTTCAAATATCTCGCAAATGATTCCGTTGAATTCCGCCTGGCTCATGCTTCTCTCCTTCTTGAACACGTCAACCTGTACAACATAGTTATTGAATGCAGCGCGCGCATCGGCCGTCAACTCGCTGTACAACTGCCCATTCCATGGAAACTGGTCCAGCATGTATTCCTGCAGCGCACCCATGCGGGTCTGCCCGTCCTGGATATTGAAGTACTCCTCTCCGTCCTGAGTCGGGTCATTGTGTTTCGTCAGTGTGATTTGGCCAATTGGATAATTCGACATGACCGAATCCACCAGGCGCTCTTTGTTTGATTGTGCCCAAGACGGGTATCTCTGGTGCTCGGGAATGCGATATTTCTTGTCGCTGGATACACGGTCGCTCGGGTCGAAATTGTCGGCGGAGATGAGGCTGCGGAGCGAGCATGCGATTTGTTCTCTGATTGCGGGCATCGTTTTGTCTGATTGTCTGATTGTCTGATTGTCTGATTGTCTGATTGTCTGATTATTGTTCTTTGGAAAAAGCTTTCAATTTTTTTTATTCCTATTGTTTTTTGGAATGACATCTAGACAAAATAATATTTATTGAAATGCACATAAAGAAACGTTGGTCAAATGTTTTCAAAAAAATTGAAAGCATTTTTAAATTTTTACCAAATCACATCAAACAATAACAACCCAACACCACATAAACCATGTACACAAAGGCCGACGTCATTGCAAAATTCAAGGAGCTGCACAATAAACACTACGTTCAACGTGGCTACATGATTTCCACTGTGCCCGATGAAATATCGGATGCATTTTATGTTTGGGACAATAACCCCCAATTCATATGGAATGAAACATATAATCGATATGTGTCAGACCGTGTCCACATTCTCTCCTGCCGCGTGCGCGTGCCTCTTATGGGACGCACATTCAAAATTCGTCTAGACAGACCATTGGAAAGGGAAGACCGTTATGAATTCGAATCGTATTTTGGGTTCGGAGGACATTGCGAAGGATACACGGCGAACCGAATCATCGCGTGTTATCCGGAAAGGTTTGACGATGAGACCAACATTGATGAATTGTTGTTGAATGGGTCTGCTGCAACCGACCCGGCGGATGACGACTACGCAAAACAGGTGCTCATGATGATTGTCATGGGCGGCTATGTGAAGTTCTGGAACGCGGTGGGCGAGTTCGAGAAATGGTTTGGAATTGAGGATAAGACCGGAATCAAACTCATAACACACATTTTTGAAACCATGGAACCTGAGCCCTTGCCAGAACCAGTGTCATAATGCGCTCCATTTACGGTGATTGGTTTCTTTTGCTTTTTGTGTGGCTTTTCTTATTGTTTCGCCTTGTTTGCATTCGCCTTCGTTTGCCACCTGCACGACGGATGACATGTTTTGTCAACGTACGTCCGTAGGCAATTGTGTCGGAATCCTTCACATAATTCACTAATTTCTGCAACAATATCGCTTTTTTTCGTGAACAGTCATGTCTGCCGATTGACATTAAAAGGGCTTGAACATACTCTTTGACGGTTATGTCTGGAGTCATCTCGACATTGGCATTCAACTCTTGCATGATTGTCTCATGATTGGAGTCTTGTTCTTTTAACCCCCTCTCTAAAAATTCAGCATGATGGTCAATGTCGTGTATAAGTTGTTTTCTCTCGAGACTGTCATCCTCTGAATCTGAACCTGAATCTGAACCTGAATCTGAATCTGAATCTGAATCTAAATCAGCCAATTGCTCAATGAGCAACTTCTTTGTGTTGTTTGTTTTAAAATCCTTTTTTTTGTTAACAAGAATATCACGCATCATTTTGTCAAATGATTTATTTACTATGTGTTGATTGTGTTGCATTGCACTTTCATGGTCTCTTGAAATGTATCCATGTTGATGATACCAGGACATTCCAGTTGTCAATATGGAGAGAATTGCCAAATCAATTTTCACATTGCAAATTGGTCTATATGAAGCATCCACCAATTCAATTCGGGTCATGGGCGGAACGAATGCCTCCGCTAATTCATGCACTTTATTCAATAATTCCGCTCCTGTCCCAGATCCGCATTTCGTCAACGACTCAACGGTGATTGTCTTCATGGGAACATTGATGCGCAAATTCAAACATTTTGAGGCGTCCTTTTTGCTTAATATTTGCACAGAAAACGTGGCATCATCGACGCGCACATCAAAAAATTCAGTATTAAAAATTTTAGTTATTTGAGCATTTATGTCCATGGCATGTATTATAAACGTCTATAAAAATGTTTATAATTTTATTATTTTATCATTTCGGCAAACCTGAAGTGTTTGAAACCATGATGCAATACAGGTCAGACATGTCGGCAATGCACACTTGTTCGCATGAACAGTCGCCTGGTTTCGGGTCTGCATTCGTGTGCGCGCACTTTACGCGGCACTGCGCATTTGCAATGAATGCGTCCACTTCATCTCTCGTTTCCATGATTTGACATTTGGGGACGCAATTGCATGCAACCATCGGCGCGTTGCCGTTGGTCATCTTGCATTCCATTTGAGCCCTTGCTTTCGAAAAGCTGCGCATGTGCAACAACGACAAAAAACGAAACATTTTATTTGTCATTAACGGATAAATAAAATATATCAATTGTGTTTATGTCCATTTTTTCATAGATTTAATGCATATTTCATTTTATTTTATTGAAAATCTCTCGGGTGATGCATGCATGATTCTGACAACGTATTTGTCAAAGAATGCGGCGTCAACATTTGCCTTCATCCATTCAACCGATTCCATGTCAGGCGCCACAACTAGCCCCGCCCATTTTGTGAACGTTTTCCCACTCCCATCGAGTTCAATCACATCGCCTTCTTTCAACTGCATGAGAATGCGTTCAGCACTTGCGACCTGTTGTTTTGGTTGTGTCATTTCACAATGCGTTGTCATTGTGTTAGTGGGTTGCATTTGACAATTCAATTTTATTTTATTTTATTAATGATTTAATGATTTGTCAAGTTCGGTTAAAATGGCATTCATCACAAATGGGTTGGTTGGATTGTGTTGAGTGTTGCGTCTAAATCCCCCTATCTCCAAATATGCCTGCAACAGTTGAGGTGTATTCAACGGTTGCGCGATTGATTGCATCACGGGGTCATGCTGTTGAGCCATTCCGGTGCATTCTTCAGCATTCGATTTTTCCGACATATATTTATTTATATAACCTGGATTATACATTGTGCTTAAAATAAAATGCGTCAATTTTTTTTGGATTTATTGCGTCGTTTTTGGGAACGTTTATTGCGTTTAATCATACGTTTTTTAGAACGAGAATGCTTAAAACCTCCTTTTTGGGTTCCACATATAATGTCCAACACATCATCACTCACCACTCCATATTCTTTCAAGGTGCGGCCTGACTCCAATTTGCCCGCACCAGGTTTGTGAAGATGCATGCCACCACAGTTGTGCAATACTGAAATGTAATAATTATCATTCAAATAATTCAAAACATCCTGCATTGACAACTCTTCAATCATTGGAACCGGATACATTTTTTCGTTTAGTTTTGCATAAAACAATGATTGTTCATATGTTGTTGATTTTTCCTCTTTATCTCTCAATAATTGTTCTGCATGTTGTTCAGCGCGGGATTTCATGCCTTCGCGCAAAAATGACGTCACTGCACTTAACTGGTTCTGCATGGATTGTTGATTTAAATCAGACATCTCTTTTAGGGTTGCTTTTTGAGACTGCCTGGCAGCCTTCAACGCCGATTGTTTAGCCATTTTACTACGTTTATACCGAGAATGCAAATCCCGAAAATATAGGTTTGAATAATTATGTTTAAAATATTCCATAACATATTCATTTGCAATGATGCCTGACAATGATTCCAATGGATTTCCTTCTAAATTCAATGATGTCAGGTTCGGAAAGAATTGAGCACGTAATGCTGACCCAAACGTAATATACTTAATTTGGTTTTTTGCTAAATCTAATAATGTCAAAGTCTCTGGAAATTGCACCACATCTAACTGTGTAAGTTGATTACGACGCAATGACAATGATGTCAAACCAGGCGGAAGTTGCAATCCTTTCAAGGTGGTGATTTGGTTATCATTCAAATTCAAGTTTCTCAATCCAGGTGGGAATTGGGCTCCTTCCAAAGAAGTGATTTGATTGTTATGCAAATCTAAATCTGTCAAACCAAGCGGAAATCGGATTCCTTGTAATGTTGTTATTTGATTTCGGTCCAACTTCAATTCAGTCAATCCAGGTGGCAATTGCAATTGCAATCCTTGCAATGATAATGAATTGATTTGGTTTTCACTCAAATACAAGCGTTTCATTTCATGTGTGAATTGAGCTCCTTCAAACGAAACAATATTGGTTTTAATTAAATACAATCCTATCAACCCAGGTGGAAATTGCACCCCCACCAAAGACGCAATTGGGTTAGAATTTAATCCCAACTGCATCAATCCATGTGGAAATTTCACTCCTACCAAAGAATTAATTTGGTTATTAAATAAATACAATTCTGTCAAACCAGGTGGAAATTGGACTCCTGCTAAAGATGTTATTTGATTTCGGGACAAATCCAACTTTGTCAATCCAAGTGGAAATTGCAATCCAGACAAAGAAGATATTTGACAAAAAGACAAACGAATATCTTTCAAATTTGGTGGAAATTGACTTCCCAAAACATTAACCCCGCTGATGGAAAGGGTTGTTAAACCATGCGGAAATACAATTTCGGCAATTGACGTCATTCTACCACCACCATTAATTTCCAAATATGTTAAACCAGGCGGGAATGCAATTCCTGCGAAAGTATTAATTTTGGGTCCATAGATGTGGAGGTTTGTTAAACTGTCAGGGAATGTAATTCCTGCAAATGAAGTCATCATGCTCCTAATATTCAAATATGTCAACCCAGGCGGACATGAATTCAGGTATGCCTGCAAAAGTTGAGGAGTGTCCAATGGTTCCGGGATTGGAGGCTGTTGTGGTTGAGCCATTTTATTGAAATTTGAGTTGCGTATAATCTATTCAAATACTATAATCCCATCAAAAATAAAATCGCATTTAAGGATATAAGCATAGCACATTAACATGATGACTGAATCCATTGATTACAACACGGATTTAGAGCAGTTGCTGAAGTTGCACGCGGAGGAGTGCGAATCTCTCTCCATCCTGCACCGCAACTCCTACGAAAAATACAACGGGCGTTCCAACTACATCAACATCCCGGTCATTATCCTGTCATCCGCGATTGGATTCGCAACGGGCATTGACATCGGCTACGCCAACATGAACATCATTCTGGGTGTGAGCAGTATTTTCGTGGGAATTATCAAGTCAATTGACACGTACTTCCAGTTAGGCAAGCGCGCCGAGTCGCACCGACTCTGCTCCCTGCAATTCCAGCAAATCAACAAAAAAATCCAGATTGAGCTCGCGCTCGTACGTTCGCAGCGAGTGGACGCCAAAGACATGATGAACATCATCAAAACCGACATCAAGAACCTGTTTGACATTGCGCCTCTCATTGACCAAGACGTGATTGAAGCCTTTCAAAAGAAGTACGGCCACCAAGTTGTGGGCACGCCTGGCAAGTACACGTTTGATGCACACACGCCTAACCTGTGCAACGGTCTCAGCATTGTCACCGTCAATTCCGCGCGAAACAAGCAGGACTATGAAGAGAGGTCCAGTCGAAAAAGCAGTCGGGATGGCAGTCCGTCCCGCGACAACAATGATGTAAACAATGCACCCAACAACAACAACAACAACAATCACAACGGAGGAAATGGAATCACAGTTATCATAGATGATGCTGCCATTGCATTAGAACAACAGCAACAGCAACAGCAACAGCAACAGCAACAGCAACCGCAACAACTGCAGTTGCAACAGCATCAACCACAACAGCAGCAACTGCAGTTGCAACAGTTGCAAGAACAATTGCAAAAATTACATCAGGCACAGCAATCGCAGTCAAAGGGACCCTCAAGACAGGAACATGTTCTGGTTGACATGTCTGCAATGTACACTGCAACTGCTGACTTGGTTTCACTGCATACTTCGAACCCGGGCAGTGTTCAAGGCAAACCCAGTGTTGCAAATAGTGTTCGTAATAGCGTGTCACCTAGTGTGCACGCTCCCAGTGTTGCAAATAGTGTTCGCAACAGCGCGCCACCGAGCGTTCATAATAGCATTCCGAACAGTGTTCGCAACAGCGCGCCACCGAGCGTGCATGGTGGTTCAACCCCGTCGCATCAATTAAACAACAATGAAAACATTATAACCGAAGTGACCGAAGTACCAGAATTAATCGAATTGACAGAAGAACAATTGCAACAGCTGCAACAGCTGCAACAGCTGCAACAGCTGCAGGACCTACAACAGTTAATGTCGAGTTTGGAAGGCGAAGACGGTGAAATGATGTAGCCCCCACCACCATCTCTTTAAATTGTTTTGTAATATATTTTTAAAAATTGATTTAAAAATACTATCAAATGAAGCATAACACGCACCCCCGCTCCATCTTATAAAATGGACCGCCGAATCAACGCCCGAATCGATGCATACCTGGTTGCATTCAAGAATGAAATTGCCGCCAAATTTGACGCAGTCCGTGGAAAACACAATGGCACAACTGTTGCACCGGATGTGCACAAGGACTACATGGAAATCATGGGGTTCATTTATGCCGCCGACAAATTGAAGCTGTCCAAGGAGGATTTCATGAAACGCAAGCGCGTGAAAAACGTGGTTCCCGTGTTTGACCGGTGCCATGCCAAACGCGCCAATGGCGAGCAGTGCACCCGGCGCAAAAAGGACGGCTGCGTGTGTTGCGGAACACACACGAAGGGCACGCCCCACGGCATGTTTGACAATTTGGAACAGACAATCACAAACATCAAGGTGGAAACATGGGTGCAAGACATCAAGGGCATCATGTACCACATTGACAGCCAGGGCAACGTGTATGACCCCGAAGACATTGTGGCCAACACGATGAATCCCCACGTCATTGCAAAATACGTGAAAAATGCAAACGGGGAATACAGCATCCCCCAGTTCTAATCCGACAGACCACCCATGACCATGTATAAATATGCCGGGATGCTCATAATGGCAACCACAATGTAATACGTGCTATTTGTTATTTCAAGTATGCTATGCATGAAAAAATGCAAAATTTGCATAAAAATGAGAAACCCCACGGGTAAAACAATAAACCTTAGAAGCATTGGTGAAATCATTTTTTTGAACAATCCAATCACTTATAATACATTACATAAATATAATTAATTTTAGTATATTTATGCATTTATGCATTTGTGCATTGGCTACATGATTACACAATGACATAATCGGCGAATTCAGGGTCGTATTCATCGGGAACATTTGCCATGTTCACCTCGTGGCACGACAGCGGGATTTGGTCATCGTAATCCTTAATGGTCCAGGTCGGAATGCGTTTCTTTGTTTTTCCGTCGGCTTTCAAATCGTATTCTCCCACATAAGCGGCGTTAAATTCCCGCGTCCAGTTGCCATTGATGTCCCGAAGCGCAAGTTTGGCCATGACAAACGGGTCTTGATTCGCCCAGAACATGCTAAGTTCGGACCGGTCTTCGTCCCCATTCATGAAAAATGCGCGGCACCGACCCAGAAAAACGGCAAATCGCACAATTCCGCCCTTGGTGTGCTTGCCGTGTTCACTGACCGTCAAACTGGTTCCATTTTCCAGAACCTGCGGCTCAAATCCCATGGAATAGCACGAATACCGCATAGACCCCAGGAAATTCACGAAATAGTAGTACGGCCCGAAATGCGCCCGCGTCGATGCCTTTTTCACACCGAATTCCGCCATGTATGACACGTAATTCAAATGCTTTCCGGCATAAAATGCACTCGGCGACTCCAGTGTTCGGCCGCCCACTTTCAAGTGCATGACAGACGGATGATTTCTAAAAAACGACACCACCTCGTCCGATATCGTATAATGCATCATCATGTGTTCGTTGAATATTTCGCTTGACAGTGTCCACCACCACCGATTCTTTTCTCTCAAAAACGGAATGATGCCATCCATGGTTTCATCATGCAATTTATTGAAAAACAGCGTGCACCGTTTTTCCGGTTTGTTGTAAATGTATCCGCTGTATTTGCCGGTTTCATCTGTTCCGAACAATGCCCGCAGCGGGGCTGTGCACTGGTCCACCAATCCGGCCTTGGTGTGTTTCGACAAAATGTACGGAAACGTCAGGTTGCGACCTCCCTTGTCCGAGGGGGTGCCATCCAAATACAGTAAAAATTCCAAAAAGGGGGGGCTCGTTTGACTCTGATTGATTCGGTAAATGCACATGCTGACCCGCGTGTCCAACGGCAGGTCGACATCATCCACATCCATCTTCAATGCATCCACGAATGGGTGCGTCAAGTGTTCCGTCAATCTGTCATATTCATCATGATGGCCGCCGTGCTTAAATTCTGTGTCAATGCAATCCACATCTATGTCGGATTTCATGTTTGTTCTTATAGGGATACCTGACATATGCATTTATTTATTTTTGAATTTTTCGGCGAATCGATTCCTTGATTTTCTCTTGTCTAGAATCCAGGATGAACTCGCTGAGCTTCTTGGCCGCGTCTTCGTCCTTGTAGTGCTGCATGAGGGCGGCGAACAGGGTTGTCTTGTTGATTGGCGCCTTAACTTTGGTCTTGGCATACACCAGCTTGCCGTCGTTGATGTCAAACACGTCGATTTCGTTGCTCTTCATGACGTTCACCAGCGCATCCGTCAGTGTCTTCTTATTGTCTTTCAACGTCTTCATATCTTTTTGCAGGTTTCGCATTGAGTTGTCAACTTCGATCCATGATTTTATGTACTGCACCAACTGCGCCTTGGTCTCGGGTGCGGCCTTGGGCTCTTCGGTTGCTTCACTCATTTCAATGATGGTGTGGTATAGTATATTAATGTATTAAATATTTTTATATGGATTTAATTGTGTAAATCATAACCCATAAACTAAATTGAACGGATATAAACAAATGATGCCCCAATCATGCAATCAGCAAACCCATGGCAGCAGGAGAAACAGAATTTGTCTGGAAGCGACATGCAAAGAACACTGCCCGCAAGCAGATGACGAGGCAGGCCATTCATGCATGTTGGGAAACCGTAAATGCAAATCCCCCGTTTGATTCCAGCAAGGCATTCGTCGCATTGAATCATCGGTCGTTGCCCGAATTGGTCAGCACGGTCATCAACAATCTGACATCTACTAAAAAACTGGGAATTGAAGACCCGATACAAGAAGCAAACAAACGGTCTCAACTGTCAGACCCCGAGCTCATGGAATATTCGATAGCGCAACAGCTGGCAACCCAGTGCGAAAAAACACACAATTCGTTCCATGTCATACTTGAAGATTGGCTAGGACCCAACTCAAACATGGAAGAATGGTTGAAAATGATTTATGAGGGGGATGACATGGACACGATAAAAGAGTTGGGAACCTTAAATGCCTACTTTTCGAGCGACCCCACCATCCAAAGGTTGAGACTGTTTTACAATTATAAACCCAATGCATTTGAATGGATGTGGAGATTGTATCTCAACTATCAGAAAGACATGTGCGGTTCATCTTACAAAATCTCATTCAGCGACTACTTCAAAATAAGCAAACTCAAATTTCACACCTACTACACATCACACGACACTCACTGCATCAATGTCTGCGACCTGCTGCGTGTGATTTACAAGGCAGTTGACGACACAGTCGCTTCGCTTTGACATGTGTCCACCGTTTGACATGTGTCCACCGTTTGACATGTGTCCACCGTTTGACATGTGTCCACCGTTTGACATGTGTCCACCGTTTGACATGTGTCCACCGTTTGACATGTGTCCACCGTTTGACATGTGTCCGCCGTTTGACATGTGGTCATCATTGAAACAAATTAAAAAAATGTTTTTTTGTTTTTTTTGGTTTTGTCTTGAATATCTCTCTTTGATGAAGTTTGAATAAGTGTTAGATGGGAACACCGTTGCACCACATGCCGTCATGCACAACTTGCATGACTTCATTGCTGGACATCTTGCGCATCATGCCGGGCCCGTGCAACACACCATTGGACCAGTTGCCAGTGTATTCCGTCCACCTGAGAACATGCGAGTTGTCGTCTCCCATGCAGCCATAAAGGTACATCGCGGTCTTGAGGGTGCCTTGGCCATCCTTGGCGCCGACTTCGTTGACATGGCCAACATACATACTTCCATCCTCGCCGTAAAGGGTCACCGGGGTCTTGACAGGAGCAGGAGCGGTTGCCATGGCAACTGCGTTCCAGTAGTTTTGAGCTGATTGAGTCTGAGTCTGCATAGTTCGTATTCGTTCTTGTGGGGGGAAGCACTAACTCATTTCAAATGCTTTTTGAAATCAATTCAATTTTTTTTATTTGTATTGATTTTTGGAATCACGTTTTATCAAGTGGTGCGTTTCTTATGGCGGCAATTTCTCACGCCACTTCCTCCGGACCCAGGTGATAAGCTATGCGATTTGTAATACACCTGCGCATTGTTCGTGAACAAGCTCCCCCATACCAAACGGCTTTGTGGTGGCGCTGATGATTGTCCAGACGGAACAGCGACTGCATGACGCGTCGTCGTCTGCATCTGAGTCGGAGTTATTTCATTGGAAGACATTGTGTTTATTTATACATATCATGCCATATAAAAAAATCGGCGTCAATGTATAAAATGTGAAAATCACAGTTTGGTTTGTTCCATTTTTCACTGGGTTTCAAAAACACATCGGGTCATCACGCCATGGCATTCTTCCTTATACACTGCCTCTCTCATAAGATGAACTGAATGCATCGTGTTTGCCAGTTGAAGGTCATCCTCGCATTGCAACGCGCACACTAACGAAAACATGGTTTTGGTTATTGCCCAATTTCTCTCTTCTTGAATGTTTCAATTTTCGGAAGATGTAAAAAAAGAAATCAATTCATCATGGACTTATCGATTTGCACCTCCTTGATGAACCCCTTCAGAATCTTGCGTTGTGCTACATCATCATTCTCAATGTTTTTATACAGCTCCTTGCACAGCGTCAAATACTCGGTCTGCAACTTCTCATTGGATTCCCACCCCGGATGCGCCGCCATCCAGTCCTGAATGACGCGGGTCTGATAGCACGACGTCAGGTAAATGAATTTGCGAACGTGTTCCAGCTTGTCATCCTTTTCCCATTCGTCGTTTTTAATGTACATGGTTTCTCGCTTCATGTCGGTGCAATGAATGGGGCGCTTGTGCACGTCCATGCCCTTCAGATTGTTCACGATGATGGAGCTCACGCCTTCAATGAGTCCGTTGGTCTTCGTAAATTCCAAGTCTGCAACGGTGATATTGAGAGATTTCACAAAATCGCTCAACTTAATGGCATCCTTGCATTCCTCATTTAAAAACACATTCAAATTAAACTGCGTGTTGTTCGTGGTGTTCACCACGTTGTTGTTGCCAATGCGCGGCGTCATCTCTCGAATCGTGTTCATCAATTCCTTGTTTTGATTCAGCAGCTCCTGCACCACCATCTTCTGCTCCTTTTGGTGCTCATCGTTCTGCCGTTTGAAGTGGCTCAACATGCACGGCACCATGTCCTGCAGGCTCAAACACACGCCATCCCCCCCACCGCTGGTTTTACACAGGTCAGACAAGCTGATGGTTATGGTGTCCCCAACCACCGCATTTTCCACCGTCGGCATCTTCTTTATGACCCTGGTCGGTTTGTTGCTAGGGTTTTCTAGGCACTGTTTTTCGTGGTACCAACAGCTGTTCCTAGCAGAATACTCCTTTTGGCAAAACTTGCACTCAAATTGGGGATTTTTTGTCCCTTTTTTGGCCGGCTTGTTCAAAAGTGTTCTAGAACAATGTTTACTAGTGGAGAGATGTTTGGTAAAATCCTTCAAACTACACGTATTATAATCACACAACTTACATGTGAGGGATTTTTCGGGATTTTTGGGGATTTTTGGGTCCGATTCCTTATCGTCAGGATTGTCGGATTGTTGCATTGGGCGATGATTGGTTAAGGTAATAAGTTATAACATATGTATAGAAAATATCTTTATATGGGTTGCGTTCTAAAAACGTTCTAAATTTTTTAGAACAAAAATCCCCGGCTGGTGCTTTTTTTTAAGCTTTTTTTTTGGGCCAAAAAATGACATTTTCCCCCCTCTCAAAACATAAGACCATATATGCTCTCGTTTTTTATAATAAATCTTGTAAATAATTTTGTTATATTTTTAAATTACTTTGCACAAAAGTCAAAAAAATTTTCAGAAATGGACAAAAATAAATGTCCAAAAACCAACATGGCGAAACCTTTTTGCGCAAAAACGCGCGGCACTAGGTAAATTGCGGAACTTTTTTGGAGCATCATTCGCGAGACCGTTTATGCTCTCATTGTTTTTGATTGAAAAAATATATAAAAAACACAAAATGCAAAAATGTGGACCAAAATGCCCGAAATGCTCGCATGGATGTCCCAAAAACGGGGGTTCTTGTTTTCGGGAAAAATGTTTTGCCGTTTTAAGGGGGTGCAACATTTTACAAACGTTTTGTCGGATGTCCCAAAAACGGGGAAACGTGTTTCCCGGGAAAAAGCTTTTGTCGATTTGAGGGGGTGCAACATTTTGCAAACGTTTTGTCGGATGTCCCTTTTTGGACCATTCTTATTTTGAAAAAACATAGTTGGGGGTTTGGCAACGTTTTTGCAATGCATGGGTTGCATGGTTTCTCAGTCGTCGTCGTCGCCGTCAGAATCACTTTCACTGTCGCTTGAATCGAATTCGTCCCATGATTCATGATATGTTTCATCCGACAGTTTCTGCCAACGGGCAATGCTGTGCGCCGTGGCAAATGCAATCTCTCTGCAAAGAGAGAATATCATTGCCGACCGTCCATTCCTGCCTGATGAAAATGAATTGATAACTGCAATTCTGCGGTTCATTTGAATTGTCAACTCTTCCGTGCGAATGAGTTCGGATGCAACCGACGCTGGCAATGGTTCAATGCATTCACGCTCGGGTTCTATTTCCGCACGACAGGTGGGGCACGTGTTTTTTGTTTTTAAAGATTTCAGTAAACACGACATGCAGAATTTGTGTCCGCATGCCGTGATTGCAACATTTGTGGTTCCGGGTATCTCCATGCATACTGGACACACGTCCACTTCGGATTCGGATTCGGGTTCGGGGGCGGCGGCGGCGACAGATTGACCAAGTAGATATTGCATGTGGGTTGTTGAGGGTGGTTCATTTGTGCAAAATTTGTTTCAATTTTTGCACGAATTGGGTTAAAAGCATTAAACAAATATAAATGCATGGAATGTATTAAATGCAAACATAACGCATGCAAACAGAGTGTGGTTATGAAACCGCAATTGCGGCAATGGCGCACATGTTGAACTACTTGGATGCATCCTCGTATGACGCGCAAATGACCCTCTGGCACAAAGAGAGCCGGCACAATATTGATCAAGTGTATGACCAATGTTGCAAAACCCAAAAAATAACGAATGCGGATTGCCGGTGTTTTTATGCGAATCTGAAAGCGCTGGAACCGGTTATAAGCACGGATGACGACCCGGAATACACCCTCATGCACAATGAATTGGTGAAATGCTTTCGCGCCGTGAAACGGGCGGGCGAAGGTTAGATGGCGTCTACAATTTTATCCAGCTCGCGCAAATCCAGGGCGGGCAGGTCGGTGTGGCACTCCCAGAAGTACTTGCAGTACGCCCATTTGAAATTATGGCTGCCGTTGTCCGTGTATTTGGACGCGAGTTTGCTGCGCATGAGGGCGCGCTCCACGGATGGCGGCAACAGCACATGACTGGCCCGCGGCAGCACGTAGCACAGCTGCACCAAGTCTCGAATGGGCTCCTTCGGCTTGACCTGCAGAAATGAAAACGAGGCCGTGCTAGGAATGTGCTTCGTCAAATCCGCCAACAAGGGCGGGTAGTGATTCGCATACGTCCACTTCCAATCCGCACACCCGCGCGTGTAATATCGGAACGTCCATTCCATGCCCTGCAGGTAATTGCGACACAGCGCCGACACCGAATCATGGGTCCGCGCATCCGAGTGAATGTCGCACAACGCGGCATAGTATCGGCGCTCCCATCCGTGCTCAAACGGGTTTATCTCGCGCTCCACATCGCGCTGCTTCATCGGCAGCATCATGACGTCGTGCATGACATCGTCGGCATTGTCGGGTTCGCGCGTGTGTCGCGACATTCGGTCGCGCGTCGTGTGCTCTTTGCGAATCATCGTCAGTTCCTGCGAGGCGAGGTGAGCGATGAGTTTCCCGTAATTCGGCCAATGAATGCTGTATTCGCCCTGCGTGTCGGTCTGTATGATGGTTTCTGCCGGCGCAATTGTGATGCGATACGCCTCCATGAGCGCGGCAATGCCCGTGGTGCGAATGTTGAGTGCGGGGAAATGCGGCATGAAATCGTTGCCCAGCATGAAGCACATGAAAATGTAGTCCATGACCTTGTTTTTGACAGGGAGCGGGTGCCCCGAAGGAGGGGGGTGGGGAACCATGGGTTCCCCGGTCAAGTGCCGGACAATGCCATCGGCGAACTCGGGAATGTCCATGAAATACCGCTCCTTTTCGTCCAGTGCAACATTGATTGATTTCACGAATTCGGGCGTCTCGCGATAGAGGTAGATGCCGCGCGAAATGTGCAGGTGCGACATGCAGAGCATGATTAAATCCGCGTCCAGACCGTAAATGACGGTGGTGGCGTGCGCGTGCTCCGCCGCATGCTCGCGAATGTATTCAAACAGCTTGTGCTCCCCCTCGCCGGGCTCCTTGCTGCTGCTGACCATGATGCCCGCACCGCTCAAATTGTAGCGGGCATTTAGCGCCGCCCGGTCTCCGCCGTAATACTCGGCCAACTTGTCGTGCAGCGCGTTCATGAATTTGGTGCCCGGCGTGATGGACGACGTGTTCCAAGCCGGTTTAGGCGGTTCCACGACTGGGACCTTCTCGCCCTTCTTTTTGTTTTTGTTGTGGGTCGCAATGTCGCATCGGCGCTGTGCCTCCATTTCTCCCAAATACCACGACTTGTAGCGCCGTTCGCGCTGCTGGTTCAGCTTGGCCACGGGGGCCACACCATCGAACGCAATGAACACGCTGCTGGTGGGGCGGACGATTGCAATGCACGCGTCAATGCTGTCGCAGATGCGCTGCAGCATTTCGGTCTCGAATGCCGGCTGGTCTTCCGGGCGGAACTGCATTTGGCGCACCACATCGTAGACCATGCCATTGCAATCCAGGTATAAATTGTTGATGCGCTGCAGCTCGGTCAACCGTTTGATTACGTTGGGGTGATTCTTCAGAACGTGAGTGAAATAACTGGGGATGCCCATTTCGCGATGGGTCAAGTATTTAATCTCACGATTTTATATTTAAGTATATTATACAGAACATATAACCAATCATTTCATACGACAAGACATGCAACCCGCCACATCAGATTCCCCAAATTGGATTGTCAATGCATACTCTGGGTTAGAAGGAATTTTCGGCATAGATAAATTCAATCAAGCGGTTCCGTTGATTATATCCGCCATTGCGGTTGGAACCACCCTCGTGAATCGCAATTTTCCCAAATGCATCGGACACATCATTGGCGCAACGCTGTTTTCATTTGCGTCTTATGCAATCATAAATTATCAATCAGACACCCAGTGCAATCAATTCACCACTGCATTTTTATGGTACAGCATCGTTTACGTTGCAGGTTGCATTTACAATTCCAGCAATGTCGACACAAGTTTATTGATTGGGGTGGTGATGGGATTTGTTTGCCTGGTTTACATCGATTTCGTGACATTCATGGGGGGGATGTGCAGCACCGTGAGTGGGAAAAAATACACACTGATAATATTAATAAGCATGATAGGAGGTCTTTTAGGGATTTCCATTGTCAGAAGCATGAGCAAATCAGCACTGTATGACTTCAACGGCTGCTCGTGCGACGACTGCGCCAACGCCGACAAATGCAAGACCGGTTCGCAAACCACCCTGGTGATGAAAAAAATAGCATCTCAGCGCAAGTAATGATGCATTAATTGAACGAGTACATGATGATGCGGTTCAACTTTTCGATGACCCCCAGATTGCACGACACGGTGCGCGCTTGCAGCCGCACAAACATCTCCAGATTTTTGGAATAGCTGAACGTTTTGGATGCGTCGTACATGCGCTGCATTTGCGTGTAATACCGCGTCATTTCATGCGCCTGCTCGGAGTACAGCCCGTTTTTAACGAGCAGCCGCTTGGTGATGTAAAAGCAGTTGTGCTTGAAGTCCCATTGAAACCAGTGCTCGTCTTTCATGCGGCGCTTGCCGGCATCCAAAAAGGCGCCCAGCGTTTTCGGAGAGCCACTGCCACCGAGTTCGACATTCTTCATGACCGCGTTTTTAATGCGCGGCTCCTTCATTTTAAGCAGCATGATACTCGACGTTTTATCCAGCATCAAATGCACCCCGTCCTCCATTTCAAAGATGAGGCCGCAGTGAAACGGCAGCGCATCCGCATGCGCGCGCAAATAGTCCGGCATTGACATGGTTTCATTGCCGCTGCCAATGTTGCCACTGCTACTGCTGCTAATGCAATGGTCCGATTTGGCGTGCTCCGCCATCATTTCATCGTACAGTCCACTCAGCCGACTCAGCGTTATTTTGTTGTACATATTCAGCAGCTTCTTGGGAACACGCCGGTAATACAATTGAATCGATTTAATTGTCTTATTCTTATAGTGCCGCATGTTGTCCCGCGTCTCGTTCAAATATTCGCAGGATGGCTCTAGTGCCAAGTATTCGAATGCGCGATTTGCGCAGGACGACACCACGCGTTTGAAAACGTGCAGCATTCTGTCCGACAGCGCGGCGCTTAGCACATTGCAGGTCAGCAGCGTGCACGCAATCACGAGCAAATAGGCAATCACGAGCGTGATGGCGTATAAAAACGATGCCATGCCGACCGCATGTTGAAATATGTTGGTCATTTGTGTTGGGTATGGTTATGTTAATTGCATACTATTTTTGTATGAAATTAACACATATTATTGATTATTGCAATTTGTCCGGAAACAGTTCTCCAACCACGCTGGCAGTGTTGTCGGCGGTTGGAGCCAGGCTAAACCCCAATCGTCGTCTGCGTTCTTCGGTGGTTTCGCGGTGGCGCACACGTGTTCCAAGTTTGGGAGGCGTCGCATTGGAGTTCGAGGCATCCTTGTTGGGTGTTTTAAATTCATCATTTGCATTGTGGTATTTGCGGCGCGGTGTTTCACTCACCATGCGAAAAGGGGAAGAGGGTGATGCACTAAATTGTCTGGCCAGCACAGCCGGTTTAAATTTTTCAGGGGTTTGGTATGATTTGGTCGCGCCTTCAACCGTCGTTTTTAAAATTTGTCCAATTTTTTCAGCTCTATCAAACCCTTTTCCCATGACTTGTCCAACTGCGCTACCCACGCGTCTAGCGAACATGCCGCCGTTGCGCCCAGCAGTGTTGCGCTTAGAGTTGCGCCCAGCAGTGTTGCGCTTAGAGCGTCGTCGTTTCGTTTGGTCGCGGGACCGACGATTGTTTTTTTTCGAATGCATGTATTATTGAATTATTGCCTATATATACATTCATATATAAAATATGCATCAAATCATTTATCATTTGTCAAACTTGTGGCTGTTTTCGCGTATCCATTTGATGAAGTCTTTGATGAGGATGTCCTTGTGAAAGCTGTTAATCAGAAGCCGAACATTGGTGTTGCGATACGAATACACCTTGATGAAATATGGCACAACCACGAACGTGTTGGCCCGGCTGTATTTGGCATTCAGCTCTTCCAGCATGTAGGGACGCTTTCCGGTTCGCATGTTCACCGAATTGTGAAAATGGAACAGGAACAGTTTGAATTGTTCTTTGGAGGTGAAATGGTTCGGGGTCAGCTTTGAAGTGTATTGGGTGGCATGCGCTGCGCAATCAGGACATGGCAGATTGGAGCAAATGCGCTTAATGAATGTCAGCAAATCAGACTTTGCATCGTTGAACTGGTTGTCCTGTATCTTTTCGGCCAGTGTGTGAAAGAGCGTCCAGGTTGCAGGACCCCATGTGTCTTTACTTGTCATGGGGGGATGGGGGTGGGTGCAAAATAAAAAATGAAATATATAAGTATAAAGACATTTTATTTTCAATAATACAATACAATGCACATCCCCCACGTTCAGGTCAATGAAGCACAAGCCCCACCACCCACTTTAAAAAAATACGAAGTGGAAGACGGCCTGGATGTTGATTTTTTTGCGGCACTGCAGCAATTGTCGGAAGAGCCAGAGCCAGAGCCAGAAGAATCCGCGTGCTTAATCACAAATCAGCCGTTGAATGCGTTTCACATAATGCTGGTGTGCGGACACAAATTTAATTATGAACCACTTTACCAAGAGGTTCTTCGCCAAAAGGGGCGACTTGGAATGCACAATTATTACGAAAAAATAGGGATACATCAAATCAAATGCCCTTATTGTCGCACGTTGTCGAATCAGCTTTTGCCGTACATCGGACCGCATCCCGTCATCAAACGAATAAACGGAGTGAATGCGCCGGCATCCATGTGCATGCCTGGGGTCGAGTGCTGTCACAATGGGGGGTCCTGTGCGGCGGTCGCATTTTATGAGCACGATTCAAACCCATACTGTTTGCGGCATCACAATGCCGTTGTAAAGGCAGCATCCAAGGTCAACACCCGAGCCAAGAAGGCCAAGGCAGAAACAAAAACGCAGCAACTAATACAATGCGCTGCCGAGATTCAAACCGGGAAAAACAAGGGCAAACAGTGCGGGTTGTCCGCGGTTTTTGCAGTTCCACCCCTGTGCAAAAAACATTCAAAATGCAATGTGATTGTGTATCAATGATTGAATTGATTGCATCATTGAATTGTCATATGCACATATGCATAATTATTATTATCACATTGAAACAATATAAAAATGTTTTTTCAATAGTCATTATCTAACCAATAATCCACATAATCCACATAATCCACACACACATAATCCAAATGAACTGCGTGGCAAGCTCCTATAATTCATCCGGAAAATTGGTGGGTTGCACTGAATCGGATTTAAATGCAATCATTTCGGTGCAGCTGTACACCGTGTTTGCGATTGGAACTGGATTGTATGTTTACAAATCATTGACTGCAGAAAACTGGGCAGACATTGCCATTCAAATTGGATGGGGCTGCGTGTCGGCATTCACACGCACAAAGCGGTTTGCGACGCGATATGTTGTTCCCGGCATTTGCAACGCGGGTTCCATTCTGTTTGAGTATTTGAAACCAAACGCAATTGATTCCGACTCGGAAGTGGACGAAGAGGACAATCATTGCTATGTGCACATGATTAAAGATGGTGCCGAATTGCATAGCTACACGTCTATATTCGGACTCATCAAGCACCTTGATGAGCATTCTGCGGAAAAACCAGAACCTCGCAATTCAATTGAGGATTCGGATGACGTGGTTGATGTGAGTGTCAACGACACGACCCAATGCAGCAAGACCCAAGAGGATGACAAGGCGCCAGAGGATGACAAGGCACCGGAAGAGCAAGGCGATGGGTCATGCGACGAGGACGAAGACGAAGAAGATGACGAGGACATTGAAGCACAGCTTGCCCGCATTGAGAACCACACCATGAAGTTCGATTTTGTCATGTGCCATGTTCCCACCTTGCAAACGGCAACGAGTGCTACGCCACAGTGCATGCACGTAATCAAATACGACGGATTTCCGCGCGACATAGATGGTGTCAAGTTTTGCGAAAGGAAGTTTGTGCCGGTTCAGCATCGCATGCTGGAGGTTGTGCTGCAACATGCGGGTGCAGAGTACGAGCTGGATTTAAGTAGTCCGGACAATTTTTACGTGGTGGGCAACAAGTTGTTGGACCCTGCTTTTCTGAAGTGGTTCATGCGAAAAAACCACGGCATCAGCCTTTCAACGAATGACGAACCCGTTTCATACACCATCAAGTGCATTGACCACAACGCCACCCTGCACACGTTGCTCCCTTGCAATTACCTGCATGTGTCCGAAAACGGGTTTGAGGTCCACGATTCAGGACTGGTATAAATGCACAAATGCAAATGACGCACAAATGCAAACCACCAAAACATCATTTTTTTACGAATATTATTAAAGATATGTCAAATACATATTTTAATAATATGAATTTGAATATTACAAACATGAAACAGTTTTCTTCTTCTCCGAATGGCATCAATGAAATGTATGCCATATTGTTGAGAAAAGAATATAAGGAAATTTTGAACATTCACATGATGGAATTGATGGTGTTGGATTACGCGCATCATGTGCGCGGAAACGACACTTACATATTGCGCCGTGATTCGCAGAATGTTGAACACGCCAATAAAATAAAGCAGGTGTCCGTGTTTTACATATCAAAAACTAACCTGTACTCGCGGCCGCTCCCCGGGGCCTACCGATTTGCGAACATGGTTGCGTATAAAATAAGTGATTATTCAATTGTGGTGGATGGATTTGAGCAAGACGACGACTACTGCATTCGAATCAAGTGGGATTAGAAGGTGGCATTGCCTTCGAATTTGCCTTAACCGCGTGGATTAGCCTTTGCCTAAAAATGCACAAAAATAAAATATCACGACATATCATAATCCACAACCACAAACAAAATAAATGAAACGCGCACTTTTGGTCGGCATAAACTATGTTGGCACCCGTGACGAGCTGCGCGGGTGCATCAACGACATTAACAATGTTGCTGCGTATTTGCAGAGCGCGCGAGGCTGCAATTCATGCATCGTGATGAGCGACGCAACGGCGCGCAAACCCACTCGGGCCAACATATTGGCTGCATTCAATGAACTGCTTCAGGGCGCGCGTGCGGGGGACGAGCTGTGGTTCCATTATTCGGGGCACGGTGCACTGCAGCGCGACACCAATGGCGATGAAGAGAGCGGTTCTGATTCGTGCATTTGCCCGCTGGATTATGCCCAGTCGGGGGTTATCACCGATGATATCGTACGGTCGGCACTGGCCGCCAAGGTTCCGGCCGGAGCCCGGCTATACATGGTGCTAGACATGTGCCACAGCGGAACCGGTTGCGACCTGCGCCACAAATACGATGACACCAGCTACTTGAGCAACGTCAATGCCCCGCTGCCATCCGCCTATGACCCCAATGCATGGGCTCTGCGCCAAACCAGCTACGAATTCAAAAACTATGCGAAAACGGCGGGCGAAGTGTATTGCATTAGCGGGTGCCAGGACTCGCAAACCAGTGCGGATGCATACATTGCCGGGCAAGCTGCCGGCGCGCTCACATACTGCATGTTGCAGGCACTTAAGGCCAACGCCCCTTCAATGCACAGCGCGTACAAGTGGAAGCATCTGCTGAAGGACATCTGTTGCGGAGAGCGGATTGGACGATTCGCGCAGCGCACGAGCATAACCTCGGGAACCTCGTTGAACCTGGAAGACAGTGTGTTTCCTGCGGCTCCTGCGCCTGCTCCTGCCCCTGCCCCTGCCCCTGCCCCTGCCCCTGCTCCTGCTCCTGCGCCTGCTCCTGCACCACCAAAACCTCAGCCACCCAAACCCAATCCCCTGCCACAATGGTTGCAGGCACATTTGCAGCAGTTGCAACGACTCCGCATTCCAGTGCCACAATGGTTGCGGATATACATATCACAATTGCAACGTGGGTCCAGAGGCCTTAGCGGTGGGGCTAGCGGCCTTAGCGGTGGGGCTAGCGGCCTTAGCGGTGGGTCTAGCGGCCTTGGCGGTGGGTCTAGCGCCCTTGGCGCCCACCAGAAAATGACAATGACATTTTTTAGGCACTAATGCCGGCATTAAATAATTTAAAAAGATTTATAATTCAAATCAATTTAAAAAGTAGAGTTACTTTATGTGTATTGAGAACAACATGAAGGAATCTTCATCTTCCTCTACCTCGGACGCAACAGCCATCGAAACCAGCGAAATCAACGCAATCAACGCAACCAAAGCTCATCACGAGCTTTCAAGCGGATGGACACTGTGGGGTCATTTGCCGCACGACACCGATTGGTCTTTGAAAAGCTACATTAAGCTTTATGATTTTAACACGGTGGAACAAACCATCAGCGTGACTGAAATGCTTCCGCCGAAATTGGTCATGAACTGCATGTTGTTTTTAATGAGGGAGGGCATCACGCCCATATGGGAAGATGTTAGAAACCGGAATGGCGGGTGTTTCTCATACAAGGTCAGCAACAAGGACGTGCAGGATTGCTGGCGCCAGCTGACATACGTGTTGGTGGGCAACAGCATTTCGTCCAACAAGGCGTTGCTTCCAGTGGTGAATGGCATAACCATTTCACCCAAAAAGAATTTCTGCATTGTTAAGATTTGGTTGGCGAACTGCAAGTTTCAGAACGCGGCCGTCATCAACGAGGTGGTGGGCATTGCCCCGCACGGGTGCCTGTTCAAAAAGCACACGCCCGAGTACTAAAGAAGGGGAACATGCGTACCCCCTCAAACCCCCTTGAAGAAGGGTGGACGTGATAAACCAGTTTCTTGAATTTCAAATCAGAGAGAAATTCAACAAACTTAGTCATTTGCATTTACACCATTATCCCAGATACGCCAGATGCAGTGTCATTTGTTTCGTCAGTGTCATCTGATGCATTTGTTTCGGTCATCGAATCCGATGCAGGATGCGTGTCATGTGGCGACGACATCGACGCGCTGCGTCTGACATACGGCGTATTCATGACCTTGTTTTCAATGTCCACGTAGGATTCAAACCGATTGGCCAGTTTCAGAATGTTGGGTCGCCCAAAATCATGGATTTGTTCGGGTTCGGGTTCAGCTCTTTTTTCTTGCATGAATGACTGTATCATGTTTCTCTCGTTGTTCGTTTCCAATTTCGAGAGATATTCGTGGATGATGTGATTGTCTATGATTTCCGACACTTCGTTCAAGTTCTTCATTTTGATGCGTATGAGGTCCAGCAACATGCTCACCGGTTTGCGAATGGACGGTTCCAGCGCCATTTCCAGGCGAATCTCATTTGCAATCTGCCCGTATTGAATGTAGGCAATGCGGTGGTTCTCGCTCTTTTGGCTGATTTTCAAGTACGAAAAATAGCTTTTCATCAAACTGGCGTACAAACTCATCCCTCCGAGAATGAGGTGGATGTATTCATAATCCAACTTGAGCCCCGAAACGAATCCGATGCAGGCAGTGATTGTGATAATCGGCAAATTAAACATGGTTTCTCTGTGTTTGAACTTTTTGTGAGCCATCAGATGCAGCTTGGACCACGCTTCGCATTCTTCGCCGGTTCGTCGCATAAGATATTCGAGAGATTGACTCATTACGTTGGGGGTTTCATCGCCATCTTCTGACATGGTTGGATTATGATATACAAATATACAAACAAAAAAATGAACCCAAAACGTTATTTCAAATGCATTTAAAGATTTAGGACAGATGTATGATAACCCGCGTCATCTTATGACCACCATGACCGATACCATTGAGGCCGAGTCTCCCGCTCCCGCCATTGCTTCATCCCTTTACGAACACGAAATCCCGAAGTATTATCAGACCCGCATTCTGGATTATTTATTCAGAAATTCGAAACATTTGAAGACACGGTCCACCCCCGACCTGCCGGCGCGCATGGAGGTGCACGAACACTTCAACATGAGAACATACAATGCAGTGAAAAGCGCCATTGCTGTTGCAACAGATGAAAAAGCGAATGCATTGAAGACGGCCATGTTGCACGACCCGCTCAATGCCCTCTTCATGACCATTGGATGCGGCGAATACGAGTTCATGTTCACGGACGCAGAAAATCGGGTCCATGCATTTGAGATTGACTTCCACGAGGAAGGCAAGGTCCAAGCCACAAACTGCGATCTGACTTACTTTCGCCGGCTGCTAGTCCGAACGCCGACCCCCGATTCCTTCGTGGAGTTTTACAAGCTGGCCAGCGAGATTGACAACACCAGCGACGAGAAGCTGCGCATCTCCGTCACCAACAAGTACAGCGAGTGGAACACGTACAGTCGCATCCCCGTGCGCCGGCTGAACACGGTCTACATGGACGAGCGCGTCAAGCAGCGCATCATGGACGACATCAACGACTTCTTGAAGAGCGAGGCGGAATACGACGCCTTCGGTATTCCGTATAAAAAGACGTACCTGTTGACGGGGGTGCCCGGCAGCGGCAAGACGAGCTTAATTAAAGCGCTGTGCAACGAGATCCACTACAATCTGGGCATCATGAGCATGAGCCGCGACATGGACAACGCCACCGTCCAGGGCTCGTTCCGCAGCTTGGACCCCAAGACCGTGCTGCTTCTAGAAGACATTGACTGCCTGTTTGAGAAGCGCACGTCGGTGGAGACGCAGAGTTTCACGTTCAGCAACCTGCTCAACATTCTGGACGGCGTGCTGTTCAAGCACGGGCTCATCGTGTTCATCACGACGAATCACCCCGAGAAGCTGGACCATGCGCTGCTGCGCCAGGGCCGCACCGACCTGATTATAGAGTTGAACTACCCCAGCAGGACAGAGATTGAGAAGCTGTTCCGCGACATGCTGGGGTCCAAGCACTATGCCACGCCGGAAGCAACCACGGATGCGTTCAAGGCGTTTTATGCGGCGATCAAGGACAAGCAGCTGCCCATGTCGGCCATCGTGAATTTTCTGTTCCGGCACCGGGACAGGCACATGGACCATTTGAAGGAACTGCTGGACGGCGACACGTTCATCAAGCGCGTGACGGGACAAGAGAATTCCACGAAGTTGTATGCTTAAAATGGAAAAAAATTAATAATGCAGAAGGCACCAATTCATTGATTTATGTTATGTTGAAAATAACATGAATCTTTGGGGAGGGGATTGGTGGGACTGGTCCTGTGTTAGATTTGTTCACATACTCAGTTTCGCCACATTAAATGTGAAATTTTCATAAAAATTAGTTAATGTCGCAGGATAAATGTCGCCATATATCATTTTCAATGTCCCCACTACATAAGTTTGGGGTTTTAGTGTAATCTTTATGTATATATAATATTCTCCATCTGCATTATTAAATATTTCAACCGTTGTATCGGGTTCTGATACGCCGGCTGATGCAGTGTTGTAACACTTTGCTTTGTATGGAACACTACTTGAAATAGTTGGAATAATGCGTGGGTTCCAAGTGGTGTCGTGAACAAAATGCGTATTAAAAAAATATGAATTCGCGGCATCAATGTCATTCGAAATCACACCATTTGGGTTAAGTTTAAACTCAGTAAAACTTCCATTCATTTGAATGGTATAAACATAGTTTGAATAGCCATTTTCTATAGCATCGGTTGATGGCAAATTAATTTTATAAGCAAATGATTTTAGGATGTCAGTCTTATTTATTAAAGCAACTGGATAACTTGACTCGATCACTTCTCTATCATTTATACTAAAGGTTAAATGATTCTGACTAACACTAGGGGAAGCTGTTTGTATTACAATCGTATGTTTGCAATGACTTGCTCTTTTATTTTTATATAATCTTACAGATGTATTGATGCCCCCTATTCCCGAATTGCCCTTAAATAATATTTTTTTACCCATTATTGCAAGGTTTGTTAATATTTGTATATATATATATATAATTTTTGTATATACATCAATTCATACAGTCTATTGTTCCTTTTATGAGTTCAGTTCTGCGTTAGAGCCGAGTAGTCGTTGGTGGGCTGAATGCCCCAAATCTTCTTCAGCAGCTTGACCTTCTTGCGGTCGCCCTTGAGTGCAATGAGGGGTGCGGGAGCAGGAGAAGCGGAAGGACCAGGGCTGGCTCCACCTGCAGGGGGAGCAGGTGTGGCGCTGGGAACCGGGCGCTTAAGCGCTTTAGACAGCAGGTTGTTGAAGCTGACGGCGAAGCCAAACAGGATGATGAAGAACGCAATGATGTCGCTCCTAAACAACGGCTGGTGCAAATAAAAGTGGTTGATGATGAGAATGGCGGTGAACTGTAGAGTGATGAGTGTGAAGGTGTCCTGCGTGGGGGTCACCAGCTTGTACTGGTCGCCCAGCTTCACGGCCATGGACATGAACAGCCAGTCCAGCCATGCGAACGGGATGGCCATTTTGTAAGCGGCAAACATGCCCATGTTGGGGTATTTCAGGGTGACAAACTGCCCCCACATGGACGACGCCTGTGCGCAAACAAACGAGATGAACCAAAGAAAATAGTTCAATGGAGTTTGTCCCGAAGTTGCTGAGCCTGCAGTGGTTGGACCTGCAGATGCAGATGGTTTTGAAGGCGCAGCAGAAGCAGAAGGACTTGGACTAGACATCGACTACTACTAAAATAAATGGACTATATTTTGATATATAATATATAATTATATTATAATGTTATATAATATATAAACAAAATATATACAAAATAATAAATTACGAATGAAGCATCAATTTTCCATCGGTCTGTTGTTGTTCTGGATTTTTCTAAATCTGGCCATCATGGTCACCATGGATTTAGCGCTTTTCATGCAAACCACTCCGGGCATGAAAGACGCCGGCACAATTAAGAAGATGTTGACTGCCGAGTTTTGGGCCACCATCGAATGGATGTTCATCATCCCGTCCAACCGCATTGGCAATTGGTTCCTGTCGGCCGCTCAAGTGTCTCTCTCTTCCTACGTGTTTGATTTCTTGGGTCAGGTGCTGTCCAACGCGTTCTGGCTGAAGCTGCCCACCACTCTGGACGACTATGCCGCCATGGTCCTCATCTTGGGCGCCATGGTCCTTTCCAAATACAAGCTGATGGGCTAATGTTTTAGACCTATTTTTTTTATCGCTTCATGTAATCGTGCACTATCAAAATCAACACAATTGAAAATAGTGTAATATAAGTTCCCATGTCAACTTTTTCTTTCATGATGATGTGATTTGCCATTGAAACCGCGATTACGCTGCTAACAATCAGAATGCATTGCAATAATAAAACATTTATGTTTTTCCCCAAAAAATACATGGTGCAAAACGCAACGATGTGTGATAAAATTGCCGCAATTATGGAAATGACCAACAAGCCTTTGAATCCATAATTTCGGGATTTAAAAATTCGACCAGTGTAATTTGCACATGTACTAAATAATTGAGATATAATTAAGAATAGTATGATTAATAAGGTGAGATACATAGAGTTATAGTTTAATAGTATGAACATATTTTTTTTTGTTTGAGTAATCACAATCAATCAATCATGTCATAAGTATTTAAAGATTGTTATTTAAAATGTGTATACACCACCCCGCCTACTTTGGAAAATGAACGCAGCAAACCCTTATGCCGACAATGTGCTTACAATTAAGACCGTACAAATTGCGCCGTTTCGCACGCTCATGACTGCGCTAAAGGACATCCTGTTGGAAACCAACATCACGTTTAAAAAGGACGGCATTCGCATCGTGAACATGGACAAGTCGCACACCATGATGGCGCACCTGTTTCTGGGGGCGGAGAATTTCGAGCACTACGAGTGCCACATGGACAAGATCATCATTGGCGTGAACATGTTCCACTTGTTCAAGCTCATCAATTCCATAGACAACGACGACACGTTGACGCTCTACATTGAGAAGAAGGATTACAACGACGGCATTGTGTCGTTCCTGGGCCTGAAGTTTGAGAACGGCGACATTCGGCAGTGCAAGACGCAGAAGTTGCGGCTCATTGAGCCCGAGCCGGAAGAGTACATCGAGCCGAACGTGGTGTTTTCGTCGGTCATCAATCTGCCGTCCTCCGATTTCCAGAAAATCATCCGAGACATGTCGTGCATCTCGGAGAAGCTGGAAATCAAGTCGGTGGGGAACGAGCTCATTTTCCGGTGCTCGGGGCAGTTTGCCACTGCGGAGATTCGACGCGTGGAAACGGATGGCAGCATGGAGTTCATTCAAAAGCAGGACTCCAATAAAATCATTCAGGGCGAGTTCTCGCTGAAGAATCTGGGCTATTTCATCAAGTGCACCAACCTGTGCAGCCAGATTGAGATGTATCTGGAGAACGACCTGCCTCTGGTTGTCAAGTATTACGTTGCCAGCCTGGGAGAGATTAAGCTGTGTCTGGCGCCGCTGCCCTCGTCCAACTAATAGGGGAACCTACGGTTCACAAGGCACTGCGTTTCGCCCCTTAAACCCCTCCCTTGAAACCCCTCCCTTGAAACCCCTCCCTTTAAGACCCCCATCCCTTAAACCCGGTTCATAATACATTAATTTTATTGCATTAATGTAATATCTCTCGAATATGTTTCAAAACATTGCAACCATTGCAAACAATCAATGGACAAACTTGATGTTGCTATGCCTGGTGGAAGTCTATGGCGATTTCAAACTTAAGGCATACGCGCGTTCCTCCAACGACGGGTTATTGCCATTCATTCAAGGCTGCGTGGGATACGCCGGCGTCATTTATTTCCTGATTCGCATGCTCATGATAAAGGACGTCATTTGGGTGAATGCCATGTGGGACGGTGGGTCAGCGCTCATTGAGACGCTGTTCGCGTATTTCATGTTTGGCGAGCGGTTGAATAGACCCGTGAATTATGCGGGGCTGGCGCTGATTGTGCTCGGTCTGTTCATGTTGCGTTCCGGGTAGCATGCATTTTATTTATTTTCCAGAAAACATTATGTTTTCCGAAAAATTGATTTATAAATAATGCACGTCTAATGTATTATAGACAAATCCAACAATGGCTGCCGCTCCTCAAAAACAGAACCAGAATCCTATTATTGAATCCTTTACCGACCATGACGGCACGCTCCGCTTCGCAGTCAAAAACATCAACGTGAGTTTGGCCAATGCCGTTAGGCGCACCATACTGGCCGACATTCCCACCTACTGTTTTCGCACACTGCCTCACGCGGAGAACCGCGTGCAAATCACGACGAACACCACGCGTCTGAACAATGAAATCATTAAGCAGCGCATGGGCTGCATTCCCATCCATCTCAAGGCCAACGACCCCGATTTTGAGAACTTCAATGTGGAGGACTATCGCATTGTGCTCGATGTTCAAAACACGGGAACCGCAAATCAGTATGCGACCACCAAGGACTTCCGCATGGTCAATGTAAAAACGAGCAAAGAGCTGAGCGAGTCCGTGGTTCGTCGCATCTTTCCGCCTGATGCAATCACCGGTGGCTACATTCTCATCGCGCGCTTGATGCCGCGACTGACCCAATACGTGGAGGGCGAGCGCCTGACGCTGACCGCTGAAATCGGGGTGGGCACCGCGCGCATGGACGGAATGTACAATGTGGTCAGCACATGTGCTTACAAGTCGACCCCTCATGTGGAGGAGGCCGACCGCGTGTGGGCCGAACGCGCAAAGTTGCTGGAACGCGACGGCAATGACGCTGCGGCAATTGCATTTGAAAAGAAAAACTGGTACACCATGGATGCGCAACGATACATTGTGCCCGACAGTTTCGAATTCCTCATCGAGTCAATCGGGGTGTATTCCAATCCCGAAATCGTGACCAAGGCGTGCATGTTGCTCATTGAAAAATGCAAGAAAATGATTGCAGACATTGAGAATGCCAGCGGCGATGTGGACATCGTGCCGTCTGACACCACGCTGAGTAATGGATACGACATCACGCTGCAAAATGAGGACTACACTCTTGGCAAATGCATTGAATACTTCCTGCACACGAATCACTACATGGGCAGTCGCACAGTTTCGTTCTGCGGCTTTCGCAAAAACCACCCGCACGACAATCACAGCATGGTGCGCATTGCATTCCACGCACCCACCGACATCGACATTGTGCACGCGTATTTGATTGCAGCCGCGCGTGATTCGGCCGCCGTGTTTCAGTCCCTGATTTCGCAGATTCACCGTTAACGGGGAACTACGTTCCCCGAACCCCTCCTTCCACAGTCGCTGCGCTTTGGTCGCTGCGCTTTGGTCGCTGCGCTTTGGTCGCTGCGCTTTGACATGTGGCCATAGTATTTTAATATTTGATGCCAACCAAAAATTAAATTTTTTTATCATTCATGTAAACTATGTATAAATGAAAATGATAATGCAATAAATGATAAATTGTTCAAACCTTCCATCTAAACTTTTTCGCAAGCTTTTTCGCACGCTTTTCGCACCCCGTAATTCAGCGCGTACATCTGGTGCGATGGAAAGAGCCCGTTCATGTAGGCAATCGTTTGCCCCAGCGTGATGTGCTCCTTCTTTTCGCGCAGCTCCTTCAAATACCGCTCGTGCAGCTTGAACATGTGTGTTTTGAATTCGGCGGGATACTCGGCAAAGGGTCGCTCTTTTCTAACATAGCACCCGATGTAGTTTGAAAACAGCTGGTTCGTGTAAGCATGCAACTGGTCTTTTGATTTCTGAAACGCCACACGGTGCTCGGGGTGCAGCTTCAAATACTCCTTGACCTTCCCCTGCTGCCGCAACGACAGGTACTGAAACTGCAGCTTGGGCTCGCTGCCGTGCAGGTTCTTGACGCGCTCGTAGTTCGGGTTGCGAAACTTGAAGCGCGCGCCCGTGCTTTTCTCGCGGCACACCAGTCCCGGGAAGTCGTACGGCGCATTCAGCGACACATACTGCTCCTGGAGCACTCCGAGACCGTCGGTGAACCGGTAGGGCAGCTGCACCAAGGTGCTGGAGGCTCTAAAGGCATTGATTCGGGCCAAGTGCTCGTCCCGACATTGTTCCTCAATGACGAGGTTCTCGTTGTCGACCTTGTAAACGGCAATCAGGCAAAGCGCGGGTTTGACAATGTTGCGCACAATGTGATTGTTCGGGTGCTGCATCACAAAACTGTAGCTGCAGCCCTTTTGCAGCGCATCAAAGTCTAACCCGACGTGATTCATGCATTCCAGAAACATGCGGCGAAATGTTTTCCTTTCGTCGATGACTGGTTCCGTTGTGGCTGGTGGTTCCGTTGTGGCTGGTGCTGTGGCTGGTTCCGTTGTGGCCACTGCTGGCTTATTTGCAACCGAGTGGAACACGATGTTGCCACCGACGCAGCTCTTGGTGGCCAGCTCCCATTCAGCCCCTTCATCCTGACCGTTGGGTTTGTGGTAAAACACATTGACCATCGTGCCCTCCACGAACTCTTCCACGATGATGTTGGTGTCCGAAAAGCGGCTGTTCAACTCGTCCGCGGAGGGAACCACGCATTTGGGTGGCGAATATGCCATGATTTTTCCATACTTGTCTAAAACAACCGAACGCAGCAGGCCCAGCGTCTGCAATTCGTCGCACTTGATTTCGCCGGTGTTGTATTTCAGAATGGAATGCACGTTCGCGCCGACCTTCCATTTTTTGTTGGTTAGATTCATTTTTTTCAGCAGCGACTGCTGCTCATCGCTGTCGGGGTCATGAAACATGAGACTGAATGCGCGCAAAATGTCGGGTCCGGCACGCTTCAAATCGTAGGTCCATGAGGGTGTCATTCTGTGTGTTCGTTCTGGTTCCTGAGATACCCATTCTTATGCGCATGTCTTTAACTTCATTTCTAATTTATTTACGAAACTTACGCCTCGTGCGGCGGCCCCCCTTGGAAGCCTTGGAAGCCCTGGAACCTCTTGATTCCCTGGTTGCCTTGGTTGCCTTGGTTGCCTTGGTTGCTCTGGGTGCCCTGGTCCTGGGTGCCTTTGGTTTGGCCGAAGCCTTGCTGCGTGCCTTGTCAACCATGGCAATGAAACTTTCGTTTGAAAAATCGCGGTCGCATCCATTGATGTAGCCGTCAATGTTTCTCTGCAGTGTGTTCATTTTACGTACACACGGAGTCAATTTAGCATTTTCCTTTTTCTTCTGAACTGCGACATCCTTTTTCTCTGCTTCTTTTTGCACAAACTCATTTGCAGTTTGTTGGAAGTATTCTTTCAAAGGGACCACCTTCTTTCCAATGTTGCGATTCTTTTGAAATATGTCCTCATCGATTTGCGGCGCTTCGGCAGAAACACCGTATCGCATCGCAATCAAGTCTGCCGCATTTTCAATGGGATTCTTTTTTTTTTGAGCCGCCTCGAATGCCTTGTTGGTCGGAATTAATGCTTCACTGACCAGAGTGGGTGCAATCCTTTTTTTGACCTTGTCTGTCATGTGTATAATGGTAATTCAGGTAGTGCGTATCTCGACATGTTGTGTGTTGGTTATACTTTATAATGATATTTTATTTTAATAAAAATATAATAGAAGGTTATGTTAGAGTATATATATTCTGCAGATAAACACAATAAATAAATGTCGTCTCGTTTAAAATTAGGTGATATCATTCAAATTGAGGCCAAAAACCAGGATTTAAACGACCACGTGTTTGTCATTGACTATTTGGATGCTGAGAAGCTGCGGCTCATTGATGCAGACACGATGTTGACGCGCACTTTGACAATCAATGCGGAAACGGGGTCCTTTTCGGACGAATCCATATCCAACATCAACATACTGGACCACGCCCCCGAGCCGGGATACGCACGGCAGAACGGGTTGCTGCCCAACACGTGGGTCGACATTTATTTCGGCGGCGAGCACCCCACCGTGATTACTGGCCGCATCTCCAATTTAGAAGAGGGCGAAGACATGATTGAGCTGACCACCGCCCCCGACAACGAAGTCATCTACATTGATTTCGGGTTCAAGGGCCTGCCGGAAAACTTGCCGATTGACCGCATCAACATAAGGCCGGCGCCAAGCGCAGCGACTGCAAGCGCTGGTAAAAGCGCTGAAAAAAGCGCTGAAGAATACGTGGCTGAAAGCGCTGCTGACGCTGCGCTCATAGGAGAGCCGTTCGATGACGCGCTTGCGCCACCCACTGACACGGTTGCCAAAGAAGTGCGCAATGCCATCTCAGAGATGCTGCACGATGCCGACGAAATCATGGCCTCGCAAGCCGTGCAGGAGTTCTCCTTCATGGTGGACGTGCCCGCCGAGCGCAAGCGATACAGCCTGGAATCGCAAACCAATGACTTGTTGAATGCGCTGCTGTCCGAAATACCTGCAACTCACCGCACGGACACCGTCTTAAATGGCATCCACACGCTGATTACCCGGTTCAAACAGCTGCGCGAGCAGTTTTCCACGTTTGACCGCAGCGGAAATGCACACGTGCCTCTGACACACGGCCCCGACCATCGCCCGCTCATTGACACCCTGCGCAAACTGAACCAGCGCCTGTATTGGATTCTGCCAGTGGCGACCTCTCGCAAGAAGGTCTACGTGAATGAAGCAGCCACCTCGGAGGAGTTATCGATATCTCCCAAAGAAGACGTGATGCAAGACACCATGGCCAACACGCTGACAGTCCAATCCGAGCTGTATGCCGCATACAAAAACGGCGGCGACACGTATTCCGCCTACATGAACAAGCTGAGCGCGGACCAATGCACCCCGTTTGCTCCCCCCGAATACGAGGATGATTTCTTAATCAGCGAAGCCGTGCGCGACAACTTGGCCGCCGTCATCGACAATCTGGGAGAACTGAAATCGTCGGTGGTTGCGGGCAAGGAGCTGAAAACCCGGCGCTTCGTGATGCAGCGCTACAATCTCGGACTGTCGCGCCTGAACGCGACTTCCATAACTGAGAAGCGAATGACGGCGGACGTGGTGCCCATGACCCCGGCCGACACGCTAACGCTGAAGTCGTTTGTCATGCTGCCCGAACCCACCGTGGCGTACTCGCGCATCAACCTGCACACCATCAACATCCTGGACAAGTCGCAGCTGAACCAGCACAACCTGAATTACTGGCAACTGCTGCGCCAAACCACCCGCATCAGCACGCGCACCATCGACGACCTGGACGAGCACATTGCGTTCAATTCGCGCGAATTTTTGAGCGACATTAAAGAGTACGTGCTCAACAGCGAAATCACGGATGCCGACCGATACGCCGAATACCTCCGAATCATTGTGCCGCGCACCCGCGTGCTGTTTGACCTCGTCAAGAAACACCTCGTCGGCAGTCTGTCGCTCTCCGAAATTGTGGACTACCTGGAACCCTTCATGGTGTATCACCGCGACCTGACCTACCGCCAATACACCGACATGGTGGGCTTCTTGCGCGACCGCATTCGCGACCACAAGCGCAACTACGCGCTGCTGAAGACCCAGTGCGACAAGGTGCGCACCCACAATTACGGCGTCCTTCATTTGGGAACGTCGTTGCTGTACAATTTGCTGGTCAGCGGAAAGGCGCACGACGAGGAGGCGGCTGTGGGCGACCCAAGCGCCGTATTTGAGACCTACGGCTTCTCCAAGGAGCAGTACAACATTGGCGGCGACACGGCGTTTCATCGCGCGGATGCGGCCGATGCGGAGGTGCGTTTGCGCCGGTCATTGACGCCATCCGAGTTGATGCACCGCATGCTCGTGTCCGACAACGCTCGACTCTACATGTGCGCGGTTGCTAAGCTGAATTTGGACCTGCTGACGTCCTTTGATTTCGGCACGCTGCTGAACCAGCAAACCAGCAAGTACAAGAAGCGCAAGGCGGAAGAGGAGGGCAAGAACAAGTGCGCCAACATCGTGATTGCAAAGCAGTACCTGGCCGATTCCGACGACCTGGAGGACGACAACGACGTGAACATCGCGTTTGACCGCAAGTTTGACCGCACCAATTACGAGTTCCTGAAGAAGTACGAGTCCCAGCAGGCGGCCATGCCTCGTGAGGAGTTCATCCTGTTTTTGAAGGAGGAAATCAAGCGTGAGCTCAAGGTGCCGGATGACCGACAGGCCGGCGTGGAAGCGGAGGCCATGTTGCTGGGGGAGCGTCCCGTCCAAGATGGGCAATACGCAGTCATTGAGCTGGACAATGCGGATGGAACCAATCGCTACCTGTATTACGTGCGCAAGACCAAGAAATGGATTCGCGACACCAACATTCCCATGGGGGTCAGCATGCACGACCCCGCCTTCTTCTGCAACGTGCAGGAAAAGTGCTTCACCGTGGAACAGACGTGCATGGACTACGACCTGGCCGCGGATGCCGTGAAAGAGGGCCTCCTCGACGAAATGAACGCGGAATTCAAGGCCAATGTGGAAGACAGTCGCGAACGCACCGTGCAGCGCATTGACGGCAAATTCAATTACTACGACACCGTGCTGCCGCGACTGCGGCACATGAAATACGCGCGCATGACGAAGTACAACGACGCGCAGCTGCGGCATCAAGTCAGCGCCGACGAGCTGCAGGACATTGTGCAATCCCCCTACGAGCGCCTGAAAACGATTATTTTGGGGCAGTCGGATTTGGCCAAACGCAGTGCGGACATCCTGAATTTCGTGGAGCGCTATACGCGCGGCGCCAACGAGCGTTCAGATGAAGACCCGCACTGGTTGTATTGCGTCAAGACCGACGTCCGGCTGCTGCCGTCCTTCTTTCGCCGACTGGCGGCGGCATTCACGTCGTCCTCCGCTTCGCTCATGGCGAGCTCCGCTTCGCTCATGGCTTCGAGTTCGGTTCCATCCTATCAGTCCGTGCTGCGCACCATTTGCAGAGAGCAGGGCGAGATCAGCGACGAGGGAAATGCCATCGTGGACAAGCACAGCGGCTACGTCATCATGATGCTGGAATCTGCCACGGAGGAGGGCAGCGAATTCCGAGGCATGCTGCAGGGACCCGAAGAAGAGGAAGCAGAGGCGGCATTTGGTTTAGCATCCGTCAAAACAACCGTGTCCAAAAAATACGACAACCCGCGCGCCGTCATGATTTCCAATGTGGTCACATCCATGGGCAACTACTTGAGCGTGGACCTGAACCCCGTGCGCGAATTCGTGGTGGAGAAAACCATGGCCACAATCAACGTGTCCCTCAAACCGGAAGCAGAATACAATCGAATCGCCAAGGCTTATTTCGAAAAAGAGAAAAAACACTTGCCGTCGTTCAAGGACGCGCTGAATCAGTCGTTGCTGATTTACACGTTGACATTTTTGACGGTGGCCATTCAAACCTCCATTCCGTCGCTGAAAACCAGCAAGACGCAGCCCGGGTGCGTGCGGTCCTTCGTCGGCTACCCGCTCATGGGGGAGGAGGACATGAGCGGCATCCGCTACGTGGCCTGCATCGCGCACCAGCTCAAGAGCAAATCCGTGGAACCGTGGAGCGCCATCAAGGACATGAAGGAGTCCGGCATTGCCGACAAAATCAAGTTTTTCATGAACAAGTATGTGGTGACCAACGGCGAAATCAACGACCTGCTCGCGCTCAAGCGCGAATACCTGAAGGAACACGTGGAAGACCTGGTGCCGGTGGAGCTGGACATTCGGCGCATGACCACGTTTTTGCCGCCCCTGCGCGGCGTCGTCAATCCCACCCCGAACCAGGTGTCGCCCCAGTTCATGGAGCAGCTGGACGATAATTTGCGCCGCGGCAGGCGCGAGCAAAACGAGCAACTCGGCGTGCTGCGCGCCAAGGTAATGTACTTCTCCCTCGGCATGCAGCAGCTGGTTCAGGAGGTGGTGAGCAAGTTCCGCACGCAGCTGCTGCTGAAGCCGCAGACCGAAGGCGGGGTTCCGTTCCTGCAGAACGCGTGCTGTCTGGAGAGCATGGACAGCACCACGCTGCAGTTCTTCGTGCGCCAGCGCCCCGGCATCCAGGAATGCAATGCGGACGCCGCCAAAACGCAGGCCGTCATTGACCGCATCGTGCAACTGTCGTGCGCTTCCACATATTACGACCCGAAATCGACGAAACCCACGTTCCCCCCGCTGAGCCCCCAGTTTGACGAAAGCACCATCTACGCGGCATTTGTCGCGTTCTGCAACTACAACAACCTGCGCCCCGTTCCGCAGCAGCTGGAGCTGTTCTGTTTGAACAAACCGGCGCCGGACGAGTACACCGCCTCCGATTCACTGACCGTCAAAATCGAGAAACTGAAACGACGCGGCGTCAATTTCACGCGCGAGGCGTTTGCCGAAATGATGCAGGTCGTTGCCCGCGAAAACATCATTCCTCTTCGCATGAACGAGCCGGAATGGTCGAATGACCAGCAGTTGCGCGACCTCATTGCCGAACTGCATGCAAAGAGCGATGCCAAAGAAGCCAAAGAAGGGGGGAAAAGTGCTGCTGCTGCTGCTGCTGCTGCTGCTGCCGAGGCAGACAAAGGCATCATACCTGAGGAGCTGCAGACACACGTGTTGGCGCTAATGGACACGTACGACCTGGCGCTCTCCGAAGAAACGCAGGAAATGCGCGAATTCAAGTCGTATTTGAGCAACTTATGCGACGAACGCTGGGCCGCCATCGGGGCATTCTTGGACGGCAACCTCGCGGGTGTGCCCAACTTTGCAAAACAGCGCGCCAAATTTAAGACCGTGTTCGGGTCGCTCATGGACTTTACACCTCAAAAGCGGGGGTCGGCCATTGAATCCAAAGATGCAACCCTGGACCGCGCCATCCAGTTCACGAAAAACTGCATGCACTCGTTGGCCGACGTGTTTCCTGCAATGATTTACAACGAAGTGGTGCGCGACCGGGCCAGCGTCAAAGTTCCGGCGCATTGGGGTCTCAGCGACGTGCATCTCAAGGACGTGCAAAACATTATTGCCCGCACGTATGCGGGACTCAACAAATTCTACGGCGACCGCCAGCTGGCGCCCCTGCTCAAAGCCATGCAGTCCAAGGTTCAGGACCTCATGCGCTTGATGAGCATCACCCCGTTTTTTGCGGAGGTCCGTGCTCAAAAATCAAAAGACCCAAAGGACCAAAAAACATTTTCGGTGTTCGACAATGACATCGTGCAACTGCTTTACAAATATTATTTCCTGGAACTGCTGGCGGAACACGCGCGCATGGTGGATTACGAAGGCGTTCTCATCGAAGAGATAGTCCCGGTGGAAGAGGACGCCCTCATTGCCGGCACGCTGCGCGCCGAAGAAGCCGCCACGGGCATGATGGAAGAGGTCCAAATCCTGCAAGTCGAGCGAACCGTGGTGTCAAAGACAATCGTTAAGCTGCTGTTTGCGTATTCGGACATCGTGGATGATGAGCGCGCGGCGGTGGACATGAATGCCGACGCCATCAAGGAGCGCGTGCGTCGAACCAAGGACAAAGAGAAAGAGCTCATTGTGGAGGGGTTCGACAACATGACGAAAGAGCAGCGCGAAACGGAGAAGTTCTTCAAGGACCACCGCATCGGCGACTGGAACGTGGGCATGCAGAAGGGGCTGCGGCAGTATGTCAAAGACACGTATGACCGCGAGCGCGATGAAATGGAGCAGCAGCTGCGCAAAGAACGACAGGTGAGCCGCCGCAGTTTTGTATCCGACATGCAGCTCGAAGTATTCCTTGAAGGCGATGCGGAACGGTCTGCAGCGGAAATCGAGGCTGAAGAGAACAGTTTGCGCGGTCTGCCGGTGGATGACGACTACGGCGATGAGGATGGTGAGGGCGCTCTGGAGTATGAAGATGTTAATGACAGGGACCAATGAATATCTCTCTGTTTCAAAAATTTATACTTGTAAAAGGAACAACCACACCAACCACACCAACACATTTGAATGATTGAGACTTTGATTGACGCAAACCATGAGTCATGTCCATTTCGAAACATGTGATTAGAGAGAAATTCTCATCATTTATTTATTTCAATTCAAAATAAATAAATCAACATTATTGCCCATGGCGTGAATCGAACACGCGACCCTCAGTTTACAAGACTGATGCTCTCACACACGAGCTTCAAAAATATAATAAATACCATATAATATGCAAATACACAACCAGTATCAATCCAACAATCCAACATGATCCTATTTGTATTGGGAATTGCGTGGTCGCTCGGCATCATATCATGTCAGTTCAGCAAATCCAAATACTATGATGACTAACTCACTTGCGCTTACAGTAGTGAGTTGATGCGACCCGGCAGCCCGTGGCCGAACACAATCATGTAAATCAGCACAGCTGCGGCAATGAGAATGCTGCGATTCTCGGCCACTGCGGCCGACTGATGCAGCGCAAAGACCATAACGGCATACAGCACTGCACCAATGATGGCGCAATGAAGCACCATGACTAAACCTCTTTCGGACATTATTTACGTGTTATGGATGTTTGGATTTACATGTTAGAGAGAAAATAAAACAAATAAACGTGAAAATTGATTTTGAATGTGGTTCACAATCAATGGCATCCAATCCAATCCAATCCAATCCAATGACGCACTGTTCTGCCACGCTCTCTTCCAAACAACGCAAAACGCTGCGCAAATTGCTGGCTAAAGAATCCCAAATCATCGAACAATGCATAAAATACTACGGACATTTCTCCGACATGATGATGAAACTGCAGTGCGTGAATCATCATCACAATCCAGAAGAACGCGCGCTGAAATGCACCGAATTCATTCGGGATGTAAAACAGATGGACCAATTAAGAGAGGAGGATGACATTGCAGTGCACAACCTGGACCCTGTCTCAATTCAAACCGCATTGACATGTGATTGCATGTGCATTCAAGCCGCATGTTTTCGAATACTTTATAAATGGTTGCCTGAATTGGACAAACTGCGCATGAAACGGCTGAAAGTGAAAACCCTGTGTTCGTATTCGGTGCTTTCCCAAACCGGCGCAGTTGAGGTTTGCGCCAAAATCGAGCAGATTGCGCAAAAAAATGCGAATGACACGGCATCAAAGACGACTTCTTGATGCAACGATGTCCAATATTCCGTGCGGGTCTCTGATTTCATGCGTCATGTCTGAAGCAGGTTTACTGGTTTGATGAATTTTTTCATAGATGTCCTGAATGGCAGCTGCATTTTGGTTCTTCTGGTTCTGGTTCTTATGAATCTGGGTCTGGGTCTGGGTCTGGGTCTGGGTCTGGGCCTGGGTCTGGGTCATGATATAGTTAAACTTGTATCTAATATATCAGTTGCATTTAATATTATTATTTGATATGATATATATATATATATATATATATATATATATATGAATAACAATGTACACAATTTTGACCATTTTGTTTTTATTAATATTGCTTATCACGTTGTTCATGTGGTGGCAAGGTAAAATATCCACCCATTTAGACAATACTCCCTCCCCCCCCATCACAACAACTCAACTAGAATCAAACCATAAATGCAATGCCGGTTGTCCCGTGAATAAATTTCCGGACGGAAACATAAATGGATTGGCCAAACACAATGTGATCTCGAATTCATCCTCACTGACGGATGATGATATCCTGTATAGCATGCACGCCAAATATGAAAAAACATTCACACCAACCTACATTCAAAACAATTTGTTGCAATTGACAAATCCGGACAATTACTCACATCTTCCAATGGGCCCTTCCAATATTTTCATCATTAGACATGGTGAAAAGAAGGTGAACAATTATGCAGATCCGACAAATCAGGACACATATTATAATCTGGACTGCAATGGAACATATCGATCCATTGAACTTCCAAACTTTATTAATAAATTAGGAGTCGATGGGTATCCCATAACAACCATGGTTTTAACAAATGCTCGCATGGACATAAATATATCTGGGAATGCGTCAATCCATGCGCAGCAAACCATACATTTTAGTGCATGGGCATTGAGTATTCCAGTTCTTGTATTTGGGTATGCCAATTGTTCACAACCATATGATGCCACAACTGCAATAAATATATTCACTAATGCATCCATAAGAGGAAAAAATATAGTAGTATCATTTCAACATGCCAACATACAATCATTAACCAATCAGTTAGTTCAATGTTATAATTATTTCAAACAAGGCGGAACAGTCAAAAATCTGAATAATTCCACATTGTACAACGTTTCAACAGAGGAATGGTGGAAACACAATACCCCGGTGGAACCAAGATATCAGTATTCTGGATTGAAATCTCCTATGGATAAACCAACATATCCAATTCCTCATGAAAAATATTCAAAGTATTTGCCATATTGGAATTCAAACACATATGATAGAGTGTACTGGCTGTCCCAAACGAATCGTCCAAACGATTTAACGTTTAAATTATTGTCCCAAAACATCAAGACTTGTCAAACCAATGAGTGCAACCTTTTAATTGGGTTAATACAATGGCAATATCAGTTAAACCAACAGAATGTTTATGAAAATGACCAAAAATGTTTACCACCAGGGTGATTCCCAGGATGATGCATGCATTAACTAAACCCGTTCGTTTTTTTCTTGAGTTTGTAATTGTTGTTGGGGATGACCTTGTTGTTCAGCAGGAAGTCGTTGTTGTCCTCATACATTTCAGGCAGGATGTGTGTCAACGGCTTGTTCACCACGTACACGATTTGTTCGCTCTTGAACAGTTTGCGGTATTCTTGAATGGAGAGATTGCCGTAAAATTTGTTGAGGATGTACTGCGCATTGGGTGCGGGTTTAATGCTTTTCTCGTAATTCAAGAGCTTTCCGTACATGGAATTCAGCATCTGGCATCGCTCGAATTTGACGGATGTGTCCACGCCCTCGTTCATCAGGTAGGCCAGCGCGCACTCGGGGCTGCAAAAACAGCCGTACACATTGTATCCTCCATTAGGTGCAATGCATTTGGGCAGGTAAACGGGCGGCGTGTCGAATTCACAGGTGTCCCAAAAACAGCAGGAACGGCGGGTGCCTGCTCCAATGTTTTGAAACACGTCGCTTTTATGGAAACACAGCTTCAAGTGATGCAACTTCTTCCAAATGTCTTTCAGATTGTTGTCATTCGAACCGGCGTCGTCATCATTGTCATCGTCTTCGGCATCATTGTTCAAATAATTGTATGAATTTGTGGCAATCAATGCATCTGGAGTTGGTTTTGGTTTGTTCGCCATATTGCTGTTACTGTTACTGTTGCTGTTGCCGTTGCTGGTGTTGTTGCCGTTGCTGTTGTTGTTGCTGATGCCGTTGCTGCTGCTGCCGTTGCTGCCATTGTTAGAGCAGTGATACGAATCATTCAAATCAGCGCCTTTGGTTTCCAGTGCATTGAATGACACCACGTCGCCCGGTTTGATGGAAATTTCGGATGATGATAATGCGGAAGTTAAATCCGGTATGTCAGATACGCTGCACTTCAAATGCAGTATGATGTTGGGGGCGTCATGCATCATCACATTTTCATGCGCAAGATGTTGAATGACTTTTCCACCTTTGGGTTTTCGTCCGCGTTTCTTATGAACCGGCACGGATTGTGGCTGTTCTTCTTGAATTTGTGCTGCGTCGTTGGTGGCATCAGGGATTATTGGCAATATTGATTCTGTTGATGAGACGCATGTTGTGGATTGTTTTTTAGCTCTCTTTTTTTTTACTACGACAACCGGCGCTTCGACAACCAATGGCGCTTCGACAATAGGCGCTTCGACAACAGGCGCTTCGACAACAGGCACTTCGACAACGGGCACAGGCGTTTTTTTACGTCCTCTTTTCTTTTTCTCCTTCTCTTGTGTATCAATCACGTTTACAGTTGCAACTGGTGCAGCAACTGGCGAAGCAGCAACTGGTGCAGATGTGTTTATGGCTTTAGATGACGTGCGTCCTTTTTTCATTAAAAAAATGGGTTGTGTGTTGTGGGTTGTGTGTATATTATTTACGATAGATTACCTATGTGAAACATTTTAAGTTGTTTTATTATATTTTTTGTCGGATTCAGTGTTGTGGCATGCGCGGCAAAGCGGAAGGTAGTTGTCGCTGCCAATCACGATTTGGTCGGTTTCACGCGTGGTTCTGAAGCTGAAAATCGCCTCTTTCCCGTTGCGGCAAATGCTGCAAAGCGACGTCAGTTTGCCCACTTTGTCGCAATGCGGAATCAAATCCAGGAATGAACCGATTCGTTTCTTTTCAAAATCGCCGTCTAGTCCGCACACATAAACGCGCTTCCCAGCATCCACAAATCGCAACACATGCAGGATGTCGGGGAAGAACTGGCCTTCATTGATGAGGACCACTTCGGCCGCTTCCATTTCGGCAGCATGCCCGTCTTCCAACTCTTGAATGCTGGAGCACATGATGCAGGGAATCATGGTGCGGTCATGCGTTGAAAGCAACGCGGCTTCTGCTGCTGCGTAGCGTGTGTCGCCTGCAAAATTGACAACCACGACTTTCATATTGCAAAACGCACACTGTTTGTGTAAATTGGTCAGCCACGTGGTTTTCCCTGAAAACATGGGCCCGATTGCAAGTTCCAAATATCCGGTCATCGCTGTCATTGCGGTTTGTTTGTTGTGAGACATGCTCTAAAATGTCCACAATATTTTATTCCATCAATTTTTACTTTAATTTCCCAATAATGATGGAGCATGAATATCAATATAAATGCATGGTTCAATGTTTGATTACGTATTTAAACAAACATTGCGCAATGACCGCCACCGCCACCGCCACCGCCACCGCCACCGCCACCAATTCGAAATCGACCCCCTGGGTTGAAAAATATCGTCCATCTAACTTTGACGACATAGTGCTGGACCCACTTAACAAGCTCATGATGCGCAACATCATTGAAACCGGGCATTTCCCGAACTTGATGTTTTACGGCCCGCCCGGCACTGGCAAAACCACGACCATCATGAATCTAGTAAATGAGTACCAATTGAAGGCAATGAAGCACGTCAACAGTGGTCTCATGATTCATTTGAACGCATCCGATGAACGCGGCATTGACATCATTCGCATCCAAATCAACAGCTTTGTCACCACCCAGTCCCTCTTTGGGGCCGGCACAAAATTCGTAATTTTGGATGAGGTGGATTACATGACGAAAAATGCGCAGATGGCGCTGCGGCACCTGCTCAACAGCTACAACTACAGTCAGCACAATGTGCGGTTTTGCCTGATATGCAACTACATCAGCCGCATTGACGAAGCGCTGCAAACCGAATTTGTGCGCATGCGGTTCAATCAATTGCCCGTTCCAGAGATAAACAAATTCATCATGCGCGTCAATGTCATCGAGGGACTCAACATGTCAGATGAAATGATACAGTCCATCCAAAAACAGTTCAATTCCGACATTCGCAGCATGATTAACTACATGCAAACCAACCAGGACATTGCACATCAGGGGCACCACGTCATTCTCACCGACTCCACGTGGGACGACATCACGCGCGATTTGAAAAAGGGAAATGACAAAAATGAAACCGTCAATCGAGTCTGTGATAAAATAAACGGCATCAGTCGGCAGTGCAATTCGGACCGGAAAAACATGATGAAAAGCTACATCAATTACCTCATTCGGCGACATCCCGCGCTCATCACATCCGAACTGATGAACAAGGTCGAAAATGTAATGCATGCCGCGGAATGCAACACGGACCACATGCTGCGTTATATTGTTGTAAATTTTGCGAAACTGTTTTCGGCGTGTGCCTGATTCCGAATGCTGGATGCATTTAATACGTTATTTTCAAAAAGAATTGATTACAATTCAACTTAAAGAGACGCACCTAATATCAAACTAACAGAGAACGATTATATCCATACAACCCATACAACCCACACAATCCACACAATCCACACAATCGCAATGGCATTTGAACTTGATTTGGAATGGCAGCAATTTTTGAACAACACGGAACCACGGTCAACAAAATCCACAAAACCAAAACCAACCCCACCTCCCAGAAAATGCGTCGTGGATGATGATGACGCCGACGAATCTGATGATGACGATGTGCGCGATGATGCATTTGCGTTTGAGGCAGTGGTCGACGATGATAAATCCATTGAAATCAGTGCATTGGAATTGACGGAAGCGACGCAGCCGAAATGCACGCCCATTTACGTGAGCACCAAAACGAAAATATCTTATTTGTCCATGCCGATTGACATTCATTCCGTGTTTTGGAAGATTCCGGTTTTGAAATATGCCACGCCGGCAGAGGGAATCATCAAAAAGCAGATGAAGTTTTCCACGACCGACCCGGTTGAGCTGGCCGCAATTCAGGCCATGTTGAAACTGGAGGTCGCGTGCGTGAGCGAGTTCGTGATTGAGCACATTGAAAACCCGGAAGGCCGCATCAAATTCAAGGACCAGCGCAAAATCAGCATCGGTCTTTGCAAAAAGGACATCGTCAGCTACCGCATCAAGCAAAAACGGGCCTTCTTCAACTGCTTCGTGGTCATTCTGCGCATTGTGGACGAGGATGACGAGCAGCGCAATTTCAAAGAAATGCACGTCAAGGTGTTCAACACCGGCAAACTGGAAATACCGGGTGTAAAAACCGACGCCATGCTGCACAAGGTGCAAACACTGTTGGTGCGCATTTTAAAGCCCGTCGTGGGCGACGACCTGGATTTTCAGCGCGACCAGTGTGAAACGGTCCTCATCAATTCCAATTTCAAGTGCGGGTATTACATCAACCGTGATGCGCTGTACCACCTGCTGAAATACAAATACCGCATCAACTGCAACTACGACGCGTGCTCGTATCCCGGGATTCAGTGCAAGTTCTTTTACGTGCAGGGCGCCAGCGAGCAAACCGGGCAGCAACCGATGCATTCCATCGGCGATGAAACCAACAAACACAAGAAGGCGCGCAATGACACGAAGCCCCACTATGAAATCTCTTTCATGATTTTCCGAACGGGCAGCGTGCTCATTGTGGGCAAATGCAATGAGGACGTGCTGCATGAAATCTACGAGTTCATCCGAACCATGCTGGAAACCGAATACATGACCATCGGCAAATGCCTGGTTTCGACCGATGCCGCATTGGAAAAGAAACGCGTTCCCAAAGTGAGGCGCAAGGTGCTCATCTTCAACGCAACAACCGCGACCCCCTCTCCCGGGCCGTAATTATATTAAAATTATAAATAAGTATTTAAAGATACAATCTCGTTTTAGAACATAATTTCACGAAAAAATAACACAATGAGCACTCAACCTCCTCCTCCTACCCGTGGTGGCGCTGCCGCCCATTACAACAATGGCAACAATGGCAACAATGGCAACAATGGCAACAATGGCAACAACAACACCACTGTGGCCACCAAGGATGCATCTGCCGCCGCTGGTGCCTCTTATCGGTTGCCCAGCAATATCTGTGTCAGCCACGCCATGAAGCTGGCGATTGTGGAAGACAAGCCCATTATGATGGATTATTGGACCGCGTCATTGGACAAATCGGTCATTATCGGAGTTGGTGAAAATAAGGAAAAGCTGCTGGTGAAGAGCGAGGACGAGTACACCAGCACCATTGCAAAGATTTACAAGGTGGAGACCGAGTACATTATCATGACGGAGAATTCCATTTACATTGTCAGCAATGACATTCCCACCAAGCGCATCAATTAAAACAGTAAATCCATCCATTTTCTCTCCCCTTTGCATTTTTATTTATAACATTGTATTATAAACAAACAATCAATTATGGCAGGTGCTGTTCGTCGATTGGTATTCACCAACCAAAAGGTCGGGTTCAATTACAACCACTACGTTCCAGGTTCGGGTGTCGGAGGAATGAATATTTCGGTGCGTCGGCATTTGAAACGTTTCGCCACTGCACCGCAGGGAAACAATGGAACATACAACCCCGCCGGTAAAATCCCGTGCTGTCCCGAGTTGCTGCAAAATTATGGCGGTTATCGCAAGGGTTCCAATTGAACCTGAACCTGAATCGCAAAAGATATTAAGGCATTAAGGCATTCATTTCACCAACTGTGCCTTAGTTTCGGGCGCCGATGCGGGTTGGGTGGGTCATAACGATGACGCGCTGAATAATTTTATTTAGATGTTTTTTTTATGTTAAGCAATACTTCTTTGTATGTATCACAAACTACAATTCGGTTTGAACGAAAACCCACGTCGGGGCCCGCTTGAAATTTATTAGATTCTAAAAACTCAATCAGGGTTGTGTAATAACCATCCATGTTCCAAATGATTATTTTTTTGTTAGTTTGGTGAACATTGTTTAATGTGATCAGCCAAAACAGTTCCATTAGGGTTCCATAAACCCCGGGTAGCACAATTGCAATGTCAACATCATTTATTAATGCATTTTCTCTAGGAATTAAAGTATTGTAAATTGTGACATGTGCTTGAGAGTATTGAGAATCATTGAATTGACTGGAATCAATTGCATGCAACGACAATCCATTTTTAATAGCCAATTTACCAACTTGACCCATTATTCCATCCTTACTTCCTCCATACACAATTGCATATGTGGATTTATTTAAATTTTGCATCAACCTGTCTAGATGATAATATTGTTGCGCGGTGAGACTTGTGCCTGCGGCGCCGCAAAAAACCCCAATATTTGTTTTGTTTGTGGCACTTATTTTCTGGTTTACAAATTTTTTATAAAATAAAAAAATAACTGCAATTATCGTTAATGTTGTTGCTATGGTGTTTGTTGAATAACATGTGTTATGCATTTGATTAGTTATATAAACATCCGACATAAAAATGTGTAAAAATCATATTAAATGCAATCTGGTATGATTGCATTTAGAAGAAGTGCGCCAACCCCGATGAACTCGGATTCAAATGTGTTGTTGGCTGTCATGATTGCATCCTATGCGATTCCCATTGGGGTCGTGTGGTGCAATTACCGGATGAATGAATCAACGAGCATAAGCCAAATCATTTGCAGAAACCAACCCACCGTGCTCGCATCCATGGCGGTCATGGCGGCGGCGACATGCATGTACGAACACCAACGCGTGAAACATGCCCCCGTGGCAAACGTGCATCTACACAATTACGGGTTTGCATGCATTGTTCTATTATTATTATGCATTTTCTCTCTAGTGTCAATTGATGAAACCCATTTTGTGCACCATGTGTTTGCAGTGCTGGGGTTTGGCGCGATCATTGGATTCACTTGCGTGCATGCCGTTCTGCTTCAGTCACCCATGTGTGCGGCCGTGTTCGCAATTCAGTGTGCATCATGCGCCCACATCACGCACTCCTACAGCGGTGGCGGTGGCGGTGGCGGTGGCGACATCTTTTGGGGCGAAGTGACATTCATTGGCGCATTTGCGCTGTTTTAATTTTATTTGCATTGTATTTAACCGCATTGCATTTAACCGCATTGCATTTAACCGCATTGCATTTAACCGCATTGCATTTAACCGCATTGCATTTAACCGCATTACAAAATGTTGGACAGCGCGTCAATCTGTTCCTGAGTGAGGGCCGTGGGCAAATCGACCAAGAAATGGATTTTAAGGGAGCCGTTGTTGAAGCCGAGTCCGGGCATGATCTTCGTTTCGGTCATGGACGTGATGGACCCGGGCTTGCAGTTGAATTTGTAGGTGCGTCCATTCAAATGCGCGAGTTCAAACGTGAATCCGCACAGCGCTTCCTTCAAGGACACGCGGTGCTCCACCCGCAAATCGACGTCGCCTTCGCGTCGAAACAGGGGATGTTCGGTCACCTGAATTTCCAAATTGAGGGTTCCACGTCGTCCTCCACTCATAATGTTCCCCCTGCCTGGAATGACCACCTTGTGCCCATTTAAAATGCCAGGTGGAATGTTCAGCATGATGGTTTCTGAATGCACAGTGTGGGATTCATCTTCATATTGAATGGACACAGGCCGTTGATTGCACCCGTTGAACGCATCCGCCAGAGAAATGGACATGACCACATTTGTGTCATAGGTTGAATCGGCCGGTGAATGTTGCTCTTCCCCGTTCACAAAATTGTGAATGATGATTTTTGGACCCATTCCTCCGGAACCAAAGATGGATTCAAACATGTGCGCATGCTGCGCTTGCGCTTGGGCCTGTGCATGCGCTGCCTGTGCCTGTGCATTGTGCATTGCGGCAAACAACATGTCAATGGGTCCCATGCCTGGTCCCATGCCCATTGGTCCCATGCCCATGCCCATGCCCATTGGTCCCATTGGTCCCATTGGTCCCATTGGTCCCATGTGATGCATGTGCATGCGATGGGCGTTTGTGCCGCCCATGCCCATCTGCCGCTCAAAATCGTAGTTATTGCGTTTCGCGGGGTCGCTCAACACGTCATACGCTTCATTGATTTCCTGGAATGCGCGTTTGGATTCGTCCGAGTTCCCGTTTTTGTCGGGATGATGCTCCATTGACAGCTTGCGAAATGCGCGCTTGATTTCATCGGGCGTTGCAGTTGGCGAGTCGAGATGCAGCACATCATAATGCGAACGGGCTGACATGATTGGTTTATTTGGAATGTATGTATATGTATGATTATAATGATTCACTGTTTTTATTATGATTTTTCGAATGTATATTGTGCGAACTTCAATGATATCAATAAAAATCAATATAAATGTTTATATGTTTAACCAATTAACTGCATCATCCCATGACATATTGCAATCACAATCACTCCAATCTCAAGCACAACAATGGTCTAGTGCTGTCCCATTCGGATGCCAGTGTCATATGGTGGGCGGCATGGGGGTCATTGGTGGCATCAACGCATGCCGCGCATCTTCAACAATCCGACCTTGCAATCGTTTCAGCATGCGTGCTGATAACTTCTTTGAATTATTGGCGGAATCCCATTCGAAATTCTTGGCGCCGTTCCATTGACATCGGCACGGTTGTGATTGGATGCACGTACAATTCGGCGTGTGCATTCAGCATCAAAGACTCACACCATGGGAAAATTTATTTCAATTGCACGGCAGCATCATTCCTCTTTTATGCGCTGGGGCATTTGTTCATGGCGCTAAACATGCCGCGCACCGCATCATATGCGCATGCCAGCATTCATGTCGTGGCCAATGCGGGCAACATTGCCCTGCAACGCGGTTCAATCGCATCCATCGCATCAATCGCGTCAGCATAGCATGGTGTCGACATCATACGCGCACCCTTGAAATGCCAGCCGTTTCGGTTTGCAGTAAGCGCTAAAATCGTACGGCGTGACAACCGTCCATGGAACCGATTTGTCCAAAAACCCGGCAACAACGAGCACAAATGAGATTAGTGCGCTGCACCAAAACGAGGTGGTCTTTTGGTCATGCTGTTTTGTGGCATCAATCTGCTGCAGCGTCTTGGATTCATCAACGTAGGATTTGACCCAGTCGCAGGGGTTGAGGTCGTAGGGACATTCCTTTGTTTTTGTGTAAGCCGTCCTGATTCCTTCCTCCAGCTTAGTGGGACCAGGTCCAGGTCCAGCGGTTTCATTTTCAAGAAAGCGGATGCGACGCACATACAGGTGTCCGTATCCTTGTGCCGCGTACTCAGCCCACACTTTGGACAGCGGGCACACCTGCACGCCGAATTTGAGGTCTCCTGAAACGGCGTCGGGAAAACACTCGCTGCCGCTCTCCAGCACGTAGTACTCCTCCTCGCACAGTGCCGGGTCCAACCATGTGGGACGGTGCAACACCATGCTGATGTGGCTGTAATTCGATGAAGTCAATCTCTCAATCAGCCGCGAATACCAGTATTTGGTCGTGTTGTACAGCAGGAGGTCACCCGTTTTGAATGCGTGTGAATGTGTTTGCATTATGATTGGGGTGTTATTGGGTGTTGTTATTGGTGTTGTTATTAGTTGTTGTTATTTATATTTAATTCATGAAAAATAGTTATAAAAACAACCCCATTGTAAAATACAGTTTAACCAGAATCTCTCATCTCTCATCTCTCATCAAATGAATGCGAATGCGAATTCAAACGACCCCTTTATAAACAAGTACCAGCCGCGGTTGTTCAACGAGTTTGAGCAATTGACACCCGTCATGGTGGGCCTGCTCAATTCCCTCATTCAAATGCACGACCTGAATTTGCTGATTGTCGGGGATTCGGGCTCAGGCAAGACGTCGCTGGTGAATGCCATTGTGCGCGAATACTATGGCGCACGCAACAATCCCGAAAACGTGATGATTTTGAACAGCCTGAAGGACCAGGGCATCCAATACTACCGCAACGACATGAAGATTTTTTGCCAGACCAGCTCTCTCATTCCCGGCAAAAAGAAATTGATAATTCTGGACGACATCGACTCCATCAACGAGCAGAGCCAGCAAGTGTTTCGCAACTGCATCGACAAGTACAAGCACAACGTGAGCTTCATCGCCTCGTGCATCAATGTTCAAAAGGTCATTGACAATTTGCAGTCGCGGCAAATCATTGTTAAAATCAACCCGATCGACCCGCAGTGTTTGCAAAAGATTTTGCACAAAATCCGCGCGCGGGAACAAATCGTCATTCATGAAGACGCCGAACGGTTTGTGCTGGGGGTGTGCAACGGGTCGGTGCGCATTCTCATCAACTACATGGAGAAATTCAAAATCATATGCATGCCCATTTCGCTGCAGTTGGCCAATCAGCTATGCACCAACATTAGCTTTAGCGTGTTTGAGACATACACTGCCGACTGTTTGTGCACAAGCACGCCGTTGTCCCAATGCATCGCGCACCTGTATGCGCTGCACGACCAGGGCTATTCGGTCATGGACATTCTGGACAACTACTTCATTTATATTAAAAACACGCAGCTCATGGATGAAACCATGCAGTATAGAACAATTGCCATCATTTGCAAATACATCACTATTTTTCACAATATACACGAGGATGAGATTGAACTAGCGCTATTCTCAAACAACCTTCGCCAGTTGTTTCATGGATAAATATATGAGTAAAAAACATTGTAATAATAATATAACCATATATTAGTCATATAATATGGTTGCGAACGATGATGAGGATGTAGATGCAAAAACATGCACGCATCCCGAACCAATAATAATATCATCCACAAAATCGCACAAATTGTTAAAAACTCCAGTTCCCAATGAATTGGTTTACGGATTTATTAAAAAAATAGCATATAAAATGCCAAATTCAAATTACTATTTGATAGACATTACTGCATACAAAAAGGCAACGTATTGCGATGAATCCCAGACGGTTCCTTCAGTTCCTTCAGTTCCTTCATTATTGCAACAGTTTTGCAATGACTTGATGCCTTATTACTGCAAGGACAAACAGTTCTTTATCACGCGAAAAATGTCATACAACAATTTGAACACCATTTTAAGGCAGCTGTGCCGTTATAACGGCATTGAGTGCAAAACGGACCGAAAATACGACAAATCTAAAACCCAAATCGTGTATTACATCGGTTGTGAAGAGCCCTTAAATTAATAAAGTCGTCATATAAATATATTTATATATATCAAATATATCAATATCATTTTCATCGACATTGTTTCCTGTTCCCATTGTTCCATGATATCGGCAAAACTCGTTGTCTTTTATTTAGTCATCATTCTCGCCGGAGTGGCGTATGGTCGCTATAAAAAATCGCAGGAAGGCAATAACATCAGTGACGATTACAACCTGGTGAAGAAGTATTTGCTGAACGACAAGTCGTTGACCGACACGCGCAAACCCTTCATGTGGGTGTTCATTGACTACGAGGTGAACGCGCGCAACTGGTCCAGCTGGGGCTCGCGCAACAGCACCAACCTGAATCAGCCCTACATGTATTTGACCATTCGCAGCATCGTGGAGCAGTGCGGCAAGTCGTTCAACGTGGTGCTGGTGGATGACGCCGCCTTCCAGCGGCTGTTGCCCGATTGGACCATTAAGGTGCATAACCTGCCGTTCCCTTTAAAGCAGCATTTAAGGGACCTCGCTATGGCCAAGGTGCTCTACAAATACGGCGGCATGACCGTGCCCGCCTCCTTCATCTGCCTGAAAGACCTGAAATCCGCGTACTCGGAATTGCTGAAGGGCGCCGGGAAAACCATGTTTGCCGGCGAATTTGTGGCGCGCAACTCCGCCGCAGCGAGTGTGGCGTTCTTCCCCGACAACAAGATGATGGGGTGCACGAAGGAGAGCCCCGTCATGCAGCAGTACATCGCGTATTTAGAGCCGCTGGTGTCATCTGACTACACCAATGAGTACGAGTTTTTGGGTCAGAACGACCGCTGGCTCTACAAGCAGCTCATTGCGGAACCACCGCAGATGTCCATGCTGTGCGGCACGCTCATCGGCACCAAAACCACGAACGGTGCACCCGTGGTCATAGAAGAGCTGCTGGGCGAGGAAGACATGGACTTTGCCAAAGGCGCGTACGGCATCTATGTTCCCGACGACCAAATCCTGAATCGGCTGGCGTTCCAGTGGTTCGCGCGCCTGTCGCCGCGCCAAGTGCTGACGTCCAACACCGTGGTCGGCAAATATTTGTTGCTGTCCAACGACCGGTAAGCGCAGCGACCGAACCAAAGCGCACAGATTGTCCCTGCTAAGGAGGGGTGCGGGGAACTACGTTCCCCGGTTTCAATTCTCAATGGCATTGAAGTGCGCCATCCATTTTGCGTTAATGTCCCGCACAATCTCGTCCTGTTGCGCCAGCTTGAATGCCCGGCGCACATCGTCCTCCGCCTGCAATTGCTGCGACCGAGCCATAAGGGAATCCGCTTCGGAGTAATTAAATGTCCGACGATCTATGTCTCGCGACATTTGCAGTTCATTCATGTTTTTGTATTTGCGCACGGCCTCGTAGTCTTCGTGCGTGACGGGGATGACCGATTCAGTGTGCGCTTTCCGAAGGTCTTCGTAGGCCAACGAAGAACCGAACCCGCCGCCGATGCTTATGCCGCTGGAGTGCTCTTCGGGGCGCTCGCGCGCCAGGCCGTATCCACCACTGCAACCCAATGACCGAACCTCGGACCGCACGACGAGCGCCTGCTCTCTTAGCTTGCTCTTGCGACGTTCCAACCGTTGCATGCGTTGAGCCCATGACGCGCCTTCGCCCAAATCGGCATCATCATTCTCGCTTTCATCCTCGGCTGCGCCATCATCCGTGCCTTTCAGCCAGTCGCCGTATCCGCTGTCCTGCTCCTCGTCGTGCAGTTTATTCTCTTCAAACGTTTGATTGAACCAGCGGTTGAACTGGTCGGCATTCATGCGCTTCAACTTGTCGGAATTGGCGTTGCGGCGCGCGTCAATGTCATCCTTTACGGAGTCGTATTTCAGGTCGTCGGCCTTTTGGCGCGACAGACCGGCGCGCACCTGGTACACCTCGTGCAGAATCTTGTACGCCTTGGAGAAAAACAGGAAGTATGCCTTGTCCAGCCCGGACTTGTCGGGATGCGTGCGCATGACCGTCAGCTTGGCCTCGCGCATGTGCGCATCAGTGAACACGGACGGCAGCTTGAACAGGTTCAGAATGTCGCGCAGCTCATAATTGCGGATGTCTAAATCCATGTCGTCGAGAGACATTGCGTTGAAATGATTGTGTGTGTTTGGGGGATGTAATTGCGATATAATACTAATGACAATATTAGTATTATTTTTATTATGTTTATTTGCATTTGATTTTGAAATTGTTATTTCATTGTTATTACATTGTTATTGTTATTATTTGTGCATTTTCTCTCGTGTCCATGGGTTATTGATTGATGTAATGATTCGTTGCTGTGGCTGCCGGACTAACCATGGCCAGCACCCGAAAAAAGAAGGCATCCAGCTCCTTGGTTCCGGCACCCGTCACCGACAGGTCGCTAATCAGCGTCGCATTCCCGTTCTTGTAAAACAGGAAGACCGGAATGCCGTTCACCATTTTCTTCTGCTTCAGAGAGGCGTACAAATCAAACGACTCGTCCACGTCGCACTCAATCAGGTCGACATTGGCGGGCAACCGCAGCGAGGCCTGGCGCGTGTATTCCGCAATCATCTTGCACGGACCGCACCACGTTGCCGTCAGCTTTAAAACGGTGTGGTTCGGCGTCTCGCCCAGATTCTTTAAAAACGTTGCACGGTCGAGATAAATGTGCTTAACGCGGGTAACGTTGTTAGCCATGTATAAGTCTAAGTCTGCTGGTTCTTATATTTAATGTTTATAAAAAACCATTTAAGTGTATTATTGTGCATTGTTTATATTGACCCAATCCAAATATGAACAATTCGACGAATGAATTGGATGAAGAACCCAATCCCATGATTGAAGAAGAAGAAGAAGAAGAAGAAGAAGAAGCACATTACGGTTGCGAACACTATGTGCGCCGATGCAGCTTGGTGGCGCCGTGTTGCGGCAAAGTATACACGTGCCGCCACTGCCACAATGATGCCGAGACACATGAAATGAACCGACACGAAGTCAAAGAAGTGGTGTGCAATATGTGCGACCACCGGCAACCCGTGTCTCAAACGTGCTGCAATGATGACTGTGGCATCGAATTCGCTGCCTACTTTTGCTCCGTGTGCAACTTATTCGATGACCGAATTGAGAGAAATTATTACCATTGCGATAAATGCGGCATATGTCGCGTAAAGGCCGACCACGACTACATGCATTGCGACACATGCGGAACGTGCGTTGCATCACGAGAACATGTGTGCAGGGCCGACCGGTTTCACACCGACTGCCCCGTGTGTCTGGAAAATTTGTTCCATTCCATCAAACCGGCTAACGTGCTTCCGTGCGGGCATCCCATTCATGTGCACTGCATGCTCGAGTGCTTTCAACAGAACCGCACCACGTGTCCGATGTGCCGAAAAACCATGCTGCCACCAGACAATTTGAATCAATACAACGCCGGACTGGATGCCTTAATCGATGCGTATCCCATTCAGGAAGAACTCGCATTCGCAATCAACTGCAACGACTGCGGGTTCGGCGGTGAAGTGAAATTCCACCCGTACGGCATGAAATGCGCTCAGTGCGGGGGATACAACACCGCGCGTTAAAGTAATTTAATTTTGGTAGCATTTTGCCAAATTAACACACTCTCCCAATGATTTGAATGTTCCTGAAGCCGTTTGTTGGCAGGACCTGGAAGCTCCATCATCTCCAAGCACGCATTCCCATTTTTGCATCACAGAATAACAATTGCTGCTGTCTTGATTTGCAGGGGTCTTTCCATCGGGACAGCACCCATATTCAGTTCCGATGCATCCGCCGATATTACGACGTTTGGGTTGGCAATTGCTTTTATCCGCATTTGCAGCAGTAGTTCCATCGGGGCAGCAACCGTATCGAGTAGTGGCACATCCACCTGCAGGCAGTGGCATGACCGAATGGCAATTGCTTCCATATTCATCGGCCTTTGCAGTTATTCCATCATCGCAGCACCCATATTCGGTTCCGACACATCCGCCGATATTACGGCGTTTGGGTTGGCAATTGCTTTTATCCGCATTTGCAGCAGTAGTTCCATCGGGGCAGCAACCGTATCGAGTAGTGGCACATCCACCTGCAGGCAGTGGCATGACCGAATGGCAATTGCTTCCATATTCATCGGCCTTTGCAGTTATTCCATCATCGCAGCAACCGTATCGAGTAGTGGCACATCCGCCTGCAGGACCTGGCTGAGGGATAGGACCAGGGCCGGGACCGGGACCAGGGCATTTAGGGTCTTGCTGGCATTCTTCTATTGTCGCATATATTCCATTCATGTCTGGATGACATGATGGTTCCCTTCCAGCTGCAAGTGGGGTGCATGAATAGTTCATTTTGCTAGGGCTAGGGCCTGGCTGAGGACCCGGGCTAGGACCAGGCCCAGGGCTAGGACCGGGACCAGGGCTAGGACCGGGACCAGGGCTAGGACCAGGACCAGGACCAGGGCTAGGGCTAGGCTGATAATGATGATGGCCATGATGGTGGCGCGGTTGAGGGGCCGGCTGAGGGCCAGGGCCAGGACCATAACAGTTGGAACCATACTCATTACTGGCAGTTACGGCGTCGGGGCAGCATCCGAATTCGGTTCCGGCACATCCGCCCACATCCTGGGGATTGTAAGGACGAGGTCTCGCTTTATGCCGACGGCGGGGGTCGGGCTGCTGCTGCTCTTTTCCCTTGGACGGATTCAAGCCGAACACGTACAGCAAAATTGTGGTGACATACGTCATCATGATGAAGGGAATGAACACAATGAACCAAGAAAGAATGGTTAGCCCACCGATGCAGAGCTGATTCAGCAAAATGGTGAAAATCAACATGACAATGACCTTAAGGAATGCGCTGTTTTGTTGCCCTCTAAATAAATCAATTATGATTTGAATTAGGGAAAACCCAAGATATAGCACCGCCGGCGGACACAATGAATCTATTATCATGATTCCTTGAATCTTTGCAAATCAATATAACATATGCGAATATATTATTTTGAAATTATCGAACCATTCAAATGTCTGTCGTTTATTTTTTTTGAGCTGATTTGGGTTTCTTGGTGAACTTTGCAACCCCCTTTCTAAATGCGCCCACTATTTCACCCACTTCATCATTGACGTATTCATAAATGTCGCCCTCCATTTCATCATTGGTTACATACGTTTTCCCTTTGATTTCCACTTCAAACAATTCAAGTTCCTCCTCTTCCTCTTCCTCTTCCTCTTTCTCTTCGTTGACCGCTTCGGTTGCGCTTTGAGCCACTTCAACCTCCTCTTTGACCTCCTCCTCTTTGACCTCCTCCTCTTCTTGTTCCTCTTTGACCTCCTCATCTTCTTGTTCCTCTTGTTCCTCTTGTTCCTCTTGTTCCTCTTGTTCCTCTTGTTCCTCTTGTTCCTCTTGTTCCTCTTGTTCCTCTTGTTCCTCTTGTTCCTCTTCCTCCTCTTCTTGTTCCTCTTGTTCTTCTTCGTTGACCGCTTCGCTTACTGCCGCTTCCTCTTCCTCTTCTTCCTCTTCCTCTTCTTCCTCTTCCTCTTCTTCCTCTTCCTCTTCCGCTTCCTCTTCCGCTTCCTCTTCCGCTTCCGCTTCCGCTTCCTCTTCCGCTTCCGCTTCCGCTTCGCTTGCCGCTTCGCTTACCACCGTGGCATTAACGTATTCGGTGATTGAATCCAAATTGGACAAACCGTCGACAGCAGCGTCAATGATTTCCAATTGGATTGGGTCATGGGGTGTTGATTGTGTTTCTTTTGTGGCTGAATTGCATTTGCACTGGTTCTCCAACAAAAGCTTCACAAATGGAATTTGAAGCAGGGCGTCGTGTGTTTCTTTATACATTTGATAATCTGCCAAAACATGCGAAATCTTGGGTTCCAATGATTGACGCACTTCATCCATTATTATGGAAATGATGGAATTCATGGGGGGTGTTGCCATTGTTGTTGTTGTGTTGTTGCCGAAGGATGTATTACTGCACTGTCATTTGTTTAATATGGTTTGAAATACATTTTATTGTCCTAAATGTCAATTGTCAAAAAGTAATTAAAAACAATAATAATTATATAATACACAAAATAAACCACAACCTACAACCACAACCCAAACAATGAATCCCAATCAGAATGCTTTTTTGCCACCACATTTGCAGCACTTGAGGCACCTGCAGGGCGATGAATTGAAGGCAGCCATTCAAAAAGAGTTCCGCGAACAGGCGATTGCCTTCATTGTTCGACAAACGGATTACACTGAAGAGGTTGCAGCCGAACGGCTGGACGAATTGAAAGACCCGGTGAAGGTGGTTCAATCGTATCTTGGCATATGTGATGCCATAGAGGTCAAAGAACCCGAACCCAAATACAAATCCAAAAATCAAATCAAATACGGAGAGATTCGCAAATTCATGGATGCAGGGGCAAGGCAGTACAACACCCAAAAAGAATTAAATGAACGGCGCAAGAAATACCAGGAGTACCTGCAACAATTGCAAGAGCAACGGACACAAGCGCAACAAGCTCAAGAGCAAGAACCAGAACCCCAATTATGATTACAACACCCCCGGAAATAACGCGTTGATGGCATGCACAAACAGTCCAATCGTTGTGTTATTGGTACCGCCTCGATTTTTAATGAATTCGTATCCCGCCGCCTGTTTTGCACGATATGCTGCAGGATTATTCATATAATACTCCATTTTATCTTCAATCTCTCGTTTGGAAGAAACGAATTCCACAATTCCATCAGTTTGGTCGCACGCAGCTTGGCTGTTGCTCAGCACGACGCACCCGTATGCCAGCCCCTCATATATGCGCTGGCTTACGTGCTGCTCCTCCGCATTTACTTTGGATTGAAACCCGAGAGCGAACATGGACGACAAATACATGGTTCTCCGGGTGTCGTATTTCAAGAATTTAGTGAGATTTTTGGTTCCAAAATAATACCCAGTGTATTTGGGGGACGACGGCACCATTTCCGGATTGTATTCATATCCCATGTAGCAGTAGTCCCGCACAATCCGTTTGGGATAGGTGCCGATTAATTCAGGGTCATCATTCGCACGCAGTAAAAACGGAACCCGGATAACGCCAGCGTGGCGATTGTATGTAAGTGGCAAGAACGGCTTCAATTTATTTTCATGCGTGTGCACGAAGTACGGCAACGGGCTGACGTCTTGCTCATTCCAATACCATCCAATGTAGACCGCGCGAGGGGCCTGCTACGCCAATAAGTGCGCCGGATTGGGAATGTGAAAGTTGTCCCCCAAAAACACGATGCAGTTATCATTCAATTCCGAAATGCTGCGCGCAACTCGAACCCGGTATCCCATCCGTGCAAATGCGAAGCACGCTTCAATGCACGCATACATAAACACCAAGTGCATGCCAATCTCGGGGCAATTCAACAGCATAACATCGCGCATATCCAAACACACAAATAAGCAAATAAGCAAATAAGTCCAATATATTAATGCATTAAATTTATCAATGCATTAATTACGAATTGTGAAACACAAACACACACACACATGGGGGCTCTAAACACTCCACGATGCGTAATCGGTGCTATAATTCCGGCCCGCAAATGAGACCGCCGGGTCTTGTGGCGGAGGCTTTTCAATGACCACGGGTTGGTAGCACAGCTCGGGCGGTTTCAATATGAATGCGCCCTTATTTTCGTCAAACGCCTGCGTGTAGATTTCCAAGTTGACATCCTTTAACTGCGGCATCATGCCAACAAACTGGCAGCCGAATGCCTTCGCAACGTTGAAATTGATGTTTTCTTTGAACGGATGGTCGGGAAACACGATGCTCATGAACTTCTTGTTGTGTTCGATTAGTGTGTCCATGTCCGGCGTGTTTTTCACCCCCATTTCGTACTGCAGCTGGTGCAAAAACGGGGAATTCGTGCCAATGTTTATGATTTGGTGCAGCGATTTGTTGTCGGTGCACAGCGGATTGGACAGGTCAGCCATGATGACGACCTTGCCCATTAAATCGGACATCGGCTGCTGGCCTAAATTGTTTCCTCCGTACTCGTAATTGTAATCCACGCCCAACAGTTTGTTTAGTCCGCCGTGCCCCTGTCCAAAATTGTTCTGAATTGCGTTGACGATGCATTCGGTGCAGCTGGCGCCCTCTATGATGCCTTCATTGCTGCTTTTAAGTCGCAAATTGATGAACAGCGGGTCATTCTTGTTGGGCGGCGTGGTGAAGGCATACGTTTTTATGCAGTCGCACACGTCTTGGAACGGCAATGAATTGTACGTTTCCTTGTAATAATTGCTGTTGTTGGTGGATGCAGCCACCACTGGAACCCCGCCCTCGCTGTAAATTTCAAAATCCAGGCATCGGTATCCCTGGTTAATTGCGTATTTAAGTGCACTTATATCGACCCGGCTGTTTTTCCACTCGCCTAAACAACAGCAATTCAGCGCGGTTTTAACATAAAAGTTGCGCAAAGGCTGCTTCGTGATGTCCCCTATGTCCACGGCCGTTCCATTGATGTTCTTAATGCTTTTGCCATTTACGAATGGGTTCATTAGCCGATTTGCGACACCTGGGTTCACGGTGCCCCCCTCAAATGTGTTCACCAAAAACCATATGAAAATGCATATCACCAACACAAATGTGAACCACAAAAAGGCCAACAATGGGTCATCTTGTATGAGCGCCTTTACACCGGCCAAGGCTGCCATTGCCTTTTTGGCGGCGTTGGATGCGGCATTGGACACTTGTTCAGTGGCTGCTCCACCCACGGACTCCGATGGGTTCGGCGAGTCTGATTGCGGCGAGTCTGATTGCGGCGAGTCTGATTGCGGCGAGTCTGATTGCGACGAGTCTGACATTAATTCAAATGCACTGATTTAAATATAAATATAAAGAATGAATTACTATAAATAACTGATATTACATTATCACAATAAAATAATAACATCAATATACAATAATATAAAATGACGGGCGGACTATTGAACATTGTGTCATACGGCAATCAAAACATCATTCTAAATTCCAACCCGAAAAAGTCGTTTTTCAAAACCACATATGCCAAATACACCAATTTCGGCATGCAAAAGTTTAGAATTGATTTCAACGGGTTGCGCAATCTGCGCATGAGCGAGGAATCGCGGTTCACGTTCACCGTCCCCCGCTACGCCGAGCTGCTCATGGACACCTACCTCGTGGTGACGCTGCCCACCATTTGGAGCCCGATTTATCCGCCCCTGTCGTGCGGCGACGCCTGGAGACCCTACGAGTTCCGCTGGATTGAAAACCTCGGCACCCAAATGATAAAGGAGGTGGTGTTCTCCGTGGGCGGCCAAGTTCTGCAGCGCATGACGGGCAAGTATCTGCTGGCGCAGGTGCAGCGCGACCTGAACGGCACCAAGCGCTTCCTCTACGACACCATGACCGGCAGCACTGCCGAATTCAATGACCCCGCCAACTTTTCTGGGCGCAAGAGCACGTACCCCAACGTGTATTACAACACGAGCCAGCAGGGTCCGGAGCCCTCCATTCGCGGTCGCAAGATTTATATCCCGCTGAATGCGTGGTTCTGCAACAACAGCCGCACCGCATTCCCGCTGGTGGCGCTGCAATACAACGAGCTGCAGATTGACGTGGTCATGCGCCCCGTGCGCGAACTGTTTGTCACGCGCGACATCAACTACATTCCTCCGGGCCTTACCATTAGCACCGACACGCCGATAACGCCCGCCGAGGTCGCCCAAGCGCCCTTCATTCAGCCCAACTTCAACGAGCCGGAGTATCAATTTTACCGGTTCTTGCAGCCGCCTCCCGCCATCGACATTACTACGTCCGATGTGTATCTCGACAAGCGCACGGACTGGAACGCCGACGTGCACCTGCTGTCCACGTATTGCTTTCTGTCGGCCGAGGAGTCGCGCGTGTTTGCGTCCCAGGAACAGAAGTACCTGCTTAAGGAGGCGTATGAGTGGGATTTCAAGAACATCACGGGCAGCCACCGCGTGGAACTGCAGAACACGATGGGCATGGTGGCGACGTGGATGTTCCTGTTTCAACGCAGCGACATCAACCTGCGCAACCAGTGGAGCAATTACACGAACTGGCCTTACAATAATGTCATTCCGGATGACGTGACGCCGGCGCCCGACCAAGGATACGCGTTCCCGATCAACTGCCCCATCATCACGAACACGGTGCTTGATTTGGATTATTATAAAAATTTTATCACCACCCCCGATCATGCAACGATTGTTGTGTCTGCGTATGAGGTGGTCCGTTTTCAAATCGGGCAAACCATAACTGTCACATATGATGCAAGTAATGTCATAACTGGAACCATCACAAGTATAATTGGAACCAGCATCACATTCCTAGTGTCAGGCCTTAGCACTAATGCGGTTCCAGCGACCATTTACACTAACACTACATCCCCTCCCGCGACCAACCTTTGGGGGGCTTTAATGTCCAACACATTTTTATTAAACACGCCGGCATTTCCTCAATCACCTTACAGCAGCAGCAATAACTACATTGTAAAAACTGCAACCTGTGGATTTCAAATGAATGCCGGTTCTTCATCGGTTTCATTCAAGTTTAATAATAACACTGCTGGAATAACTTACACTTCTCCTGATGTTTTTTTACTAACACCAACCGCACCAACAGCTCCGGTTACGTTCACGTATTCATTTCAGAATTGTTTCATTGTGAAAAATGCTTCATTCAATTTGTCATATAATTCAACCACGCCGGTCAACTGGGTCGTGGCCAACTATACACCACCCGGATCATCCGTAAAATATTATGGAACTTTGACAGGGTATCCAGTATCATATACATCGGGCATAGTCACCATTAACAGCGTGGTTTTACCAAACATGATCGGGCCCGGCGTGGAGCCCAACGGCACGCCATCCGGGCTTTTTGTGACGCAGGACTACAACGTGGAGAACCAGCGCGAGATTCTGCAGCAGCTCGGCATTCTGCTGAACGGCGCGTACCGCGAAAACATGCTGGAATCGGGCGTGTACAACTACGTCGAAAAATACATCCGCACCGCGGGTTCCGCACCGTTCGGGCTCTACGTGTACAACTTCGGACTGAATGCAAGCAACGCCGAGTATCAGCCCAGCGGCGCCATCAACCTGAGCAAGTTCTCCACCATTGAGCTGGAATTCAGCACTTATGTGCCGCCGCTGGACCCGAGCGCCAACTTTTACACGATTTGCGACCCGGAAACGGGCATCCCCATCGGAGTCAACAAGCCGCAGTGGCGCATTTACGATTACAACTACGACCTGACGGTGCTGGAGGAGAGGTACAATGTTCTGACGTTCATCGGCGGCAACTGCGCGCTCATGTATGCACGATAAATGGACCCCCGCCGTGGAACATGGACCCCCGCCATGGAACATGGACCATGCAACATAGAACACATAACACATGGATTTAGCAAGTCGCCCCAAATTCGGAAAACGGGGGTTTATGATAATATTATAATAATTTAGTATTATAATACTATTCGCGACACACGACGACGATATAATGAATCTTAAAAACATCAAACATGCCAAAGGAACCGGCGCAAAGACCGACGTTTCTGAGCAATGGACCATCAAACCATTCCAGCATTATTTCATAACAATTCTCAAAATATTCGTGGCATTCATCATATTGTGTTGGACCACCACCTGCAATTTTTTGAATGCATTGAACATTGTCCCCAGCACGGACTATCCGACAAACATTTCAAAGGACGAACCGAACAACAAATACTGCTACGGGGGCAAATGCATGGTCGCCAATCAGAATGCAAATGACGCGGCCGCGCTGAGTCAGAAGACGGTTGGATGGATGATAAAGTGGTGGTGGCAGGCCACTCAGCTGGCGGGATACAAAGCAGGAGGCTGGGTGTTGAACTGGTACTTCACAAAAACAGGGGGGTATGCGAAACCCATGGCAAAAGATGACAGCGACTCCCTGATGTCCTTCATTAAGTGGTTGATGTTCGGAGTGTTCACGCAATTTTCGCTGTTGCTCATGTTCTTCGTTTCATTTCTGATATCTATTCCGGGGTACGTTCAAGGGTTGTTCTCGTTCTCAACCTACACCAGCTTGATACCCAACGCCGTGTTTAGATGGATTTGGAGTTTCTGGTTGTTTTTGTTGTATTTATTGATCACGTTCTGGTTGGGCTGGGTTTCGTTTTTCCCCGTCGTGTATGAATGCATTCATTTGTTGTATCTGTTTTTCATTAAACCGATAAATGACAATGCGGACGACTTCAAGAATGAATTCATGAATCGAATGAAGTATCTTATCACGGGATTTGTCATCATGGCAGTCATCGTTGCATTTGTTCAATTGCCGTCCGCAGCGGCCTGGGCCATCATGGGAACCGTGATTTTAGTGTCGTTGTTTCTGAAAAAAAAAAGCAGTGCCGCCGCGAATGCCGCGAATGCTGACGCGGAGTAATGCAATAATGCAATAAATCATAATAAAACCATGTCATGTCATATATGCATCATTCAACCAATGCAAAAACCAGACACCACCACCACCACCACCACCACCACCACCACCACCACTTCGTTCATTCATCCGATGGTGAGCGTGTGCACGCCCACCTTCAACCGTCGCCCGTTCATCCCCGCCATGCTGGAGTGTTTCAACCATCAAACCTACCCCCGCGACCGCATGGAGTGGGTCATCATTGATGACGGAACCGACCCCATTGAAGACCTCGTGTCTCATCATCCTTGCGTTCGCTACTTCAAACACGCCGATAAACTGTCTCTTGGAAAAAAACGCAACATGATGCATGAAAAGGCGCAGGGCGAAATCATCGTCTACATGGACGACGACGACTACTATCCGCCGGAGCGCGTGTCGCACGCGGTGGAAACCCTATTGCACCACCGGAAAAATCGAACCGGGGTAAAGCTCGTGGGCAGCAGCGAAATGTGCATTTACTTCAAGGGTTCCAGCCACCAAGGCCAAATCCAAAGCCAAATCCAAAGCCAAATCCAAAGCCAAATCCAAAGCCAAAACCAAGGCGAAGGCCAAATGGTGCAGTTTGGCCCATACGGACCGAACCACGCCACCGCCGCCACATTCGCGTTCTGGAAGACCCTGTTAAAAGCCATGAATCTGGCGTACGAAGAGGATGCGTGCCTGGCCGAAGAGCGCGCATTTTTACGCGGGTACACCGTTCCAATGGCGCAACTGGACCCCATGAAAGTCATTCTCGTGTTTTCGCACGAGCACAACACGTTTGACAAGCGCATGCTGCTTAAAAACATGGGACGCGACGCCAGCATGCGGGTCAGCCCCAAAACTGTGTCGGATTTCATAAAGGAGCCCGCGCTGCTGCGCTTTTACACGCAGGAAGTGGATGCTGCGCTGAAATCATATGAACCAGGACACCCCTCCATGAAACCCGACGTGCTGCAACAAATCAATGCAAAAATGCAGAAACAGCAACAGATGCAACAGCAGCAGCAGCAGCAACACAATCTGCAACAACAACAGCACCAGGACGCCATCATGAAAACGGTGATCACGTTCAAGGCGCCGAATGCAGAAACCCGCGAAATAACCGTGCAAGAATTGATACAAACGGTGCAAGCGCAGGCCGAGAAGCTGGAGAAAATGCGAGAGATGTGCAACAAAAAAATGCGCGAGAATTCGGAACTGCTTGCCACCATCCAGGACCGCGACGAAGTCATCGCTGCGCATCTGGAAACCATTGAGCGCCAGGCCGCGCTGCTGGACCAATGCACCCCTGAATAAGTGGCGTTAATCCGCGTCTCCTCCATCTTCTTCGCCTCCATCCTCGTGCAAAACTTCGCTGGGATACGTGCATTTGTCCAAATAGCGCTGCATGCGCTGAATGTCCAGCTTGGTGATTTCAAACTCTTCTATGATTTGGTCAATCCGCGCATCGGCCTTATTCGCTGCATCATCCTTGTGGCTGTTTTCATTTTTAAACAAATTCAAGAAAAATGCAAACAAATCTTTTTTATCCATCCCGAATTTCTGACACATCATTTGAATGAACAGCGAGTTGTTGTATTCGGTGCTGTATTTGGTCAGCACCTTGGTGAATCGCACCTCGGACGGGTTAAATTTGGGGCGCGTGTCAAACCGTTCGTGATACAATTTATTGTTGTAGAAGGTTTTAATGAGAGAGCTCATTTCGTTGAACTGCCAAATCTGTTTTTGAAACGTGATGCGGTCAATGTAGTCGGCCAGGCAGATGTTGTCCAGCGCTTCCTTGTAGAATTTGAAGGCCTCCATGGGCGCCTGTTTTGCCAGCACGTCCACCACGTTTTCGTGCCACAGCAGGCCCACAATTGTGCGGTCGGTTTCATTCATGAGCGCCAAATGCTCCGTCAATTTGCACGGCGCGTTCATCAGTTTTTTGACAATGGTCTTGCTGTCCTCGTTGTTGGTTTTCGGCTGAAAAATGGTTTGAATCAGCGAATTGTTGTAGCTGTCGGAAGCGGTGCCATTGTTGGCATTGTTGAATATGCTGCCAATGGTTGCAATTTTTCGAAGGTCACCCTGTATGAAGCGCGCAACATTCTTGTGCAGCGTGGGGTCGCACGAGCGCAGCGTGGACTTCAGTATGACGCCGACCTGTTCCAGCGTGGGTGTTTTGAGCTCAAACGACACGCACACCTTCATCAGTTCGCGGATTTTCTTGTCGACGTGGTAGTTGCCAATGCAGATGATTGGGTTCATGGTCACGTCCTCCAGCCGCTGCTTCTTCGTCTTTTTGGGGCGCATGAGTTTAATCAACGCGTTGATGCCGCCCTTGTCGCCGTTGTTCATGCCGTCTATCTCGTCCATGACAATGGCAATGCGCTTCGGCTTGCGCTGGAACATGGAAAGCACGCTGTGCTCGCTCATGTTGTGATTGGTTATGAGGTCAATGATGGACTTGTTGCGTATGTCGCCCGCATCGTATTTCACCATGTCGTAATTCAGGACCTTGAGCAGCTGCACTATGAATTCCGTTTTGCCGACGCCGGGATTCCCGTACACGTAAATGCCGCGACGAATTGTTAAATCGCCCTTTTTAGCCTGGAATGCATCCAGCGATGCGGCAATGCTGGCTGCAATGGAGTCGCGGTCCAGCACCTCGTTGTAATTTATGGCGACGGGCTTATTAACAACGGGCCTAACCAATTCATTTGTTTGTTCCATTGTTGATACAACAACAGTTGATTTGGGTTTTACGGGTTTTGATTGAATCATATTAATTAAGCACACGCACAATAACGCACCAATAAATTACATGATAAAGAGTCTTTGTGTTTAATATTGAATTGCATGGAATCAATTAATAGCAATCCAAATAAAATAAAAACATATTGTATATTTGTTTTTATTTGAGTTTTTTGAGTTTTTGAAATGGACCCCAATCAAGGTTCCAGTTCCGGTGGGCTGAATTTTCAGCGCATTGTCATCATCATTGCCATCATCATGCTGATTGCGGCAATGGTGTTCATCGGGTATGCTCTCTACAAACAGTCCAGCGACATCGCATGGCCCCCTGAAACACCGCAATGTCCGGATTATTGGACATATGACGCCACAAAAAAGGTGTGCACAAACCCGAACAAGATATCAAACTGTGAATACAACGGCATACCTGCAGGCACTCAAGGAATGCCAACATGCCCGCCGCAATGATGAGAATTGAATTGGCGGGGGTTTCAATATAAATAAAATAATTATATGTATATAATTCAATAACTTACATACATAACACGTTCACAAGGAAATGCAGCACCAACAAATCAGCGGTTCCACATACTCATCCAAACCCTCCACAAATGCACAACAACATGTACAACCCGCGCCGAATGCGCGCAAACACATTCGGTCCAATGGTCGCATTGACATTTTAGGCCCAACGGTTGAGCAGCAGTTCGCCATGTACGACAAAATCCCGAATTCTAGCACATGCTCCTCGTTTCGTGATGCCATGATCGGCAACTGGGAAAACACGCCACTCAGCGACGCTTTTTTTAGCACGGGCAACATGCAAATCGTGCAGAACGGCCTGCGCAACGGCGTGCACGCCATGTCCAAGGGCGCATACTTAATCGCCCCCCAGGACTGCGACAACCTGAAAATGATCATGCGCAGCGTGTTTCTGCAGAGCGCCATGAATTTAGCAACCGACATCCCTGGGCAAATCGCCGCGCTCAACAAGATTGTGGTGGACATGTATGTTCCTAAGCTGTACAACGAAGCGCGCGCCTACATTCAATACAAGCGCGATGCCAGCACCATGTACACGCCAATTGACCGTCCCATCTATTCAGCCGAAAATGACAAGACGCTGGAACTTCAGCCGTGGTTCTAAATCGGGGAACTACGTTCCCCGAACCCCTCCTTATCGGGAACTACGTGACAAGCCCGAACCCCTCCTCCGAACCTTTCCCTTAACGCATGTGGTTCTAATTTAGCATCATTGGACCACATTGAAAAAATAATACATGAGACATCCTATGCTAAAGTCGGCGACGAAAATGCTTATCAAATGATACAGACGCCCATAATGCTCATGCATGCCCTCTTTCTCGGGATTCCTCGAGGTCCATTCGAGTTTCAATTCTTCAATGATTTCATACAGCGTGAATGCAGCCACCACAATTAACGCATCCTTCAATGCAATCAGCATCAAATGATGCAATGGTTTCATTTCTTGTTCCTTATTTTTATTTAATATATGTGCCGAAAAAATAAAAATAAAAATTGAATTACTTTGCATGGTGCATTCCATCTTTGCATCATCCATCTGTCATCAATCATGCCATCGGAACGTGAAACCCTGTTCAAGAAATCCGCGCTTCGCAACGACGAGTTCGAGAGATATTTGAGTTCATCCGAACCTGCATCACTGGGCCACAACATGAATAAGAGCAGCATTGTCATTGACAGCACGCGCGGCTACGTCATTCCGCTGCCCCTCTCCTATTTTGTCGCGGATAAAGCCAATGCCCTAGGATGCCGTCGGAACAAAGGCAAGGCCGATGCCATGCCGTTCGAAAGTTTCCGATTCATCAGCGTGCAACACCGCGGAGGCAATGCACACTCGCTCGTCCTCATCAAGAGCCGCGCAATTCGGTCCAATCCGCACCACATTGCGATATTTGAGTCCAACGGGCGAAACAAGTTCTGCGGCATTCGCATTCTGGACGACCACAGCACCTCTCTGAAAAACGTGACCAAAGCGTACACCACCATCTCCCCCGAATACAACATCAATTATGGGTCGGACAAATGCAATCCTGGGTATTGCGGTATTTACAGCATCATCTGCGTGGTCGCATTTCGGCATTACCGCAGCAAGACCGGCACCCTCTGGCTGACCAAATGGATGAAACTTATGGCGCACATGAGCCAATGCATCGACCGCAACTCGGGCTGCCTCGGCGTGGAACTCGCCGCTCGTGTCCAGGAAATCATAGCCACTTCGGCGCCGGGTTGCGCTGAGCGCGAAATCGCGGACGAGATTCGGGCGTGCCTCGCCGTGAAACATGACAGCATTCTTTCATTTGTTCTTTGAATCATTCTTTGAACATGCATTTCGAGAGAAATTCAATAAATAAATCAACACATAAACCATTAATCACAATAACTCCGCTCAATCATAACCCACAATAAAAAACATTTTTTATATTTTTTATTACATTTTCTCTCAAATTCAAAACAACCAAAACCAAATCAAACACAACCAACACAACCAAACTCAATGCAGCCGCTTATGCCTTTTTGGCTTTGACAATCTTCTTTGCGCCAGCCTTTGCTGGAGCAGTTGATGCAGCAGCAGTAATTTCGCTCACGCGCTTCTCTTCCTGTCTGACGTATTCGGCACGCAACTCTGCCAAATCGGCCAGCCAAAGCTGCTCAATGCTGGTGCCTTCTAACATGGAATGCTGTGCCTCCTTCTGCCCCTTTTCTTTCAACAGCCGTTGCACGTTCTCCTCGCTCACGCTGTCCATCGGCAGCTTCAGCAAATACTTGTAATGCTCGTCGTTTTCTATGCTGTCGTAGCCCTTGGACTGCATCATGGCCACCAGCTCTTCACCGCGCTTTCGCCTCAAGTCAATGCTGCCGTCCAGTAATTCCTGGATGTAGCGCGCTTTATTGCTCAGGATGCGAAGTTCCGCTGCCATGGCCGCCAGCTGGTGCGCCTTGCGCTTCTCATACAGGGACAATCGCGTTCCATAATACTCGCGCACAATGTCGTGCACGTTGCTGAACTTCTTCAACTGGTCCTTGCTGTCAAACAGGTGCATGTTGCTCGTGGATTCCGTGGTGTACAGCTTCAGCAGCTTTTCAACCGCGGTGCAGCACCCGTGGTCCACAACCGCAGCAAGTGCGCCAAAGTCCGCCGTGGCCGGAAACATGATGGTGAAATCCACCACCGTGTCCGTGCTCATGTCAACGTAGTCTTTAATCGAGTTGGCCTCAATCAGCGATTCCAAGTGCTTCTTGAAATCCTCCGTCCAGTGGCCAACCGGGAGTTCGGTCACGCGCACCTGCTTCTTGTCAGCGTCCACGCTGTGCAGCCCTTTAACCAGGAATTTGCTTGCCGTGGTCGTCGAAGGAATCGCAGTAATGCTGCCTTTGAACCCGCGGTAATACGGCTCGATTGCACCCCACTCCGCCTCGGGCTTTTTTAGAAGCATGGCCCGGATGTAGTCAATCACCTGCAGAGGGTTGTGGCACATGATGTCCGTGCTGAACCCGGTGCCGATGCCTTTCGTGCCGTTGATGAGCACCATCGGCACAACTGGCGCGTAAAATGTGGGCTCCACCAGCTGGCCGTCGTCGTCCAGATACTCCAAGACGGCATCGTCTTCCGCGCGGTAAATCAGTCGGGTGATTGCATTGAGCTGCGTGAAGATGTATCTTTCACTAGCAGAATCTTTTCCTCCGCACAACCGAGTCCCATACTGACCGTTGGGCTCGAACAGGTTGATGTTGTTGCTGCCGACGAAGTTCTGCGCCATGCCGATGATGGCCGCATTCAGGCTCGCCTCGCCGTGGTGGTAGCCCGAGTGTTCCGACACGTAGCCGCTGAACTGTGCCACCTTGATTTCGGTCTTGAGTCCGCCCTTCTTGAACGCAGCAAACAGGATTTTGCGCAGCGAGATTTTCAGGCCGTCCATGGCATTTGCAATGGAGCGCTGGTTGTCGTACACCGAGAAGTGCTTCATCTCGCGCGTCATGAAATCCTCATATGACACGTGCGCGTGGCTGGTGTCCAGATGGTCAGCGCGATTGTAGGTGGAAAGCCACTCCTTGCGGTCATCGGCGCGTTTCTTGTTGAACACGAGGTCAATTGCATTGTCGCTCTGTTCGCCCGTGTACGCAAAATCCACGATTTTCTTGTGTTCGAAATATTCCTTGAACTCGCGTCCCGTGCTGGTTCCCAAACCCTTGTAGTATTTGATGTTCCATGTGCTGACATCTATTGCACCAGCTCCGCCACTTTTCCACGCCTCAAACTCGCCCTCGTTGTAGAACACGCGCTCTTGTTGTCCCTTGCGCGCCTTCAAAATCGGCGTGTTCATGAATCCGATGAATCCCGGGATGTGCGTTAATGTGGGCCACTCGCTCTGAAACAGGTTGATGCCGAGGCCCTTGATGTGCGACCCGTCCAAATCCTGGTCCGTCATGAACAGCACCTTGCCGTATCGCAGCCGCTTGGCCACGTCTTCCGCCGTGTATTCGCGCCCATTCTCCAGACCCAGGATGCGTTTGATTTCCGCAATTTCCGTATTTTCTGCAATGCGCTTGACCGCCTCGCCGCGCACGTTCATGAACTTGCCCTTGACCGGATACACGCCAATGGTGTTGCGGTCCTCCTTGCTCAGGCCGGACACAATGCCCGCCTTGGCCGAATCTCCTTCGCAAAAGATGATGGTGCACTGCCCCGACTTCTCCGTCCCCGCAAAATTGGCATCAATCAGTTTGGGAATGCCGCGAATGGTGCGCGTCTTTGCGCCGTCCGTCTTCTTCGCCGCCTTCGCTTCCTTCACTTCCGTCAAAGCGCAGGCCGCCTCCATGACACCCATCTTCGCCACCTTCTCCACGAACTCGTCGCTCACGGTGCAGGCCGACCCGAAATTCGCGCTCGTTGTCGTCAGCTCGTCCTTCGTCTGGCTGGAAAAGGCGGGATTCTCCACATCGCAGCGCAAGAACAGGGTCAGCTGCTCCTTGATTGTCGCTGGCTTCACGTCCACCTTCTTCTTGGTCTTGATATACGCCGCCAACTTGCGCAGGAGCTGACCCATCACGTATTCCACGTGCTTTCCGCCCTTGGACGTGCAAATGCCGTTCACAAACGACACGTGCGAGAACTCGTCGGTGTTGGTCAGGCACACGGCGTATTCCCAGCGTTCTGAGGGCGCCTCATACACGCGCTTGACCTCGGGGCGAATGTAGAGGCCGATGTACTGCTTGAAATCCTTGACGGGCACGACGCTGCCATTGTGCTTTACGCGAATGCTGCGGTCCGTGACGGCGGCAATGTCATACACGCGCTTCGTGAATAGCGCCGTCATGTCAGGGGTCAGCCCTGCAATGCCCAGGCGCGCGTAATCGGGGCGGAACGAGATGCGCGTGTAAGGTTTTTTTGTGGTGCATTTTGCGATTTTTGGCGGGCAAATCTCGGTTAGATTCGCCTTGAATTCTTGAGTGTATTTGAGACCGCGCACATGGTCCACGGTTTCCACGGAGCCCCAGGTGGACCACACGAGGACGAGCTTGAATCCAAACCCGTTTTTCCCGCCGACGATTTTCTCCTTCTTGTCCTCGGCGTAATTGGTGGAGGTGCGCAAGTGCCCGAAAATCATCTCGGGAATCCACATCTTGTGCTCGGGGTGCTGCGCAATGTCAATGCCGTTGCCGTCGTTGGTCATAGTGATTGTTCCGGTCGCGGCGTCCACCTCCACTTCAATGGACGTCACGGGGAGCGCATTGGGCTTGCCGTCTTTGATTGCCTGCGCCTGACGGATGACGTGGTCGCGCATATTGACGAGACCCTCGTCCACCAACTTGTAGAGCGCGGGGATGTGCGTGAACGTTGACAGAGCGATGTTTACGCCTTCTGCTGCGCTTCCAGTCGCTGCGCCTAAGGCAGTGTATTCGGTGCATTCGGTCATCTGGATGGAGCCGATGTAAGTGTCGGGCTTCTTGAGAATGTGCTCCAAGTCCGTCATTTTCTGATACTTGCTGGATAAAGATGAGTCGGTTGCTGTGGCCATTGTGTCTGATTGTTATCTGATTGTCTGATTGTCTTTATGAAATAAAGGGATGCATAACATTCATTTATTCGCTTTAAATTGCTTCAATTTTTTATTTTATTGTCTTTATTGACATTTGATTTTGACATGTGTTCAATGCCTCCTGCTCTTCCTGTGGCTCTTCTTGTGGCTCTTCTTGTGGCTCTTCTTGTGGCTCTTCTTGTGGCTCTTCTTGTGGCTCTTCTTGTGGCTCTTCTTGTGTTTATGGCTCCTCTTCTTACCTCCTTTTTTTACGCTTGGCAAAAACTTTTTCATGAGGTCGTCGAATTCCGCTTGGTCGTCCATGTCAAATGCAACATCACGTTGAATGACAATTGGAGATTGCCTTCGTTTTAAAGCCTTTCTACTAAATTTGTGTCCCGACTGTGGTCTGAATCCTTTGCTCTTCACCTGTCCCATGACCTCTTGCGCGAACAATCGTTTGGCTGCTTCATTTGCGATTGGTCCCTGTATGGGCACTGGAACTCCTTCACCTAGAACCCCCCAGACCACCTTATCCTTACTACCAGGGGGCATATAAGATTTGAATTTAAATTCAGAGCCAGTCAACGCTGAACCCTGGCTTCGTGGACTTACCCCGTATTGTGCGGTCAATCCCTTTGCGCTTGCGCTTGTGCGTTTTTTCTGATCCATTTTGTAGTTATTTTATGTTATATCATATAAATACAAAAAAAAAAATAAATGTCAGGATACAATTATTATTCCCTATTTAAATGTCGGTGCTACCAGCCGATTAACAAGAAGTTGGTGGAAACGGGCAGCGGCGGCGAAGTTGTGCCCGTCGTGGTCAACTTCAAAGTGTTTAGCATAATCATTAAAACCGCCACGGCCCAGCGCAACGATTGTTTTACGCAGGCCAATCGCCCGACCAATGTTTATAAAAGTTGGACGGGTGCACCAGCGGGATACGGCCAGTCAATACGGAATCAATTCAATTGATTTGCGATTGGCTAAAGCATGTATTAAAGTAATTCAAAATCAAATCAAAATCAATTATATCCATTGCATTTTCTTTTTTTTTCTTTTATTACACTATAATACAATCAATCAAAACAATGGGAAGAAACCACACGCGTTCGGCCGACGGGTTTTATCACATCCACGGCAAGAAGTACGAGATGCTGCGCGGTTCTCGCGCCCAGGTGTTTCACGGCACCGCTCACAAGACCGACGGCACTCCCGGTCTCACTAAAGAGAATCTGCTCATGAACAAGCACGGCCGCATTGTCAGCGCCAAGAAGCACGCCACCGCTAAAAGGGAGAAGCGTTTAGCGAAACACGGTTGGACTGCCAAGAAGGGCAAGTTCGGCGCCGTTCGCATCTCCGACCTTAATAAGAGTCGCAAACACAGGAAGCATTGAACCACTAAACCACTAAACAAAACAAACACTAAAACACTAACTGAAAACAAATGTGTAAATAAATGAATTGAATGCATTATCAATTCATTTTTATCATTTTTAAGTGCTTAATGCATCACATCCATAACATCTATGTATTTGCGTGTTTGTTTATTTTTGTGCAGATTTGTGCACCGACGACGATGCCGCCTAGTTTTCTGATTCTTCGACAATGCATTGCGATTGCAGTTTCGGGTTTTGGGATGACGACGAACCATTCGGGGGCTTCGTTTTCTGGTTTTACCTCCGCCACCGCCGCCGCCCAATTTCGTAATATTCGGTTCATAATCCAATAGGATGCGCCCAATTTCTTCCTTAACTGCATCATCATAATCATCATACTTGGCATTCGCATTCTCCTTCAAATCACGAATGAGACCGCTTATTATGGGGTTCTTCATGGCATCCTTCATTTCATTCTTTAAAATCACCTCTGTCACAAAGGTTGGAAACAATCGCCTTTTTGTTTCAGCGTCATACACTCCATCTTGGGTTTTTTTGGAAGTTTTATTTCTTACGCCAACGTAATATGCAGTGGGGGTCGCCCCTCGTCGGATTTGTTCTTTGATTGGTTGCACCAGCGAATTGAACATGGGTTTGAACCGCAAAATGAGAGGTTTGCTGACTTTCACGCGCTTCAATGCGTCGTGCAGACGAAGCATCAGCGGCGAAATCTCGGGCATTGACTTGAACCCAATTTTCCGATTTCCATCCGGATCCACGGGATTCAAGATTTGTTCCAATTTGGAACGGAAGAACGTTTCGGATTCAGGCGGGAACTTTATTTGTGAAAACACACCATTCAACCACATGGTGTACGCACCCACATCTTGCCCCTCTCTATAAATCGAAAACAGTTGTGTCATGTGTTGGCTCATGTCAAACTGGTATGTCATTTGTGTGTTTTCCTTAAAAACCCGAATCATGTTTGCACCAGTGGGTGCTGCTTGAAATTTTGTAGGAACGACATTGCCGAATGGGTCAGGCAGTTCCACTATTTTGCGCCCGATGTTGCGCAGCAGCATCAAAAACGCGGTCCGGTCTTTGTCCACTTGTTCGGCAGTTGCAGCATTGGTCGCTGCAATGTTGCCCTGTTCCAAATAATAGTTCCTGTTTAACTCATCCATTTTGTCTCGCAGCTGGCCAACCAGTTGAATGAACTCCGCATTGGTCTGGGCAAATGCGGGGTCTGCCTGCAGCAGCTGTAGCAAATAGATGTCCATGAACGCGCGCAACCGGGCGAAATCCTTTGGGTTTTTGCGGGCCATGAAAATGCGGATAAACAGCGACTTGCCTTCATCGCAAAAAATGCAAATCACGTCCAGCATCGTGGTTTTCAGCGACACCATGTTGTCGGTGGTGTATTGTCGCAGTATCATGGCTTCTAAATCTGCGGGGGGCTGCACGTCGTCTTTTGCTGGGTAAAGAGACCCCACATACAAATCAACGAACTCCTCAATGTCTTTTTTGACCAAATCGACCGGTTGCAGGTAGTAGCCGTCCACCTTGCATGCATCGCCAATGGGTCCGCACAACGGATGCTCAATCTGAGAGAAATATTTGGTTTCTTGGGTCACCAGCTGCACCTTCGGGTTCTTTGCCAATCGTTTGCTGATGAGTTGCGTGTTTGCGTCCTCGTTGCGATTTCCGTACATGAACAGTCCAATGCGGTCATCAGATGACAGATTGAATTCAATCCTTTTCCCTTGCGCCGCGATTGCCTCCTTTATGCCGTAGCGCTTTGCACGTTCATAAAAATTGTCATATAGAATCATCATGTAGAGAGAAAACAGCAGTAAAAATTGACGAGACACATTGCCAAACACAAAACAGTCAATGTCGTTCATCATTATTTTTCCGCATCTCTCTTTCACTTGTGCCAAATCCACGCCCGATGCAGCTACAATCTCCGGACTGAACGCATTCCCCAAAAAGTCTCGAATGTAATAAGAGACCGCAGCACCTCCCCCTGCCACAATGTGCACGCCCGATGAACGCATTGCTTCATTTACCGCCGTGAGAGCAGCAACAATCATGTCGGTCCTCGTCAGCGGACTTCCGTCGTCGAGCATGATCGCGCCGCCAGCTTCATCTTGTTTGGTTTTGTAAGCAACATCATCAAAGTAGTTGCCGTATTGACCGCTGGGAAATATGTCAGAAAACTGTTTTCCATCGGAGGTTAGCACGGTCGGATTCTGCATGACCGCAATGAGCACGGATTTGGTGAGTGCGGATTGGATGAGTTGAGTTTTAGGGAGAATGAGGAGTTGAAAAAATGCATCGCATTCGGCACGGAGGATGGCATTTGGATTTGGACTCGACACGGATGCATCTTTGGCAAATTTCTCCACGCAACTGACATTTATGCCACGAGCAATTAGCACGTTGACTTGAGAATAGGGGTCATCATCCGTTGTATCTGAATGCAGCAACAATTCCATCATTAAATCCAGCCGATTGTAAGGCCCAATCGGTTTTGCATTGTGAACGAATGGTTCGGGTTCAATGGGGGCCAATCCGCCGGGCAACCGGGGATTGTTCAACACATTGTTCATGACATGTGCTGTGAAAACTGGAATGTTGAAGACGGGTCCAATGTGCAAACGGAGAGAAATGTGTGGTCCTGTGTGATGGTGTGAAGTAAGACTAACCTTTATCTCAAATGCTCCATCTTCGGGTTGAAGTAATTTCCTCAATGCATTCAATGCATCAAATGTGGGATTCATAATCATAATGTTTGTGTCCGCTGGCAACTTCGTTGAAATGAAGAGGTTGTAATGAGGGGCAAAATCGGACAATGCCCCGATGGATGGATTGCAGTAAGCCACAATGACGTCCCCTGAAAGTGCTTCAGCTGCAGCTGGTGCAGCGGCAGTCAAATTTACAAAAGCCATCGTTGGTTGGGCAAGTCGAATTGCGCTTTCAATTCCAGCAACCGCTTTCACATAAAAATCGGAAGTTTGAGAAAGTGCATTGAAGGCCATCAGGCCTTTTTCAATTGCCTCTCTTGCATTCAATTCGCTGGTTTCAGGATTTACAGGCTCAGGTGCAGGCTCAGGTGCAGGCTCAGGTGCAGCATCAGGTGCAGCATCAGGTGCTAGCGCTATCGAAGCATTCACAGGCTCAGGCACGGCATCAGGTGCTAGTGCCATCGAAGCATTTACAGGCTCCGGTGCAGCAAGCGAAGCAATGTCAATCGCTAGGGAATCAGCGTTGGGTGAAGTGGGTTCAGGCGCGAGCTCAGGCGCAGCATTTAAAGGCGCAGCATCCGGTGGCGCAGCATTTGCAGGTGCAGCAGCAAAATTTCCTTCATTTGGTTCTAAAGGAGATGACATTTGAAACCGGTATGTTATATTATTGCAACATTAAAAACCATTGTCGCTACACATTTTTTCAAAATACTTTTTGCTCACAATCAAATGATGCATGTTTGAATGGTTGTCCGATGATTTGAATTTGGTTCGCTGTCTGATACAGTAAAATTCATATGCTTTATACACTGAGGTTAATCCGGTTAGCTCCCCCGCACATTCCTGGATTGCCGCCAGCACATCCCCGCGTTTGTCCCACAGCGTGCACTTGACATGCAACAAATGCTTGTCGTTTTCAATGACCACGTCCGGATAAAAGTGCCGAATCAGCCCCAAAAAGGTGGCATCGTTGTGGTTGTGGCTCTGCAGCTGCGGGGACGGCTGCGCCACCTGCAGCAGTTGCTGATTGTGGTGCAGTTTAAACAGCGTCGTGAATTCATCGATTTCCAGCTCGTGTGCGTCGTCGTCCTCGTCAGACACAACAATGGTCTGGGTCCAAAAATCCTTGAACCGTGCCACCAGGGGCAAATGCTTGCTGGTCAGCTGCATAAATGAATCGGTCGGTTCCGAATAATTCGGCAAATGCTTTATGAGTCGTGCCTTCAGCGTGTGCACAAAAAACACATTCGGAATTCTCTCCTCCTCGATGAACACCTTCCACAAATACATCATGTTTTTCCACGAAATGCTCATGTTGGTTTGCGGGGACGGCTCACACGTTGCCGCGAATTTGGCAACCAGCTGTTCATCCGTGGTGCGTTTTAAATAGAGCACCCGTTCATAGGCTGCCGTGTCCTTGCACTGCGTGTTTAAAAACGCCTCCGCATTATCGTACCTTTGCGAGTAGTGCGCCGCCACGCAAAAAATGTCGATTAGCCGGTGTTTAAATGGCGCCGCATATGCATCCATTGCAACATCGTTCATGTCCATCAACCGGCATTCGCTGAACGCGTACTCATGAAATTTGAATTTGAACGCGGAAAGCAACGACGTGCCAAACAGCGTGCTGCATTCTTGACTGAGACCTTTTATGAACTGCCGCGTTTTGGGGGCAGCAATGTACACGGGTTCTGCGGAGCCGTCGTTTATGTGAACCGTTTTCTTCAAGATGACGTCGCCCAGCACCGTCAGAAAATACTTTGCACAGTCGCGGGTTCGGAACATGGCGGGACACAGCATGTTCAGCGTGCGCTGAATCGTCTGCGATTCCGGAATGGACGACAACAGGTTGCGGTCCTTGATGCGCCGCAGCACCTGGTTCTTGATTTTATACTTCCACGGCATGAGTTCCCGATTGCCGCTGATTTTCGTTAGTATGGGGTGCAGGATGTCGTCCTCGTTAATGACGCTGTAATTGCACTCGGCGTCGGTATCGTACACGAAAAACAGCTCCACATTGGCGTTGTAATAGTAATGCGGCGACTCGTTCAAAAACTGCTCAATGAACTCGTCCGACGCGGTTATCAGCGTTTTTTTGCGCTGCTCCTTGTCGTCGCGTGCCTGATGCGCAGCATCCATCATTGCCGGAAGCTGGGCCACGTGCGCTGACAGCTTCGCCAGCATGAATTCGTCTTCCGCGTATTTGTCGCACAGTTGCTGCAACAAGATGACCATTTCGCTGGCGTCTTGCATTTCCAAATTCCCAAATTCCCAAATTATTAAATACTTACATGCAGGTGCAAGTGTTTAAATCGTTTTCACTGCATCATCATCAGTTCGCAACGGCCTTAGGGCGCCGGGTCGTCGCGTGGTGGTGCCGATGCGCGTGTCTATGCGACCGGGTTCTGTGCGTCAACCCGTTCAACCCGTTCAAACCGAACAGCGTCCACGGCTGCGGCGGGCGGTCGTGAAGGTACGGACGGTACGTGTTCCAAATCATGTTGCGGTCGCAAAACGCGTCCTTGTAGAAGCCCGTTCCGCACGAGCTGCCCCAGCGCCCCCACAGCTGCATGCGCTGAGCAGTGGCCGTGTCAATGGCCATGCCGTCCACCGCCCCGCGCGGCTGAAACGGTTTCGGGCGGTCCGACTGCGACATGTACTCGCGCGCGTCCAGGTCGTAGTGCGAGCACGTCGTGCGCGAGCACGGGTTGATCTTGTTCAAATACACGTCGTAGTGGTCGCCAATGAGCCGCTTGGCGGTTTCCACATCCAGACGCCCCTTGTGCTCCTCCATCATTTGATGCAGGCGCACCCGGCGCGAGCCCTGGTGGCGGCGAATGTCGTCCCAGCCCGTGTTGGACGACTCAATGTTCCGAATGCGCGGGTCGAAGGCCACATTGAACCCGACGAAATAGCCGTTCTTGGTGCGCTGGACGTCCACGTACTTCAGCCCTAATTCCAGCCGCATGATTTCGTTCGTGCGCGTGTCGCCAAACAGCCACGCATTCGCGTAGTCGCCCGAATTGCGTTCCGTCAGCATCGCCACGTAGTCGTCCAGCGAATTGCCGTACTGCATGGCGCGCCGAATGCGGCAGCACACGGGGTCCTTGTTTTCATAGGCGTTAAACCCGCCCATCGTCGTCTCCGTTCCGAACAGCCCCCGGCTCGTCACAAACACGTCGGTTCCGGAATGAATGCCGCCTGGGAACGACTGCATGAGGATGCGGTTGCCGCTGCTCGGACGCAGGTCCATGATGACGCACGAGTACTGCCCGTTGATGTAGTTGTCGAACGAATTGTGCGCGCACACGATCTTGCCGTCAGTGGTGTAATCGCCCACTGCAATGAAGGCGCTGCACCGATCTTTGGCACCACCCCCTTCCAGCCCCCCGCTGCCTTTTTTGCCCCCCTCACTCACAAAGTCGGCATAGATGGGTTTCGACTTCAAGTGCGCATTGTGCGGTTCGTTTAGCACGTCCGAGAGCCGGGCGAACAGGTAATCAAAACTGACGAAACAGTTCCAAAACACGATTTTGTGCAGCGGCTGCTTCGAACCGTCGGCAATGCCGCGCATCTCTTCATAGAACTCGGGGAAATTCGACTCAATCTGCGGGCGAAAAAAGTCGTCGGCCATCTCGCAAAAAAAAGCGAACGTGCGCCCGTTTTCCTCGTACAGGAAAAACTCCAACATCGCCATGATTTGGGTCAGTTCATGCGCCACCAGGTGGCCGTGCGCGAAACCGCGCTCATACGGGCCACCGTTCAGTGAGAGATAAATCCAACCGTTGACGTCCTTGCGCGAACCGTGCAATTTCATGGTTGCAGTGATGTGTATGGTGGTACAATGATGTTGGTGTGTATACACTTTGCATATATTATAATTTTTAATACAAAATACTAAATGAGGTTGAAATGAGTTAAAATAATGATAATATTAAACTGCATGTATGTTAAAATACCATCATGAGTAGCATTCTTTATTACAGCAACTTTTGCGACAAGTCTAAATCTCTCTTGCAGCGTTTGGCCAAGAGCAAAATTAAGGAGGGGATTCATTACATGTGCATTGACAAACGCGTGAAGGGCGAGAACGGGGCATGGTACATCATCCTAGAAGACGGGCAGCAAATCATTCTGCCGCCTCACGTGAACCGGGTGCCCGCGCTGCTGCTGCTGAATCAGAACCACATGGTGCTTTACGGCGACCAAATCACGAATCATCTGAAACCGCTGGATGTGCAGCACAACAACGTGGCCACCAATTACAACGGAGAGCCGTCGCCGTTTTCCACTTCCTGCGAGTTCATGGGCGGGTTTGGCGTGACGTCCGACAACTACAGCTTTCTGGACCAAAGCAGCGAGGACCTGTCGGCCAAGGGGGCGGGCGGCTTGCGCCAGCTTTACAACTACGCGACCATTGACTTCAATCAAACCATTGAGTGCCCGGCCATTGAGGAGAAACAGGCGCGGATTGGACCCGATACAACACTTGAGAAGCTGGAAAAGGAGAGAAATTCGCAAATTATGCAGGCGCAACAGGCGCAACAAGGAGGGCAATCAGGCCAGGGCCAAGGACGCCGACAATGAATGACGATGCGGGGGGGGTCAAAATATAATTATTGAATAAAATGAATTTAAAATAATGCGCAGAATAATACATACATACACCACACACACACACAATCCATTCATTCCATTATTGTGCGCAATGTCGGACAAATCGATTGTCATGAAAGCCTTTTTGAACCAGTTCACCGATTTTGTGGAGGACATTCAGGGCGTGTTTCCAGACAACGTCGACATAGATTCGGCCAAAACCGCGCTGTTCCTCATTAAAAAAACGAATCCGCGCATTTTAATGAATGCATGGACCACCTACATTGTGGGGCCCTACGATGACCAGATTGAGAAGGGCGACATCGGGTTCTTCCTGGACAAGGATTACACGCGGGATTTGGAGTACATGGGGAATGCGGTCATGCAAAAGGTGGACACGCTGCGCGGCCCCATCCGGGAGATGGGTGTCGACAACCAAGCCAAGTCCATGAAGTACATTCAGAACCTGACGAAGCTGGCGAAGCTTCATGGAGAGGTGGAATAAGTGAGTTAGTTGTGAATTCCATTTTTAATATTAAAAATGACATTTCGTTTTGAAGGTGGGGGACGATTCGGAGTTACATGCGAATGATTTATCAATGTAAGTGGTTTGTATCGATTTGGGGCAGGAGTTATATGCGAACGATTTATCAACATAATTGGTTTGAATCGAATTGAATCCGACTTGAGAACTGACTTATTGGACGCAAGACTAACCACTTTAGGTTTATGATTTTCCGGATGTGTTATAGGCTGGTGTTGTTTTAGATCAATCAACCGAATGTCGTATATCAATCCAGCAGATTTAACAAACCCGGACACATGACCATACACGCTGTATGTTTTTAAAATGGATGCATTTGTCAATGTAAAAAATTCATACAATGTTTCTTTAAATGAATCTTCAATTCTCTCAATAAACCTAGTTGAAAGGTCGCCCAGGTGCAATGGATGCGTGTTGAACATTGCAATGTTGACATTCGTTTTTTTTAATTGTTGCTTGAACTCAAATGAATCGCTAATTAATAGGTCGTTTGGGTCGGCATATTGTGATATGATGTTGGCGGCCTCATTTACGTTGAACCCATTGACAGGTTTATTGTCAAAAAATGCATCATCTCCTAAACGAATATGTAGAATTGAATGTTGTGAAGAAATATTATATAATTCATTTTGTTGAGTTATGTATTTTGCAAAATATTCATTTGGCGTCAATAACGTTTTCATGAATTGTTTGCATTCCGCAGTCAATGATTCATTGCAAAACAGGTTTGTGCAAATCAATAATGGTTCCGGATTCATTAATGATGCATTGTAAATCGCATTAAAATTATTGATTTCATAATCGGAATTTGTGATGGGGTTCGTCGTTGTCACGATTTTTATATCATGCATGTTTGCATCCACGTATTCATTTTGACAATCATCATTGCGGCCATGTGGATTCACGACCAAATACCGAGAAATGTGATGTTGGCGAATGTCCACTGCAAACTTAAATCCAAATTTATCAGACATTTGATGCAAAAAAATAGTGCCACGCAATAAATCGCCAAGCCCAAATGATTTCACACTCCCGCTTGGATACGTTCCTGAATCGGTTTTGAACCACACCATGATTACGGTTTTGGTCATAGGTACCAAGTTTTAAGTCTGTGTTCAATTGTGAATATAGAGTGTTATAAAAATACACAACATATTATTTTTTTCATCATGCACGCATGAACCTGAACCGTTGGTTCGCATTTAATTGTCGCGCATGGTGTTCCACCGTTCGTTTTCAGGACGTACCAACCACAGATGGCACGATGATGTTGTTGTTGATGTTATTACATGAACCAATGCGGCATTGCAATTGCAATGTAAATAAATGTATTTTACAAAAAAACCATTTAAAAACATTAAATATATAAGTGTATTTGTATATTTATATAACATTGCCTTGATTTTTAATGAACATTGTGACGTTTAAAAACAACGAGTACCCGCACTTTCAATCAACTGGCAATGCATCACAATTTGCAATACCGTATGCAAAACATTACTGCAACGGTGTTGGGTATGATATTGGCTTTTGCAGAGAGGAATGGAAATACCCCGGCGCGATTGGCATTGACATATCATTGAATGACGGGTTTCACGCAGACAATCTTCCCAATGATGCGGTGGATTACATCTATTCCAGCCATTGTTTGGAACATGTTGACCACTGGGTGAACACGCTGACGCTTTGGATTTCCAAATTGAAAGCGGGGGGAATACTATTTTTGTATTTGCCCGATTTTTCACAGGTGTACTGGAGACCGTGGCATAACAAAAAGCACAACCATTGTTTTACTCCCGACATCATAAAATCTTTTCTGTCGGACAACGGAATGAGCCGCATATATTGTTCCGGGGTTGATCTGAACAACAGTTTCATGGTGGTGTGTGAGAAACCCTAAAAAATGCAAATGCAAATGCAAATGCAAATGCAAATGCAAATGCAAATGCAAATGCAAATGCAAATGCAAATGCAAATACAAATACAAATACAAATACAAATACAAATACAAATACAAATACAAATGCAAATATGATTAATTATTAATTAGCAACCTCAGCATTTAAACTATTTTCTATGTACGTGTAAATGGCATTATACACCATTTTATGATAATATTCCAGATTGCCCCCTAATAATGCAGGGTGTATTACAAATGCATTCTTTAGACAATATGCGATTTTTTTGTGATACTTAATGTACCAATTTATTTCGGTTTCGTCAATTAATCCTCTAGGTATTACATTAGAATCTACTAACTTTTGCACTTCAAACCACTTGTCGCTGTTCATGATATACATCTGCGCCTGATAAAACCCCTGCATAGGTTCTAGTTCACAATCATGATAAGTAAATATTCGTTCCACATTATTGATGATATACGTGTTTAATGTTGCAATGGCAGAATTGGAATGTCTTATGGGATGTTCGCCGCCGTTGAAATAATTAGATGATAACATATACTGGCACAATGCATCCGCATTCCAATGACCCATTGTTGTAAAAAATGTTTTTAATTGGGTTAAATCATCCGTGCCGTTCGAATTAGGATACTGGTGATAATCAAATGTTGTGAAATGATTGTATATTGTTTCTCGTATTGCATCATCCTTCACAAAATTCGCGATGAATGCATCGGTTGTAAGTGAGTTAATGCTTGCCGTGGGGAAAATCCAAATAATATCGGGATTCGTTTCTAAAATATCAACGTTATCAATGAGTTGGTCCAGCACATGTTGACTGTAGAAAAGATCATCGTCGCATTTAATAAAAAATTGGTAATGCGGCAAAATCGCAAACAGTTTCTTTTTATAGCCATACCAACTAGTGTCATCTACATTCAGATATTGAATCATAATATTATTATATTGCGAATCAGCAACTAGTTTCTTTGTTTCATTTACTAACAATTCACTAGATGCTGCCACCCATAAATCAATGCAGTCTTTGTGTTTTATTTTAGAAAAAACATACAGTGTCAATAAAAACCCACATAACCGACTATTAGTATTAACCATCCAAATGAATGCAATTTTTGATGGCATATTTTATTACGTCGAATGTGATATTTATATATTTACACTAAAATTATATAAAGTTATATAATAAAATATATATTTATTATATTGCAAACACGCACGCATGAATAACACAGCCGCATCCATCATAGTGGTGGGCGATGCCATGATTGACTCATATTATTATGCTAATGTCAAAAAGCACGCACCTGAAGCCGTCAATGTTCCCGTGCACGATGTATTCAGCAGTGATTGCAAGTTGGGAGGAGCCTGCAATGTTGCACTGAATCTCCACAATTTAGGGAGCGATGTTGAATTTGTGGGAGTTGTTGGCGATGATGCGTGCGGAACTCAAATTGAAAACATGATGCGCAGTTCAAACCTAAAACACAAATTGTTTGTAGATAAAACCAGAAAAACCACGCAAAAAAATCGGGTTTTGCACAATGATGAATTGGCCTGTAGATTTGACATTGAAGACACGTGCGATATAACCGTGTCTCTGCAAAATGACATTTTAAATCACATTGCGAGCAATGCCAATGTTAAGTTCATCGTGATTTCGGATTACAACAAGGGCGTAATTACGACCGACTTGTGTCAATCCATCATAAGTTATTCAAATCGTAATGATGTGCTAACATTTGTTGACCCGAAGGTGAGTAATTTTCACAAATATAAACATTGTTTTTTGTTCAAACCAAATGCGATTGAATCCGAACAAATTACAAATGAAACGATGATTGACAATGTTGTGAACGTGATTCATGAACGGATAGAATGCAAAAATGCATTAATCACGTTGGGTGAAAACGGTATGATTTTTTCAGAAAAGGTTGACAATCTGGTAAATGCGCGCGCAATTCGGCACAATGGATTGATAAACAAAAAAGATGTAACTGGCGCGGGCGACATTGTGTTGTCTGTTCTAGTGCACATGTACGAAAAATCAAACAATTTAATGGAAGCGTGTCGCGTGGCGAACTACATTGCCGGGAAAAGCGTTGGCGTGGTTGGAAATTATATCGTCGGGCCGCGTGACATTGAGCACTATTACAAAAATCAAAATTCGTCCTGCCAAACCAACCCTGCCTGCAAAATAATGTATGATTATGAATGCGACAAAATCACGGAGTTGTCCAATCGCAAAGGAGTGGTGTTTACAAACGGTTGTTTTGACATATTGCATTCAGCGCACATCAAGTGTTTAAAATACTGCAAGAGTCAGGGCGACGTCCTGGTTGTAGGATTGAATGACGACACCTCTATAAAAAAAATTAAAGGTCCGAAAAGACCCATAAACACCGTGGATGAACGGGCCACCATGCTATCATTATTTGATTTTGTGGATTACATTGTTATTTTTTCAGATGAAACCCCGTGCAGCGTACTTAAATTACTAAAACCATTGAAACTAATAAAAGGAGGTGATTATAAGGTGGAAACCATTGTTGGTGCGGAGTATGCAAATGAAGTGTTACTATTTGACTATATAACCGACAAAAGTACGTCAAATGTTGTAAATAAAATTAAAAATTCATTATAAAAATGAAAATGTTTAGACATGATTTCAATTTCAAAATGAATTTGATAACAACAACAACACCACACAAGGTCCGTTCTGCTAAACCCCAGATTCATCCCCATCACATTAAAATTATGAATAATAATTATTCTAGAGTGTATTGTTTGCACGACTCACACGGACTTGGAGATAGTGTTTTCAACTTGATATTTTTCAATTTGATAGAAGAGCAAATTATTGCAGATAATATATTGTTTTGTTATTTTGCGAAAAATGAATACATGCAACAACTAACACAATTTATTAAACCCGCGTTATTAAACAATGTGAAACTATTTTCATTGGATAAAAAACCACAACAATCCATAGAATTGTGGATTAACAACCCATATTTTGACTACACATTTGATGTTGCAATGAACTCGCAAAACAAAGTAGTGGATTACAATGATTTTTATTTGAATTATTTCAAGCATGTATTGCAAAAGTTAACAATAAATGCAAATATACAATCAGTTCTGTATTATGATAATGACCTGTTGGTCAGAACCAATACGATACCTCCTGAATACAAGTCCGTTGACATTTTAATACTAAATTCAGTGCCGTATTCAGGTCAATATAATTACAACAAAGACAGATGGAACAACTATATCATGCAGCTTAATTCTGAATTCAAAATAGTAACAACCACAAAAGTGAATGATGTTTTGTGCACGTTTGACAAAAACCTGACAATTAAGGACATAGCTGCGCTTTCAACCAATGCAAAAGTGATAATTGCCATAAATTCAGGTGTTTTTCCCGGTCTATTAAATGTTCACACAATGGAATCAGTAAAACAATTCTATATTTTTGACAATCGCTGTTATTATTCTTTTCCAAGAATTCAACACAAATGTTGCATTACCGAAATCAGCATGAATGAACTTAATTATTATATAACCATGTAAACCATGCAACCATGCAACCATGCAACCATCATCTGACTCTAATTCCCTTTCCAAATTCGGTAACTGTCGCTGTCCAAGTGATGGGTGGACACTTCAAAAATGTCCGCATCTTCCAATGCAATGAGTTGGTGCGGTTCGCCTCTTTCGTTTGTGATCACATCCCCCACTTCCAGATACTCGCTATGTTTGGTTCCAGTTGACGTGTCTATCCATATAAACACAAATCTGCCTTTAGAAACATACCAAGTTTCCTTTTTTAATAAATGATAGTGCATTGAAAACTTTTTCCCTTTTTCAAACGATAATATTTTGCCGCAGTATTCATTGTTGTTCACAAACACAATTTCTTTCCCCCATCCTTTGATAACGACTTCGCTTTTGATTTTTTTCACAGATGTAGATTCGGAATCTGGGGCTGGAATGCACCAATAGTCATCCACATTGAACGATTTGTCGTCTATGCAACAGTCATACGATGGCTTTCCCATTACCAGCTCATCATACGGGACATTCCATTCCGCGAGTTGTTTTTTGGTAAGTTCCGAATGATCCAATCCGGAAGACGACCCTCTTGCGGTCCATATCGTGACATGGTGACCATTTTTTTTCAAATCGTGTAGGTAGTTAATCCTTTCCACAATCGGTTTTGAATTATTGTAATCGTTCGTCTGCGTGTGACACAATGTGTTGTCTAAATCAATGAAATATTTCATTTATATACGTCCATATTATATTCATTATATTTTTATACATCAAATATAACGAATCAATTCGCATCAAATGATACTGTGTTTTAATCATTTGTTCCGGATATTGATTTAAACAAAAGTATTTAAATTAATGTAAACACACCTCCCCTCAAGATGACTGTCTCCGACGAGTTTAAGAAGATTATCTCCGATTTCGTGGCCGACATTGCCACCGTGTTCCCTGAGCACAGCGAAGCATGCGCCACGGTGTACGGCATGGACTCCGCTGCGGTGTACGACCACTGCAAGCTCACGTACGCGCCCCAGTTCTTCAACATTCTGTACCGCAATGACACCGTGCTGTTTGCTGAGCCGATTGAGCTGCTGCCCGGGCTGGATTTCAAGGCGCTGTGGGAAACGCCCGACGTCAGCGATGCCACCAAGGAGGCCGTTTGGAAGTATTTGCAGCTGGTCATGTTTTCGGTGGTGTCGGACCTGTCGGACACGTCCACCTTCGGCGATGCCGCCAAACTGTTTGAGGCCATCGACGAGAGCGTGCTGAAATCCAAGCTGGAAGAGGTCATGCAGCAAATGCAGGACATGTTTAAGGATGAGGGCGCAGATGGTAAAAGCGCAAGCGATAAAAGCGAAGCAGGCTCAGGCGAAGCAGACGCAGATGGTAAAAGCTCAGGCGAAGCAGGCTCAAGCGAAGCAGGCTCAAGCAAAGCAGGCTCAGGCGAAGCAGACGCAGATGGTAAAAGTGAAGAAAGCGGTTCGAAGGGGTTCTCATTTCCGCCAGGAATGGACCCGAATTCCATGCACGAGCATTTGAGCGGGCTGCTCGGCGGAAAAATCGGCAACCTGGCCAAAGAAATCGCAGAGGAAACCGCGGCCGAGCTGAACCTGGACACGTCCGATGAAGCCTCGGTGCAGTCCGTGTTTCAGAACCTGTTCAAGAACCCGGGCAAGCTCATGGGCATCGTGAAGAACGTGGGCCAGAAGCTGGACGCCAAGATGAAATCGGGGGAGATTAAAGAGAGCGAAATCATGCAGGAGGCCAGCGAACTCATGAGTAAAATGAAGAAAATGCCGGGCATAAACAACGTGGCCGATTTGCTGAAAAAAATGGGCATGGAGGGAGGCATGGGCGACATGGGCGGAATGGACATTGGGAAAATGGCAGCCAGCATGGGTCTCGGGGGCAAGAACGCCAAATTCAACATGGGCGCCATGCAGAGCCACCTGAATCAAAACATGAAAACGGCCAAGACCAAAGAGCGAATGCAACAGAAATTGGAAGAACGCAGGGCTGCAATGGTGTTGCAAGCGCAGGCGGCTGTCAAACAAGCGCAGCCATTGGTGTTTAGCACCGGCGAAAAGGTGGAACGCACGCCGAGGTTTCCACAAAGCGCAGCGACTGGAAGCGCAGCGACCGGAAGCGCCTCAGCAGCGACATCTGATACAACAGCACCAGATACACAAAGCACAGAGACACAAAGCAATAAGAAAAAGAAAACCAAGAAATAGATGAATGAACAAATGAGTCGATGAATAAAAATAAAGAATATCAATATATATAAATAATAGTCGCATTTATATATACGTATAAGCATTCATAAGAGACAATACAATGACTGCATTTTGGTTGCAAGATCCAACCGTGCTGTTCAACAATGCAGGTATCACCCAACTCGTTCCCACGTCCGACATGAACCGCGAATCTAAGTTGAACGCCATCAGCCGCATGATCATATTATTGACACTTTTAGGCTATTTGCTGACGATGTCCTACAAACTGGTTCTGCTCGGAGTGGTTTCTTTAGCCATGATTGCAATTTTATACACGGCACAAAGCAAACAAAACAACGCGACCAATCAGCCAACCAAGTCATCCTCTGATAACAAAGAGGGGTTCTCAAATTACGCCAACTACAACACGGGGCGAAGGCGCATGGTGTCGTCGAAAGGGGCAGCACCCGCGCCCGCAACTTCAGGACTAACCTTCCAGGCCCCCACGCCGCAAGACCCGCTGATGAACGTACTGCTGACCGACATTCAGGACCATCCCAACCGCCCCGCCGCCGAACCCGCATTCAACCCGCAGGTGGAGCACGACATCAACCAGTGCACCCAACAATTCGTGGTGAAGGATTTGGGCGGCAATCCCAATTTGGAGGACCGGCTGTTCCGTGATTTAGGCGACAATTACGAATTCAGCAACTCCATGCGCAACTACTTTGCCACCCCGAACACCAAAATCCCCAACGACCAGCACGCCTTCGCCGAATACTGCTACGGCTCCATGATTTCGTGCAAGGAGGGCAACATGCTGGCGTGCGCGCGAGCCAATCCCGTTCTGGGCTCCATCACGGGTGCACAATAATGTTTTTAAAATGGTATAATGAAAAATTAATAAATATATATAAAATATATTGATTAATTATATATTGCACATATATACAATAACACACGATGTCCGCATTTGTGAACGACTACAGTTTTGACAACCTCTCCCGCATCGGCGAAGACAGCTGCAGTTTAGGACAACGCGGCATTCAAAATGCCGAAGCATCCAGCTACATGCTGCAAAACTTCTTCTCCAATGACTGCTCCATGAAGCGCCCCATCGAATTCGCCACCAGCCAGCCCAACATCAACTTCACGGGCGGGCACCAGGTCGGCGCCGGCGGGTGCAACATCGACACCAACTCGCAGCTCCTCCTCGGCGGCAGCGCGCTGACTCACCCCAAATGCCGCATCAGCCTGTTCCAGCGCCCGTTCGCCACCGTGCCGTTCCTGGGACGCGGGCAATCCAACCCGTATTTAGAGTCGCAGCTGCAGCAGGGCGACTACCTCACGAACAAGCGCAGCGTCAACCTGCTGTCCGAGCAGAGCTGGGACAACAACTACCCGCTCATCCCGTCCATCGCCTCCACCATCACCAACCCCGCCAACCTGGTGGAAGGCGTGGCCCAAGACGGCTGGGTGCGCGGCGGTGCCTCGTCCCGTGACATGTTCTACGGCGACGGCCAGTGCAATAATTAAATGCGTCGTTCCATGGTTATTCCATTGCCATAAAAATAATTTAAACATAATCGGTTTGAATTATTATCAAACCAAATCATAACCAAATCGCAAACCATGTATAAAACCGATTTCGTGTGCACATACAAAGCATTTGAAACGATAGAAGACGATGAAGTGAATTCGGACATGCTCTACCAGGCGCAGTTCCTGCAAGTGTTCGGTTTGACTGATTACAACGACGCCGCAATCAATGCTGGACTGGAAGCAATTAAGACAAAGGCGGCCGAAGTGCCGGAACTGAAGGCGCTGATTTTGCAGCACCCTTACAACGCCACCTCATCCGACACCGATGATGGATTTGACACGCTGCTGACCTGTTTGTTTGCCTACCCACTCATGGACTTGTTCCATTTGTGCCTGATTGACGCCTTCAAAACCGGCCGCATTTCCCCCGAGAATCGAGACAAGGTGTTGAAGGCATATGACACATTGTGAGATAATTCGCGTCATTGTATGCATGCATTTGAGAGAAAATATAATATATATGTATTAATAATAAATAACATCATTATTGTTTCGTCATTGTTTCATTTTCTCTCGAATGGCATCCACCAGAAACAAAAACACGTGCTCGAATTACTGCTTGGAGCAGCGCATCGTGTCGCAGTCGCTGCACTATTGGGAATACCGGAACGGCGCATCTGGCGCGGCATACAGTCCCGCCATTCCGTGCATGGGCATCATGCCCAGCCAAATGCCGCGCGACGTGTTCTCTCGGAACTCGGTCGACATTGAGTCCGCACTGTTCGGCATCAACTCCACGAATTTAGTGGAAACGCAGACGCCGGTGGTTCCGCAACTGACCAAGCTGCCCGAGGTCTCATTCATTGACCGCATGAAGCTCGTCATGCCCGACCCGTTGGTGGTTGAGAAATCGCAGCGCCCGTTCCCCGTGCCCAACTGACATGCGCACACAGCAGGTGCGCAAATCTGATAATAAAATTATATCCAGTAATTTTATAATCAATCTTGATTTACGGATTTACGAAACAGGGGAAATGTCGATAAGTTTCAATGACTTAAATGGACCCAATGTGAGTGATGCCAGCGGGAACACGACACTGGGCTCATTGAGTTCGCAAAATCCGAATGGACAAAACCTGAACAACACGGCAGTTGGATTCGGAGCGCTGAGAGATAACGCAGGAGGACAGCACAACATTGCAGTCGGGTTAAACGCTTTAGCGAATAATTCGGCATCCAACAACGTGGCAATCGGTGAAAATGCGCTCTACAATTTTCTGGCACCGTCAACCACCCAAACGGGAACCCTCAATGTGGCCGTTGGCAATAATGCGATGCAAAGCAATGCGTCTGGCAAACAAAATGTGGCCGTTGGAAATCAGGCGCTGCAAAACAACACGACGGGGAACTACAATGCGGTTGTCGGAAACGGGGCTGCATATTACAACACCACCGGTCATAACAATGCGGTGATGGGGGCGAATGCGCTGTTGAACAACACGACCGGAAGCCAAAATGTGGCAATCGGCAAGGAAGCACTGCAAATGTCTCAGGTTGCAATCGGAAATGTGGCGGTTGGCCATCACGCATTGAAGAATAACGCCACTGGGAATGGCAATATTGGAATCGGGAATCACGCATTAAATGCAGACACCACTGGTTCCAATAATGTCGGCATTGGAAGCCGCGTGTCTGCAAATAACAACAGTTCGTGCATTCTATTGGGAAACAGCGCTCAAACCGTGGCTAGTAATGAAATCGGCATTGGTGGAATCAATCTGGCAGCACCCCTATCCCCCGCGCCGTCCATCACTGGATACCTGCCAGTGCGAATGAATAACTCAACCCTATCCAATAAACTGTATTACGTTCCTATGTATGACCCATCCGTTCCCCAGATTCTTCCGATTCCCGAAGTCATTATCGCCAATAGTTCAAGTTCTGGAGTTGGACTCTTGATTGGATTTCCTGCTGGCTATTCCGCTGTAAGCAGTGTAACGATTGCAAATGGCGCACACTCGGTTGTCATCAATAGTCCAATTTCAACTTCGGGATATTACGTGTATTATGAACGCAATTTTGTAGGATTTTGGGCCAATTTATCTACGTCAACATATTCAAATCTTGCGCAGGAACCCACAGTTGATGCAAGCCTGTGCGCGGGGGTGGTGTTTGGAAACCCTCTCACATTCACATACGTGGTAGCAGCCACACCAACCACTGTGACATATACACCAACGCCATCCGGCCAATTGGACATTGGTGATGGGTATCAGTTTCAGCAATACAATGGCGCATCCGCGACGCCTTCCAATGGGGGGTTCCAATGGGGGCGAAACCCTATTGGTGGTGGTGGAAGCGAAGCATGGGGGACGCAAACTGGTTCCGGCACGCAAACATATTCTGCCTGGACCAGTTCCGGCGACTATCAGTACAACAGCATTTACAAGTATTTGTATCCTTATAGCACCGTATCTGGGCCAGGACCAGGACCCAGTCCAGGACCCAGTCCAGGACCCAGTGCATCCATGACATGGCAGGTCACTAAAACATTATCATCCATTGCAAGCGGTGCAACATACACAATTGGCGGCACAGACATTCCAGCTCCCACTGGTGTAACTGGCACAATCACATACAGCATATCATGCGACAGCAACATGCCAAGCATAACCACGTCTGGCAGCACCCTCACTGCCGTCTGGGCAAATTGGGGAGCACCAGCCAACGGAATTCAAACCAATGCAATCATAACCGCCACTCAAGGAACCAACGTTGCATATCTGAACGTGGTAATAACCGTCAATGCAGCAGGCACCGCATTGACCTGGGCATTTAGTCCATACACCCAATCAAGTGCTCCCACCCCATATGCGGTGCCTACTGCATTGACATTTTCACAAACATTGTCCACGTACTACACAACCACCCCCGCATTTACGGTCACAAACACCTATACAAATGTTACGATAACATCAAGTGCACACTCGGTGGCGTCAGCTGTGACTAGCGGGACCACCACCACAATCACTCCATCAGCCGCTGGTTCAACGATAATCACTGCAACGTCATCAACTGGGAAAACACGAACCCTGTTGACAATCGTTGCTCCAGCTGTACCTTCTGTGGTGGCAATGTACAGTCAAATGACAAACCCGACACTGATATCTCCTGCTCTTGCCGTAGCTCCCAACGCATTACCTCCATCACAGCAGTTCATAGCCAATGAATTCGGTTCAGACATCTCCGGAATAATTGATTATTTCTATCTACCATTTATACAGTTCGCAAATGTTCAATCCACAAACAGCGTGACGTTTACAATGACATTGGCCAAAAATGGGACGACGCTCGTCACCACCACATTTTCATTACCTGGAAATGCAGGCACCACCACGTATCTAAACGGCATAAACATTCCATTTTTATCACAATCTACAGCCAGCCATAGCAATACTCCTACAATAAATTTTACTTTTAATCCATCCAGTCCAACCAGCACCAATACCACAATTACAAATTATGACAAAATCACCATTTCATTGAACGCAACTTCAACCATTACTGGGGGAACATGGCAGATTAAAATGTCTGGTGGTGAAATGGCTGGAACGGTGTATGGAACATCGACCCAATTTGTTCCTCTGACAGTCCCCACATTTACACCGTCTACGCTGACATTTCCCGATACTATAATATATAACCCCAATACCCCCAACTTGATTCCATTTACTCTTGTGTCCAGCAACACCGACACACCGTTAACATATACAATAACGCCATCGGTCATGGGAACGATAAGCACAGTTGCAAACAGTGGCGGCGGTCCAATGTCTTATATATTTAATGCAGCGATGCCAGGAATCGCCACTATAACATTTTCCCAAGCTGCATCTGGGGGGTTTTCGCCCGGGTCGATAAGTGGAACATTGACGGTATTCGATACCCCCATCATCACATTCACTTCAGTTGTGAACAATCAAATGACATATGCAATCGGCGGCAAAACCGTTGCATTGAATAACCCACAAGCACCCGCGGCAACTTCCACCAACACCAATGCGGCAATCACATACACACTGACGCTTGCAGACCCCACCAATCCATGTGCCACAATCACAACAACGGGAATGAATCAGACATTGAACATACTGGGGGTTGGTTCATTTACATTGGTCGCATCACAAGTGGCAACCCCCCAAACAACCCCGCCATATGGACCTGGTACCAACTCCATCGCTATTACAGCCGTCCCTGGTGATGGTCCGTCCAATCCGATTGTATTAAATGCCATCGAGGCGAACACATCAACCACCCCATTTGAATTGAACTTGATTGTAAACGCGTCGATTTCGGCGTCAATGTCATACGTGACAAACATAAATGCGGTTGTCACTCATTTTAATATACCATATTTTAGCGTGGACACAAAATATTCTAGCGTGGACCCAAATAATGCGTCACAGACCGTGCAATTTTCACTTAAGGTTTTGTCTGGCATCGGCGGTACAATACCCAACAAGGTTGAATCTACCACCATTTTCTCCATCACCACAAATTCGTCCGGCACTTACATCTCGCCAACTGGTGGCATAATTGTTCCTTTGTCAAACCCCTCCCAACCACCAATCGGCATCACAGTGGTTTCAACCACTTCAGGCAATCCCAATGCAATCACAACGCCCTCCACCCCATTTTCGATTTCAACAATAAATCCAGTTATAATGGTTGTATTGGCACCCATGACAGTTGTCACTCACGGTTCTTTCACCATAAATGTGAACACAAATACTCCCAGCGGCATGTTGGGAACATTGTATGGATACATTCAACTATTGGGTCCAAATTTGACATTTAATCCCATTGTAACCCCCATCACATGGACCGCGACTAAACAAATACCATTCGGTCCAGCAACAAGCAATGCAACCGACTTGAGCACCATAACTTATTCATCCAGCAACACCAATGTTGCCACGATTCCCACTTCAACTGCAAATTCCATGACTCTCTCCGCAACCCAACCAACAACCCCGACGAATGTAATCACGATTTCGGCAACAAGAGCGGCAACTGCCATATATTCTCAACAAACGGTTACAATGAATCCAACCACCAATCCCAATATGCCCATTTGCATAAACACGTATGCTCTAGACAGTAGTAAGAATCAGAAGATAGTTTATTATAACCCTCAGACAAGCACAAGCCAGATTATCCCTAATATATTCGCTAATAGCCAAAATTTCCTGATAACATTCAACGTCACGGAACAAATAACATTAAATTCTTTGAACTTTGTCATAAATGGAGGCGGATACGGTTGCACTCTGGAGGGGGAGGGGCCTACTTTTACACTGGGCATACTAAAAACAAATAGTAGTGTAGTAAATAGTGTAATATCACAAATATCCTTTTCAACTAACAAGGCCAACTACAACTCATCGGATGATGGAACGCTGAGAGAAATACCATTTGGACCATTGACAAATTGTCCAACATATGTGCAAAATTTTACAATCAACGGCGCCTATAATCCATCATTTGATCCAGGCGATACGGTTACAATTGCACTTTCATGCTCCGACCGTTATTATTTAATCACGGCATATGGTATGACTCAGTTCACAGGAACGGTCGTCGGCACTTCATCGGTGACGTCGTTGCCAAAAATCTTGTACATGACGTCATCTGATGCCGTGTTTCTCATGAACAATGTGTCTTCAACCACGGTGTCTATATTCAAACAATGCATTATCACGAGTTTCAATGTGGCAGGTGTTAAACCAGGGATATCAACTCAAACATTCACTTTAACCGTCAGTGGCATGAGCGGTATAAGTACCGCGAACAGTCAGGCAAGTCCTTCAATTCCTTATTCACTTGTGTTCACGTTCACTTATGCATTTGATGACACCAGCACATTCACATCATTTCAAATTCCATTCAGCTACACGGAATATTCAAGGCTATATCCGAGTTCAGGTTCAACCCCAAAAATGACTGCATACAGCATTAGCATTATGAACAATTTGCTTTATTCACCAACCCCCCCGATGTTCACTATCAATCAAACATTTAGATGTGTGTTGGAGTCGTCTTCGTCCAGTTTTTACGTGTATACCCAGGGCAATTTGCTGAGTGGGACAATTTATGGATATGAAATTCTCGCCAATCCCAATTTGGGAGCATTGACTCTGAAAACCCCCCTCAACAATTCCAACAGTGTATCCATTGCACAACCGAGCACAATTAATTCGGCTCCCACATTTACTTACACCGTATCCAGCCCTGCCACAATTTCGAATCCAAATGTACTCGTGTTAGCGGGCTTCAATTATGCCACTGTCACTATAACTGCAACGATGTCTGAAACAAACCAATACTTCACTTCATCCGTGAACAAAACTGTTGATATAATTACGAGAACTAAGTTGCCACCTTCTACTTATAGCATGACCACCATAATGCAATTGCTACAACATTACGCCGCCAGTGCTGATCAATACGTAAATGTGTTTACATATGGTACAGCGACCCCAATGCCTGTGCCAACATTGTATGGTTATGGATTTTTTAACATTGGGCCAAGTGACGGTAATTATTATTCGGGTTCAGATATATCATTTACCATATTTAAATACAATTCTGGTGCTGGTACTTGGAGCACAGTGAGGACCATCACTATCGTTTACAAACAGGTAGCAAATTCAAACGATGATGGCTCATTGTTCATTATACCATTTTACGATATGTTTGCCAATGGAGCCGCCACTAATTTGCCGTTTACAAACATGCCATCAAATATGACTAGTCTATCAGTTGTTTGCAGTGACGGAACCGATAACAAGGTCCCTCCAACATTCAACCTAGGCGATACCCTGAAGTTTACATGTAGTGCCAGCAGTTCCGGTGAGGATGGCAAAGTTCCAAAAGACCAATATAACCAATTGGCTGGAACTGTGCTTTCAACCATTAAATCATCTCCAGACTATGCTATTTATATCAACTATGATTCATACAGCAGTCGAACATGGAGACCCACGAACATCCCGCCTCCCATCTCCGCGTACAGTATTACGTCAACTTCTTACACATTTACCCAAAATGCTATTTTGACAGGCATTTACCTTTGGCCAATTAAGGGTGTTCTGGCTAACACCGAATTTTCGATTAATTTAGGTGTATCTATACCTGGCCAATCGAATTCCTATACTTACATGACAATTCTTGTAAAAGCTAACATTAACTATGCATTTGATAACTTTTCCAATATCTGGTTCACGAATGCCCCGTTTACAAGCCAAGCAAGTTTCACCGTCATCAACATTAGCATTGACGCCACAATAGGTTCTCTTCCTTACATAAATAAAGGTTTAACTGGTTCACAAGCTGTGACAACAAATCCATGGATTGGTAAGGATGCAAGTGCATGGTTTTACCTGACTGGGTTCCAAAATGTGCAATCATCCACATATAGTACTGTCATGAACAATGGAAACATACCTGGTGTGTTTTATGGGTGTTGGTGTTAACCCCACCAATGTTTCACCATCCCCTTATTTGCATTATTATGCATGCATGTGCACATTCTTATGCATAATATAAGGACAAAACATTATCTCATATTATAATATCGGTATCACATTATCTCTCAATAACACAATCTAGAAATCCAACCAATCGCATGGCATTCACCCGCATTCACGACGACCCCTGTCGCATTGCCAAAGAGGTGCAGCAGTCCACCGGCTCTGGCCGCTACATTCTCAATGTGCCCGGCAACGGCGACAAGCCCTGCTACATGGAAGACCCCTGCATCCGACTGCAAGGCTGGGGCGGAAACTTAAGGACCAATGTGGTGGATCTCGAAAATAATTTGCGCGGGCTGAACATGCCGCTGTCTCGGGACTGTATAAATTACAAAGTCAGCGCCGCAAAGGTGGGCGACGCCCCCGTGCAGTACCCCTCGTGCACGCCGTTCGTGGAGCAGCCGCGCGCCACCGACCCTGCGTGGACCGCCCGGGATTTAGAGCAGCCGCACTTTTATTACCTGCCCCTGAACCCGCAAGAGAACGTGTGCATCCCGTTTCAGAACAACTTGAGCACGCGCATTCTGGAAAAGGACTACTGGGCGGGGAACTGCGTTCCCCGAACCCCTCCTTATCAGGGTAATTCCCCGACCCCCCCCTCTTCTATCCCGAAAAACGTCTTCACGGCACCCGTTTAGCATCAATGAATTCAGAGTTTCGATTTATATGTGTGCATAGTGCAATGCACGCATATTTGCATTCATCATCATCGTTCCACCATTTAACCTGGGTATTCCCCCGGTCAAACGAATCATTAAGAAGGTTCTGGTTCCTTTCACGAATTATTAAATGGCATGGTTCAGTGTTGCCCCTTATGCAATTTATATATAAATAAAAAGTATATTCATATATTAGCATTTAACAATTCAGTTCATATCCATCATTTGCATTGTCATCAATGGCCGAACTCGCAATTCCGTTGTTGGGGTTAGCCGGCATGTATCTCGTGTCCAACCAAAAGAAGAACAACAATGTGCCGCCTAAAGCATTTAGTGGTGGTGCCCCTGCCCCTGTGGAGGGCTATGAAAACATGGGCAAGCCCGTGAATGCCATGCCCAATGTGGAGGTTCCATCCGACAACTATCCCGTGTTCAAGCCCAAGACGGGTTACAATACGGACGAGTACTCCAATTTCCCGAACTCGAATGCCGCCACGGACAAGTACTACGAGCAGTCAGCGTACGAGGAGGTGGCGAACGGCGGCTCCGATTTCGGCGGCAAGACGCAGTTTGGCGACAACTACCAGCAGCGCCGACAGGTCATGTCGTTGACGGGGAAGCCCATGGATGCCATCGACTTTAAGCACAACAACATGGCGCCCTTCTTCGGGGCCAAAATCCGGGGGCGCACCGCCGACGCCAATGTGCAGGAGTCGGTGCTGGATTCCATGAACGGCGCGGGGTCGCAGTGGGTCAGCAAGTCCGAAGTCGCCCCGCTCTTCAAACCGCAGGAGAATTACAACTACGTGTACGGCACGCCGAACACCAGCGACTTCATGCAGTCGCGCCAGATGCCGTCCAGCAACATGGCCAACGTGAAGCCGTGGGAGGAGGTGCACGTGGCGCCAGCTCTCGACAAGGGCTACACGGATGTGGGCAGCGGCGGCTTCAATTCCGGCATGGACGCGCGCGACAAGTGGGTGGACCGCAACGTGGACGAGCTGCGCGTGAAGACCAATCCCAAGCTGACGTTCGGCCTGGAGACGCACGAGGGTCCGGCGTACTACTACATTCAGAACGCGCCCACCGCCGCCACGCAGGGCAAGGTGGAGAAGTACATGCCCGACACGTATTATTTGAACACGCCCGACCGGTGGTTGACCACCACGGGTTTAGAGAAGGCGCAAACCGCGCGCCCCATCGAGGCCGACCGCTTCGTCAACCGTCCGTCCACCACGGCGGAGTACTTCGGCGCGGGCTCGGAGCAGAACGGCGCTGCCACCTACGCCGCCCCTGCGGTGGAGCAGTCCAAGCGGCAGCAGATGGACCCCAGCAAGCACCACGCCATCAACATGGCAGCGACAGACCAGAAGCCCGCATCCACCGGCGACCACGGGCGGCTGGGATACAAGGTGCTGCACAACAACCGCAGCACGACCACGAGCGCGGTGGCGCCGGGTGGCGTGTTTGGTGCCATTCGCGCCGCGGTTGCGCCGCTGCTGGAGGTGGTGCGCCCGTCGCGCAAGGAGAATGTCATCGGCAATCTGCGCGCGTATGCGAATGCGGGAACCACGGTTCCGGCTGGCACGGTGTTCAACCCCGCCGACCGCCTGCCCACCACCATTAAGGAAACCACGACCGGCTTGCTGGATTTCAACCACTTGAACTTTGAGCGCCAGACGAATGCGGGCTACCAGGTGGAGGAGCAGCAGCCCGTGGAGAATCAGCGCGACACGACCACGGATGTGGAGTATCTGGGGTCTGCCGGCGGCGCGGGGGCGCACATGGGCAACCAGGTGTACAACGCCGCTTACAACCAGCACAACAACAACAACAAGGTGCAGACGTCGTGGACGAACCAGGGCAACATGAGCCTGCTGAACCACACCGAAAACGTTAGCGTCCGCAAACCGCCGACCAGCATGTGCAACTACATGGGCGCTGCTGCACCGGGTCCAAACACAGTGAACATGCCGCCGTCCGTGGAAACCTACGGCAAGGCGCGCATGCCGCAGAACTACCCGCGCAACGCCATTGAGTGCGAGCGAATCAACCCCGAAATTTTAGACGCCTTCCGCAACAACCCGTACACCCAAAGCCTGAACAGCTACTGCTGCAGGTGAAGTGAACCACCTGAACCACCTGAACACCTGAACCACCTGAACACCTGAACACCTGAACCACCTGAACACCTGAACACCTGAACACCTAAACCACCTGAACACCTGAACACCTGAACACCTGAACACCTGAACACCTGAACACCTGAACACCTGAATCCCTTAAATAATTATATTTGTAAATATATAATTATACAACACAACTGACAATGAATTACTTTGTTTTATTTAGCCTGATTCTGATTGCAGCGAGCGTGGTTGTGTTGCTGCTGCCTTCTTCAACTGAAGAAGGGTTTGATAACAAGGCCCCCAAGGCCAAACCCGTACCGACATCCAATCACACAAAACAACCCGTGGCTGCAGGACAGCGCAACACATCCAGCACCGCTGGTTCAGCCGATGGCAGCTCGGAACACGGGCATCTGCTGGCCAACACGCTGGCCAAGCACGACCGCCTGGCAGAAGCCTTTGAAAACCGGGACGCCAAGGCAAAAACAAATGCAAACGCCGTGTCGTCAACCACCACACAAAAGAAGGGCATCGCATCCACCAGCGCGAACGCAGACGACGATGTCACTCCCCCAGTGGCTGGTTGCAACAAAAAATGCGTGAAGATTGGTGGAACGGGGCCCATGTTTGACCCAACGTTGGCGCTGGGTGGGAACTGCATCAATCCACCGCGTGCGGGTGGTGCGCCCGGTGAACTCGACTACTCCATAAAATTCTGTCCCGCATTCCAACCACCGAGTGGTCCAGATGGGAAGGACATGCGCGACCAAGACTGCATGACATGCGGATACTATAAATTCACCAGCAAATGCACCGCAGACCCGAACAATCCCAAAACCCCATGCAACTACGAAGATTACAAATATGTGGAATATCAACCCGGCCCAATGCCCGGAACTGAAGACAAAGGCGATGATGATGACGGCAGCACAGGCCCCAGCTGCAGCACATGTCAACTGGATTTTAATAAGAACACCCAGTGCGTGTTGCCAGGATGCTATTCTGACGGTCTGCCATTTCCCGACACCGATGGCTACAATTTTGCAGCAGGGTGTGTCATCAATGACGGCAGCCTTCCGGGTCTAGCGGGTCAACCGCCGGGATACTACTGCCCTCCCATAACACAGGGTCAATCGTATGATGCGGGCGGTGCATCCGGGGACGTGTGCTACACCACACAGGACCCGTCGAACCTGAACAGCTATGTGTTGGATTATTCCAAGTTTGTTAAAATGGACAACATGTGCTCCAACGACAAACCGAAATCCAACCGGAACTTCAAACCCGGAAAGGATGCGCCAGTGGACGGCAATCCAAGCAACAAACAGCGCAAACCCAAATCTGGCATTAATCAACACCAACACAGCGGTGCAATCAACGTGTACCACCACCGCGGCCAAAGCCATCAAGGCAACCAAAGCCATCAAGGCAACCAAAGCCATCAAGGCAACCAAAGCCATCAAGGCAACCAAAGCCATCAAGGCAACCAAAGGAAACAAGGGAACCATAAAGACAAATCCAACACATACATGGAACCCGAAGCAGGCGCCACTGTCCTTGGATATTTGTAATGAATTCAATGCATGAGTTCCAGCATGTCGGCCTTGTTGATGTGCGTCTCCTTCGCAATAATCTTCAGGATTTTGCGGTGCGCGGCTTCATCCTTCTCGATGTTCTTGTACAGCTCCTTGCAAATGCTCTGATACTCCATGTGCATCTTCTCCTTGGTCTCCCACCCGGGATGGGCCTCCATCCAATCCTGTATGACGCGTGTCTGATAGCACGACGTCATATAAATGAATTTCTTGACGTGTTCGTGTATGTCGTCCTTAATCCATTCGTCGCTCTTGATGTACATGGTTTCGCGTTTGGCGTCCGTGCAGTGAATGGGGCGCTTGTGCACATCCATTCCCTTCAAGTTGTTGGCAATGATGGAACCCACGCCCTCCACGATGCCGTTCGTCTTCGTGAATTCCAGGTCCTGCAGCGTGATTTTCAGCGTTTTCATGAAGTCGCTCAGCTTGACCGCATCCTTGCACTCCGTGTTCAAAAACACTTGAACGTTGAATTGATTGTTGTTGTGAATTGTTTGCGTGTTTGTCACATGCGCCACATGCGCCACCTGCGCGGGTTTTTCTTTTATTGTTTCAACAAACGTGGTCAACATGTCTTTGTGCATTGTTATCATGGTTTCCATAAACTTCTTCATATCGTTTGTATCCACCTCTTTTTTTGAATGTTGCTTATGTTTTTCAGTTTCACAATGCTGCACATAGTGGCTCTTTTTTTTGCAGTAATATTTGCATTCGTCGCAAACAAACTTTGCTCCATTCATGATTTGCTTATGTTTTTCAGTTTCACAATGCTGCACATAGTGGCTCCTTTTGTTGCAGATGTATTCACATGCTTCGCAAATGTACTTCGGTTTAGATTTTTCATTGTCCATTGCAATCAATTTGAGAGATGTTTATATAATGAAAATATTAAAAATTATGCTTTAAGCATTTTCATCATTGATCATTGAATTTTTCTGCTAATAAATGGTCTCAGCCTATCGCGAGCCTATTTAGGCTTTTTCCCTAGATGTCGCAGACTATTTTAGCCTATTTTAGCCTATTTTTATAGTGAAAAACAGCCTATTTTTGCCTATTTCGTAGGCTGTTTTTTAGGCTCATGTCCCAAAAATGCGTGCATTTTGGTGCCTTTTTTTAAGCTTTTTTTCGGACCAAAAAATCGGTTTTTTTTGCGCCATTTTTTACCAGACTGATATGCTCTCATTTTTATCGATTTATTACATAAATTAATTTTGTTATTTTTTCAAATTACTTTGCACAAGAGTCAAAAAATTTTCAGGAATTGGACACAAAAAGTATGTCCAAAAATGAGATCGTCGAAACCTTTTTGCGCAAAAACGCGCGGCACTAGGTAATTTGCGGAACTTTTTTGGGGCACGCGATGCGAGACCATACATGCAGTGCCGACATGGTGCATCGGTAAAATCGTAAATTTATCTAGAGAGAGAGAGAGAGAGAGAGAGAGAGAGAAATAGCTGTGCGAATTTATTTCGAATATCTCTCGAATATAATATATGATAATGCATTTAACAGCGAAAACGCGTCGGTTGTCTGCATGTCCACCCCCGAATGGAACGAGGTTTCCCAGGGCACTGCATGCATTTTCAAATCCCAAACAAGCGCAAAAGATGGCATACAAGTATTTAGGTAAATCAGCCAAATTGTATCCTGCAAGCAATCCTGTTAAAAAATACCGAATATGCGACCCAAAGTTGAAGCAATGGGTCAACTTTGGTCAAATGGGATATCAAGATTACACCCGTCATAAAAATAAAATGCGGAGAAAGAATTACTTGACGCGCACAACTGGAATGCTGGGCAACTGGAAGGACAACAAATACTCGGCAAACAATCTGAGTCGCAACATTTTGTGGTGATTTGGTGCCTTTTTTTAAGCTCGCTCGCTCGCGCGCGCGGCGCGCTTATTCCCAGACCACGACGGGGCCACCCGATGGCCACATGTCAAACGGGACCGCTTTGGTGGTTGACTGTTTTAGGGCCAGCAGCTTTTGCAGTGCGGATTTGCGGCGTTCCAGTGGGGTCTGCGCGGAGCTGGACGGTTCTCGGCGCGTGAGCTGTTTGAACCGCCATTCGAACTGCAGCGCGGCTTGCCAGGTGGGGAAGCCGGACACATGACATGCGCGGCGCCAGGTTTCGCCACGGGTCACTTTGGCGCCGGTGGCATGTGCTCCGCCACTAAGTTCCTTGTTGTGCTGGCGCAGGCGGCGTTCCAGATTCACGGTGGCTCCCACATACGTGGAGCGTTTGCAGGACGACTCCAGCAAGTACACGAAGAATTCTTTGGCTTCCTCTTCTTCTTCAACCACCACTTCATCTTCATCCTCGTTAGTTTGCATTATGTGTGTTATGTATTATTTATGTATTTATGTGTTTATTAGAAAATGAAAAATATACATTTTTTCATTTTTTTGATTTTCCATTTTTTTGATTTGAATTGCATTACCACATTCCGCCGCCACTTGCAGTCCTTCTGGGGGCAGCAGTGGGCACATCATCCGACACAATCGCGAAGTCGTCTGATTGTTGTGAATCAGCGTGTTCAAATGGGCTGTGTCGGTCGTATTCGTCGTGGTGGGCAGGATGGGCGTGGTGTGATGGCGTTTCGGACATCACGATGTCGTCGTTGTTGAATTCGGTGCTTTGGGTGTCTCCTGAGATGCAGCGACCCAGCGCACGACGGCACGCCTCGTACGCAACCGGCGTGTTGTCCGAATCGTGCTGAATGGAATGAACGCGGTCAAGTCCCATGCCAACGGCGTTGCGTTTCGCAGATGGGTCAGAACCGATGAACAGAATGGAATGCATCGGATTCCGTTTTTTGTTGTCGGAGATCATTTCATTGACGCCCGACTGTGTGTGCTTTTTGGAATCATTGTTGTCGCCGTCAGTGAACACGTACGTTGTGGCTGGAACTCCGGCACTGCTCGTGTTCATCTGGCCAATTGCAATCGCGACTGCATCCCACAATGCAGTCATTCCATCACATGCCAAATCGGTGGGTTTCATGGACGGGACATCGTGCACTGGAACTCGTTCACCCACCTGAATGTTGTCATGCGACGAGAATTTGATGATGCGAATATGGGCGCTGTGTTCACAAGGTGCGCGGTAGCGCTTTTGCAGGTCCCCAATGATTTCATTGATGCCTTTGGCAACCGGCACACGCTGGTCCTCCATGGAACCGCTGACATCCTGGACAAACGTGACGTCCATGTCTTTCGTTGCAATGGGAGGCAAGGCAATGGGGGGCAATTGGGGTTCTTCGATTTGGGTCTGATGGGTCTGCTGGATTGCATCGTTGCTTTCGGTTGCGTTGCTTTCGGTTGCGTTGCTTTCGGTTGCGTTGCTTTCGGTTGCGTTGCTTTCGACCATTGTTTCGTTGTTGTTGCTGGTTGTTGCTATTTTAAACTGTTTCATTTGAAAAGAGCCTTTCAATTTTTTTTTAATTGTGAAAAAAATGTTAATGCATGCATCATGTATCATGTAGTGGTGCATTTTTCATAAACGTGCTTGCATGCGCCGAATGTGGTGATTCCAATGAAAATCCACGATTGACTGTAAAAGTATTTAGACACGTCCAGCGCTTGGAGCGCGTAAGAACACACGGGATTTGCCATATTGAAAAATGTGACAATGTATCCATAAATACCGGGAGGCGCGCAGAACTGCACATATGTTTGTGCTGCGACCCAATGCAGCGATGCAAACGCAATGGGCATCAGCATGATGGAGACGATTTGATTGCCACGCATTGTTGGTTGTTAAATCAATCAATGCGTCGTCTTTTTAAATGATTTGCATCGATGATGTGATTTTTGGTTGCGTTCAAGTCAATCGCATGCGCATCATGTAATGCGTTCCTGCGGGCATGGCGTTGCGCTTCGTTGTGTTCGTTGTGGTTATCAAATCATCTCCAACGAACCACCGCATGGATGGCTTGTGCCAAAATTTTTTATAAAACACGGTTCCATGGGTGAGCATTGCGGCAACATAACTGAATGAACTGGCCGATGTGACCAGAGAATCCGCAAACACCAGCCCATTAAACGTGTCCTCCACCGATTCGTTCAAATGCATCACCACCGTCGTGGGCGAGTATTTTTTATATTCCGCGAATTCGGTCGTCGCATTTCCCTGCGAATAAATGTGAAATCGAATGGGTTTATGACCTTTGTAATTTGCGGTTATAAATCGCATGATTCCGATGTAATATGAATCCGATTCATTCTTGCGTCGGTGAATTCGCATGTCATCGGGGCTGTATTTGCGCACATGCACCGCTACATTGTAAAATGCAGCATCGTATGGAGTGTGTTTGCCTTCGAAAAACAGTCGTTGCACCCGTTTAAAAACAGCGGTTTCCAATAACCGCGTCAAATTGGCTTCGCAGAATGCGTAATTGTCAATGCCATTGTATCGTCGAATGGGCGCGGTTTCGTCCTTCTTCAAAAAATGAGTGTCTAAATTCATGTATCGAATTAGTCGGTCTGAAAACCCGGGGTCATTTGTGTAATTGTGTTCAAACTTCATGCGGTCAATGTTGGATGGAAACACGTATTGCACATGCGGCGTCATTGTGCATGTGAACAAAATGTCGAACACAATGTTCTGAAATTGGGCTCCAAATCCATCATTTCTTGGCTCGGTTGAAACATATGAAGTTTGCATTTACATTGTCTCTCTAAAAAAAACCACGACATTGAACTCCTTGTTTGTAGTGTTAGTGGCGTTTGTGGGGTTAGTGGCGTTTGTGGTTATTGCATTTGCATTTGCAGATTCGTGGGTGTCTTCGTTCCCGGTCTGGCTTGATTCCGCACAACAGAATCGCAAATATAAAGGTGAATGCACCCGCCATGACAAATATTTCGCCGACAAGCATCTGAATTGCCGGATTGGTGGATTGCTGGATTGATTTATAATTGCTTGGTGTTTCCCGGGTTAAATGCAATCAATTTTTTTCATTTGCGCGCATCATTATAATTTTGAATGAACCACTGCACTGTTTCGCGAAGTCCCTGGCGAATGGACGTGAATACGAACGGCGGGTTGTTGCCGTAAAGGCGTTTGAATTTGGAATTGTCCGCGGTTTTTTTGAACTGGCCGTCGGCTTGTGCGGTGTCATACACGACCTCGTTGCCAAACCCGACCGCATCGACAATGTGGCGCACCACTTGCGCGATGCTGATTTCATCGGCGGGGTCCACCGAGAGAATGAGGGTGCCAGCGCCATCGGCATCGGCATCATGCTTGGCATCGTAGCATTCCAGCACCCAAATCAGCAAATGCGCCAGGTCGCGCGAGTAAATGAACTGTCGTAAGGGCGCGCCGCTCCCTGCAACCACCAGCGGCACGCCCTGCTGCTTGGCCAGGTAGCACTTGTGAATGAGCGCCGGAATGACGTGCGCGTCTTCCAGATGAAAGTTGTCGTGCGGGCCGTAAATGTTGGTCGGAATGACGCACACGAAATTGTGGCCGTATTGTTCCCGATAGCATCGCGTCTGCACTTCCAGCATGCGCTTAGCGTATGCATATGCGTCATTGGATGCGTGCGGAGGGCCGGCGTGCAGCATGCCCTCGTTGATTTCTTTGGGTTTCGTCTTGTCATCCGGAAAAATGCACGTGGAGAGGCAGCTCACCACCTTGGACACGCGCAATTCGTGGCAGACGCGCAGCACGTTCATGTTGATGCGCACATTCGTTTCAAACATGTCCACCTTGCACCGCATGTTTTTGAACAGGCCGCCCACCGCTGCCGCCAAATGAATGACCGCAACAGGAGCAACGGCGCGAAAATACTTCAGGGTGGCTTCATAGTCGGTCATGTCGCAGTCGCGCGAGGACGCAAACACGAACTGATATTTTAATTCGGCGCCACACACGTCGCGCATCGCGGACCCCACAAGTCCGGACCCTCCGGTCACTAATATCGTGTCAAATTGGGGCGGATTCGATTGCATCGAACAAATATTTGAGAGAAAATACAGGTGCAATTATTAAATGATTTATATGCAAAACATTTAAATAGTATTTTGGTTGTTTTAATACACGCACACTAACAACACCAACACCAACACCAACACCAACATAACAGACACATTGAATGACATCGGCACCTGTACCAACAAAAGTGGCATTCATTACCGGAATCACGGGGCAGGATGGGTCATACCTGACCGAACTGCTTCTTAGTAAAAATTATTTAGTGCACGGATTGATCCGGCGTTCGTCCACCATGAACACGTCGCGCATCGAGCACATGTTTCACAATCCCGCGCTCAAGTTGCACTACGGCGACATGACGGACAGCGCGTGTCTGTACAAAATTATGAACCACATCAAGACCACGTATGTCTTGGAACGACTGGAGATTTACAACTTGGCAGCGCAATCACATGTCAAAATCTCGTTTGAGATGCCGGAATACACGGCCGACACGGATGCATTCGGCACGCTGAAACTGCTGGAAGCCGTCCGCAACAACCAGCTGGACGCCGTTGCGCGGTTTTATCAGGCATCCACCAGCGAGCTGTATGGCAAGGTGCAAGAGATGCCGCAGCGCGAGACCACGCCGTTTTATCCGCGGTCCCCTTATGCGGTTGCGAAGCTGTATTCATACTGGATTGTCAAGAATTACCGCGAGGCGTACGGCATGCACGCATCCAACGGCATTCTGTTCAATCATGGCGGAGTGCGCCGCGGCCACAATTTCGTGGAGCGAAAAATCACTCTGGGACTCGGCAAAATTATGCGCGGTGAGACGGACCGGCTGGTCATGGGCAACATTGATTCGGAGCGCGACCTGGGCAGCGCGCAGGATTATGTGGAGGGCATGTGGTTGATGCTGCAGCAGGACACGCCGGATGACTACGTGCTGGCCACGGGTGAGACACACAGCGTGCGCGAAATGATTGAGCTGGCATTCAGCATGGCGAACATAAAATTAAAGTGGCGCGGCACAGGCGCGGATGAAGTGGGCTACGACGAGGCCACCAACAAGGACATGATTTTCATTGACCCGAAGTATTACCGCCCGACGGAGGTGGACGTGCTTTGGGGGGACGCATCCAAGGCGGCACGCGTGTTGGGATGGCGGCCGCGCACCTCGTTCCAGCAGCTCATTGCCGAAATGGTGCAGCAGGACACGCAAACCGTGTATAAACTCATTTGATGCGGGTTGGATTGATGATATAATTTAGTGCATTTATTTATATGTATTTTGATTTGATTTATACGCACATGTTCAGTCAACATGTGCTTATTTTACTCATTTTACTACCACTTTACTAACATTTTATCAACAATAATCGTAATCATCATCGTAATCGCTGTCGATAAACTGGCGAAAGGGGCAGCAGTCGGACACGAACTCCACGAACTCAACGCGCTCCATTTTGCGCAGCTGTTGGGCTGAAAGCAACAAGCGAATCTTGGCTTGGTCTCCGAACTGTGCCAAACGCTCGACCACGCAAATGCCGGTCTCGTCGCGTCCGCCCGACGCGCCAACAATGTACACGGGTTTCATAGTGCGCACTTCGCGCTCGTCAGTGCTGATAGTGGCGCCGCGACAATCGCGCAGGTTGAAGAACATCATGCTCTTGGTCATTGTATTGATGGCATTGAATATGTATTAAAGGCATTGTCCGGTCATTTATTATTCTTTATCATTCATAATATTCATCATTCTTCCCGGTTTTATTATTTCCATTTTCTCTCAAATGCAGATGAACGAACTTGCAACAACCAATAAACCTCGAGTTCGCATCGTGAAAAAACCCGTGTCCGTGGGCGAAGTGCTGGACATTCACGGCGACATTAAGCAGAAGCTGCAGTACTTCATTGCGCAAAAGAAAATCCCGAACATCATATTCCACGGCGTGTCGGGATGCGGCAAAAACAGCCTCGCATGGAATTTCATCCGCCGCATTTACGGGAACGACAAGGCAGCCGTGAAGGATTACGTCATGCACGTGAATTGCGCGCACGGCAAGGGCATCCGCTTCATTCGCGAGGACCTGAAGTTCTTTGCCAAAACGAACGTGGACCTGAAGGACGGGGAGATATTCAAGAGCGTGGTGCTGCTGAATGCGGATAAGCTGACCACGGATGCGCAGTCGGCGCTGCGCCGGTGCATTGAGCTCTTCAACCACTCCACGCGGTTCTTCATCGTGGTGGAGGACAAATACAAGCTGCTGCGCCCCATTCTGTCGCGGTTCTGCGAGATCCACGTGCCTGAACCGACCATAAACGGACAGCAGGTGAATCTGCACACTCACCTGTTGCAAAAAACGTTTGCCGGCACCGCATTGGACAAACTCAAGCAGCAGCGCGCCGAGTGGTTGCAGAAGGAGGTGTCTGTTGCACAGACCTACTCGCACGGCGACCTGATTGCACTGGCCGATAAATTGCACGAACGTGCCTATAGCAGCATTGATTTGTTGGGATGGCTGGAAGCGCGCCCCGATTCCGAGATTCCGTCGGACAAAAAATACGAGAAACTCATCGCCTTTCAAAAGGTGCGCCACGAATTTAGGAACGAGAAATTGCTCATGATGTTCATGTTGCATTTTATGCTATTTCGTTCTGATGCCAGTTTAGAAAATATATCATTTATGTAAACCTAAACCGAAACATAACATCACAATAGAATGGACGACTTTTCTCTCGTAAGCCTGCAGGAGTCGCGCAACGAGTGGTGCGCGCGCTTGGTCAACATTTTAGCGCCCATGACGGCGGAGGGCTTCCGGTCCATTTTTGACGAAGCGTGGAAGCTGTGCGAGCAGAACAATGAGACGGGGAAATATTTGATGACATTTCAGAATTTTCTCTCGCGCGTGCCGAAATGGAATGCCACCATCATTGAGCAGGAGACGCAGCGCATCGTGGACCGCAGCGGGTGCGGGTATTTAGCCGACCTGGTGACGTGCGTGCACATCATTCAGCTGAAGAGCCTGACCTGCATGCGCGTGGGGTGCAAACAGAAGAAGGTGGACATCGACGTTCCACATCTGAACGATTTTGTGCACAAGGTGTACGTTCACTGCGCGCGCAAGCTATACACCAACGTGTATTTGTTCGAGCGCGGCATTCCTCCCCTTTCCACCCAGAAAAATATGAGAGAAATTGAGATAATTATTAAGGAGTGCATTCTGGACAGCATTCGTGAGAGCATCCCCCTTGAAATGATTCTTAAGAATTACATGGATGAAACCATAGAAGACCACACCGAAATAAAAATAAAGGAGGAAATCGTGTCGCAGGAACCGGTTCCAAGTGCCGCTGCGAATGCGCCGAATCCGAATGTTGCTGTTGCAAATGCTGCAAACACCAGTGCAATGGCCGCAGCGGGCATTGAACCCACTTCTGTGGATGCATTTCCCAGCGTGTCTTCCTCTTCTTCTTCTTCTTCTTCTGCCGACAACAGCAACAACAGCAACAGCAACAGCAACAACAGCAACACCAACAATAACAACAACAGCCATAGTAGCACCATTAAATTCAATGACACTGACAGCGCCATCGACATGAATAATGCGGAGCACAGCATTCATGCCCCCAAAACGGAGGAACGCCTGGAACAAATCAGCAACGAGCGATACATGCAGCGCAAATTGCAGGAGGAGGAGGAGGATGATGGGGATTTGGACCGGCTGAAAATCGGCGAAGACGTGCAGCTGGATGTGTTTGACGTGCACCCCATGGAAGAACCGTCGCTCAAAATGAATTTTGACGCGCCCGAACTGGACGACATTGAAATCTTGGCCTAAAAATACGCATGCATCGAATTCGTAAAAAGGGCCAAATGTTTCGTTTGGGTTAGTATATACTTTAGCAAAGTCAATCATTAAAACAATACATGAACAGCAACGCTTACATTGTCAGCGGCATCATCGCCTTCGTGTTTTTGGTGGCCAAGTTTCTGGAGATGCGCTTTTCCGGCGCCAATAACAATGCGAATACCAACGAGGGTGAAGACAATGGTGGAGTTCAACCCAAGCCGCTTAAATTCCTGTTGCGCGACACACTGCTGGTGTACGTGTCGTCTCTGTTCGGGTTCTACATCATTGCGCAGTTTGAAGAGCACTCTACCATAAATTCAGCCGTCAAAGATGTGGCGGCATTCACGGGCGGCCCTGACTTTTAAGCTCATGAATAACCTTGTAAATTCATTATTGTTATTAAAATGTATTAAATGTATGCAATTATTAATTTACAATTGCATAATAATTTTCAATGAACAACCTTCCGAGTTGGACCCATTATTTGCAGCAGTTTGCCGAGATGGGACCCGACGCATTTCATAAGAGTTCAAACAATCGCTTGAATGCAGGCAATTTCTGCGTCATTGTGGAGCCGCGCCAGCACCCGAATTTAATACCCGTCATTAAGAACTTCATGTATTTGCTGCAGCACACCGGGTGGGGACTCGTCGTGTATCACAGCCCCGACAATGAAAGATTCGTCAAGGACGGCTTAAAGGACGCCCTTTCAGATCTCGAAGTGCATTACGTGCGCATGGCTCAATCGAATTTGACCACACGCGAATACAGTTCGATGCTGGGCAATCCGATGTTTTGGCAGTGTTTGCTGGACGGATTCAAATGCGAACACGCGCTCATTTTCCAGTGCGATGCGCTGCTGCTCAAAGGCGGCAAAGCCATCGACGCGTTCCTAAAATACGATTACGTGGGTGCGCCGTGGCCCAATGACGGGATTGTTGCGGCGCTGCCGCCAAATGGTCGGCGCGTTCGGTTCAATGTGGGCAATGGCGGCCTGTCGTTGCGCAATGTGCGCGCCATGCTTGCCATCACACGCAAGTATCCGTATCCCCATGACATGGGTCTGCCCGAGGACGTGTATTTTTCGCACTGGCTGAAGGTGCACGAACACGAGTATTGGCTTCCCACCAGCGAAGAAGCGACCGCATTCGCGATGGAACATGTGCACAACCCGAATGCGGCAGGACTGCACGCGCCGTCGCCGGCGTTTCAAAATGAATGCAATGCCATGATAGAGGCTGCCCACCAACTAATAAAAAATAAATAATAAAAAATCATTTAAAGATTGATTGATGATGTAATGCATCAACCAATCCAATCCAATCCAATCCAATCCAATCCAATCCAACCATGGCAACGGCATCAAAGACAAAGAAGGCAATCGGCATTGATTTGGGCACCACGTATTCGTGCGTGGGTGTCTGGCAAAACGAGCGCGTGGAAATCATCGCCAACGACCAGGGCAACAGAACCACGCCGTCTTACGTGGCATTCACGGATGCCGAGCGCCTCATCGGCGATGCGGCAAAGAATCAGGTCAGCATGAACCCAGAGAACACCATTTTTGATGCGAAGCGGCTCATCGGCCGCAAAATCGACGACGCCAGCATTCAAAGCGACATGGTGCACTGGCCGTTCAAAGTGATTGCCAAAGACGGCGGCAAACCTCACGTTCAGGTGGAGTTCAAGGGCGAGCAAAAAACGTTCTCACCCGAGGAAATTTCGGCCATGATTTTGATAAAAATGAAGGAGATAGCGGAAAGCTACTTGGGAACCGAAGTGACGGACGCGGTTGTGACGGTTCCCGCTTATTTCAACGACGGGCAGCGCCAGGCCACCAAGGACGCCGGCGCCATTGCGGGCCTGAACGTGCTGCGCATCATAAACGAGCCCACTGCAGCGGCCATAGCGTACGGCCTGGACAAAAAAGGGAAGGGCACCAGCACGAAAGAGCTCAACATTCTGATTTTCGACCTGGGTGGCGGCACGTTTGACGTGTCATTGTTGACAATTGACGACGGCATTTTTGAGGTCATTGCGACGGCGGGCGACACGCACCTGGGTGGCGAGGATTTTGACAACCGACTCGTCTCGTGGTGCCTGCAGGAGTTCAAGCGGAAGCACAAGAAGGACCCGTCGGGAAACAATCGGGCATTGCGTCGACTGAGAACGGCGTGCGAGCGCGCCAAGCGCACCCTGTCGTCGTCAGCAGAAACCACGATTGAGGTGGACGCGCTGTTTGACGGTGTGGATTTCGCAACGAAGATCACGCGCGCGAAGTTTGAGGAGCTGTGCATGGACCTGTTCCGCGGCACCATTGACCCCGTTGACCGCGTCATTCGTGATTCCAAGATTTCCAAGAGCAGCATTGACGAGATTGTGCTGGTGGGCGGGTCCACGCGCATTCCCAAGGTGTGCGCGCTGCTGTCCGAGTATTTCAACGGTAAAGAACTGAACCGGTCCATCAATCCGGACGAGGCGGTGGCATACGGGGCGGCGGTGCAGGCGGCCATTCTTACGGGCGACCAGTCCAAGGCCACGCAGGACATCCTGCTGCTGGACGTGGCGCCGCTGTCGCTGGGCATAGAGACGGCGGGCGGCGTCATGACCAAACTCATTGAGCGCAATTCCACCATTCCGTGCAAGAAGAGCCAGATTTTTTCCACGTACGCGGACAACCAGCCGGGGGTGCTGATTCAGGTGTTTGAGGGCGAGCGCCAGCTGACCAAGGACAACAACATTCTGGGGAAGTTCCAGCTGGACGGTATTCCGCCTGCGCCGCGCGGCACGCCGCAGATTGAGGTGGTGTTTGACATGGATGCCAACGGCGTGCTGAACGTGAACGCCACGGACAAGGCGGGCGGCAAGTCCAACAAGATCACGATCACGAACGACAAGGGGCGGCTGTCCAAGGAGGACATTGAGCGCATGGTGTCGGAGGCGGAGAAGTACAAAGAGGCGGACAGCCGGCACAAGGAGCGCATCGATGCCCGCAACGGCCTGGAGAACTACATTTACTCCGTGAAGAACTCCACAGAAGACGCAAAGCTGAAGGAGAAGCTGTCGGAGGAGGAGCGAAGCACCATTGATGCGGCGTGCAAGGAGTCATTGGAGTGGCTGGAGTCGGCGAATGTCGAGACCGAGACCGCTGATTACGCGGCCCAGCAGAAAAAGTTGGAGGGCATTGTTGCGCCCATTGTGGCAAAGCTGTATGGACAAAGCCAAGGAACCACAACGCCTTCTGATTCTGGTCCCAGCGTGGAGGAGGTGGATTAACCGAATAAACGAGTAAACGAGTAAACGAGTAAACGAGTAAACGAGTAAACGAGTAAACGAGTGGAACGAATGTTCATTGTGTTGTGCACATTGCAACACACAATGGTGTAAAATTTATAGAAGCGCGCGCTGAAACAGGAACCACACGTCGTATTTGGTCCCTTCTTCGCGACAGATGTGGAAATGGGATTGCGTGTCTTTTGAAAACACGCAATGTGCAATGATTTGTTGGTCGTCCTTCACGAGGCGACCCCTGGACAGCTGCTCGTGCAGCTTGGCATCATACGCGGTTGCCCACCACTCCGCCTTGGTTTTGTGCAGCATGAAAAACCCGCCTGCGATGAAATTCAGGCGCGGGTCCAACATCTGCGCATGCGGGGGTCCATTGATGGACCGAATGCAGTACTCAATTTGGGTCCAGTTGTTGTTCACGCAGCCGTAATAAATTTTCGCGGGATTAAGCGCCGCGATTTTTTCGGGATTGGGCCATCCGCGCAGCTGCGACATGGACAGGTCCATTGCCGGTCCGGTGGTTCGACCCCGGAAATACCCAATGTCGCACCAGCCGTAGTAATCCGTGTCGAAATACTTTTGAGTCGCGGTTTCATGCACAAAGTGCACCTTTTCGGACCACAGCGCATTCACGCGCCAATCCACCAACTTATTAAGTAGCGCATTTTTTTCGTGATTTGCAATCCATAGGTCCTTTAGCGCGTAGTTGCGAAAGGATTCAAACGGTTTCACGATGACGCGAATGCGCGGATTAACGGCGGCATACGCATCAAAATTAAACGCGGCGCGGCCTGCCTCGTCGGTGTAAATTACCAGGTTGTATGCGTGCACATTGGACAGCATGTTGCGGATCCAGGGGGAGTACACGCTGAAATCAAACTTGGCCTTGAATTGGTACCAACACGTTGAAAACGTGATGTCATTGGACATTAAAATATTCCAATAATATTCAATATGATAATAATATAACGAAATTCATTTAAATCAATGATGTTTACAATTTATAAAAAAATAATAAGTCCCGAGACAAGTCCGGTGTTGGGACCAGCAACTCCGAGAGAAAGCTCATCAGCGCAAAGCTCATCGGCAGACATTCAAAGTCCGAAAATGCAAAGCATGCCGACCCCTATGGAAACATTTTCATTGTGTGATTGCTGCAGCACGAGGACCAAGCAACCACAACCAGCACAACCAGCACAACCAGCACAATCAATGCAACCAGCGCAGCAACCAGAAAAACCGGATTCAGTGTATGAGTTCAATCATGCCACACATTACACATACAATGCAACCACGCCACGAATGGTGTGGGAGTTTGACATCAATGTTAAACCGAATCCAAAACATTAGAATTGCATTTGATATTTATAATATTTATAATATTTATAATATTACACAATCATCATAATATGAGATATGCAATATTTGGCATTTTTTTTATAATATCATTTCTTATATTAGCATTAGTTGTAGTAAAATATAATTCACATGCTTTGCATAAATTGTCTAGCGACGATTTGAAATGGTTATTCAAAAATAAAAAAGCGAAATATTTATCAAAAAACAATGTGGATAGACATTATATTATTGCATATAATGATGATAATACATTTACAACTGATAGGTATGTAAATAATATTAAGTCAGGAAGAAGTTATGGAACATATTCGATTGAACCGAATGGCACATGCAATGTGTTTTATGAGCATGTAAGTCCATCTGTTAATCGTGATAGTTTATTTAACCCAATGAACAAACATTATGCAACTTTATCTAATTATACAATTGGACCATTTTATTTAGTTGATAAAACAAATTTTTATGATTCCACAACTGTCATCAATGTGTATTATTATTGCGAATACTGCAATCGTGTGATGGCATTTTACCCGAAATAGGCAAACCTTGTTTTATTTGATGTGGTTGTGTTATTTTTTGAGAGGTTTCATCTGCATGTGCACGCCGCGCGATTGTTGTTCCATTCGACGCCGAATGAGCTGCTGTTTGTCCAAATCCAGCATCAAATGCCCGTAATTGGTCATGCGCTGTTCAATGTCGCTGTAATCCTCGCGCTGCACCACGCTGAGCGGCGTGATCAGGAACCAGCGATGCTGGCGCTGCAGTTCGAACCAGTATCGGTCAATGGCGTAGTCCAGCTTTTGCGCGGGATGGCGCATGAGCTGGTGAATTCCTGCGCGATAATTGTCGATGAGAATGTCATAGTAGTGCGCACGCACAATGTAGCCCGTGGTGGTTTGACAGTTGCTGACCTGAATGCACGCGTCATTCACAACCTGAAACGGCGGGATGTTGTTGCCCGCCAGAAGCACCACATCCCAGCCGGGGACCGTGGACATGAAATTAGACAGCTGCGTTAAAAACAGCGGCACGTTCGTGAATTGGATGTCGTCCTCGCACACAAAGACCTGGTCCCAGTTGCGCTCTTTGGCAATCTGAATGCAGCGCAGGTGGCTCATGCTGCATCCGATTGCCCCGTTCACCACGTGTTTTATGGCGTTGAATCTCTCGACCTCCATGTTCGGAATGCCGCTCTTGAGGGCGGCCAACTGAGCTTCCACGTGCACGCGTCGGTCTTTGCGTGAATCCAAATTGATATACAGAGTGGGCAGAGGGGTGTTCATGGTTGTATTATATACTTTCATTCATCTTTTAAATTTAAACAAATGAATATTTAAAATTACATTTGACACATAATTGTAAAAATTGATTAATTTTTTAACCGTGTAATACAACCAATACCCAATACCCTCAATTCATGCACTCTCTGTATTTTGACGGCTGCAGCAAAGGCAATCCCGGGCGCGCAGGGGCAGGCGCAGTGTTGTACAATCCGGCAGGGGGCGAAGTGTTTGCGGAATCGGTGTTTGCGGGACACAGTGCAACCAACAACGTGGCAGAATACACGGGACTCATTCTGGGATTGAACGAGGCGCTGAAACACGGCATAACGGAACTGCATGTGTGCGGAGACAGCCAGCTCGTTATACGACAAATGCAGGGCAAATACAAGGTGAATTCTCCCAACCTGGTGCCGCTGCACCAATGCGCGACCACGCTTGCATCTAAATTTTCGAAAATCGAGTTTGAACACGTGTATCGCGAGCAAAACAAACGCGCGGATGCGCTGTCAAACAGGGGGGAGACGAGCTCCCCCTAACCCCCCCCCCTACTGCGCTGACCATGGGTTCTCCGGTAAGGAGGGGTTCGGGGAACTACGTTCTCCGGTAAGGAGGGGTTTGGGGAACTACGTTCTCCGGTAAGGAGGGGTTCGGGGAACTACGTTTCCCGCCCGTACCATTTTTTATTCACTTGCAGCATGTCGTTCATGTAATCAACCCGCTGGTTGGCAATGTCGCTGTAATCCGGGCGCTGTATGACCGAAATGGGCACAATCAGGTACCATCGGCCTGTGCGCTGCAACCGTTTCCAGTATTGGTCAACAGCGTATTTGGGCTGCTCGTTCGGTTGCGCAATCAGATTTTGCAGTCCCTCCTTAAAATTCGCCAACATGGTTTCAAAATAGGGGCGACGCACCAAATAACAGGTGGCCGTCTGACAGTTGGCAACGCGCACGCATTCGGGCGACACTTGGCGAAAGGGCTGGTAGTTGTTGCCGGCCAGCAACAGCACGTCCCAAGAATCGCCGAACCGTTTGAAAAACTGGTTCACCTGATACACGAGTTGTCCCGGATTGGTTATGGTGGCGTCGTCTTCGCATATCAGCACGTGGTCCCAGTTGTTGCGAATTGCGAGTTCCAAACACGCGACGTGGCTGGTGCTGCACCCAATGGCGCCGTCCGCATTGCGAATCGCCGAGAATCGCTGTGGTTTCAGTCCCATCTTGTTGAATTGCGATTCAAAATGTATGCGGCGGTCTATGCGCGAATCCAGATTGATGTACACCACATTATTTATGTCGTGAAATAGATGAAGCATTGGTTTGATGGTAGTTATATATTTGCTTTAAATAAAAATATATAAATAAACGAGGAAACGAGGCAACGCAACGCTTATTCTGTCATGATGCCATGATATCTTAAAAAGTGCATGAAATGCTTGTTGTATGAGTATTTATCGGCAACCACCGCAATATTGGTGTCCGTCATGGCCGTTTTATAAGGATACTTTTTGAAAAAGTGCTGGCGTTTAATAATGCCAATGTTCTGCAGCACCGTCGCCCATTTGCAGCACGTGGTGTTCAGCGGGATTCGCATGTCGTTGTTTGAAACTACTGCAAACGGCTGCGAATGCCCTTTGTTCATCAAATGTCCCGTAATTCCCAGCTCGTACTGCGAAATTGCGGCCTGGTGGTTTGCGGGCAGTCCCTGCATTTCAAAATAGGACACGATGTCGCCCACCGTCGGCGCGTTAAAACACATGAAATACGACTGCAAATGGAACACGCACTCGTGGCTGCTGGTCAATCCCGCAAAATCATGCGGCTCACCGTCGGGTTCAAACAGGTGCTTAATGGAGCTTCCGAATGCGCCCACATCCACGACCACGAAGGAATCGTTCATGAAACAGAGCCGCGCGGCGTGCTTCAAGGTTGCTGCGGTTTGCATGATGAACAACCCGTAATTTCGAAAATCGCTCTTCAAATTGTAGGCCAGCAAATGGAATTTGTTGTAATCCGGATAACTCAGGTTCCATTTGTGCGGACAATTGGTCAAAATGATGATGTAATCGAAATAGTGCTCAATGCACTCCAGGGTCAGGATGTTGTAGCTCTCCACTTCGTCGCGCTCGGAATAATGCGAATAAATGGCAACCCGTTTACCGCTGAAATCCAGCCGGTGAATCAACTGAGTGTGCGCATAATTGGCGGCGATGGCATGAGACACCTCGGACAGCATGAGCATTTTCTTTATCCCTGCCGTGTGTTTTTGAACGTGGTCTTCAAACCGGTGTTCCATGGATTGCATGAACTCATTCTTTTCGGCTTCAATTCGGCGCTTGAATTCCTGTTCGTTGCACCGGACCTGCTCCCGTTCTTCTTCCAATCGCGTTTTCAATTGGGCGGCTTCCTCCATGCGACCCAAAAACTGAACCAGTTGCTCCTGTTCATTGCGCTGGATTCGCTCCCGTTCGTCTTCCAATTGTCGTCTCACGGTGTCCAATTCCTTTGTTTTTGCATTCATCATCTCCGCACACCGCGCGTCCAGCCCCCGTTTCATGACACCCAGCTCGTCCATGTTGGCTTGTCGCTGCGCAACGGCGTCCTTCTGCATCCGGTGTGCCATGTGCTGCCGGTCCTGCTCCAGCTGGTGTTTCCCGGCTGCCAGTCGTTCGCGTTCCTTATCAAACTCTGCGTGAAATTGTTGCACCATGGCAGCATGACTGGCTGCGCATTTTTCGGACTCGCGTTTGAGAGCCAGGCGCAGTCGCATGCATTCGGCATCCAATGCGGCATTTTTCGTGGCGACATCATTCTGCATGCGCGTCATTTTGTGCATTTCCAACTGCATGGCGCGCTCCTCCCTTGCAGTCATGTGTTCTATTTGAACTACTTTGAACTACAATAATTTAAACTATAATTTGAAATTATTTTTATATATTGATTTTAGCATATTGATTTTAGCATATTGATTTTAGCATATTGATTTAACCACATCATGTCGCATGATGTCGCATCATGTCATATCATTATATATGATTTGAAATACTCATCGTTTTTCAGCGTGTCCATGTAATGAAACAACCGCTTGCGGCGAGCCATTGCGTCGCAATTTGCGGGGTTTGTCTCATAGACCACAATGTCCTGTATCACATCCATCTTTCTATTTTTGGGTTTCATGCCATAGTATCCCGCAATGTGCTTCAGTTGCTTCATGGTGTAATTCATCTCATAATCAAATGACATCGCCGTTGCACAATCCATCTTGAAAAAATCAATGTCCTCAAAATCCGGGTCCTCCAACGCAGGGTTCGGGTCGTCCTTATTTGGGTCATTGTTTAATTCATCATTCAACGTTTGCATCAGGCTGTCATACGTGGACACAGACGACTCCATTGCACTCGCATCGGCGGCGGCTGCATCGTCGTTTATACACAATTCAATGGATTCCGATTCCTGCATTTAAGAACACCTCAAACATAAACACAATGATTAAATTGTTTTTATGTATTGTTTCGCATTGAATTGTTTTGGATTGGTTTGGATTGTGTTGGAATTACTTTCGAACCACCTTATTTTTTTCAATTTCATCCAAAATGTCCATGTGCTTGAAAATGGTTTTATTGGTTATGCTGGGATACTTTGCATTTTTGGGTTTCAATTGACTGTTGAACGCCACCTCATGCATGATCGTGGCCCATTCGTCGACATGTCCGATGCTCAAAAACTGGTGCGCATCCTTCAAAATAATGAACAAGTTTTCGGTCAGCTCCTCCACCTCGTTGGTTCGGTCCGCCTGTCGCAAGTGTTCCTGAATGAGCGACTGCAACTGCTGCACAATGTCCACGATTTTGAATGTGGTTATGACCCCCTGATGCATTAAATTCACGATGAACATGCTCATGGCGCGCCGTTTGTCGTTCGTCTTGTTGATTTCGCAAAACCGCGCGTAATCCTTCTTCGCGTCGGCGTGCTCAATGGTGTTAAACAGCGTCATGAACTGCTCGAAATTCGATTGAAACACGTCCTTAAACACGGAGTCGTACTTGTGCAACAGCTGGCGAAACAGGCGCGCGTACACCGCCGAAAAAAAGTGATTGGAACTGGCTGTGTTGAAAATGGCAGCACCCACCGTCAGCAAATGCTCGGGTTCGTCCTTCAGGTCGTCGATGCGCGCGCACAGTGAGCCAAACACTTCTTCATACGTCTTGTCCGTGATTTTGTTCAGGTCAGACCGAATGCCGTCCAAATGCGCGTCAATGCCTTGACGCTTTTTCAACTCCGTGGTCTGAAACGTGCGTATGGATTCCCAGTCGTCTTCCGTGATTTCAGTGGTGGTGGCGCGGGGCTTTTTTTTCGGTGCTTGGTCGTCGGGCTTGTCGCGTTTGGGGAACACGGGGGTCTTGACATAAGACGGTGCACCCACCTGGTCAGCTATGCGCGAAATCAAGTCCATCATTTGCTGAGGCAACTCGCACTCAAACCCGTTCCACGTTATGGCTTCAAAATCAGATATCTGATACACCGGAGTTGTCCGAACATCTGCTGTTGCCGTTGCCGTTGTCATTGTCGTTGTTATGGGCCGAGGAACTATTTGTATTTCGCGCGCTTTGTTTATATTCATTTCATCTAAAATATTTTTAATTATTGCATTGTCAAGTGGTGCCTTTTTTTAAGCCAGAATCAAACCCGGATTCAAAAATAAAATAATTAAAAAATGGCTTAAATACACCGCTGCATGCTAAAACAGCGCACCCATTCTACATCATGACCGCACCCCCTCCCAGCATTGTTCCTCCCGCCCGTGAATTTGAGGCATGGGAAGACATCCCCGATTTAAATCCGCAGCTCATGCGCGGCATATACGGCTACGGCTTCGAGAAGCCCAGTCCCATTCAGCAGAAATCCATTCTATCCATCATTGACGGCCGAGACGTCATTGCCCAGGCGCAGTCGGGCAGCGGCAAGACCGGCGCATTTGCCATCGGCGCATTGAACCGAGTTCGCCTCGATTTGAAGCAGCCGCAGGCGCTCATCATCGCTCCCACGCGCGAGCTGGCCAAGCAGATTCACGACGTCGTGAAGGACCTGGCGTCGCAAATGGTCGGGCTCAACGTGCAGCTCCTCATCGGCGGAACGTCCACGGAGGATGACGTGGCCGACTTGAAGGCCAACTGCCCGCAGGTTCTCATCGGTTGCCCGGGTCGCGTGCACGACATTCTGCGTCGTCAGCCCGCCATTGGGCGCGGCATGCAGATGCTTGTGTTGGACGAAGCCGATGAAATGCTGTCGGCGGGATTCAACGAGCAAATATACAATATTTTCCAGCAGCTGAACACGAACGTGCAGGTGTGCTTGTTCAGCGCCACCATGCCGCCCGAGCTGCACTCGCTGTCGGACAAGTTCATGCGCGACCCCGTGCGCATTCTGGTGAAGAGCGAGATGCTGACGCTGGAGGGCATCAGCCAATTTCACGTGGCTTTGGAAACGGACCACGACAAGTACGCCACACTGAAGGACCTGTTCACGCGCATTTCCGTGTCGCAGTGCATCATTTACTGCAACAGCATCCGGCGCGTGAGCGACCTGGCCGAGGCGATGACGAACGACGGCTTCCCCGTGTGCTGCATTCACAGCGGCATGGAGAAGGACGTGCGCGACAAGGCGTACCAGGAGTTTCGCAGCGGGGCGCACCGCGTGCTCATTTCGTCCAACGTGACGGCGCGCGGCATCGACATTCAGCAGGTGAGCACGGTCATTAATTTTGACATGCCGCGCGACGTGCACACGTATTTGCACCGCATCGGGCGCTCTGGACGCTGGGGGCGCAAGGGCAGCGGCGTCAATTTTGTGACGCGCCGCGACTTTCGCAAGCTGAAGGAGATTGAGTCGTATTACGGAACCGCAATTCCCGAACTGCCTTCCAATTTCGGACTGAATTAATGGAACGCAACCCATGCAACCCATGCAACCCATGCAACAAATGCAAAAAAATCTAATGCAAAGAAATGTAATGCAAAGAAATGCAACGAAATATATATTTAATATAAAATTAATTATATATCCATGTTTTTTTTGCCGTTTCTTCCGCTGACAACCGTCATGGTCTCAATTTTCGTGTTGACGGTTAAACCCAAATGCTATGAGTTTGATTGCGTTGATTTAATGCAGGACAGTTTAGATGGCGATGTGTGCTGGTGCTATGAAGAGGGCGGATTTGGATGCTTTTGCTGCACCGCGTGCCACGATGATTCGTCGGAGGCATTTCATGCCTACGCCAAATAATCGTGAAACAGGTTGTCCACATACATGGGGGTCAGCTGCGGATTGTACAAGTAGCAATTGCATTTGCCATCCACGTGATAACTGCCGTAATGATTGCCGCCGCAGTTGCAGTATCCGGGGGCCGGCAGCATCGGGTCCGGCGTAAACAGGCACCAGCCTTTCGGATAGCCTTGCTCCACGCACGCCGACCAGTTTTCATAGCCTTCCTTCTTCGGGTAGCCTTCTTCATATGCTGCATGCTTGTAATTGTACCGCGCAATGCAGTAAATCAACATGACGAATAACCCCCATTTCATGTAAGTTTGCATTTCGAATTGCTATTTATAATTATCATGATATTTTTTAAATTTAATAAAGTTATACGCTGGATATATTTCGGTTGCGGTTTTGACGTTGTATTTTTGCAACACGTCATACACCGTGTTGTACAACAAGGGCTGACCTCCTCCGCAATTGAACCCAGGAATGTGCACAAAATATGCAGACTGTCCAAACAGTTCGCCGAATGATGGGCTGTCTGTCAATTGCGCCTGCGTGTGCAACCCAAAATTTACGCCGGATGTGCAGGTGTGCAATAATTCGGCATTCATGTCCAAATGCATTTGGTCAGGGAACGCATTGGTGTACGCACCCACTGCCATTTGGTCATCTGTAAAATTGTTGTCAATGCCCCATTTGTACAGGGCAAGCAAGTCTTTTGCGTATCCGCACAATAATCCGCTGTTTATGTATTTCCTGCAGTGGTCATTGTGCTTAACGTGCATGCCGTGATGCTCAAAATATGGACCGAGCCATGCAACCTGGAAATACGTTTTATTGGGATTGTAATTAACGCACCCCTCGGCAAACAGTTCCATGCTTGCGACCATGGGTTTCTGCAGCGCCTTGAACTCTTCCACGAAATAATGCGAGTGTCTTAAACAATACACGTCGTGCGCATCCGACGCCACAACAATTTTATTTGGGTCCAGCGTTTCTAAATGCGCTTTGAATGCTTTCATTTTGGTTATGAAATGTTCCCACACGTCACCGTCCCCCAACACAACATAGTCCCATTCGTTAGCATTCAATGTCTCCACAAACCGGCGCGTGTTCTCAAAATTTTCTGTTTTATACTTGTTGCAATACGTTATGACCAATGGTTCGTCCATTTGTTATATGAATTCATTCAAATTGATGTTTAAATGATTTAATGTGGTTAAGTTATTATTTTGAAAAAATTGTTTATCAAGTTTTTCTTCGTCTTCTTCGCCTTCTTTGTCTTCTTCGTCTTCTTCGTCTTTCTTGGGCTGCTGGACAAATGGCTGTTCCCAGGACTCTTCCCAGGACTCTTCCCAGGACTCTTCCCAGGACTCTTCCCAGGACTCTTCCCAGGACTCTTCCCAGGACTCTTTGCAGAACCTTTCGCATTGGGTGACCGTTTCACAGTCAGCTTGTGTTTTTTAATATTGTACGTGTGCTCAAAATACTCCATCGGCGAATACTTCAAAAACCATTCCTCGTATTCGGGGTCGTCCCGTTTCAGTTCTTGATATTTGGAGGACTTTTCAGCTTTAATGTCGTCCAGTGTCTCCTGCTTGCCATAGCACGTGATGCCGAAGCGCCGCAACAGCCCCGTTTGTTTCAGCCGGTTGCGCTGCTGAATGTCATACAAGTGCTTGCACATGCACAGAATGCGCGCTGCGTCATAATACGGCTTGTCCGAATAAATCATGGCCAAATACAGACTCAGCATGGTGTCCGTGCTGGCAATGCGCACCGGATTTTTGCCCACTTGAATCACGTTGTAGCTGTGGCACGCCACCGGTTTGTAAATGAAGGCCACCTGCTGTTTTCCCACCGCAATGTCGTAATGCTCCGGCACAATCTCGCCGATGCCCGAGTGCTTGGTCACCACCACATTCTTAAAATCGTTGTCTTCCAGGCGTTCTTTGACCTTGCTAGCGCTGGCCTCCGGGTTCATGGACAGCACATCGAAGTGCGGAATTTGCGCAAACAGCGCTTTCTCCGATTTTGGCAAGTGGCGCGCATACTGCGAAATTGCATACCCCCCGAAAAACACCAGGTCTTCGTCAATGAACACATTGCGCACCGTGCGAAACATGCGCACCTCTTCGCTGTCTTCATGCGACCGGGGTGCAGCATCAATCTCATCCGCCGTGGGACTTCTATCCATGTGCATGCGTGCACTGCGTCCGTTGGGTCCACTGTGCGCATGATGTTTCAAATACTTCGGCGTTTGAAACGGTATCATCAATTTATCCGGCGTGCAGCCCGCGGCCTTCATCGGATGGTGCTTGTTTAATATGGCCAGCCGCTTGCTCACCTTTTCCCAACGCGACACGTCCCCCTCCGGGCGCGACAGCTCCAAATACATGCCCATCCGCAACAGGTTCGGCGGCGCATACAGGATGCCGTCCACTTTAATCGCTTCTGCCCGGATGTTCTTGAACAGCGTCGGGTCCAGCTGCGTGATGTCCGCAATCCCTACGAAATTCACGAACACCTTGTACGTGCCGTGATGCATGCCCGACTTGGCCTCCACCTCCGAAAACCCGTTCTCGTAAAACTCGTCGGCCAAGTCCTTCGCGTGCTCCAACGCATCGGGCGAATAGAAATCGTAATCAGGTATCTCCGTCTTTTTGTCGTAGAACTGCGCCTCCTCCGGCAAAATGTTGTTGATGGCCGTCCCCCCGTAGCACACCAGCTCGCGCTTCTTTATGAAACGCTCAACAATGGCAATGATGTCCTTCATTTTGGGGTCGTTCGTTTTTTTGGCACCAATGCGCGCCTCTATGGTTTCAACCGCCTGCCTCACCAGCTCTTGCTCTAAATCATCCAGTGTTTTGGCATTTGCATGATTTGCATGATTTGCATGATTTGCATGAGGGTCTTTCATTTTTATAAGATTTTTATAAGATTTTTATAAGATGATGCCACTATACAATAATTACATTATTATTTATTAATGAAATAATAATGCATTAAATTTGAATTTATGCAAATGCATTGCCGACTATTGCAATTTGCTTTGAATTATTCTAACCAATTGAGCAATGATGCTGTTGCCGTCTATTTTTTTGTTCCAGCTGTTGTGCCAGTGATAACAAAAACTCCCTTGGAAAAAATTATTGAAATCATATTGTTTATCCGTGTGTTCGAAAAATCGGTCGGTTCCAATGTTGCATGGATTTTTCACCCAGTCCGCATCAAACCAGGCACAGGGTAGAACCAGCATGTTCAACGGCAAATCATACGTCAATCCGGCTTCTTGAAACCCCCAGCCACGCTTGCGCTGAATTATGAACTCAATGTTTTTCCTCATTTTTTCAGACCGCGGTTCCAATGACACAAATATCGCACCATTTGGATAATTTTGGGCTTCCCACTGATAAACGCATATTTCATTCCCGAAATTGCAAAAAATAGGGTCAAAACTTCGCAAAATGAAACAATCTAAATCAAACCACACGCCTCCATAATTGTGCAATAACAAATATCTAACCACATCCGAATAAAAAGATAAGTCTCTTTTGAAATAAAACTTGGTTTTTATGAACCGTGCATTCATTATTTCACCTATGAACGAAAACTGCCGAATTTCAGCATACTTTGCGATTTCAATGTTGTATTGATTGGGCACGTTGTTTTCCAACCACAGTATGATTTTGTGCTTGTTCTGGTGCACATTGAAATAATAACAGGATAAAATCGAATACAAGTGTTTTTCATTCAATGCGCCATTCCAGTAACAATGAAAAATGACCGATTTGTCGTATTCTCTCTCCTTCAAATTGAGAGAAATGTTGATTGCGTTCGTGTAGTCGGTGCCATTTGTCAATAGTTTCATGATGTATTAGCTGTATTATTATTGTTATTATTATGCATATCGACAATACTTTATTTTAACATTTTGGTCGCATGAAGGGGCAACCACGATTGCACAACTGACGTGATGGCAGTGGATGCCAGCAAAAAGAACGCCGCGCTAAACACAATCGTCCGGTCAAATGCAGTGAACTTGTCCGACTTATTCCACGGATTGAACCGCACCAGCAAAAATGCGATTATGAAATACTTCAACACCGCATTCAGCGTGTTGAGATACGTCGGAGCCACGGTCGCAATGCCCAGCAGCGCTATCGCATACAATGCATACCAGGCATATAGCACCACGTAGTAAAAATGTTGGAGCCAATTGTTCCAATTCAATTCATTCATCATGGATGATGGATGATGGATGATGGATGATGGATGATGGAGGATGCGTTTAATATTTGGTAATATTATTTATTTGTATTGTAATAAGTGCCAACACTCATTCCCCTTTAACCAATGAACCTGGAACTCTCCAAATTTGACATGCGCTCCATCAGCTTTAGGCCCGATGAAAACAAGGGCCCCGTCATCGTCCTCATCGGCCGCCGTGACACCGGCAAAAGTTTCCTCGTCCAAGACCTCATGTTCCACCACCAGGACATCCCCATCGGCACCGTCATCTCCGGCACCGAAGCCGGCAACGGCTTCTTCGCCGCCCACGTCCCCAAGCTCTTCATCCATGATGCATACAACACCGCCATCATCGAAAACATCCTCAAACGCCAAAAGGCCGTCCTCAAACAAATGAAAAAAGAGGTTGAAACCTACAAACGCTCCACCATCGACCCCCGCACCTTCGTCGTCCTCGATGACTGCCTCTACGACAATAAATGGACCAAGGATGTCATGATGCGCCTCCTCTTCATGAACGGGCGCCACTGGAAGATAATGTTAGTCATCACAATGCAATATCCTCTCGGTATTCCGCCCAATTTGCGCACGAACATTGATTACGTGTTTATCCTGCGCGAACCCTACATTGCCAATCGCAAACGCATCTACGAGAACTACGCGGGCATGTTCCCCACGTTTGAGAGCTTTTGTCAGGTGATGGACCAGTGCACCGAGAATTTTGAGTGCTTGGTCATCAATAACAATGCGAAATCCAACAAACTGCAAGAGCAAATCTTCTGGTACAAGGCGCAACAGCACGGGCCGTTCAAGCTGGGGTCTAAGGAATTCTGGGAAATCTCGAAAGATCTGCACTCGGATGATGAAGAGGAGACATATGACCCGAAGAACGCTGCAAAAAAGGGGCCCAAAATCAACGTGAAAAAGAGCAAATGGTGAAAAGCGCTTCACATTTGGGTGTAGCGCTTTGCAATTTTGCTTCACATTTGGGTGAAGCAAAATTTTCACTTTGAACAAGTTATAATCTTGCTCCCGCAGTTGCGGGAGCAAGATTGTATAAACCCCGTTTTCAAAATATAAAAGCGCATTTCATACTCCGCCCAAATATTTGCTTTTACAAATCATGCATTGCGATTTTAAAAGCATATTGCCTAAAACAACTTAAACAGAATCCGTCTATGCATAGTATAACCCCATACCACCATGGAACCCGCAACACAACAACACCAGGAGCTGAACATCGTTGAGCTGATTGAGAAAAACCCCATCACCAGACTGTCGCAAGAATACAATGGCAGACTATTGACCAAAATTCAGGAATCATTCACTGGATTTGAGCAACAGTTGTTTGTGAGTAGCTTTTATTGCTACTTGAATTACGACAAAAATATGGATTTCGTCGTTGATTTGGACAACGTATGGAATTGGTTAGGATTTCAACAAAAGTATCATGCGAAAAACATGATTGAAAAACATTTCAAAATTGATGTTGATTACAAAAACATTGAGAATCAAGAAGCTCCCAAAAGTCATGGCGGTCACAACAAGCAAATCATCATGCTCACCGTTCGTTGTTTCAAGTCGCTGTGTCTGAAGGCACAAACAAAAAAGGCATCAGAAATCCACGAGTATTACATGAAGATGGAAGAGGTTTTGCACCAAATTGTGGAAGAAGAGACGGATGAACTCAAACAACAATTGGAACAGAAAAACGCCGTCATCATGGAAAAGGACTCCGTCATCCAATCCACGAAAAAAGAAAAGCAACGTGCCGTGGAGCAGGCGATCATCGGCCAGTTCCCATTGAACACGGAGTGCATCTACTTTGGCACCATTGACAACACGAATGCCGACAACGAGAAGCTCATCAAATTCGGCCACACGAACGACCTCTCCACCCGCATAATGGACCATCGCAAAAAATACCAAAATTTCGTGCTGGTCGCTGCCTTCCGGGTTCAAAACAAGGTGGAGATAGAGAACCTGATCAAGACGTATCCGAAAATCAAGCGCAACATCCGCAGCATTGAAGTGGGCGGCAAAAACAAGACCGAAATCATTGCATACGACAACACGTATTTCACGATTGAGCGACTGAAGAAACACATCGCCGACATCATTCACTCGCGCACGTACAGCATTGACAATTTCAATCGACTGATGCAGCGAAACGAAGTGCTGGAAGCCGAGAACATCAACCTGACAAAAAGGGTGGTAAAACAAGAACAGGAGCTGAACGAATTGCGGGAACTCACCACTAAGCAGAAACAAGAGCTGGAGGTGGTTGCGGCGGGTCACCAATCCGTCTATCAGAATGTGCTGCTGCCGGAGGACGAGTTGACGCAGAAGTTCAACGAATTCATCAAAGTAGCGTGCATTGTGCGCCCCGACGTGGAGGAGTCGTCGGTCAGCATGGAGGGGCGATTCCGTCTGTGGTGTCAAACCAAGCCGACGAAGGAAACGTTCCATGCGCTGAAGAACTATTTGGATGTGCGGTTCAAGGCAAAACGCATTCGCGGGGTGCACGGCTACCTTGGCGTGAAACTGAAAACAGTGGAATACAAAAAAATGCCAGCATCGGAAATATCATCGCTTTCACTGAGTCCGAATGCGGAGACATTTCTGTTTGAACGGTGCCAATTTTCCGACTGCGGCAAGATTCTAAATTCGGTTTTATTAAAAGATTACCAGAAATGGAAACAGTCGGTTGGATTACCATTGGCCGAGACAGACATGAAGGATTTGAAGGCGTATTTGAATGCATCGCCGCATGCACTGAAAGCGACCGTGTGGACCGAGCAGGGAAACAATGAAGGGTACTATGGCGTGTCATTGCGCGAGGACTACTATGCATTAACGAATGCAAACAACAACAATGGCACCCCCATCGTCATTGCAACCACAGGCAAAAAAGTGGAAAAACGGGAGGCGACCACGCACCAGCTACTGGGTTCATGGCCCACGATTGCAAATGCGGCCTTGTCAGAAGGCGTGTGCGCCGCAAAAATGAGCCGATGCGTCAAGGCCAAGACGGTCATTTCCGACTATTACTACTGTAATGGGGGACATACGTCCCCCCTTTAACCCCCCCTGGTCATTGGATCATGGATTCGGATTTAATGCGCATAAAAAATGGAATACTAATCCGATGAATTAACTTGTATTATTTGTTTGAATTTCTCTCTAATCTGAATTTCAAGAACCCTAAAATTATTGTATATGTATAGTGCATAACCATGTTTTCAAAACGAAGTGGAAGCAAAGGCAACCGCCACTTTAGGCGGCGTTCAACCCGACACCGAAGACGCACGCATAAGCGGAAAGGTGGGATGATGTCGTCGCATCATCAACCAATGAAACCGTTGTCGATGAAACCTTTGTCCACAACTCTATTATCGCCTGATAGTGAATACACAAACGTTTATGTGACCGGTCCATACGGTAAGGGAGAACATAACCGATTCGGAACAACAACATTTGTCATTCTGAAAGAATCCAATGTGGCCAAATTGAAGAATGACATTGTAGAACGCATTAATCTACGCATCCAGCGCAAAGGAGGCAAACACAAATACGTGTTGCCGTCCGGTGCAAAAATCACAGATGACCGCGCCAACATATTGTCAGATGACAGGTTAATGCAGGACTTTGCATACAAAAATCTTTACATACAAGGATGGGAAGACATACAATTGCCGTAATCGCATGTCAAAATGATTGCTCAATTTCTCTCTAATTTGAAATCCAATAAACTTAGAAAGTGTGTTGGAATGATGCGCCATGTGGGTTGATGCATGTATCCGTTGCCAAGTTTCATCTCTTTTGATTTTGCAAAGTGAGAGAAAATGCAAATAATAATGAATAATAATGAATAAATCATGAAAACACATCATTCAAATCTGGATGCATTTGGCGGCCTTGGTCATGATGACCTTGCCCGGAGTTTCGGTGCGTTGCACGTGTTTCATTGGCAAGTAATTGACGCCCACGCTGCGCAGTCCGCGAATGTTTACTGCCGCGCGATGTTTAACCAGCATGGCGGCACGTCGAATGACGTCGGCGTCGTAGGTGCCCGCTTTGGCCGTGTTCACAACGACGGCGTGCGGGCTGGGGAAGTCCTTCAAATGGAACCACATGGCGTGCTGCGGTGCCCTTTTGATGAGCGCGTCATTCTCGGCCTGGTTTGCGCCCACGCGAATGGCATAGTCGCCGTTGAAAATCTCGGAGTACATGGAATGCATGACAATCACACGATGCATCCTATTTTAAATCAATTTTTATAAATTGAACATTGATTTAAAAATTGAACATTGAATTGGGCCAAAGCACATGATGTAAGAATCCGCAATCCGCAATCCGCAATCCGCAATCCGCAAACCGCAATCCACAATGAATTTCATCAGAAGAGTTCTCAATTTGCCCAAGAACAAATCGACACCCAAACTAGGAAGGTGGCAACTGCATTACGACCCCAAAACCGTGAATTCAAAAATAGACCAAGCGAATGAAGACCATTGCGGATGCTGCGGAGACCCACAAAGAGAGCAAATGAAACAGATGAAGGACAAAAAACTCATGCAACAGAAACAAAAATGGCAAGAGAAGAAACACCAGGCGCTCATGAAAACACATTCCGAGTCTGAAAACTATTACATTCCGTATGTCATGTAATGTGACCGCGGGTTTCATGCGCCATATATTTTTTTATCATGCCAATGTATAAAATGAACGAAACCATTTTGCGCACCCAAAATTATTACACGGGCATAGACCCACAACATTATTACAGGTCATCCAGCGGAGATGCATTGTAAGGGAAAGCAACTCGTGCAACGGATTTCAAAGACGTTTATCTTTCGGATTTGTTGAATAATCCCAAATGCAGTGTTTCATTTACTGTATATCGTGACGCGGATGATAAAACCGCTCATGCAAAAACATCTTGGACTGATGTTAAATGCGGGATAATTAGGTCCTACAATCCGGAAACCAACCTGCTTGCGATTGACTGCGCCAAAATACGTCCAAGCCGGTTAAGCATGCTGTTTAAACGCACTAACAAAATAAGGTATGTTGAACCCCGCGCAATAAAAGTGTATTCGATTGGACGTTTTTGATTGTTGCGACGTGTTTCCAGTTCCACGTCTAGTACCAAGTCCAGTTCCACGTCTAGTCCCAAGTCCAGGTCCAGTCCCAAGTCCAGGTCCAGTCCCAAGTCCAGGTCCAGTCCCAAGTCCAGGTCCAGTTCCACGTCTAGTACCAAGTCCAGTTCCACGTCTAGTCCCAAGTCCAGGTCCAGTCCCAAGTCCAGGTCCAGTCCCAAGTCCAGGTCCAGTCCAAAGTCCAGTTCCAGTCCCAAGTCCAGTTCCAGTCCCAAGTCCAGTTCCAGTCCCAAGTCCAGTTCCAGTCCCAAGGCCATGTTCCGAGGTGGCAAGATAACTAGAATCACGCGAAAAATGCGCAAGAATCATGGCTGGTAAAACAGGTCGTCAAACATTTTCTTGTATTTTTGTTGCAGGGTCGCATTGGTGGGCAGGTAGCGGTCCACGCGCTCGCGGTTGATGCGCAGGTATTCGCGGGCGACCGAGTCGTGCTTCATGATGGCACCAAGGAGCACCTCGGCGCCCTGTTCCAGATTGTAGCCCTCATAGTAGTAGCCGAGGTCGGCGCACAGGTGCGCGTTGTGCACGAAGGGGTATCCGAGCCATGCCATTTCCAGGTAGATGTAGTTGAGCGGGTTGCCCCACTGGTGAAACACGGCGATGTCGGCATGCGTCTTCATGAATTCAAACGTGATGAAGCGCTTTTCGAAAAACACGCGCTTGTCCAAAAACAGGTCGGTGTATCGCACCGTGTTCTCGATTTTTTTGGCGTTTAAGGTGTCGCCGATTTTGTCTCGAAACGCGTTGGTGATGTAAATGCGGTCCACGAGTTGCGGGGACAGCTGGTAGGCGCGCTCGCACATCACGAACGACGGCAGGAACCACTTCATGATGCTGATGTTGGGGTCGAAGGTCGCCAGCCGTTTGCATTTGTTCAACTCTTTTTTTGCATTCGTGTAAATGAAGTCGTTCAGCGTGACGCCCTCCTTTTCGGCGATGGTTTCAATGCCCTTGGGCGACCAGATGAACGGCGCTTCAATGACCTTGGCGCAGCGGGACAGCGTGCGTTTGTAGCACTCGTTCAGCTCCATCATTTGCGGGATGAGCCATATCTCGTCAAACAGCGACTTGCGCGGGTTGCTTTTGTCCTGCTCGAAGGAGCCCGATTCGCCGTGGCCGTAAATGATGGCCTCTGAATTGATGAGGTATTCATTGCCGCAAACGTAGGACACGAGTTTTACACCCATGTAGTGCAGTTGCTGCAACACGAGGTGAGAGATTTGAACGCCGAACGTGACAACCGCGCGAAACCCAACGGTGTAAATTTGAGAAAAGCTTATAACATTTTCGTAATGCGAACTGTTCCAGCCGTCGGGTGGGCTCTTTTTGAATTTCAGGTAGTCCGAGTTGGTGACAATGAGGTACGGCGTGTATCCGATGTGCTTCAGGACGTCGTAGAAATACAGCGTGTTTTGGTGGATGCCGTTGTTGAACATGTGGGACGGCACCGCCGCGCTGATGCCGATTTTAATGTCCTTCAGTGCAATTGTCTCGCGGTCATGGGGAACCGGAACCATGGGGAGGACCCGAACAATTTTGTCCACGAAGTAGTGATAAAACAGGGGGAACACTGGTGCGTCGCCGTCCTTGTCCTTGTCCTTGCTGCTGTTGCTCTCCTTGTCATAAATGGTGGCACGGGATTCATTTGGGGGGATAACTTCGCTGAGCAGTTTGACGCTGCCAGAACCAGCATCAGCATCAATGATTTCCTTGCAGGCTGCGCACATGATTGAGCCAGTTTTGATTTTCGAAACATCGAACTTGGTGTTGTTGTTGCAGCACTCACGAAAATCCGAGATGAAGCTGCAAATGTGCTGGATGACCTTGCGAAGCACGGGATGTCCTGGAGTGGAGGCCATGAAGCCGGTGAAAATGACGGGGCTCAAACACGATTCAATTGCAATGAGCCGATGCTGCTCCTCCACAATTTCCGAGAGGGTGTGGTCCTCATGCACAATTACGCCGGTGTCCATGTATGCGCCGCCGTGCTTGTACAGATAATAGTAAATGAACACCTCGTGCAGTTGGAGAAGGTCGGCCAGTTTTAGGGTTGCATTGGTGGTAGTGGTGGCGGTGCTTTTGGGTAAGCTTTCGCTGGATGCGGATGAGGATGCGGATGAGGATGCGGATGAGGATGCGGATGAGGATGAGCTTTCTATTGTTTGGTCGGGCGTCGACGTCACAGGGGTCCGAACAATTGCATGCGCTTCGCATATTGCTTCGTGCAGCGGTTTGCAGTCGGGGTCATCCTCTTGCAGCGCCGCAAAATACGCAATGATGTCTTCGTGTGTGAAAAAACGGTGGTCCCACCCTGGCGCGCGCTCCTTTAGCAAGCACTCCACGTGCTTGGGCAAAATGCATTCATTTGTTTGAAAGAGCAGCTTGGGAATCATCAGTTGCGAATGTCCGATATCCGATGAATAATACATGAAACCACATTTTTAAATGCATATTTAACCTAATGATTTATGATAATTTATGAACATAATCTAACAACGCGCAAAAAACAACCACATGGTCTCCACCAAAACCGCGTTTTCAAGCAATGCGGGAAGCACGACGGGACCACTGAGCGTGTTTTCGGGACAGATGGACGGTTTGGCGCGATTGGTGCGCAGCCAGCCGTTTCGCGAGCTGAACAATTTCATGAATCAGCTGGGTCTCGGTGATTTCCAGAACCTGATTGACAACTTCGATTTGGAGACATTCAACACGCTGGCCGTGAAACTGTATGCCCTGAAAACCAACACACATCCGCTTTACGTCCGCCTGCTGAACTACCTGAATTACTGCTTGACCACGCTGCTCATTGTGGAGGTGAACGTCGGCAAAGAATTGGTGATTCTGCAACGCGAGATTAAGAAACTCAAAGCCGAAAATTCGATATTGTATAATGTGCAGTTATTGAAAGAGTATTTGGAAACGCTGACCAAGAAAACGTTTACCATTTTCCCCGAACAGAAGGTGAGCACTTCGAAGATCAAGTTGCGTCCCGAATATGATGTGTACATCAAGCGTTACGGTTTTCCGAAGAACGGAGCCTTCAACGCGGAACAGCTGGCCGAAATCATTAACGAGTTGAATTTGAGCATGCAGCCGGAGGTGTGTGCGACCCCGACACCGCATCATTGAAGACCGCAAAACGCACAAATGCAACGCACAAATGCAATACAGTAATATTCAGGTTATTTAATGTTAATATAAATGTAGCGTATTTATATTACACACAGACACACGGACCATCCAGATGACGACGACCACATCAATTGATTTTGATATTGGGAATTACACCGTATATGAAATTATGGACATGTTCAAGCTGGACAGCGCCAGCTGCACCGTCCGGGAAGCGGATGCCTGCGCGTCCAGCCTGATGACGGCACTGGCGGATTACCCCAATGCCCCCAGATTCATTCATCAATGCAGAGAGAAAATAGGACAATTTATTCAGGACCGAATTAAACCCTACAATAAAACCATTATCTCTCAAAACAGCAACTACAATTCGAATGAACCGCCGTTCACATCCGCAAACAACACGCTGAACATCAACTACTCCACGCCGCCTTCCAATTCGGACGTTTTTAACCGCGAGTCGGAAGTGAACGATGGCGGTTATGCCAAGCGCAACATTGCGCCCGTCATCAATGCATACAATTACAAATTTCCGACGGGGACAATCAACCCGATTGAGCGCCGGGTGATTAAGCGATTACTGTCCATGGACACGTTATTTCGAGTGAACTACAACGCATCCAGCTCGACCAACGCCTCGTGGGTGCTGCCGTATCCCGTGGAGAACGTGGTGTCCATGAAAATCGCGTCGATTCAAATTCCGAACATGTGGTACGCCTTTTCAGAAGCCACCAAAAGCAACCGAATGACTGTCATGATTACGGGACTGAATGTGGCCCCCTACGACCCCGCCGAAGTCTATACAAATGAAATCGTGATTCCGGATGGCAACTACATGAGCGATGAATTCATGGAGTGCATGAACAACCTATTTAAGAACACCGAAAACGGCATGGAGTTTTTCCAGTTGTCAATCAACCCTTACACCAGCAAAACCATGCTGCATGTCATTCACGCGACGCTGACGTGCGAAAACAGCCCGGACCTGGCATACGTGGTGATATTCGACGACGTGAACAAATACAACAAATATTTGAATAACGGGTGCATTTACGACGAATGCGACATCCAGCGAATTAAGGATGAGCACGAAAAGGAGTATTACAACGCGAACATCAAAACCATCAGCAAGACCGCGGGGTGGATGATGGGATTCAAGCAGCTCATATATCGTCGCACATGGGAAAATGAGCGAACGGACTTAATCAGCCAGGTGCCGGTTTTAACGTATCACGCATATTTAGAGAGCGAGTCCTCGTATGGCAGTTCCATTTGGAATTACTTGTATGTGGATGTGGATGATTACAACAAGAATTTCATCACGAATAGCATCATTGCGCAAACGGGGGATTCATATTTAGGATTTAACATTCTGGGGAGAATCACCGTGAGCAGCGGACAGCTGACGATAATCAACGACAATGCAGGCGACATGATATTCAAGATGCGCGAGTATCTGGGACCGGTGCGCCTGGAGAAGCTGACGATTCGGCTGCTGGACAAATTCGGCAACGTCATTCAGCTCAACGGCAATGATTATTCCATTGCATTGGAGCTGCAGGTGCTGTACAATTGATTGATTGCGCGCATCATGCAAATATTTTTATGTATTTTTATATATTTTTATGGTATAAGGCAAACACACAAAACAATGTCAGTCGCATGCGTTGATGAAAATTTTGCCTATGCCATTGCATCAAGTGCTAATAGAACCCTGAAAATTGTGGGCGTAAATCCAGGCAAATACAATGCATCCAATACGAACTGGGGTGCATTTCCGCCAATCAAATTGGTGTATGCTGGCCCAACTGCACCATACAATGGGTTCGGGGTGTCGGACAATGCACACGCCATTGTTGAAATTGCAGACAATGCATTCAACCACAGTGCCAATCAAAACCCGTTCACAGAGGGACCACTTGCACTGACCAGTAATATTGTGCGAATTGGTGCCAACGCATTCAACAGTGTCAAAATAACCGGGGTTTTGACCATACCGTCTAGCGTTTTGCATGTTGGCGACCAAGCATTTTCCAATATGCTGATAGATGAAATCGTTTTTGAAAACGAGACCAATTCAGATTTGCTGGGAGGGGTGGTGGATTCAACTCGGGTTTCAAGCAAGAACAAGGCCGGGCGCACGGCGGCGGACACTGTGTTGAACACGCTTAAGGTGACCAAGGCCAATCCCACAATGACTGGTGTCACCACCATTCCAAATGCCGTGATTTCAAATGCAACCATTATTAATGCAACTGTGACCACTGAAAACGTGACAACGGGGGCGCTGGTTTCTGCCAGCATTGCGAATCTGGTTGCTGGGGGGGCGGCGTCATTCAGCGGAAACGTGTCCGTGTCTGGACAATGGAATTACACGGTGCAACCCAAATACAATACTGTGGGGTTGGCCACGCAATCGTATGTTGATTCCAAAATTTCATTAATAAATGGCAACACGTCGACGTTGACTTCCACGATGAATGCGCTCAATAAAATTGCAAGCGCGATTGGCGAAGACCCCAATTTTGCGCTGCATGTTTCCCAGTCTCAGTCAACCATTGCGCAGTCCACTGTGATAGACACGCTTCTGCGAACCAGCCAAATTGTGTCACTTTCCAGCTCATTGTCCACCGCGACCGTGTCGCTGCAAACGGTGGATGCATCCATAGCCGCTGGAATTGGGTCGGGGTCAACGGCACGCGGCAGCCAAATTGGTTCACTGTCTTCCTCATTGTCCAGCGCGACTGTGTCGCTGCAAACGGTCGATGCATCCATAGCCGCTGGAATTGGGTCGGGGTCAACGGCACGCAACAGTCAAATTAGTTCACTGTCTTCCACACTGTCGACTTTGGTGTCGGAGCGGCAGGCCAATGACATTTCAATATCAAGCGGGATTGCAAGCGCTGTTTCGAGGCGCAGCCTTGATGTGGGGTCGACATCGACCGCATTGGTCAATGGCGGGGCGACATTGCAATCCACCGATGCGTCGCTGTCTTCTGGCATCGTGTCGGCTTCCACTGGGCGGAGCGGAGCGGTGTCGTCGGTCTCGGTGATGTTGTCCAGTGCCGTGCCCTCACTGCAGACGATGGACAACGCATTTTTAAACGCACTGGGTTCCCACACGTCGAACCGGGCGTCCGAAGTGACCTCGTTGACCACCGTGAGGACCTCTCATGTTTCAGCGCTGCAGGCGGTCAAAAGCACGATTTTGACGCAAATATCAGGTGGCGGTTTGAACCAGGATGGTAGGACGAGCACGGTGTTCAACCTGCTGGGCATAAATGTGGGAGAGACACTGATGTGTGTGATGGGTAGCGGCACATTTGCAACCAATGATAAAATAACCATTATATATTCCGCCACGGATTATTTGAGGGGTACCGTGACGGGGGTGAGTGGGTCGAATGTGACATTCACGGTGACATCCAAGGCGACGTCGGCAGTGGAGACGCAGATTTATTCCACGACTGGTTCATTCGGCGCCAGTGGTGTTCTAGGAATAGGGATAGGAAATTACATTGCGCCCATATCTCCGACTCCGTCATTTACTAATAGCAGCAATTATGTTGTCACCACCATGAGCGCCTCACAACTACGTTCTGTAAGTGGTGCCAGTGTATACTTTTACATGAATCTGCTTGACGGTTCTAATACCATATTGGATTCGTCAGCCCATTCAGCATATTACAGTTTCCCATTTGACTATTGGGGTGTGTTTAAATCTGCATTTGTTCCTCGGAATTCGACCCTCAAACAACAATTTGTTTTCACTGGCGGTATCAATGTAAGATTGAGTTATGACGTTGCTGGAGCCGCATACACCACAATGAAGGGCTATGCAGTTCCTTATAGCTTCGGTGTTGTGCAGATTGAACTTCCAGGAACCGCTGAGAGCGCCCGCATCTCGGCGGTGAATTCATTGTCAGCCGGAGTGGCAAGCATGTTGACATCGCAGTTGACAGCAAACACCTCGATTTCAAGTGCGATTTTTAACGCCTCCAGTGCGCGCAGCAGCGCGATAACATCGCTTTCCACGCATGCATCGGCATCAGTGTCTTCGCTGCAGTCGGTGAGCACAGCGCTATCAAACACCCAGTCTACTGCGGTGTCGGACCGCATCACCAACGTGGCATCGCTGTCGAACGCATTGTACGGGAACATGTCGTCCCTGACATCGGTCAATGTGTCCAATTCAACCCGATTGAGCACCGAAATTGTAAATCGAAGTGTCCAAATCATAATTGCAGTCAATTCGCTGGTGAACGGCGCACCCTCCGCACTGGAGACCCTCGGCAAAATTGCAAATGCATTGACCACTGGACCCTCGATGTATTCCACTATTTCAAACACGGATGCGGCCCTCACCTCCAATGCAAATGCGCGCAGCAGTCAAATGGCGTCCCTGTCAAGCGCGCTGTCCTCTTCGACGCTGTCGCTCCAGACCGTGGATGCGTCACTGTTATCCACCAATGCGTCCAACACTTCAGCACGCAGCAGTCAAATAGTGTCCCTGTCGGGGGCGCTGTCCTCTTCGACGCTGTCGCTCCAGACCGTGGATGCGTCGCTGTTGTCCACCAATGCATCCAACACGTCAGCACGCAGCAGTCAAATAGTGTCCCTGTCGGGCGCGCTGTCCTCTTCGACGCTGTCGCTCCATACCGTGGATGAGTCGTTGTTGTCCACCAATGCGTCCAACACGTCGGCGCGCAGCAGTCAAATAGTGTCCCTGTCCAACAGCATAGTGGGATTCGTGTCAACCCAAGTGTCCTTTTCTGGGTCGTTGTCATCGGCGATCAGTGATGCCACATCGACTCGAATCCGCGAGATTTCATCGCTGTCGTCTTCATTGAGCACGCTGGCGACCACGCTGACTGGCGCTGACACATCGTTGGGCAATGCATTCACGTCCCTGAGCAACGGCACCCAGCTGTCAACGCTGGCCAATCTCACCGAGGTGGATGCATCCGTTGCTGGCATAATGGGCCTTAGCACCATAAGCGCGTTGGACACCCTCGGCAAAATCGCAAGTGCAATTAATTTGCAACCAGACATTGGCACCGTGATTGTGAGCATGACAAATGCCAAAGGAGATGCGTCCACGGTTTCCTCCATCAGCGCTGCTGCAACGTCCTGCGCAACGCAATTCGGCCTGTCGCAACTGGCTGACGCGGCTGGCCTAAAGGTGAGCGTGTCAACGACCACGTCGCTGCAATCCGTGATTTCGGGCCTGAGCACGTCATTCGGAACATTGCAATCCGAAGTGAACTCGATCACATCCAGCACCGTAATCAATTCCGTCGTGACAGCCGACATGGTTAAGACGACCCGGGATTTGGATGAGCTCTACGTGAAAAATGGGTTTGTCAATCCGGATGGGTCCATCAACTACAAGATTAACCATCTCGCCGACCCAGTGATTAATCCAGGTTCATCGCCCTCGCTTGCATTTGCGATTGACGGAAATCATCAAATCACCGCGATTAGACAGGTTGCTGCCGTGCTGTTTGATTCTCTGCAAACAACCATGAAATACACCAGCCGAGGGGTGGAATTCACGACCAGCTCTAGCGCATTCACCAATCGCGTTTACACATTCAGCATCGAATCCAGCAGCATCGAGGATTACAACAGCAATGCCACTGCAATTGTGGTATCCGGGGTTGAAACCGCGCTGCGCCTGGCGCCGGTCAATGCATTGACCATACCTAAGCTGGCGCTTTCCAGCTACACGTATGCCGCGCCCACCGTGCAAACCCCGTATGCAGCAACCACATGGAATGAGGCGACGGGCAAAATATCGCAGGTGTTGCGCTTCAACTTTGAATTGGGTGTGCAGAAGCTGCAAATTGATGGAACCACATACGTTGTTGCCGGAACGACGGAGAAGGTGGTCACACTGGAGTATTATCCTGGGGCGAGCGGAACGTTCAGTGTGCGCGCGCTCAATTCTACGAGCAAATTGCAGAGCCCAGCGCTGACGCTGTCCAACGCGTACAACGACTACCCGCAATACGCCGCACCAGTCCTGGTGGGAGGAACGAAGACGATTACCGTGTCGGGAAGCACCTGCACTTACAGCGCAACCTTCAGTTCGGATGCGAACGTGGTTGAAGTGCACGCATACAATTCCGGCACTTCCACCTATTCCAAAGTGCAAGACTTGACGCCAGCGACGGCCAACCAGTTTTCAGTCAGCATCACATATGACGTTAGCCGCATTGGCCAACCGCTGTTCAAGCTGAGAGCGGCGACCAGCGCCAGCAAACGCGCGAGCGATTTTTCAACGGTGGTTTTATGCGAAGCATTCACATTCCCCCCTGCAGTGATTTCCAGCAACCTTACGTACACCAATTTGAACACGACCCCCAAGTCGTTCTCGGTGAGCGTCATTTATGCGGTTCATCCCATGGCAACCGTCGTGCAGGTCATCAATGCGGGAACCGGCGCAGCATTGGTGACCCCAAACCCCGCTGTCAGCAATGGCAGCGTGGCATTCACCTTCAACTTCACTGAAGCGCAAGCGATTTCAGGCATGTCGTTCTATGTCAAAACGAACACGAATTCAGTTGGGTTGGAAAGTTCATCTGCTGCACAGGTGGTGACAAGTCAGTATGATGTGCCAGTGATTGTGGCTGGCACGAAGGTGATAACGCTGTCTGGTTCCACATACACGCACACCGCAGACTACACGTCGGCATCCACTGCCGGCATCAATGTGTATGATGCCGCTGGCACAACCCTTCTTCAAACTGTGACCACGCCAGGGTCTGGGACATTCACGGTGAGCGCAACATACGATGCAAGCAAGATTGGACAAACCGCATTCCGGTTGTCCTCCAATGCGATCTCCACAATGAGGGAAAGCGCACTAATAACCGTGGTTGGAGAAGACATTCCGGTCCATGCCACTCCAGTCATATCCGGCGGTATAACCTATGGAACCAGCGGTTCCGACAACACTGCGCAAATGAATTACACCGTTAGTTCTTTGGTAGACACGGTGACGGTGTTGAAACCCGATGGTTCTGCATTACCAACTGGCGCAAGCTTTACCCAATCGATTGTTAGCACCACTGGCGCATCCAGAGTCATCTCGGTCATTGTCACATTTACCAATGCGGTTGCACCATTGTCGGTGGCAGTTTTTGCCGAATTAAATGCATCCGGAAAACGGAGCGCGGCATCCGCATCTCAGAGTCTGCTGAGTCAATATGCGGCGCCCGTTATATCGGGACCCATCACTTATTCGGGCACGGGTCCTTATAGTGCTAGCATGACATACACCGTGCAATCCGGCGTGACTGCAGTTAGCGTGCTTAAATCAGATTTGACCGCACTCCCTGCGGGTGCAAGCGTGACTACGAACACTGTGTCAGGAACTACGGCATCGATTGTGGTTTCATTTACGGATGCGGTTGCAACGCCAAGCATTGTGGTGGTTGCACTGGCCAATTCCGCCGCCCGACAAAGCCCTGCATCTGCATCGCAGACTCTGTTGGCTCCTCCTCCTGCAATTGCGCGCGCAGGCACCTTACCCAGCGGTACATTAGGCACATTAAGCACATTCAGTTTAGTGGGTATGGTTTATGGACAGCTTAATTATCCAACCGGAATCGCAACTGACGCAGCCGGCAACATTTATGTTGTCGACCAAAACAATCACGGCATCCAAAAATTTAACAGTGCTGGAACATATGTAAGCACAATCGGCGGTACACGAGGTTCAGGCAATGGACAACATTTAGATAGTCCATACGGAATCGCAATTGACGCAGCTGGCAACATTTATGTTACCGACACTGGTAATCGCCGCATCCAAGTATTTAATAATGCTGGAACATATATAAGAACTATTACGTGGCCTAATTACTTAAACCATCCACTCGGAATCGCAATTGATGCAGCTGGCAACATTTATGGTGTCAACCCCTATAGCATCATGGTGGTTTCTAGTACTGGAACATTTATAAGAAGTTTCGGTTCACAAGGTATGGCCAATGGATATCTTTCTGGTCCAGTCGGAATCGCAATTGACGCAACTGGCAACATTTATGTTTCAGACGCGAACCGCATCCAAAAGTTTACAAGTATTGGAGAGCATGTGCTCACGTTCGGTTCATACGGTAGCCAAAATGGACAGTTCTCTGTGCCACTCGGAATTGCAATTGATGCATCCGGTAAAATTGTCGTTTGCGACCAGAATAATCGTATCCAAATATTTAATAATGATGGAACATATGTAAACAGTTTCGGTTCCTACAAGGCCTACTCGTCCCCTGAACTAATTGGAATCGCAATTAATGCATCCGGGCAAATCCTCGTTACAGACATTAACAATGGCGTCCGGGTTATCGGGTCTGTCCCTCCTGCAATTGCACGCGCAGGCACCTTACCCAGCGGTACATTAGGCACATTAAGCACATTCGGTTCATTGGGTACGGGTAATGGACAGCTTGATTATCCATATGGAGTCGCAACTGACGCAGCTGGCAACATTTATGTTGCCGACAGTGGTAATAATCGCATCCAAAAATTTAACAGTGATGGAACATATGTAAGCAGTTTCGGTTCATACGGTACGGAAAATGGACAGTTCAATGCTCCGCGCGGAATTGCAATTGGTGCAGATGGCAACATTTATGTTGCCGAAAGTGATAATCACCGCATCCAAAAATTTAACAGTGATGGAACACACGTAAGCAGTTTCGGTTCACAAGGCACGGGCAATGGACAGTTCAATGCTCCGCGCGGAATTGCAATTGATGCAGATGGCAACATTTATGTTGCAGACACTGATAATAATCGCATCCAAATGTTTACTAGTACTGGAACACATGTAAGCAGTTTCGGCACAGGTGGCACGGGCAATGGACAGTTTAATATTCCAACGGGTATCGCAATTGATGCAACTGGCAACATTTATGTTGCAGACACTGGCAATCACCGCATCCAAATGTTTACTAGTACTGGAACACATGTAAGCAGTTTCGGTTCAGTTGGAACAGGCAATGGACAGTTTAATACTCCACGCGGAATTGCAATTGATGTATCCGGCAAATTTGTCGTTGCAGACACCATGAATCACCGCATCCAATTATTTACTAGTGCAAGAACACATGTAAGCAGTTTCGGTTCATTTGGAACAGGCAATGGACAGTTCAATCGTGCACTCGGAATCGCAATTAATGCATCCGGTAAAATTCTCGTTGTCGACCAAAACAATCACCGTGTCCAGATTGTTGTTATTGCTGAATTTGATTTGGGAGGAGGAGCCATCGTCGATGGCGCATATTTGATACCAATGCCAAATGGTGCTAAAAATTCTTATGGAACAACCTGGGATGAGCCGGGGGGAAATGTGTTCGTTCAAAGTGCAAATAATTACAACACTGGCTCCCATGTTATCGGCGCCAACATTGCAATGTCCGCGGATGGAACTCAAATGGTGGTTGGAAGTCCATTTTTTGATGGTTCTAGCTATGTTGCTTCTAGTAATTATGGAGTCATTCAAATAATAGGTTTCAATTCAAGTGGCACATCATGGACCCTGAATGGTTCTGACTCGGGTGGTGCTAACAATTATAAACTGGGGGAACAAGTTGCAATATCAGGAGACGGCAAGGTTGTTGCTGCAACAGTGAATGTTGGCGTTGGACAAATAAAATTGTACAAGAACGGTTCAAACTATGCCACATTAAGTGGCGCCACTTACTCTGTATTTAGTGGATTTGGCATGGCATTGTCACTTTCAGGAAACGGGAGATGGTTGGCATTATCTGGAAACAGCGTGACGACACAAAATACAAATTATTTACCTGGATATATTAAAGTGATTAATATTTCAGACGGAACTTACTCTCAATGGGGGCAAGACATTCTGGGACCGGATTCAACGAATGCCGTATTAGGCAGTCAGCTTATTATTTCAGCAGATGGAAAAAAACTTATTGCTAGTACGGGAAATTATTCATATGGAGGCAACAGCAATTACAATAAGATTGTTGTGTATGCAAAACCGTCAACCACTTCAGGTTCTTGGAACAACATTTGGGTAAAGGAAAATTATGACATTATACTTGGCAGGCAAAGAGATTTGTCTGCATCTTATGATTTAAACATAATTGCATTTGCACGACGTATCAGTGCATCTCCACATACTCCAACCACTTACATATACAATACTGAAACCAACACATTGATTAACTCTATTGTGCGGTCTTATTCACTTCATAACATTGGGGAATTTGACCTTGCTATTTCAGGTGATGGAAAGGTGATTGCGCAATTTGAAACCACTAATAGTACGCAGTATAATGTGTATGTGTATGACATAGCAACTCTTGCACAGATTGGAAATACTATATCTAGGACCGCTACGATGGGATATAATTGCATATCGTTGTCTGGAGCGGGAACAAAAATTGGCATAAGCATACCGTATGGAACCCCTGCAAATCCAGGAGGCGAAGTTTCAGTGTTTCACATACCTAGGACAGAATATGTGGAATACACTAGTTCTAATGCAACCTTTACGCCAGTTGGAAAAACATCTCTCATACCATGGGAGTGGACAACCACCAGTGGCGGCAGTGCAACCATAACTGCAACTCAATACATTAATGGAGCAGTCAATAAAACATGGACCGACACATTCACAGTAAGTTAAGTTAACATTGGAGTTAACCTTGAGTTAACATTGGATTGATTTGAAATGGATGAATGCGTTGTGGGTTGGCATGATTTAGACATGTTAGCACATTTTATCACATGTGATTGTGATGGCATTCATGCAATTAAATTAATGCAAAAATGCCAATGATTACGATAATGCCAACCACGACACGATAACAAATATACAAATATTTTTGTATATTTTTATATAATTAAATGGTATAAGGCAAACCCACATCAACAAAATCATGTCAATCACTGACAGCAACTTTGTCTACACCGTCTTGTCAACTGCTGATAAAACACTTGCCATAAAGGGGTTGAACACAACAACTTACTCCACTTCATCCCCGAATTGGCCGACCTTTCCCACAATTCCATCGGTGTATGCTGGAACCAACACGCTTTACAATGGCAACGGAATTAGTGCAAATGCCTACAAAATCGTGGAAATTTCGGACTATGCATTCGTTGACAAAACATTGTTTGCCGAAACCACCCTGTCTTCGACATTTTTAGGTCCAAACTTAACAAAAATAGGAGACGGTGCATTCCAGGGAGTGAAACTGAAGGGAGAACTCGTCATTCCGCAAAACATCATGTCGGTTGGATTCAAAGCGTTTTACAATTGCACTTTAATTACCAAAATCACCATTGGCAGCGAAACCAACTCCGACATAGTGGCGCATTTGGCCGATTTAACTGCCGCCATCAACCAAGAAATAACCGACCGCAAAAATGCCGACGATTCATTGAATTTGCTCAAAGCCCCCATTGACACCCCCACATTCACTGGAACCGCCACCATTCCCAATGCGTCCATCACAAATGCCACCATTTCAAGCGCCACCATCACAAATGCGAGCATTGCGGTTGCCACCATAACCAGCGCCTCCATTTCCACCCTCAATGTGGGAACTGCAACATTTACTGGCAGTGCATCAGTCACTGGACAGTGGAATTACACGGTCCAGCCTCAATTAAACGGCAGCGTGATGACAACGGAAGGCTATGTGAATGACAAGTTCTCGGCCATTTTGGGAGGCAGCCTGTCATCCACATTGGACACGCTTTCGGAAATTGCAAATGCCATATCAAACGACCCCAGCTTTGCGACCACCGTGACCACTGGACACATTTCCCTTTCAAACGCCATTTCCAAAGAAGTGTCTGACCGCGTCGTGGCGGTGGCATCGGTTTCCAGCGGTTTGAGCAGCGCCGTGTCCACACTGACCGCAGCGGACACTTCTTTGACTGGTGCCCTTGCCGCCGAGGTTGGCACGCGCACCAGCGCAGTCGCATCGCATTCCAGTGCGCTCAGCAGCGCCGTGTCCACACTGACCGCAGCGGACACTTCTTTGACTGGTGCCCTTGCCGCCGAGGTTGGCACGCGCACCAGCGCAGTCGCATCGCATTCCAGTGCGCTCAGCAGCGCCGTGTCCACATTGAACGCAGCGGACACTTCTTTGTCTAGTGCCCTTGCCGCCGAGGTTGGCACGCGCACCAGCGCAGTCGCATCGCATTCCAGTGCGCTCAGCAGCGCCGTGTCGTCGTTGGCTGTGGTGGATGCCTCTTTGTCTAGTGCCCTTGCCGCCGAGGTTGGCACGCGCACCAGCGCAGTCGCATCGCATTCCAGTGCGCTCAGCAGCGCCGTGTCGTCGTTGGCTGTGGTGGATGCCTCTTTGTCTAGTGCCCTTGCCGCCGAGGTTGGCACGCGCACCAGCGCAGTCGCATCGCATTCCAGCGCGTTGAGCAGCGCCGTCTCGTCCATTCAAGTCACTGATAATTTCTTTTCAATTGCACTGGTCAACGAAATCAGCACGCGCACCGGTTCGGTTGCATCGGTTTCCAGTGCGTTGAGCAGCGCCGTGTCCACGCTGACCGCAACGGACACCTCTTTGACCGCATCCATCACAAACGAGGTGGCCAGTCGCGTCGCTGCAGTCGCATCGCTTTCCACTTCCGTCTCCAGTGCGGTGTCGACCTTGACCAGCGCAAATTCGGTGCAGTCATCTGCGCTGAGCAATGAAATTGACACGCGAATCAGTCAGGTTGCGTCGATTTCAACCCTGATGACCGCCTCGGTCGCGTCATTGACCACCGCGAATGCAACCATTACGGCAGCAATAACATCGGAGGTCAGCAACCGCAGCTCCGCCATTTCGACGGCAATTTCCAACATAATCGGCGGTGCGCCGTCTGCATTTGACACGCTGAGCGAAATTGCAAGCGAACTTCAAAACAATCCCAGTCTTTCGTTGACAACCTCGGTGTTGAACCAGGTGGTTTCGATGGCATCTGCAATATCGTCCGAAGTTGTCGCGCGGTCTAATTCAGTCGTGTCGCTTTCCAGCGCGCTCAGCAGCGCCGTGTCGTCATTGGTTGTGGTGGATACCTCTTTGACCGGTGCCCTTACCGCCGAGGTTGGCACGCGCACCAGCGCAGTCGTGTCGCTTTCCAGCGCGTTGAGCAGCGCCGTGTCGTCGTTGGTTGTGGTGGATACCTCTTTGTCCAGTGCCCTTGTCGCCGAGGTTGGCACGCGTTCCAGCGCAGTCGTGTCGCTTTCCAGCGCGTTGAGCAGCGCCGTCTCGTCATTGGTTGTGGTGGACACCACTTTGACTAGTGCCATTGCAGCCGAGGTCAGCACTCGTTCCGGGTCGGTCGTGTCGGTTTCAACCACATTGTACAATGCCGTCAGTTCCATGACGTTGGTGAATTCGGCCCAATCAACGGCACTTGCAACCGAAGTGACAACGCGCTTATCCGCGGTGTCATCGATTTCCACCGCGTTTTTCAACGCGTCGACCGCATTTCAAACGGCAGATGCGACATTGTCCACGTCCATCGCGTCGCTCACCACACAAGTGGCATTGAAGGCAAACAAAACCTATTTGGATTCCGTGATAAGTCAGGTGGTCGGGAACGCGCCGACGAATCTGGACACACTGTATGAAATTGCGGCAGCACTGAATAATAATAACAATTTCGCGGGGTCCATTACGACGGTTTTGGCCAGCAAGGCCGACACCGCAGCTGTCAACTCGCTTGTCTCAACGCTGTCCACAAAAGCAACGCACAGCGAGTTGGTGTCGCTCTCCACGGTGGTTGGCACGAAAGCCGACACTGCAACCGTCAGCACCATGCAAATCAGCGTCACCAATCTCACCAACAGCAAAGACACCCTAGTCGGCCAGGTCAACAGCTTAATCACCACTGGTGGAAATGTCAATTCCAGCAATGTTGGAGTGAACGGCGTGACGCTGACGGACCTGGCAAATCGGGCACAAGAACTGTATTACAAATTTGGGTATGTGAACGGCGACGGAACCATCAATTACAAAATCAACCGCATGTCCACCCCCACACTCGTCACTTCGTGGCTGGAATTTGTGCTGGATGCAAATAATGATATTACCGCAATCAATCATAAGGCGACCGTACAGTTTGACAAATATCAAACCAACGTGCAATACAGCGCCCTCGGCGCGGTTAACACGATTAACAACATTTCGCTGACCAGCAATTTTCAGCACACATTCACCGCGACTTACACTGGAGGAACCACGTATTACACTCAAAATTCAGGAAATATTGTGATAACTGCCTTGGAGAGCCCGATTCGCATGGCACCCACGGACCCGACATTGACCATTGCACCTCCCGGACTTGACACGAGCAAATATGCGGCACCTACACTGACAACCCCGTATGCTGCCACCACATGGAGCGATGCAACTGGGTTAATCTCTCAACCACTCACCATTCAAACCGACAGCAGTTCCGTGCTTAAATTCGACACGGGCACACACAGTGGCGTCACCATTGAACTTTTCAGCGGCGCCACTTTGGTTTCGGACAAAACCTTCAGCGCGACGGACGCGAGTTCCACCTACCTTGTCAAGTACGCTCCCAGTGTCGTAAACCCTCCTGGCATTATATCCGTTAGTTACTCAACAAACTATATATCATTTACACTTGAACAATCGGTTTATGATGATTTGTTGTCTGACACTAAATTCACATACATCTCTGCCGGGTCAATGGCAATCGAGACACCATATCAAGCTGCGTTCACCGGGTTGCCATCAATTGTCTATTGGATGTCCCCATCTCATGCAACTGCTTCAGCGACCGTACTTCAATCAAGAACACAATCATTTGTAGTTACCCCTACAACCACTGTATTGGGCCAACGTTTACGGTTTTTCACTTCTGCTCGGTCGGTTGGTGATTTGCAAAATCAATATTATTGGGACAATCGTGTGCAATATGTGGATATAAGCGCCACTGGAACTGTTCTAAACCACGTGGGTGCAATCTCGGTCAGAGTGCTTAACTCCACCACCAAGATTGGAAGCGACCCGTTGACCATTGCCAATGTGTTCAACGATTATGCGCAGTATGCAGCGCCAACAATGGTGGCCAATTCCAAGACGGTCAGCAAGTCGGGTGCGGCATACACTTACACTGCCACATTCACGAATGCGGATGGTGCGGCAATGCAGGTGTTGAATGCGGACAATAGCGTCGCATCGGCTCAACCCACTGTGAACGTTGCATATTCCTACCCGACGACATACAACTCCAGCAAGATTGGACAACCCATTTTCAAAATCAACGTGCCGACTTCGGGCTCAAAACGCGCAAGCACGTATCTCGTCATCAACGGAGAAGACATTCCTGCATATGCGGCACCCGTTCTGTCAGGAAGCGTGACTTATGCATCTGTTTCGGCGGATTCACGCACCGCCACCGCAACCTACACGTTTAATGCAAATGTTAGTGCCGTTAAAGTCATGAATTCGGACGGAAGCACCATCATTGCTTCTCATGCAGTCGTCACTTCGGGAACGGCCACGCTTGTAATCCCGCACACAACCGCGGACATCAATGGTTCAAAATCGTTCCATGTGATAGCTCTTGGAAATGAGTTCGGAACGGACAGCGCAGCGTCAGTGTCTCAATTCTTTATTGACCCGCCCCCCGTGCTTAGCAACTTCACGGTCGGCACGAAGTCTTTGGGGGATGTCGCATTTGTGCTGACTGAACCCGCTTCCACAATGCAAATTGCATACACTGCAAATTCAATCACTCCAGTGGGACAATCATTCACTGGCCTCACAACGGCGCTTGCAGTATCGCAAACTTTGGTTAAGATTTCCGCTGATGGAACCACAATTGGAATTGTCCTTGGAACTAGTACGGGAACTGTTAGAATGTATAAACTGATAAGCAACGTCTGGACCCAATGGGGTGGCGACATCAATGGAACCGCTAACGGCCTGTATGCAGGAGTTGGATTGTTTTATGCACATGCACTTGGATGGTTTGCAGGTAATAATACATTTTCTATGTCGGCAGATGGAACACTGTTGACAACGGTTGAGACTGGTTTAGGAGGCTTTGCAGGATTGCTCAATATTTACAAGTATGATGTGAATAAAACCACCGCACAAACAACGAATCCGGCTCTTCCAACGTATGGTCCCATAAACTGGTCCAGAGTGTCAACTATGCAACTACTTACACAAGCACCCAATGTCGTTCTTTCCGCAGATGGAAAAACGATGGCTGTGTCAGATAGAACACTTAGAATGTATCGTTCCGATGACGGTGGCACAACTTGGACGCCGAGAGGTGAAACTATTACTGACACTGACCCTTTGTACAACTATGGGTATTTTCATCCCATTGGCATATCTGCGAGTGGTTTGGCAGTTTTGGCAGCTCCCACAAGGCATAGCGGCAATGCCGCCAAATACATGTGTTATGAATGGAATGGCACGACGTGGGATGCTTCATTAGTCTGTATTTTCAATTGGGCGTCGTCCTCAGAAAATTCCTGTGCAATTTCAGCGGATGGGAAAGTGTGCATAATTCACATTGGCCCCAATGTATCTAGATACACAAAGAATGTGTCTGGTGTTTGGACACTGGCTCACAATTTATCCCTTGCTGGCGACGTGTACTACATAACCACATCTGCTGATGGAAATTTTATTTCATTCGGTCGTCCAGGCAACAATCCAACTCATGGAGATGTGGAAATTCATCGTTGGAACGGAAGCGCATACGTGCCCGTCATCAACAATCGCACCATCCAAAATAGAACTACTCACAACATGCAATTCAATTCCATGCTTTCTTCGGACGGAACCCGACTTGTCATGGGTGGAAACGGAAAAGTAGATGTGTGTGATTTAGTTGCAACGGGCAAAACGAGTTACGCCAGTTCAAACCCTGCGGTTGCATCAGTGCATGGCAACCTGGTGCTAATGAAGGCTCTTGGAACCAGCACCATAACTGCCAGTCAGACATCCGCTTCGGGAACTGGAACCATAACGGACACGCTGACAGTTATTCCCCAATTCGCGGCACCCGTGTTATCAAACAAGGTTTTTGCACTGACCGCAACACCCGGTTCATACACTTTCACTGCAACATGCACGGTTGAAGCCGGCGTCAGTCAAATCAAGATTATTAAAGCAGGAACTGCAGACGCAACCCTTGCGGTGTCCGGCGGTTCAGTTGCAATATCCGTGCCTTATTACACCGCCGACCTGAATACTTCATTCTATGTGGTTGCAGTTGGAAATGCGACTGGAGGCACAAGCAATTACACATCGCAAGTGTTTTTTGACCCTGACCCTCCTGTTCTAAGTTTAGATGCAACAAATGGCATCACCATCAAATACACGGGTGCCAGCGCAGTTGTATCAGACTCTGCACCTAAATTTGTGTATGAAAACCCAAGAGGCACCGGATTCGAATGGTTTGCCGTTGTCAATGGTTCTGCCAATGCGAAGAATATGATCATAAATTATGCTGGGAATTTGTCATCGGGCGCGGGTGTTACTTATTTCACAAACGGTGCCAATGGATTAGTCTTATTCAATAACATTGTCACCACTCTTGTGACGAACATGTCCAGTCTGTTTTATAACACCGCATTCAACCATCCCATTAGTTCTTGGGACACGTCCAACGTTGCAACCATGAGTTTAATGTTCACTTATGCGAGTGCATTCAATCAACCCATTGGCAACTGGAACACCGCCAATGTCAGGAACATGGGTTACATGTTTAATAATGCGAGTGCATTCAACCATCCCATTAGTTCTTGGAACACATCCAAAGTCACGAGCATGGAATCCATGTTTACTAGTGCGACAGCATTCAACCAACCGATTGGCACTTGGAACACCGCCAATGTCACAACCATGCATTACATGTTTTATAATGCGAGTGCATTCAACCAACCGATTGGCACTTGGAACACATCCAATGTCACAATCATGACTTACATGTTTTATGCTGCGGGTGCATTCAACCAACCCATTGGCACTTGGAACACAATCAATGTAATCAACATGAATTACATGTTCACTGGTGCGATTGCATTCAACCAACCGATTGGCACTTGGAACACATCAAATGTCACAAACATGGCTCAAATGTTTGCTGCTGCATATGCATTCAATCAACCCATTGGCAACTGGAACACCGCCAATGTCACAGCCATGAATGCCATGTTTTATAATGCGGGTGCATTCAACCAACCGATTGGCACTTGGAACACATCCAATGTCACACTCATGAATCAAATGTTTAGGAATGCGGGTGCATTCAACCAACCCATTGGCACTTGGAACACATCCAAAGTTTCAAGTATGACTGAAATGTTTTACAATGCGAGTGCATTCAATCAACCCATCAATGCTTGGAACGTGGTTAATGTGGTTTATCGTTCTGATTTCGACACTGGCAGCGGTCTCAATCCTGCATATAGTCCATGGTACGTGCCTGTTCTAAGTTTAGATGCAACAAATGGATTCACCATCAAATACACGGGTGCCAGCGCAGTTGTATCAGACTCTGCACCTAAATTTGTGTATGAAAACCCAAGAGGCACCGGATTCGAATGGTTTGCCGTTGTCAATGGTTCTGCCAACGCGAGAAATATGATTACAAATTATGCTGGGAATTTGTTATCGGGCGCGGGTGTTACTTATTTCACACACAATGGCAATCTGGTCCCATTCAATAACATAGTCACCACTCTTGTGACGGACATGTCCGGTCTGTTGGCTGGTGTAACAACTTTCAACCAAATAATTGCTTCATGGGACACCTCCAATGTCACAACTATGTCTTACATGTTTCAGGGTTCAAACCAATTCAACCAAACCATCGGCAACTGGAACACCGCCAATGTCACAACCATGGAGGGCATGTTTTATCAAGCATCAGTGTTCAATCAACCCATTGGCACTTGGAACACATCCAATGTCACAATCATGACTTACATGTTTTATGCTGCGGGTGCATTCAACCAACCCATTGGCACTTGGAACACAATCAATGTAATCAACATGAATTACATGTTCACTGGTGCGATTGCATTCAACCAACCGATTGGCACTTGGAACACATCAAATGTCACAAACATGGCTCAAATGTTTGCTGCTGCATATGCATTCAATCAACCCATTGGCAACTGGAACACCGCCAATGTCACAGCCATGAATGCCATGTTTTATAATGCGGGTGCATTCAACCAACCGATTGGCACTTGGAACACATCCAACGTCACGAGCATGGAATCCATGTTTACTAGTGCGACAGCATTCAACCAACCGATTGGCACTTGGAACACATCCAACGTCACGAGCATGGAATCCATGTTTACTAGTGCGACAGCATTCAACCAACCGATTGGCACTTGGAACACAATCAATGTAATCAACATGAATTACATGTTTTTAATTGCGAGTGCATTCAATCAACCCATCAATGCTTGGAACGTGGTTAATGTGGTTTATCGTTCTGATTTCGACACTGGCAGCGGTCTCAATCCTGCATATAGTCCATGGTACGTGCCTGCTGTTCTAAGTTTAGATGCAACAAATGGATTCACCATCAAATACACGGGTGCCAGCACAGATGTATCAGACTCTGCACCTAGATTTGTGTATGAAAACCCAAGAGGCACCGGAAGCGAATGGTTTGCCGTTGTCAATGGTTCTGCCAACGCGAGAAATATGATCATAAATTATGCTGCGAATTTGTCATCGGGTGCGGGTGTTACTTATTTCACAAACGGTGCCAATGGATTAGTCTTATTCAATAACATTGTCACAACTCTTGTGACGGACATGTCCAGTCTGTTTTATAACACCGCATTCAACCATCCCATTCGTTCTTGGGACACATCCAACGTTGCAACCATGAGTTTAATGTTCACTTATGCGAGTGCATTCAACCAACCGATTGGCACTTGGAACACATCCAATGTCACACTCATGAATCAAATGTTTAGGAATGCGGGTGCATTCAACCAACCCATTGGCACTTGGAACACATCCAAAGTTACAAGTATGACTGAAATGTTTTACAATGCGAGTGCATTCAACCAAGACATCAATGCTTGGAACGTGGTTAATGTGGTTTATCGTTCTGATTTCGACACTGGCAGCGGTCTCAATCCTGCATACAGTCCATGGTACGTGCCGCCTGTTCTAAGTTTAGATGCAACAAATGGATTCACCATCAAATACACGGGTGCCAGCGCAGTTGTATCAGACTCTGCACCTAAATTTGTGTATGAAAACCCAAGAGGCACCGGATTCGAATGGTTTGCCGTTGTCAATGGTTCTGCCAACGCGAGAAATATGATTACAAATTATGCTGGGAATTTGTTATCGGGCGCGGGTGTTACTTATTTCACACACAATGGCAATCTGGTCCCATTCAATAACATAGTCACCACTCTTGTGACGGACATGTCCGGTCTGTTGGCTGGTGTAACAACTTTCAACCAAATAATTGCTTCATGGGACACCTCCAATGTCACAACTATGTCTTACATGTTTCAGGGTTCAAACCAATTCAACCAAACCATCGGCAACTGGAACACCGCCAATGTCACAACCATGGAGGGCATGTTTTATCAAGCATCAGTGTTCAATCAACCCATTGGCACTTGGAACACATCCAACGTTGCAACCATGAGTTCAATGTTTTATGCTGCGGGTGCATTCAACCAACCCATTGGCACTTGGAACACCGCGAAGGTCATACACATGAATAGACTGTTTTATTATGCGGGTGCATTCAACCAAGACATCAATGCTTGGAACATAACCCTAGTGACACCCAAACCACCGACCGAATTCAGAATAGGCGCCAATAGTTTTCTTTCTGAAAATATGCCATATGACCTCCGGTAGAGGCGCATGGATGCATCAGGCACATATGATTCGAGTTGGTTTTTTCAATGAGTTTTGTCATTATGCCAAAAAACACATTTAAATAAACATCGGCAATCCAATGCATGAGATATAAAAATACATCATGCAATTTTCACAATCACAGACGGTTCCAACCGTGTGTCTGAACATGATCGTCAAGAACGAGTCGCACATCATTCGGCGCACTCTGGAAATGCTCTGCTCCAAGGTCCGGTTTGATTACTGGGTCATTTGCGACACGGGTTCCACGGATTCAACTCGAGAGATAATCCGCGAATTCTTTTCTTCTTCTTCTTCTTCTTCCAAAGGTGTAAACATTCCAGGGGAGCTGCACTGCGACGAGTGTGCTTACGGTCCTTCCACCCGCAATTGAGCGCGCAGAGACCGTGTCCAGCGGCACATTAAGCACATTAAGCACATTCGGTTCACAAGGTAATGGCAATGAACAGTTTAATACTCCACATGCAGTTGCAACTGACGCAGCTGGCAACATTTATGTTGTAGACTTTGGCAACCATCGCATCCAAGTATTTACTAGTGCTGGAGGGCATATAATAAGTTTCGGTTCACAAGGTTCAGCCAATGGACAGTTCATGAATCCATCTGGAATCGCAATTAATGCAATTGGCAACATTTATGTTGCCGACAGTGGTAATAATCGCATCCAAGTATTTACTAGTGCTGGAGGGCATATAAGAAGTTTCGGCACAAGCGGCACGGACAATGGACAATTTAATACTCCACGCGGAATTGCAATTGATGCAACTGGCAACATTTATGTTACAGACACTAACAATCACCGCGTCCAAGCATTTACTAGTGCTGGAGGGCATATAAGAAGTTTCGGTTCAGTTGGTGGTGGTGTGACCAATGGACAGTTTGATTCACCACACGGAATCGCAATTGATGCAACTGGCAACATTTATGTTGCAGACGCTAACAATAAACGCATACAATCATTTACAAGTGCTGGACAGCATATAAGAAGTTTCGGCACAAGCGGCACGGACAATGGACAATTTAATAATCCATTTGGAATCGCAATTGCATCCGGTAAAATTGTCGTTTCAGACACTGCCAATCACCGCATCCAGATTGTCGGAACTACATAGTGCTGCTGATAATTATTGACATTCAGTTGCTTACGGTAATGGATTAAACGGTAATGCATTTGTTGATGTTTATGCTGGATGCTTCAATGACAGCATCTTGATTGTCAGAAACTAGTTGAAAGTTTTTTTATATTTAAAAATAATTATAAAAAATGATTGTATATATACGAACCAAACCATCCACAAATGATTGCAACTGCTACCCGTTTTAAGAGCAACTTGTATGTGCAGCATGACGTGCATCCATTTCACAACCTGACAATAAAGCGCAAGGCATTCGCCAACAACACGCTCATGCGCCACATTGCCACCATCAATGCATTCATAACATCCGACCGACTCACGCTGGAAGACCAGTGCTTTGCCGCCACAAGCGCCAATGTCTCCATAATTGGGCTGGAAGAAAAGGGCTGGGATCCAAAGAATTCGGTTTCCAAAAACATAACCGCCGACAATCTTTTCACGCAAGGCAAGGGCATTCTTCCCACCAAGACCCTCACCACTAGACAAACTTTAGCGGGTTCCAGCATTGGGGCTCCGAAAACGATGGCCCAGCTCATCACGCAGAGCGCAACGCTCGCGACGCCGGCAAATGCTCTCACTGCGCAGGATTACCTCGGCAGCATAACGCTGTCCAATGCAGCCCAAACGGCAAATGCGACCACGGCGCCGAAATACATGGGTGCAAATGCATTTGCCAGCTGCCCGCGACTGGCGTCGGTTCGGTTGTCCAGCAACAACACATGGAACGCCGTTTTTTCGGACGGGTGTTTCAAATCGTGCAGTGCGCTGACCACCATAAACACAGTCACAAATTCCAATTCCAATATGTCGCGAAATGCGGCAGTGGCGGCTCAGACCGGAACCATATCATGCTCCACCGCAACCACCACCGTGAACGGCAGTGGGACCGCATTCGTTGCAGCCATACTTCCTGGGTACATGATTTACACCTCCAGCGGGGCCACGCGAGAATACGTTGGAACCGTTGCGTCGGTTCAAAGCGACACCGTGCTCGTTCTTAAAAATCCGTCCAAATTGGATCATTCAGGCGCATGGAGGCTGACAACGGAAGCGTTGATTCCAGCACACGTCACCACGCTCGGCAAAGAAGCGCTGCGTGCAACTGGCATTCGAAGCATCACATTTGAATCGCACATGGTTCCTTCGCTGGCTGCATCCAACAGCCGGTTGACTTCAATTGGAACCAATTTTTGCACGAATTGCCCGAATTTGTCTACAATTTATTTTTCGGTGAAGCAAAAAAACGGTTTATCTCTCGTTGGAACTGAAGGAGTTGTGGTGCCAAGCACCGCGCAAATCATAACCGGCACCAATGACGGGTGGGCCAATGATGCTGGCAAAACGCAATTGACTGCGTTGTTCAAACTTCCGTCGGCAAATTTCATTTCATGGTCGGTGTATAAATACATCACCTCGGTTGACAATTCCATTTTGGATGCAACTGGTGCTCCCACGCGGGTTGCAACCATCACTGGATTGGCCTGCGGCGATGGCACGGTCATCATAAACGCATTGATTATACCATCTCACATAATGCACACGGATGAGAATTTGTACGAAGTCCGGATAATAGACTATGTAGATTCCGACCAAAGCGAAGTTGTCTCCATTAATGGCGTGAATACGGAAATGGTGTATGGTGCATTTAGCAAATCGAATGCCGCATTCTCGAGTGGTGACGGATTGGGAGAATTAGCAGGAACGTTAACATTCCCAACCACAATGAGAGAAATTAGAGATTATTCATTCATGAATCAAAGGAAACTTAACGGCAATTTAATAATAAATGCCCCGAACATGAAAACCATTGGTGTGTCTGCCTTTGAGAATTCATACAATTATGACAGGGTTTCGCGCCTTGTGAGGATCACAAATAGTGCTCTAAATGGAGGTCCGTGCACATTGCAGACTAGATCATTTTATCTTACATCGTTCTCCTTGATTGATATTAAATGCATTTAATTGCATAATTGCATGCAAATTTCATGCAAATTTCATGCAAATTTCATGCAAATTTGATGCACGATGTTTGAATTACATTAAGGAAATGAAAATGAAATATTTTTATAAAATATAATATTTATAAAAATTATAACCACCGAAAACATGTCCAACCCCACCCTCAACGTGTCAGTCGGCTCCATCGACATCTCTTCAAATGCATTTGCAAGTGCGTTTCAAGCCGCGTTGACTGCTGCTGGTATTTCAGGCGCAGCCACAATAAACCTTGTCATTACCATTGGAGCAGGTGTTACTTCCATTGCAGAAGGTGCATTCACGATTCCCAGTGGTGGTAGCATCTCGATTTCCAATGCAAGCATCGTTTTTGCGACTCGAACCGCATCTCAACCAGTTACAATTGGAGCCAATGCATTTGGCAATCTGCCAGTTAACTCATTGGCGCTTCCTGCTTCAACCACCCTGCAACCAAACTCGTTGACCAACCTCACGCATTTGACCAACCTGGACGTGAGTGCACTGACCACCCCGTTGGCTTCCAATTCATTGAATTTGACTAGAAGCACCACCGGTACCACCACCCCCGAAGCGCCCTTGATTGTATTAATGCCAACTGCGGCCGTTAGTTATTCTAGCAATGCGGTCGTTCTTCCTTCATCCACTAGCGCTTCCAACACAACCACCGTGGTGTTCAATGGTTCCGTTCCCACTTCAACTCAACTGCAAACCATGTTCACCCCTCCAGCAACAAGCGCTGCTCCGGTTCAGGTTGCCATCAATTATGAGACAACCTCCAGTGTGTCGGCTGAGCAAATAACCGCATTGAGGACTGCGCTCACATCCACATCCACAACCAACACCGCCCTCGTCCCCCAGGCCGTTTCGTACACAAGTGTGGTTGCTGCCATCGCTGCCAACAGCACGTCATCGTCCCCGCTGGGCACCCTCACTGGCATCTCTCAATTTGCGGGTGATTATTTCAATTACCTTAAAATCAGCGCCACGGAATGCATTGTGCCTGGACTCACTCCTGATGCCATCCGCAATAATGTTGCAACAATTCCAGTTCCAGCTGCGGTCACCCCAAAGGACGCACCCAACAGCTCTTTGAATGTGGTGGCCATCGCATCTAGATTGTCACTTCACAATGCGACCAATGTGTTTTACGTGTTTGACAATTATTACGATGAAACGGTTTCAAATGTCCCGTTGGTTGCATTGGTGAACTCAATCAAAGGAATATCTACAGAGAATCCGAATTTTACACCCGCCATAGTTTGCAATGGAGTCATCAATGTGTCCGAAGTTGATGGGACAGTCTCAATCACTGGCTCAACTGTAACAGTAAATGGAATCCCAGCATATTGCTTCGGATACAATAGTGGCTCTGGGACTGGAGCTGGCGGCGCAACACCTACGTCATTGCTCACTGTGACCCCTGGTTTGGCCATATATGATAAGGGCAACCCTAACTCCATTGGAAACATTGTTGTCACTAGCACCACTTTCACGATAAAGTTGAACGCAGTCAAAGAAAACGCACTTTCGGCAACCTTTTTAAATGGTGCATTTCAATCAAACACTGCCATCACGTCTGTTGATTTCACAAACATGGCACATTCCGCACAAATGACGTGGAATTCATTTTCCACTGCAGTTGGTGCAGTCATTTCCACTAACAATTCATTGTCAACCTTGATTGCACAGGTTATTGCATATTCAATTCCAGTTAATATTTCTCCTATTTCTCCTCCCGTGCCAGTCTCAGGCAACAACACAATTGTGAACGAATTGTCCGCATTGAATTCCAGCAACACGAATGTGCTTTCCAATTGGAAAGCGGTGACTAACAAATATGCAAATTATTCGGCTTATGTTGGATTGACCGCGATGGCTACAAGTTCAATCTACAAGTATGTTTCTGACGTGAGCACTGCTCTGGCAGCGGGTGTAGCTCAAAATCCAGATTGGGCATCTGCTTCCAATTTCTTTAACCAGGCTAAGACCTCTCTTGCAACATACGTCACAGCCATGGACGCGGCATTGAATGCCACTAGCGGCACATTGAAGTCAATTGTCACAGCTTACCAGTTATCCCGGTTTCAAATGGGAAACCAAACGTTCCGTTCGTGCACGTCAATTCTCAACATCGTTGCATTCGAACTCTTGCAAAATCTGGTCAAGGTGAACATAGAGACTTTCTACGGTTGCTCATCCATTCAAACTTCAATTGCCATTCCCAAAAACGTGGTGACAATAGACACGCGTGCATTCTGGGTATGCGCAGGCATCTCGGGTCTCAATTTGCAAAATGCGTCAGCCCTTCGCACCATTGGAAATGAGGCATTTAAGTCGTGCAACGGCCTCAGGGGCAGTTTGTCGTTCTCATCTTCGGTGTATGCCCAAAATAGCGTCGAAACGATTGGCGATTACGCATTTTCGGGTTGCTCTGGATTAACCGACCATTTGTATTTTCCTCCGGGCCTTAAATCGCTGGGTGTGGGTGCATTTCAAGACTGTTCTGGATTGAATGGAACCATCGTGTTTCCGTCGAACGCCAACTTCACGATCATTCCCGACAACGCATTTGCTCGGTGCAGCAGCCTGACTGGCATTTCCAGCAACACTGGAAACAACACCAGTTTGCAGTATTTGCCCATCACTGGTTCAACCAACAACATTCCAAATGGGCTGTTGATTCCGGCTTCCGTTGTCAGCATTGGCGCAAGCGCGTTCACGGGTTGCGTTAAATTTGCAGGCGCGTTGGATCTGCAAACTGGACGCAACATTCAGAAAATCGGTGTGGAGGCATTCAAGAATTGCGCAGCATTCACATCGTTGTTGCTGCCAAATGTGGCGCAGTACAACACGATTGATTCCAATTGTTTCAACGGATGCAGTGGGTTCACATCGGTGAATTTCCCATCCAATGTCACCTCCATCCTGGATGGCGCATTCAGAGGGTGCAGCAACATTGCAAGCAAATTGAACCTGGACAACGTGCAGTACATATGGTCCAATGCATTCAATGGATGCTCCAGTCTGTCGGGTGCACTGACATTGGGCGCATACTTGTATGTCCTTGGCGACAACGCATTCTTTGACTGCCCGAAGATAAATTCTGTCACGTTTTTGGGTGCTCCCACCAAAAACATCGCCACATCTGCCTTGATTTTTGGCCTAACAGTTCCGTCAAATGTGAAATTGTACATCAATGTGTTTGTCGAAAATGGATGGACTGCCCTCCTTGGCAGCGCTGCGGGTACCCTGAGAATCAGCAGCGTGTTCCGAAATGCCGTCAATTCTGGCGCTGAAACCGCTGCGTCAATTGTTCAAACGTCGCTCATTGATTTCAAGATACCAATTCCCGACACCCATGTGACGGATGTCACGATTCAACAGTTTCAAGGATTCACCGTGCTGACGAATAATGGAACAAGCGGTGACAATTTGGCGATTCAAGCTGCCGACGCCAAACAATGGGTTGATGTGTGCATTCCAGGCGCACTGAAGGGGCATGATGCGACAAGTGCTGATAAGAATTCTGCAATTAATCCGGCTGCAGTCAGCACATTGACCACCTTGAATTCATTGATTGACACCCAACAAACCGATTCATATAATGCATTGCAGGCTGCATTGAATGTGTCCACATCAGTGAATGGCACGAACATTTCAATTGAAGCTGGCAGTGAGTTCAGTGGAATCGTCATCAAAGAGATTACATTGTCTTACATGACGACCATGGGTGATGTTAGTCCGAATCCATTTTATGGAGTGGTGAATTCTTCCGGTGTCAACAAATTGTATTATGCGACCGCCGCTAGCGTCACCATCGGCCCAACCAATTTAGTGACAACCGTTGGCGCCAATGTGCAGTTCTATGTTAAGACGGCGACAGGAACAAACGCCACCCAATATGAGAATAAAGTCATCCAAGTTGACTCTACTGGTGTCATTTCCATTTCGCGACTCACGGTCATTGGATACAATAATACCGACGGTGTAAAGGTCAACAATGCATTGACGCCTGTTACTTCATCCACAACGGGATACACCATTGTTACGAACCCGACCTTGGGGCCCACACTGTATTTCTACAATAGGTTGGCCGATGCAAGAGCATACTACATGGTGTTAAACGGCGGCGGCGGCGGCACTGGAACTGGTCTCACTGCTTACACCTCCACAGTGTTTTACGTGAATTATCAAGGAGTCATTTATTCCCCTGCATTTCAACAAAAACTAACTTATGTGGCTGTGGCAAATGAAGCTGCTTCCGTTAGTATGGCACCAACTACTGCAAACACCTATTCAATTGTGGCTCAGGCCCTAGCCATCGATCCAGGCAACACTTCGTACACGTTGCACATGGGAAATGGAACCACTGCTCCCGTCGCCCATGCTGGGTCGTATTACATCAAAACATCATCTCTTGGCATTTTCAATGAAACAATCGTGTCAGTCACTTCTACTGGCGGAATTTCAATCGGGTCATTTGGGCTAACTGGTGCATCAAATGCATTCACTCACATCACGCAGGATTTGTCAACTCAGTCCATTCCGATATACACTGACAACCAAAAATACATCAATCTTAATGAATATGTGAAAAACAATCAGTTGCCCCAGGCTGTGAGTGAGTTTGATGCCAGCAATAAAAATTTGATGTATGCAAACACTCAACTGAGTAGAGATAATGAAATTCTGACCAATGCGGTTACAAAATATTCAAAATCATTACCCGCCGGTTTGATTGCTGCCAACACCGCAACAAAGGTGAAGGTTGATGCATTCATCGCATCAGCTCCATTGAGTGACAATTCGGTGGACGCTTCTTATACTCTCACAAAATCCGACATCCTCGCCGGCAATACAATTCTTGCAGGAATTCAAACAACCACATTGGACAAAATAAATGATTTCATAACCAAGAGCAATTATGCTGCTGCTGCTGCTTCTGCTTCTGCTCCTGCTGCCAATCAATCCACCGAATCGACTCTAGCATATCTCCAGACGCAGATTGAAACATATGCGGTTGATTATTTAACATATCAATACACCAATAAGTTGACTTCCTTCCCCAATTCTGTGGAAAATGTGAACAACACCTTGTTATTCTACTCCACTAAGCTGACCCGCATTGAACAAAATCTGGCAGATTATGCGGCACTTATTATTAATAACTGGTTAGTAAACAACAGTTGGCAACCATTGTATGACCTACCGTCCAGTTCATCTGCCGCCCAATATCTCAAATGGTTCAATGATAATGTTTATTCATTCACAATGACGGCATTGGGATTGACGGCACCATCAACCGTTTATACCAAATTTTTGACGGATCACCCGGTTCCAACTTTGCAACAGGTTGCGACTGCGATTGCTGCATATGAAACCAGCAGACTTGTCCCTGCCAATGACGCAACTGCAAATTTGGCTGCCCAAGCGGCATACATTGCTGTTGGAGTGTATCCAAATGCATCGGTGCATGACAAAACGGATGTCGGTGTGTGTGCGAAATTGGTTTATGATGCGTATTACGCCATGTATGGTCCCAATTTTGACATTTCTGGAATAAAGAATTACATGAAATATCTTGCAACCACGTTCTCAGCATTGACCGTCACCCTGTCGACCAAATGCGCAACATTGGACACAAATGGGTTAAATTTGATTGAATCGGTCGACAGCTTAAATGTCGCATACGACCAAGCGGTTGTGGTGGAATCTAATGCATACAATCTCACCCAAAATGCATCTGATTCCATCACTGAACAATTGAATGGAATTCGGGCCAGATTGCGCATGGACAACCTGTTTGCCATTGTTTTAAATAACCCGACTGGAGAAGCCTCAGCCTCCATTGTTCCGGCGTTTTCCACCCTTCCGGATTATGAGAGTGCCTGGTATAAATCTCAATTGGATGCGTTTGTTGTTAACGCAGACAAAACTGTTGCCAACGCATCAACGGCTTACACCACTGCAACCACTGCCCTTCTAACTAAAAAGGAGGCATTGCAGGTGGCGGAAATAAACTCATTCTTTGCGAATTATCCGCCATCTTCTGACGTGGTTAGTCCCGTGACGCAAACCGTTGTTCGCGACAATGTGTTTAAGTGTTTGACCACCATAAATGCATTTTTGCCATCATCTGCTAATTCCACTGACCTCTTCGTCCAAAATGTGGTTAGCCCTGCATTCATTGCATATGTTGCTGGTCGAGATGCCGCCATTGGCACGCAGACGGGTGCAAATCGACTCAGCGCAATCACGGCCTATCAGCAAAGCAAAATAGCTGCAACTGGGGTCATCCTTACAACTGCAAGAGCCGAATATGGGGTTGTGTTGTATAAACAATACTTGGCTGCGATTTACCTTATCATCGCGCAACTTTACAACTCCACCACTAATGATAATGCGTTTAAGACCGCTGTCCAATCATACATAGCCCCCCCGCATGGAAAATCGTCCTCGAACTATTTTTCCACCATTAGTTCAGTTGTTTATGAACAATTGTACACCAACAAGTACACAGTGTCATACAGTCTTGGCAATCCAACCGTTCAGCCGTATGTGTTGTTTGGAGACACCACCAACATTGCGATGAACGGCGGCCAATTGTACAAGAATTTAAACAACAGTACCCCTGCAGCCGGATTTCAAATTGCGAGTGACATTACCAACACAGCGGTAATTCCCATGACAGCGTATGGCTCAAACACTGGACCTGGGTTGCCCATATCCATCACTCTGGCACAGTATGCAACTGGGATCATTATCTCCAACAACGCCAACATTGCACTTGCAAATGCAGCTCTGCAGATTGTTGGCAGTTATGAGTACAAAGTCACTGTTTTGGAAAATGCGCCCGTTGCCGATGGAAACAGCTCTTTGTCCATAACAGGCACCGATAACAAATTGTATGATTTCTTTTATAGCAGCACTCGCTACTATGGATATGAGCAATCCGCCGCATTGAACAATTCGTGGGCAAACCTGTCGTCCGGTGAAACTGTTGTGTTTTTGTATCAGGTTGCCAACACGGCTGACAATCTCGCTCTGTTACTGAGTGCCAGCAAAACTGGTACTGCCACATTCGTGGATGACGCAAAATATGTCATGGTCATTAAACCGGCGGTTGCTCCTGCCACTGGAAAAACGTTCGTGATCTACACCTACAACGCATTTGGCGTTTCGGGCGAATATGTGCATAATGGAACCATCGATGCCAGCAGTGCAAGTGTCGCAAATGTCATTGGACCCTTTCAGGTGACCGCCGCCAATTTCAATGTCTCATTGGTGGGTGATTTGGTGATTTCAAATCAAATTAAAACGGTCGGGGTCAATGCATTTGCGTCGTCATCCACTCTCAAATCAGTGTCATTCGCCAATGGCGCGAATGCCGCGGTTTCAATTGGTTCCAACGCATTTGCGAATTGCACTGGTTTGACTTCCGTCGCATTGGGTCCCACCATTTCTTCCATTGGTCCGTCCGCATTTTTGAATTGCAGCGGGTTAACTTCAATCATTCTGCCATCCAATCCATCATTCACGGTGATTGACCATTTTGTGTTCAACGGCTGCATCAATTTGGGAAATGCCACAAATGGAAACTTGGTCATTCCCGCAGCCGTCACCCAAATCAATGTCCAGTCTTTTGCTGGATGCGTCAAACTGGTCTGCCAGCAGTTGAACGGCGTCTCCTCTCACGTTGGTCCCAATTTGAAAAAGATTGGATTCGGCGCATTCCTCAATTGCATCGGTCTCACGGGTCCTTTGAATCTGAACAACATCCTCAATTCGGTTGGAACTTTTAACAGCTCGCTCACATTTGTGGGAACTGCTGCATTCATGGGTTGCAAGGGGTTCAATGGTGCGTTGTCGGTGCCAATCAATCCAGCTTATGTCAACATTTTGCCATACACATTTGCATCCATGGATGCCCCGTTGCTCAGTGTGTTGGGCACTTCTTACACTCCAACGGCCACGGTTCCCAATTCCCCGTACAACATGAACCTCACGGGCGTGATTGATTTGACTTCAACCAATTTGACCAACGTTGGCCGATGCGCATTTCACAAATGCTCACTGCTGGAAGGGGTTGTCCTGTCTTCCGTTGTGTCTGACGTGGGCAATCTGGCGTTTAAATCGTGCAGCGGTTTGCTGGGCGCGCTCACAGTCCCAGCTTCGGTCAAGACCATCGGTTCCGGTGCATTCCAGGATTGCGTTGGCATCACGGGATTGAGCATTGTCAGCACCATGGTGTCTCAAACCGCAACCACGGCATGGCTGTCCATTGGTTCATCCGCATTCCAGGGTTGCTCGGCTTTGTCCAACAGCAACACTGCTCAAGGACTCTACATTCCAAACACGGTTTCCTCCATTGGCGACTCTGCATTCCAAAATTGCATCAACATAACCTCCGTCACCGTTGGTTCGGGTTTGACTGCCGCAAACGCTTTCGGAAAGCTGGTGTTTTCTGGATGCACTAAATTGGCACGCGTCGTTCTCGCATTTTCGTTCTTGTCCACCAGTGGGGCTGGCGCTGGCACCGCTTCCGTGGTTTCGGGTGTGTCGCCTGCCTCCAATAACAGTTTCATCGACTGCACTGCCCTCGGCGTGGTTGGAGCCACGCAAAGCCCCAGTGGCACCGTTCAAATACAGAGCGGAGCAACTGGTTGGACTCCTGGACGCGCGGCGTTCTTCAACTACCTCACCGTTGTCATCACCAACAAGAATATCAATTTTTACCTGAAACAATTCAACCAGAACATCACCGTGGTCGACCCCTCAAAGGACTCCGTGGTGATTGAACCGTTGCCCATAACTGATGCGCAGGCAAACGTCTATGTGAAGGCGTCGGACATGAGGAAGGTGTTCCGCACGTCCACTGATTCCTTCATGAACCACGCCGGTGACCCGACCGTTCCTAGGGTGGACCACGGCCAGATGTTTTTCGTGTTGCCGGAATATTTCCCCAAGTATCTGAATGTTGCGAACGCGGTCGTGTCGCAGGGTGGCGTGGAGTCGTACAACTCCGCGACATACGAGCAGTTGGTCAAGGACGATGTCATGCGCTATTACGCAATATCGTTGTTCCAGTCGGCTGACTGGGTCACCCTTTTTGCGAACGACGTGGAAATGTTGGAGAACATGGTTGCATCATCGGGTTTAATGCCCGTTGTCCCAGATGGCGACGTGGACGCCGCAACTGGCAAGAATCAATTCAACACTGGCGCCCTCCACAACATCATGCAGTTGTTGAACAGCATCTCTTACACCACCGCATATGACTCCGCGCACCCTTACATGGTTCAGACCACAAACGTCCCCACCCCCACTTCGACTGTAAAATGGTGGGCCATGCCAGACACCGTCCTCCCTGAACAGGGCAACATCGGCAAGAAACTCTTCGACATGATCAGCCGCAACGACCCGGGCCGCATCAGTTCCATGGTTCAGAACGGTTCAACTCCAATGGAGCTGCCATTTTTGGCTGGAGACAAGTTCATTTTCGTGTTCACGCTCAATGGAAAGACTATCTCATTGCCTGGCATGGACGCCGTGGTTGTCAAGCCACGCACGTACATGATCAAGATGATTTTGACGGATGATTTCAATTCTGGAACCAGCGCATTCAGCGACCATGCCATTGCATTGTATCAACCACCCACTGTAAATCAGAACGTTCTTCCAGTGGGCGGCGCTTATGTCGCCGATTACATGTATTCCAATTATGATTTGCATTTGGCAATCAAGCCGTCCCTTGCAGCGTCATCATCCGATTCGGTGTATGGAAAGGTCACAAGTTACGGTTCATATGAACCCATCCAAAATGTGCCACTTGCGCTGCAGCCGTTCACGGGATGGTATTACTTGTATTCCACCAACTCACAGGCCATTCAATTGGATTTCACGCCAAAAGACGCGGCCAACATCATTTACAGGGACATGCGATACCTGTCGGCTTATGTGTATTTCCCGACTGCATGGACCTCAACCACGGTGAAGCCAAGTGATAATAACTTCCCATACTGGACCGTTGTGTTTGCCACTGCGAGCGGCAGCTCCACTGTGACGCTTAACTACGCGGCGAAGTACCTCACCACCGGCGGCGATGTTGTGGACTTCTTGGGACAAAGCAAACAGTTTGACTACTCCAACAACCACATTCAGCTGCTTGCGCCATTTGACATGACCACCCAGATCGACGGATGGAATTCCACCACTCCCTCCTTCAACCAGAGCGTGCTCAACGGAAACAATGGAGCAACTCCACTTGTTCCCGGTTCTGCAAACCCCATCAACGGAACTGATATCTGGGTGCAAAAAAGCACCGTGAAGGTTGTGAATGGATTGCGTCAGCCATCGAGCTCTGTGGGACCGTTCAGTTTCCCTCCTGTGGCTCGCGGCTACCAATGCATTCCAATGCCCACAACCGATGCCACCTCAGGCAACCCTGCCACTTTCAATTTGGGTTCGTCAACGACGTTGAGCACCGCACTTAAAAACAATCTCACATCCCTCACTTCAACCATGAAACTTAAAAGCGTGACATTGAACATCAACATGCGCAATTCGTCCGGCTACGTGCCCAGCATCATCGTCAAGAGTGTGGAAGTGGTTGCCAAGAATTATGAGGCATACTACTTGGCCCCAATGGACCCCAATCCTTGAACCTTGGAACCTTGAACCTTGAAACCAAGTGCAAATAATAATTTAATCGCAAATTAAAACGATTAAATTATTTCAATCAATGAGCCCATGCGGGGGCGATTAGTCAACTTCTTCAAAATCGGCAGAAGCATGCGTCGCAGCAGCAGTTGGCGGGTGCGTCAGCGTCGACAGGCCGCGGTCCGACCGTTCCGGATTCAGCACCACGTTGTCCGCATTGAACAGCTGCTTGCGCACGTCCTCAATCGAGATGTCCTCTGCGGCTTCGTCGGCGTCCACCGCAAAATCGGTTCCCTGGCTCTGCGACACGCCCACCAGATCGCCCTGCTCGTTCAGCGTCTGCGTCAACTTGTTGCCGCTCTGCTCCGCCAGCCGCTTGTTCTCTTCAATCGCTTTGTGCTTGGCCTCCTTCACGCGCTTGTCAAACTCCGACTTCGCCTGCTCCTCGTTCTTCTTCTTGTCGCTCATCAGCTGGTTCAGCGTGTCCTCCATGTACTCCACGCGCCCGGTCTTGTAGGCCTCCGGATGGAAGGGCACCCACAGGCCCACGGGACCCACAAACACGTCGTGGTTCGGGTCCACCTCGCGCAACATCTTGCAGCGCAGCTCGGCCTCCTTCTGCGAGGGAAACACGCCGCGCACCTTGATGCCACGCACCGACGTCTGGAACTCGTGCTTGGCTCCGAACTCCTCGTCCAGCCGCTCCTCGTTCATGTCCAGGAACGACTTGTAGTCGTCCACGATGTCGGTCTTGGCAATGACCTCCTTCTCCGACTCCTTGAACTGCTGGAAATCCTCGGTCAGCTTGTCAAACTTCACGCCGTACTTGTATGACACGAAACTCAAAAACTGCAGGAACTTGTCCGTGGACTTGTGAATGTCCCAGTACTTGACGAACTCCTGGAAAAAGTACTGCTCGCGCTGCTTGATGATGTGCTCCGGGGAAATGAACGACAGGCATGCGAACTTTTGGCCCGCAATCGGCTTGTCCTCGTCCAGCAGGTCCACGTATTTAGGATTCACGGTGCCGTCGGGCAACTTCTGCAGCGTCACGCCTTTGGGCGGTTGTGGTTGTGAGTCGGTCATTGGTGGTTGTGTGCAACGTATGTAATATTTCGGATTTGATTTTAAGCCCATTTTCAAACAAATGTATTAATGATGCAATTAATGATGCAATTCGTGATTCAATGGATTAATTCAATGGATTAATTCAATGGATTAATTCAATGGATTAATTCAATGGATTAATTCAATGGATTAATTCAAAGCATTTATTTATTTATTTTTTTTCTTATTTCATTATATAATCAATAACAAAACGAATCAATCAAATGATCGGCGGTGTTCTGGATTTAGGCGAGTTGGTGAAACGCGCCATTAAATACTTGGTGGAAGGTGCTCTGGTTGCCCTTGCAGCTTATTCCATCCCCCAGCGCAAGCTCAACCTGGACGAGATCGGTCTCATTGCCCTCGTTGCCGCTGCCACCTTTAGCATTCTGGACACCTACGTGCCCACCCTGGCCGTGTCTGCCCGCAGCGGCGCCGGTTTCGGCATCGGTGCCAACCTCGTCGGCTTCCCCGGCAATGTTCTCAAGGTTTAAGGTGTTTTAACCAGTGGAAGAAGAGAGAAATTCTCTCAAATAATATAAAATATAATGCAATTTTATAACGAATTGTATTATCATTGATATGGTTTTATCGAAAGCGCGCGAAGCGCTTGCAGAAATGGTGGGAAGTAGGGTGAATGACGATGCAATTGGTAATTGCATGTATAGGTTTACAATTTGCGATAAACTGCTTGCTGATGTTCAAAGAGAGCAAGATTTATACAAAAAACATGATATTCTAAAGAAACTTTTTAATGAAATTAGGGCGTGTGCAGGCTGTAAATCAATTTCCAACTTCATGCGTAATATAATCTCAGATTTGATGGCCGAATATGACAAAATAAACGAGGAATTTAATAAAGCAGTTGATGAGCACAACGCACGTCTTGACGCAGAAGATGCCAAACTTAAAAAATCACATGACAATTTCGTATCCATGATGCAAGTACCCACATCATCCGAGTATGACCCATTTTTTGGACCCATGGGCGGCTCTCGCAGACGAAACAAAAAATCCAAGAACTCTAAGAAGAGGTCCAAAAAGTCCCGGAAGACGAAGTCTAGGAAACACTAAAATGAGATATGCGCATTATATTATACAATAAATTATCATATAATGCCGATAACATACATGCAATGTCGGGACACCAAATGCACCCCTGAACGGAGTATGAACAAGGAACGCGCATCAGAAAACCTACGGTTTCCAAGGCACGGCTCGTCGTGCCGAGCCGTTGTGTCCGAACCTTTCCCTTAAATCCTCTTAGTATCATCATAAAAGGGAAAGGTTCCGAGGAGGGGTTTAAGGGGGGACGCATGTCCCCCTTTCTAGATGGTCGGAATGAACTCCCAGTTCAGCTCCTCGCAAATTTTCTTCCATATTTCATCCTGTTCGATGCGCTTCTCTCGGTCCTTCAGCATGGGAAAGTACGGCAAAAACTCGCGCTGGTTCAGCAGCTCGCATAGCTTGTATACCGTGTAGTAATAATTCAGGAAGTTGACGCGGTCTTCCGGGCAGAATTTGGCGTAAGGTCCCTGAATCTCCATAAACAGGTTGCACAGCATTTCCTCGAGTTCGGGCGACATGACGGGCGGCTTGATGCCCAGCTTCTCCTTGATGAATGGGATGTGCTCGTAGTACTTGTTGTATCCCAGCTTCTTCAGAATTTCTTTTGCCTTCTTGTCGGTCAGCTGCGTGTGCAAATCAATTCTCTCCTTTTTAATCTGGTGCTTTATGTTTTCCAGCACATCCGGCGGAATCTGCGTGGTCTCCTTCGCCTGGAACTGCGCCAGAATCTCTTTGAAGTGGTTGATGCGCTTGTATGCATAAAAACACGCCTCCTTCGGCGGCTCCTTGTAGGACGGCTTCTCGTTCTCCACCAGGTAGCTCACGTGGATGGAGCAGTTGTTGCACACCATGATGCCCTCGTTGTCCACCGGGATCATTTCGCCAGCGTGGCAGAAGCGGCACACGTCGGTCGCAAACACGTACTTGCTGATGTCGATGTAAGACGGGTCCAAATTCGTCAAGTACCGCTGCACATTGCTCTGGTTCATGCGCTTCAGCTCGTCTTCTTTCGACGCGCACTCCACCCGAAAAAAATCATTCAGGATTTTGGTCTTGTTGTTCCCGTTGCAAATCTGCTGCTTGTTTTCAAAATAATCAAATATGATTTCATTGTTGTTTAGATAGTAGTTCTTGCACTCTTGTTGGTGCTCCCGAATGGTGGTCCGAAGCTCTTGAATCCGTTCTTGCAGCTCAACCGCATTGGCGGCATTTGCAATGAGCTGCTGCTGCAGCGACCGCTTTTCCCGGATCAATCGTGGGATGGTCTCGGACTTCAGTTTCGCAATTTTGGTTTGGTGTTCCCGGTGCTTGCTGTCCAGGGTCACGATGCTCTTTTCATCCAGCACGATCTTCTTGTTGGTTTTGTGCTTGAATGAATTATTGGGAGGCGGCATTTATTTGATGGGTGATGAACAAACAACAAAAATAAAAGAGGCAATACAATGAATCTAATCCAATTTATATATTTAATATATTATTTAGCGTAATGTTAATCATATATTATTTATCATTTTATAATAATATTTAGGATTTAGGGTGGTCTGATTGGCATGAACGCTTTGCCTCCTCAGCACGCTTTGACTCAGCACGCTTTGCCTCAGCACGCTTTGCCTCAGCACGCTTTGCCTCAGCACGCTTTGCCTCAGCACGCTTTGCCTCAGCACGCTTTGACTCAGCACGCTTTGCCTCAGCACGCTTTGACCCAGATGTCTTTTTTTTTAAAATATTTAGAACAAAAATGGAGCATAAAAAAACGCAATGATGTTTACATTTTGAAACAGCGGGATGGTACCAAATGCACATACACCCCCGCATATTTAGACAACGTGTTGACTCCATTGGACCCCGACTCCGATGACGAAATTAAGCGAACCCAGCTGCTCACATTTTTGCACAACGCTCTGGAGGGCGGATGGAACATTAAGAAACAATCCAGCACGGCGGCCAACCCGTCTGCATCCAACAACTACGTGTTTGTGAAAAAACACAATGGGCAGTACAAAATGTATGAAGATGACGAATATTTGACCCAGTTCATGAAAAACAATTTCAGTTTAGAAGCATGAAATATGCGCGCATGCATTCGTCATTGTGTCATTGCAATGCATGGGGTCGTTGTGTCATTGTGTCGTTGTGTTATTGCAATGCATGGTGTCATTGTGTCATTGTGACATTGTGTCATTGTGTGGTTGGGTCGTTGGGTCATTGCATGAATGTATGAATGTATTAAACTGTGTAAATTTAAGTTTAATTCATTTGTTTTCCCGATTTTTTTTTCTTTAGGCATATTATAACCAACAACAACAAAAATGGGAGGAGGATTAATGCAACTTGTCGCCTATGGCGCCCAAGACGTTTACTTGACTGGCAATCCCCAGATCACTTTCTGGAAGGTTTCCTACAAACGCCACACCAACTTTGCCATGGAGTCCATTGAGCAGACTTTTAACGGCCAGGCTGACTTCGGTCGCCGTGTCACTTGCACCATTTCCCGCAACGGTGATTTGGCTTACCGCACTTACCTGCAGGTCACTCTCCCCGAGATCAACCAGCAGATGAAGGGCTCTAACCAGGACGGTGTTTATGCCCGTTGGCTCGACTTCCCCGGTGAGCAGATCGTTTCTCAGGTTGAGGTCGAGATCGGTGGCCAGCGCATTGATCGCCAGTACGGTGATTGGATGCACATCTGGAACCAGCTCACCCTGACCGTGGACCAGCGCAACGGCTACTTTGCCATGGTTGGCAACACCACCCAGTTGACCTACATCACTGACCCCTCTTTTAACGATGTTGATGGCCCTTGCCAGGCTACCGCCCCTCGCCAGGTTTGCGCTCCCCGCAATGCCCTCCCCGAGACCACCCTCTACGTGCCTTTCCAGTTCTGGTACTGCCGTAACCCCGGTCTTGCCCTCCCCCTCATCGCCCTCCAGTACCACGAGGTCAAGATCAACCTCGACATTCGCCCCATCGACGAGTGCCTGTGGGCTGTTGGCTCCCTCCAGTGCGCCACCTCCGCCCGCGGTGGCAAGGTCGTGACTGCTTACAATCAGTCCCTCGTTGCCGCCTCCCTCTACGTCGACTACGTCTTCCTCGACACCGACGAGCGCAGGCGCATGGCCCAGAACCCCCACGAGTACCTCATCGAGCAGCTCCAGTTCACCGGTGATGAGTCCGTCGGTTCCTCTTCCAACAAGATCAAGCTCAACTTCAACCACCCCGTCAAGGAGCTCATCTGGATTGTCCAGCCCGACAGCAACGTCGACTACTGCTCTTCCCTCGAGTGCGGTCAGCTCCTCTACAACCTCCTCGGTGCCCAGCCCTTCAACTACACCGACGCCGTCGATGCCCTTCCCAATGCCATCCACGCCTTCGGCGGCAAGGTTGCCACCGCCCTTAACTCCAGCTCCTTCATCAACGACAACATGTTCAACGATGCCGGTGCCGTTGATGAGGTCGGTCCCGGCTGGTGGAACGGCCCTGGCCTTGATGGCAACGGCTACCCCATCAGCCCCGTCTGGTACTCTGCTCCCAACTTTGCTGGCGGTGACAACGTTCCCTCCCATTTCGATGGCCAAAGCGTGCCCCCAGGCTACGAGGTCAACTCCGGTGTCTCTGATGCCGGCGCCTTCGTCCTCGCCGAGACCGCCCTCCTCCTCCACTGCTGGGGCAACAACCCCGTCGTCACCGCTAAGCTCCAGCTTAACGGCCAGGACCGCTTCTCTGAGCGTGAAGGCTCCTACTTCGACACCGTGCAGCCCTACCAGCACCACACCGCCACCCCCAACACCGGTATCAACGTGTACTCCTTTGCCCTGCGCCCCGAGGAGCACCAACCCAGCGGCAGTTGCAACTTCTCTCGCATTGACAACGCTACTCTCCAGCTTGTTCTCTCCAACGCTACCGTTGAGGGTGTCAAGACTGCCAAGGTTCGCGTCTATGCTACCAACTACAACGTTCTCCGTGTCATGAGTGGCATGGGAGGCCTTGAAGCTACATGCTTAGTATTGATGATGATCATACTAGCTGTGAACAAGGGCCGAAAAGCAGTATGCCATGGTAAAGTGAGCTCTTACCTTGGAAAACCATTTATGTCCTCACCATCATCTGCATTGATGATATGACTAACTGCTAGTGATTCCGACTGGTTGTCGTCGGAGTTGCAACACATCTTGTTGTTCGGGAAACCCCTTAGAGCCTTTTCTACCAAGCTCATCTCCGAAAGGAATGAGTGGCCAAGAGTAATGAACTTGGGTATGGTAATAATGAAAAGGATTGGGCAATCCGCATGCTCACTACCTAAAGACGATAGTAATACGCTAGTCAACGGTAGGGCGTCAGAGACTGAACGGATGTGGGTCGTTAATGAAGGTTTAAGCAACCTGAAACGGCTTAAGATACAGTCCTCCCTCTAGGGAAACTTAGGGGAATAAGAGTGCTTACAGCAATTAAATTGCATGGCGCTTCACAAAATATAAAAATTCTTTTCATGTTATTTATTTGATAATATGAACAGTCAAGGGTGTGCAACCACCCTTTCATGTAATCGGTGTTGTAAAATATTAAATAATATGAAAAAAATTGATTTAATTTTAATTTTGATCATCCATTGTCATTAACCATGTCTACTCTTATTATGCCTCCTTTCCAACAGTTGGATGCAAGCATCCGTGCAAACCATGCATCATTGTCTGTGGAATTCATTCCAGGACACACAAAAACAATGGGTCGTCATTCCAATGTCATGAAAAACCCGTTGTGGAAAATAAAAATGGACAATGGTGAAACCAAATTCCTGATGCAGTGCGAACCAAATGACACATTGTGCACATTGTGCGACTCATCCTATCAAAAAATCATTGAACATGAACAACTACACAATGATTGCAAAAAAATAACTTGGTATAAATTGACGAATGGATACATTTCATCTAGTTGTTTGAATTTGCACATTCATCAGGTGATAATCGATTGTCATGGAAATGGAAAAGGAACATCCACCATTAGCGTGGATCACATAAACCGCGACCCATTGGACAATCGTCTTTGCAACTTGCGCGTTGCAACTTTAAAAGAACAAATGCAAAACACAAATGGAGTCATCCCGGGCACAAAACGAAATCGCAAATGCAATGCAAAAGAGCTGCCGGATGGAATTGAACAATCCATGTTGCGCAAGTATGTCGTGTATTACTCTGAAATATATGACAAAAAAACTGGAAAGATGCGTGAATATTTCAAGGTGGAAAAACATCCCAAATTGCAAAAGCCGTGGATGTCAAGCAAATCAGGCAAAACCTCAACACTTGAAAAACTTGAACAGGCAAACACCGTCGTGGACAATCTGGAAAATGGAATTTATCCAAGCGACACTGACGAGACCGCAGTTTTGCCCAAATGCATTTACATGTCAGAGTTTAGAAACAAACCGCATCTGGTGTTTGACATGCGCAAAGACGGCAGCGACAAACGGTTGTCGTTGAAGATGGTTCTACCTGCCGAATACAATTTGCAAGATGAATTGGAACGATTCCGAGAGAAAATCACTGCAAAATATGGCGACATTATAAGCATTTGAGTGTTTTACACATCCATTTTCGTGCATTTTAATTTATCCACATAATGTAATCTCAAATGCAATACATGGTTCCCTTGAAGGTCGCATGTGCGCTCCTTGTTATAATGCTTATTTCGGCTCTAATGCAAAACCGAATAGGTGCAGAGCAAAACCGAATAGGTGCAGAGCAAAATCAAGACAATGCATCAAATAACGACGTGCCAATCGTGTCGTTCCCATTCAAAAACTTATTCGACGACCAAGACAAGCCGTTGAATGTCCTGCTGATTGCGGCCCCCTTTCGCACCGAGGAGGATGAACAGGCGTATGATGATTACAAGCGTCAGGGTCTCTCATTTTGCGGCATATCCAGCTACATCAATTTCCCGGGCCACATTGAGAACCCGCACGAGGACCGCTTCCACGAGGAGCGCGGGCACGACTATCCCGCCATGGTGTCGGCGTGGCTGCACTGTTTTAGGGAGCCGCCCGCCAATTTGCGGCAGTCCGGGTTGCCGCTCATGCTGCTCGCCGAGTCCGATTTGAAGGATACCGATGCGCACAAGCCCGACGCCTCCATTGCCAAGGAATACGATTTCATGTATGTGTGCCTGCAGGACAATGACAAGTGCGATCCCGGGTGGCAGTCATTCAATCGGAATTGGGACCTGGCCAAGGAGTGCCTGGAAGTCATGTGCGGCAAATTCGGCTTGAGCGGCGTGCTGGTGGGTCGCGCCAACTGCGAGTTCACGAAGAAATGCAACGGCATTGTTAAGGTCATTCCGTTCCTGGAATTTGATGCATTCCAAAAAGAGATGCAGAAGTGTCGCTTCCTGTTTGTGCCGAACATTGCGGATGCCTCGCCGCGCGTCATCACGGAAGCCCTGTGCTACAACATGCCGGTTCTGGTGAACCGCAACATCCTGGGCGGTTGGCATTACGTGGAGCCCGGCGTGTCGGGCGAGTTTTTCACGAGCAAGCGAGACATTGTGCCAGCGCTTCAAAGGCTGACCACCAATCTGAATGCGTATGCGCCCCGTCGGCACTTCATGCGGCACCATGGAAAGCACCGCGACGGCCGGCGCCTGGCTGCATTTTTGAAGCAGCATTACCCCGACCTGAACAACAAGCGCATGAAATACGCGACAATCACGATTTGATTGGTCCACCCGCATGCGAAAATAAAACAAATAAGCAAAACATTAATATAAACCCAACACATGATTAATTATTTATAATCACATTGAATTTGCACATTCAACATGGAAATTCTGGAGTTGATATCAACTCGCGAAGGGCAACACAAGTGCAATTTAAAACAAGTCAATGAATTTTTTAAGAAGTTGACCAAAACTAAATCCACTTCATTTAACATTGAGAATTTTTCAGATTTTGTCGATGCATTCAAATGTTGCAATTCAATCGGAATATGCAGCATATTAGCGCAATTCGCTGCAAGCAGCTACGTGTTGTACAATAACATGACTGACATTGCACGAGACCGTGTGTATCACAAAAAAATAATTAATTACATGATAAAACACACAGGGCCAATATACAAGGACATAAATGAATTGCAAACATTTATCACCCATAATAATTCTTATTTTTATGCGTATCAGGATTTAAGCAACGTTGAAATTTTCAAACTCATTGCAGAATTGCAAATTCGGTTGTGTCCGGACCTCCTTCACAACGGGGTTATTAAATCCCAAGCCGACCCAATCCGGAGAATCAAAGTGGGCTTCATTTCCGATTTCATAGTTTCATTGCACTCGGTTTCGAAAGACCGATTGGGCATCATCAAACATTTGTTCACCGACCCCGAGTTCGATGTAAAAATAATGTCGCGCAAATTGGAAACCGATATATTTTTTACCAATTTTGTATTTGCCAACATGAATACGTCGGATTTGCTTATAAAGATGGACAGCGACAACCTGATTGAAAATAGGCAACAAATAGCTGAACAACGGTTTGACATCATTGTCTATCCTGAAATTGGAATGTGTTCAAAAAATAGGTGGATCGCTTTTTCACGTCTTGCTCCCATTCAAATTGCCACGTGGGGGCATTCAGACACCTCCGGATTGCCCAACATTGATTATTTTGTTTCATCCAAATATTTCAATTCACCGGATGACCAGTGTCAATACAGTGAAAAACTAATTCTGTTTGATTCGCTTGGAACGTACTATCATGACATTTGCCAAGTTTTAAAACAACAACCCGAATTCGCAGCCCATGATTCCAGTGTGTTTCGTAAAACCATAATTGAAAAAACGGGTATCAAAAATCCGAACATATATGGGTGCCTTCAAAGTTATTTCAAGACCCATCCTTCATTTGTCAAAATGTTAGATGACATTTTGAAACTGGATTCCAACGGGGTCATTGTGATTTTGGCGACCATTGACGGCGAACTGGATAATGAACGATACATTAAATACATGAATTCTGGAATTGCGCACAATGAGCGGTTGCATTTCATAGAACGGTCTCCATTCACGCAGTACGTTCTTGATATTAAAAACTGCGATTTAATTTTGGACTACTTTCCATTTGGCGGGTTCAATTCCACCATTGAATCTTTCTCACTCGGCAAAATATGCATAACTCGTCCAGGACAGCGCATTAGTGGTAAATTTACGCAAGGCCTGTATAATAAAATGGGCATAACCGAATTCATATGCAACACGGATGAAGAATATGTGCAAAAATCAGTTGAATATGGAACTAATTGTGAAAAAAGAAAGGAATATGAAGGTCGCATTGCTGACAACATTCATAATATATTTGAAGAAACCGAAAGCGTGGATGAATGGAAAGAACTACTTAAAAATTTATATAATGGAAATAGGTTGAATTATTAAGGAGTTAAGGAGGGCGGGATGAAATTAAATGGAGTGTGTGATATTTATGTGCGCAGGTGCGCCGATAGAACGTTGCGATGTGGTCGCATGTTGTCTCTATTTTCAAAAAAAATTGAATACTTTTTTTCAAGATGGAATAGAATGCAGCGAACCAGCAACGAATATGATGAATACACAAGAACAACAAAGACGATTCTTCACCGAATTTTCCAATACGTTGGTGAATGGAAAAATCACACCGGAACAAGCATGTTCCTTGATTGAGAAAGTTCGCGATGCTAAAATGTTTCCCGACGAAATTGACACAGAAGACAACCAACAGAAAGGCTTCTACGAAATCGCCTGGCTATTTGCAGATTGGAAAATCACAACGGAAGAGGCGTGCGACTTGTTCAATGAGTGGACCGATGAATGGAAGCCTGTGAAGAATTGAAAGAAGCAAAGCAAATTTGTTGGGTGCTAGTAAAAATGCGTTATTTCTGGGGTGGTGGTTTGAATGCCCTTTTTTTTTGATAAACTGAAAAGCAATTAAAACAAAGACGTAATGAATGAATAAATAAATAAATCCATTAATTCATGCCACAAACCACAATCACGTTTTATGACAATCGCGGACGCATGGAAACAGCGGACATGAAAGAAATCGCGTTCAGCGACGGCATCAAGCGCTTCATTTGCACACACAGTCATATTCCGGATGCATACTTGCCCATAGACGTCTACCAGTTAGAATCAAATGGACAAGGCAATGAATTCACCAAGGTTGGCACATACACCACCACCGAAACAAAATCAACGGAGTGGTTTAATCCGCGGACAAATGCATGGGAGGGAACTCCAGGCAATAAATGCTATATTTTCCATGAAAATTGAGTTTGACTGCGTCCACATCTGGCAACAATTACTGATTGTATCCATACTCCATGGTCGCCGAAGTTATCTTCTACACAATTATGATTGTTGCATTTGTTGGCTGCATGATTGTCATTCATTTCGTAAAACGAAACAATGAAAGGGCAACATGAAATGAATGAATGAACCCCCTTGAAACCTTTTTTATATCATTATAATGCATGAAATTGTGCCAGGCCAGTAAATGCAACATCCAATTATAAGAGAACGTGTCATTGAATTTTTTGGTTCCAACTTTACCGTCAGAAAGGCTTTTAGTTCCGATAAATATGAAATATTGCATGGTGGCAAAACATGTTTAGATTTTGAGTTTATGGATGAAGACCCAACTGATGATAAACAAATGCCATTCATTAAACTTGAAAATAGAACCAAGCCCAGAATATTGAAGGTTTCCGGTGTGTTCAAATGCCAAGGCGATGAACGCACAGGGGCATCATTGATGCGGCTGATTGACCGGCTGGCAGAATCCATTCCATTTGTGGAATACATAACATTGATGGATTCTTCTAATATAAGGATATGTGATGTGTCCATCAGTTTGGCTCAACTGAAAATATTAACGACCGGGCAGTCGTGGTACAATCATTTTGGTTATAAGACAAAATGGCATGACGCGAATGTGGCGCACAATGCAGTCATTATAAACACTCTGATTGATGACATCTCCGATAAAAAGTTAATTGAAACCACTGGCAAAAAATTATTCCCTGAATTGCCAACAACGATGACTATCAGAGAATATGTTCAAGCAGTTTTGAATGCGGTTCGTCAATTTCCTGAAACGAAGGATGAGTGCACTCCAGAACAACACGAAAAGGCTGCATTCTTAAAAACCTTAATTTTTGAGTTGGGATGGATGAATGGTTTGGAATATGCAAATTGGGATTTAATAAAAATGGTTAAACATAGTCCAAAGGCTTCTACACCAAAGGCTTCTACACCAAAGGCTTCTTCACCAAAAGCTTCGCCAAAAGCTTCGCCAAAAGCTTCGCCAAAAGCTTCGCCAAAATCTGGCGGCGCTAAGCAAAGCGCTAAGCGCAATAAGCGAAGCGCTAAGCACAATAATCACAATAAGCGCACTAAGCACAACAATCGAACTAAGAAAAGCGGTTAAACCCCCTTGACAATGCGCAGCTGTTTCCCGAATTTGAATCTCTCAGCATCCATGGTGCGCCGTTGCAAATTACAGGCCAGGCATGCCAGAACCACATTGCCGTCATTGTGTCCCCGGGCATTGTCCACGCGGTCCAGCGTCCATTGACGCGGTGCCATCACGTCTTTGTAGATGAGCTCGCAGCACTGACGGCAATACGTACACCGCATCTTATTCACCAACAACAATTCAATGGTTGCATTTAGAGAGATAAACGCGGATAAATCCTTTATATCGTTTTCATTATCCTGTCTGGCGTATCCGGACAATTTGTTTTTTATTTCTTTTATGAAGAATTTTCTCTCTTCTAGTGCAGGGTCATCTGCAATTAAGCGTCGCAACACTTCCATCTGCTTGTCGTGGGCAAAGAAGGCGTCATCGATTGTCCATTTCAGCGTGCGACTTCTTTGAGGATTATGTTTATTCGGTTTTTTTAAGGTCAGCTTTTCGCCAAGCTTATCGACATTTCGCTTGCATTCAATGCACACGATGTGTTTTGTGGTTTCAGTCATTATAATGGGTTGCATGATGCAAATATTATATTGTATTTGTTATATATATATAATATACAATTGTCGCAATTAACATGTCACAATCAAAATATGACACACGTGAAAAATTGCAAGAATACATAGACAAAAATAGTTCAAATGGTACAATTATGTTAACTATGGGAGGAATTACATCGTTAGACGGCATAAAATTCCCAGAAGCAACGACATATATATATTTACCTTCCAGTCCAATTGCATCATTAAAGGGGGTTGAATTCCCTCCTAATTTACGCACTATGCAAATTATAATGAATAAAATTACTTCATTAGATGGTGTTGTATTTCCACCCAAATTGACTACGGTGCAACTACAGGGTAATCAAATTACATCGCTAAACGGGGTTGTATTTCCATCTAAATTACCTGATATACAACTACAGGATAATCAAATCACATCGCTGGACGGGGTTGTGTTTCCGCCTGGGTTGGTTTCATTGAATTTGTCCAATAACAAAATAACCTCCTTCGCAGGCATGCAGTTTCCATTGTCATTGCTCAGTTTAAAACTGGAGGGCAACCCGATTGTAGTGGAAACAGTATCACAACTTAAAAATCCGTCTCCATTTGTGATTCGTGAGATTGTGGCCGCATTTCCAGAAACAGCGCAACACTTTAAACGCATGGAGGAAATGAAGGAACAACAGTTTGACCAGTTGCGCGCAATGATGTCGCAATTAAGGCCAATGATAGAAGAACGCAAACAAACTGTGCCTAACTTTTCGGCAACAACAGAACAAGGCGAAACTCATTCGGTTCCATTTATTCCCGAAAAAACGGTGCAATGGGCAATTGACCAGTTGTATGAAGGGCCATTGTCCGGCAAATGTGGAAATATGAAATTGTTTTACAACAGCACTCCATTGGACCCTTTGAAAACCCTAGCCGATTCTGGCATCGCGGATAATTCAACCCTATTCATCCAATGCCATGATGAACGCAAAGGAGGTAGAACAAATAGGATTAATAAAACAAGGCGTTATGGTCGCGCGCACAGGCAAAAATCGGCCAGGAACATGTAGAAAAAGAGTATAAAATAACCATATAAATGCATTTCTTTAATATGGTTTAACAGTTTTGTTTTAAACATAAAACAAATGATTCCGCCGGAGTCAACAAATGCATTGGATGCCCTGCGCGCAATAAATGCGGAGTGGGGCCAACAAATTGATTTACATCAGGAATATCTCTCTAATCTATTTGAACAATTTGGAGATGAAGACATGTTGCTCATCATCGAGGACATGTTGCAGCATCTGGACACCTACATTTGCGCCAACCCGCTGTCGTTTAGCGCCCCCGATTTCCACGAAACGGTGCGCGACGTGCTGCACGAGTATTTCGAGGGCACGCAAGCATTTGAATTCTCCGCCACGATGGACCTGGAGGCGGATGCGCTGTGCCGGTTCTGCGAGGCCCAGTATTTCAAGTATATAAATCCCGCGCGCGAATGCGGCAGCACCTTCATAAGAAAGCCGCCGAATGTGGCAGTAATTGATGCAAAGCTGGCCCACATTCGGGCCAAGCCGCAGCCCGACCAGCGCACGCCCGACTGGTACAAGTTCCGACACAATCTGCTGACAGCCAGCAATGCGTGGAAGGCGTTTGAGAGTCCGGCTTGCATTAATCAGCTGGTGTACGAGAAGTGCAAGCCGTTGCAACTGGGTTCCGCCCCAGAAAAGGAATACGTGAACACGTCGTCGCCGATGCATTGGGGGCAAAAATACGAACCGGTGTCGCGCATGATATACGAGCACATGTATAAAACGAAAGTGGCGGATTTCGGCTGCCTGCAGCACGATGCGCATGCATTTTTGGGCGCGTCGCCGGACGGCATCAATGTGGACCCCGCTTCGCCGCTGTACGGGCGCATGGTGGAAATTAAGAACATCGTGAATCGCGACATCACGGGCATTCCGAAAAAGGAGTACTGGATTCAAATGCAGCTGCAGATGGAGGTGGCCGATTTGAATGAGTGCGATTTTTTGGAGACGCAGTTTTCGGAAGAAGGGGAAGACGGCTATGGCAACGAGAACGATAACAACGAGAACAATGATGCATTGTTGACCGGCACAATCATTTATTTCATGAAGAACGGCAAACCGCACTATGAATACGAGCCGATTGAATGCCCCCGTTCGGTTTCAGAGGCGTGGTTCAACGAAGCCATGGAGCGCAATCAGGCCCACATGTGGATGAAGACCATCCGTTGGCGCTTGGAAAAGATGAGCTGCATTTTAGTGTTGCGAAACAAGCTGTGGTTTCAGCACGCCATCGGGGTGTTGGATGGCCTGTGGCAGACCATTGTGCAGGAACGCAGCAATCCGCAGGGGTATGAGCACCGCGCGCCCAAGCGTCGCATCACCGCTGCATCCTCAACACCGAACACACAAACAACTGCATCAAGCACCTCGTTCATGCAGGCCTGGTTATCAACTGCCAATCCAATCGAGAGAAAATGTTTAATTGACATGTCATCTCTGGAATAAAATTAAAAATTGAAAGATATTAAAGTATATTTAGTTATAATATAGTAGCAACCACTCTGTCAATCCATATCATTGCGACATTATATGATGCACAAAGGCGAACCAGCGAGCATGATGCAACACATTTATAAATTGACGGGATTGCATCGCCAGAAGGGTGGCGATGATGATGATGATGAAGACAGTCCCGCGGTCCTTGAGGGTGGCGGTGGTTCCAAATCCAATGCCAAACTGGAGTTGGAAGAAGATGAGGGGTCAGATGCGGACACCAGCCACACGGAAACCGACACTGATGCCACCGAATCCGTTGGCACAGGAATGGAGGATGAAGACGAAGAGGATGACGATGATGAAGATGATGACGACGACGAATTTGTGGACATTGACGCGGCAGTTGAGACGCCGGCAATGCTTGCAAAAAAGGTGGCCACTGCAGCATCCATGGTTGCAAATTCGGATGCGAAAAAGAAGGCAACCATTGCCAGCAAGCGGGCATTAGCATCATCCAAGCCTCCAAAAGGCAAAGCAACGCTGCATGACATAACGACTCTGCAAAATTCATACGACGACCTTGAACATGCGGAAGGAGGCGGAGACAGTGATGATTCCTATGAAGATGACGACGACAGCGATGATGGCAACAATTATTTGCGTAAATTCGAGACGGACATGCACGAGAATTACATCGCGTCGCATCATCATGAGATGCTGCATTTGAACAATGCCGAAGTCAACGCCCTTGCACGCGTGGTGCGAAACACCGACGGCGTCATCATTGACGTCATGCACAAGACGATGCCGTTCCTTACCAAATACGAGAAAACGCGCATTCTGGGTCAGCGTGCTAAACAATTGAACCAAGGCGCTCAACCCATGATTCCCGTGGACAAAAAAATCATCGATGGGTACTTGATTGCGCAGCTGGAATTGCAGCAAAAGGCGCTGCCCTTCATCATACGCCGACCGCTGCCTGGCGGCAAATCGGAGTACTGGCGCGTGGCAGACCTGGAACTCATTTGATTGTGGATGTGTGGTTTTGCTAAATGTTAATGACCAAAATGTTAATGACCAAAATGTTAATGACCAAAATGAAACAAAAATGAACCAAATAAATGTTTTTTTATTTGCATGGTAAAATCCATGGAAATAATGAATTAATAAATTAAACTAACACAAACATCATTCTTATGAATGAACGAATGATTTAGTGACGACGGCTGCCGCGACGGCAAACCTTGCAGGACTTGCGACCACCGCGGTGGGACTTCCTGTGGCGACGACCGCCTTTAAGAGTGTGAGCCATTTTGATGAGTGAGATTGATTATAACGTATGCAGAGAAAAAATATTTTCAAATGCCTTAATTTATTTTTAGGTTAGTGGTTTGGTTTAGTTTTGCATAAATGTTTCTTATGTTCATTAGTTATGTTTCATACACTCATTAACACTTCCAGCGTTTTCCACAATCAATGCAGGTCACAAAGGTGGTCATGGGCTCATCGGCCGAACGCGTTTGCAGCTGGTAATAGGTGCATTTGGTGGACCGACATTTGGAGTTCGGGCAGGTGAAGTTGTCGGTGGAAGCCTCCACCTTGGTTTCGTATTTGTGCTTGTCGCGCAGCTGCTTCGCCTTAATGAGGGCGCTCCATTTGTCGGGATTCATGTCCTGATGCGACATGAACGCCAGCTCATGCGCCTTAATTTGTTTGGTTGTCAGTAGCTGAATCACGTGTCCGCTGCCCATGTTGATGCACACAGTGCGCAGGCGGTCGGCATAAATCTGCACGAAATAGCCGTTGTCCCATTTTTTCACGATGTTTTTGGTGTCGGATTCGCGCAGCGTGTAGTTGTAGATGCCGCGTTCCAAATTGAGGGCCATGTTTGCAGCCGCATCTGGGTTTTCATTCATTGCGCTCGCATTTGTAAATCGTTCGGTCAACTTGGCGCGAACCTTGCTGCGAAACGCGTCGGGGTCTGCAATCTGCAGGGCAGTTATGGAGAATGAATTGGGTGCTGCTGCCATTATGGGTTCTGTGTTCTGTATTCGATGTAATACATATATTTGTTGCGATGTCTTTATTCAATTTTTTACGAAATATAAAAAAATGAATCCTTTGTTTCATGTTTCATGTTTCATGTTTCATGTTTCATGTTTCATGTTTCATGTTTCATGTTTCATGTTTCATGTTTCATGTTTCATTGCATCATTTATTGCTAGTGATGCGACGTGAAGCCTTGAGATGACGGCGTCGTTTTGTTCTATACAATGATATAAATATACACTATAAAATTCATAATAGAATATTTGTCTAAATGTGTTCCGTGTTCCAAATAGTGTTGCACACGGCACACAAGTAAATGTATTTCATGTTGATGTCATCATAACGCAGATAGATGACTTCGCGCGGCTCCGACGCATCTGAAGGACCAGTCGCAGCAGCAGCACCGCCAGTCGCTTCTTCTTCTACTCCCACAATTGCAGCCCGGTCCGCATACTGGGTGGCATTGTGGTTGCGATTGCACGGGCACTCGGTGTTGGGGCACAGAATGGTGCTGATTCGCGGCAGGGTGGGGTCCAGCTTGGTGTATTTGTTAACAACGTGCGCGTACTGATTCTTGTTCGATTTCAGGGACGTGTGTGAAACCACCACATTGTCGCTGGTTATGGTGTCGTCCTCCGTTCCGCAATTGCGACAATAATACACGATTCCATTCGTGTCCGTCAGGCGGATATAATACATGTTGCCGCAGTTGGTGCAAAAATGCATTCTGTTGATTGGATTGGTTGTGATAGAGTCCGAGTGTTAATATAGAATAACATCGTATTATTTAATTCAATTTTTAAATTAAACAATTGCGTAAATGCAATGCATCCCTTATGCATCCAGGACCCGTTTTTGAAACGCGGCCTTCAACTCGGGATAATTGACGACCACGGTCATTTGATACACGTTCGTGGTTCGCAACAATTCGGGTTGCGGATGCTTTAAAAGGAGCGCATCTATGGCGGCCGAATGCCGCAAATGCGATTTGCGAAACGCGGCACACATGTGCTCGTAAAACTGCTCGTGGAATTCGATGTCCGCGATGACCTGTTTGAACGCGGCCAACGATTGCACCAGATGCAGCATGCAGAATTCGTAGTTTTTATACTGAATGATTTGATGGTACGTGGCAAAATCGGGATTGGTTGCAGTGATGCCGGGTTCATTCAGCAGCGGCTTGCTGTCCAGCAGCGACATGACGGTCAACAGCACGGATTTGATGGTCTGGCACCCGGTCCACTGGTCTCCGCGCCACGTGTTCAAAATGCTGACGCACATTCTCCTATTTTTATACATGTTGGGGTGCATGCGAGTGGTGCCGTCGTTCGTTAAAAACTCCACCACTGGCGGGGAGTGCGGGTAATCGGGTGGAAATTTGAATTTGTAAAAGTAGTAGCCGCCGTCATACAATGAATCTTCGGGCCCAATTATCAAAGCGTACCCGCACAGCATGTCGGTTTCACTGTGTTTATAGTATATGCCGGGAATCTGCGCCGTCATGATTTCTCGCACGTCTTTCAACAGTCGCAACATCGTGTCTTTGGGGATGAAGACGGGTGCTGGCGGCGCTGGCGACACGACTTCGTTGACCGGCAGAGGAGGGGTCGAGGGTTGCATGAATGCGAACACAAATATACAAATACATATACACACCAATTATGTTTTATGTCGATTTTTGAATAAAACATTTTTCGATAAAATGAGAAATGCGGTTTTGAGGGGATTCGATTTTTTACAACATTAAGCGAAAAATTGAAATAAAAAAATGTCGACACAGTGTATCAACAAATCCCGAAACCCGAACTCAATCCATCCAATTCAATTCGCGGTATTCATCACATCCATCCTCCAATCAAATCATCAAATCCATGGCATCAAAGGCATCAGCATCCAAACAGTCGGCGACCGCGTTTGACGCGTTCATTAAACAGAGGTATTCGAAAAAAGGTGAGCAACACACGCACACGCGCATTGGTAGCGAAAAATTGGGCATATCGGGAGGAACATACACGGTGAAATCGGAAGACATTGGCGAATTTTACAAAAAATACACGGACCATGTGTTCATGCAGGGCCGTCATGAATTCTTGACCGAGAAACAGCTGGTCGACAACGGTCCCGGTCTAATCGACATTGACGAGCGCTATGCTCCGGCGGTGGAAAGCCGTCAGCACACGAAGGAGCACATTTCCAATTTGGTGGAAACCATCATTGACCAGTTGTCCGACATGGTGGTGCTTGCTCCTGGCACGCTGTTGCCCATCTTCGTGTTTGAAAAGCCGGACGTGAATTTGCTGGAGGACACCACCAAGGACGGCGTGCACATCCTCATCGGCATGAAGATGGACCGTGCGCTGCAAATGATGTTGCGCAAGCGTCTGTTGACGCAGATGCCGACCATTTGGGGGGATTTGCCCCTGACCAATTCATGGGAGGACGTGTTGGACGAAGGCATTGTGCGCGGCACGACAAACTGGCAGTTATACGGTTCACGCAAGCCCGGGCACCAAGCCTATGTATTGAAGTACTGGTATGTCATGAGCCTGGACGAGGAATGCACCCTGGGATTTCACGAAAGAAGCGTGTCCATCTTTGACGTGCGCGTGAATTTCCAGCTGCTGACAGCACAGTATGCCTATCATTCCGGCTTTGAAATCGCAGAAGCGGTCAAAGATGAGCACACCGCCATGAAACAATCCATCGCCGGTCCCAAACAGCGCCGCGTGAAGGCGCCCACTGCTGCGGCTTCCGCTCCAGGTGCCGATGATGACTCTGCTGCGGGTGAAAAGAAAGTCGTGTTCCAGCCTCCGCACGTGGAAATCATTCAACTCTCGGACATCACGGACGAGGCGAAGTTGAATGCGGCCATCGAACAGATGTATTCGTCCATTGAACAGCGTGCATACGAGCTGCGCGAAACGCACGAATACACCATGTGCTTGCCGGCTGCATACTATGATTCGGAGCCGAAGTGGATTCGAGTGGGATGGGCGCTGCGCAACACAAGCCCGCACCTGTTCCTAACGTGGATGGCGTTCAGTGCCAAATCCACCAAATTTGCATACAGCATGATCATCGAATTCTACGACAAGTGGCAGCAGTTCGGAATGAACACGCCGGCGGATGGGCGGTGCTTGACAAAGCGCTCCATCATGTTTTGGGCCAAGACAGATGCGCGCGAGGCCTACGAAAACATTCGCCGCAAGACGAACGAGTATTACATGGAAGAGACCATGAAGACGAAGGAGGCGACCGACGTGGATTTGGCGCACGTGGTGTTCAATTACGCCAAGGACAAATTCGTGTGCGTCAGCATCAAAAACAACGCCTGGTTTTCGTTCAACGGGCAGCGCTGGGAGGAGTGCGATTCCGGCAATGCGCTGCGCCTCATGATTTCCAAGGACATTTACACCATGTATCACACCAAGCAAATCGAGAACACGTCGCTCATGAACCAGCAAGACCCTGGCAGCGACGAGTGGAAGGACAAGAGCATGCGGGCCGAGAAATACACGGAAATCTGCATGCGGCTGAAGACCACCACGTTCAAGAACAACATCATGAAGGAGGCGCGCGAGCTGTTTTACGACAAGAACTTCGTGGACACGCTGGACACCAACGCATACCTCATGTGCTTCAGCAACGGCGTCGTGGATTTCTCGGAGAAGCGCTTCCGTCGCGGTCAGCCCGATGACAACATCAGCAAGTGCACCAACATTGACTACGTGCCGCTGGACCGCGCAAAGCACGCCAGCATGATTGCCGAAATCAACGACTTCATGGCGCAGCTGTTTCCGTTGGAGGAATTGCGCACCTACATGTGGGACCATCTGGCGTCCTGTTTGATTGGTGTCAATCGCGAGCAGACGTTTCAGATTTACGTGGGTGCGGGCAGCAACGGCAAATCCAAGCTGACCGAACTCATGTCGCGCTGCTTCGGCGAATACAAGGCCACCGTGCCCATCACGCTCATCACGAACAAGCGAAACGGGATTGGCGGCACGTCGTCCGAAATTGCGCAGCTCATGGGCATCCGATATGCCGTCATGCAGGAGCCCTCCAAGGGCGACCAAATCAACGAGGGTGTGTTGAAGGAGGTGTCGGCCGGGGACCCGCTGCAGGGTCGCGCGCTCTACAAGGACATGGTCACCTTCATCCCGCAGTTCAAGCTGGTGGTGTGCACGAACACCATGTTTGAAATCAAGAGCAACGACGACGGCACCTGGCGCCGCATTCAGAAGGTGGACTTCATGTCCAAATTCTGCGACGAACCGAACCCACAGGGCGATGTGGACAATCCGTACCAATTCAAGATTGACCGGATGCTGGACGAGAAGCTGAAACGCTGGGCTCCCACGTTCATGTCCATGCTGGTGGAGCACGTCTTCAAAACCAACGGCCTCGTGAAGCCGTGCAGCATGGTGACGGCCAGCAGCCAAAAATACCGTCTCGGGCAGGACTACCTGGCGGAATTTGCGCGCGACAAGATTAAGATGCAGCAAGGCGGTCGCGGCATTAAGAAGACAGAGTTGTATGAAACGTTCAAACAGTGGTATGTGCGCGGGCACGGACGCGATGTGCCCAAGGGTGCCGAGGTGTATGAATACATGGACAAGAAGTTCGGCAAATACACGAACGGCGTGTGGCGCAATGTGGCCATCATTTACGACGACGACCAAGAAGAAACCGCAGAAGAAGTGGGCGAATGAAGTGGGCAAACGAAGTGGTTCATGGGGTCCATGGGGTCCATGGGCCAAATGACAATAAATGATAATGCATTATATTTTTTTATTTCATAAATATAATACACAATACATAACACATAACACACAATATACAACACATACATAACATACATCGCATAACAATATGACCACCGTAGCACCCTCGGCAGCAACCCCCGCAGATGCCACCTCATCCATTGCAGCTGCCGCACAAACCATGAAGTTGCAGCAAGCCCAACTCATGAATCAAATGAACCAAATGATTAGCAGTGCAGATTTATCATGCGCAAAAGGAACCGACTGCTACACGCAACTACAAATCACAAATGCGCAGAATGAATACAATGCGGCGGTGCTGAATGAAAAGAATGCTCCCAAGAAGGCCGACGTCGCATTGCAAAACTATTTGGTGCTTTCCAAAGGTCAAAATGGCGCCAATGAAGCGTTAAAGAGCCGGTACACACAAAACGGCGAGGAAGAAAAAGCCAAACTGACCCAACAATTTGAGGACTGGTATAAAACCACGTCTAACAAGATTGACATCATCTCGCAGCAGGCGGAAACCGGCGCAACATTGCAGACCAGCAATAAACTGACAACCAATAGATTGAATGCCCTCGCGGTGCAGAACGACGACACAACAAATGAATTGAATTTGTTGGAACGCAAAACGCACTACACCGCGCAACAGGTCAAGACCATCAATGGCATTGAATACTACGTCAAATTGGTCTACTGGCTGGCATTTCTGACATGGATTGGGTGTGTGATTTATGACCGCACAATGACCATGAAAACGGGCGGCTTGTTTGTGGTTTTCACACTCTTCATCCTTTTGCAAAATCGAATCATGAATGCTCTCGGCTTCCTGATTCCAACCGACGTGCAGATGAAATGGTAAATACACTGCTGTGTTAAACCGCGGGGAATTTAAAACGCTGCATTCATGTCGAAGATGTCATCCGTCTTCGTTTTTTCGGCCAGCGCGTATTCGCTCACCTTCTTTTCAAAGAAGTTGCACACCGACGGCAGGCTTATCATTTCCATGAAATCGAACGGGTTCGCAGACCCGTACAGCTTGTCGTATCCCAGCTGCACCATGAGCCGGTCCGCCACGTATTCAATGTACTGCGTCATGAGCTTCGCATTCATTCCAATGAGTCGGCACGGCAGCGCTTCACAAATGAACTCGCTCTCGATGGCCACCGCTTCACGCACGATTTCTGCCACGCGCGCTTTCTGCGTGCGCCGGCTCAGCTTGTTGTAAAGCAGCACCGCAAACTCGGTGTGCAGCGCCTCGTCGCGCGAAATGAGCTCGTTGCTGAACGTCAGGCCCGGCAGCAAACCGCGCTTCTTCAGCCAGAAGATGGAGCAGAACGCGCCCGAAAAAAAGATGCCTTCCACGCACGCGAAAGCAATGAGGCGCGTTTGGAACGAGCTGCGCTTGTCGTGAATCCAGCGCTGCGCCCACTCCGCCTTTTTTTTAATGCACTCAAACTGGTCCATGGCGTGAAACAGCTGGTGCCGACGGGCCTCGTCCTTGATGTAGCTGTCAATCAGCATGCTGTACACCTGCGAATGTATGTTTTCCATCGCAATTTGAAACCCGTAAAATGCGCGGGCTTCGGCCAGCTGCACGTCCGTCATGAACCGCATCGCCAAATTCTCCAGCACGATGCCGTCGCTGGCCGCAAAAAAGGCCAGAATCATGGAAATGAAGTAGCGTTCGTCCTCAGTCAGGACGTTGTTCCAGTGCGGTGCATCGTGAGAGAGGTCAATCTCTTCGGCACGCCAAAAGCAGTCCACCTGTTTTTTATACATGTTCCATATGTCGTTGTCTTTAATGGGAAACAGCACATATCGGTCGTGGCTTTCGGTCAGGAGGAGGTCCTTGGGCTCTTTTTCTTGCGCTGGCACTGGCGCTGGTACTGGAATAGCGGGAGTCGTCGTAGGAGTGGTCATGGTATGTGTTAGAGTTTGTTGCGTTGTGCTTAATATATTTATATCCAATATTTTATATAACACATCAAATACAATATAGTTCTGTGCAATGCACAACGGTGGAAACAATGCAGCATACCCGCACGGATTAGCATGCGACGGTTGCGGAATTGCAAAGGATGATGTAATGGGAATCCGAATGCTTCAAGAGCGGGATGAAATACTGCAGGAGCTGTTCCAAAATGCAGCGCGCCTTCGCACCGCAATGAAGAGCAATGCACTGCTTCGCCCCATTTTTCGCAAATACCAACGCGCATGTCGAGAGATATTGAATCGAAAAAGAAGGGAAGCCGAATATTTCACGGAGATGTGCGACTACTGCGATGCATATAAAAACAACAACACGGATTTGAAATTGATTCAACATGAAATGAGAGAAATTCATGATAAAATAAAGAGTTTAGAAGAAATGCAAGTCAATGAGAGCGATTCGGATTCGGATTCGGATGACATGGATTCGGATGACATGGATTCGGATGACATGGATTCAGGTGAACAAGACCAACCACAAGACCAAGAACCAGATGATGCGGATGATGTGGATGTGGATGTGGATGATGCGAGCAGCGTTTCATCTTCATCTTCGTCATCTTCGTCATCATCTTCTTCATCATTTTCATATGACATTGAAGATTTTCTGTGAATCCGCATCATTGGGTTATTATTTTATTATTTTATGCCACATTCTCTCTTTAACAGACCGTAAGGTTTAAGCAAACGTGCCAAGAGTCGCCGACGGTCAGCAAATATGCGCTTCCACCGGCGTTGTAGCAGCCGAATCCAGAACGTCTTGATGACCGCAACGCATTCGCCGTCGGGTTCCATTGTCGCCGTCTGCACGATTTCAAGCCGGGGTGGTTGGACATCATTCGCATTCGCATATGGACATGCGGAAATGAATTCAGCGCAGCTGTTGTCATAAAAATCCGACAATGGAATGTCGTACGTCATTAAATAATGCCCTGCAACGTGGGGCAGGCAAGGGCCGTGCAAATGCGAATTGTATAATTCGCATATACCCAGCTGAAGCGGTTCTTGCATCACTTTAATAAAATCAATGATGATGAATCAATAATGAATGAATGCAATGAATAAATGGAATGAATTATAATCTTTATTACATTTGCGCATTTATATAATGCAAAAAAATCATAACAGCCATTAAAAATATTTTATGTATATATATAAAATATAACCATAACCATTAAACCAAATGAACTCCAATTTACGAAGTCTCTCTCGCTCGTTGTCGAGTGGATTCAAATCCGTCGAATCCGGCGCGACCGCTCTCTCCACGGACAAGAACGTTCTCTACATCATGCTCGTGATTGCGGTTGTGAACGTGCTGGGCTATTTGATGCTGGGCAATTTTGAGGCGGTCGTGTTTTTCGCCATTGTTGCATATTTAAGCACCTTTTTCACAAAGAACATGGTCATCGTGTTTTTAATTGCCATTCTGGCAACCAATTTCCTCATGGTTTCAAAGGTCAACTATTTTAAGAATGTGGCTGCCAAGGAGGGCATGAAGAACAAGGACGACAAGGATGTCAGCAAAGACAAAAAAGAAAAACCAACGCCGTCAGCTAGCCCTAGTCCCAGCGCTAGTCCCAGCGCTAGTCCCAGTGCAAGCCCCAGCGCTAGTCCTAGTGCAAAGCAACCCAAACCAACCAACAAAGCCTCAAAGAAGACGAGCGGAGAGAAAAAGAAGGAGGGCATGAACGGCAAGCTCGCCCCTGCCAAGTTCAACGACGACAATGAATCGGACGATGATGATGCGGATTCCGCCCCGTTTCCAAGCTCGAAAGCTCAGCAGGCTAAGAATGTGGAGAAGGCGCACGATAATTTGCAGAACATTGCTGGCGGCGGCATGAGCGCGCAAACCGAACAAGTCATGCAGCAGCAAAAAATCCTGATGGACAACATGAAGACCATGCAGCCCTTTCTTGAAACGGCCGAGCGATTCCTGGATAAGTTTAACATGAAGGGCATTGACGGACTGCTTGGAAAAATCGGGTTAAGCGGCGGTCAATCCAATCAAACTGGCACATCGGCCTAAAAACCAACCATTTTTAATATATTTAAATTATAATACAATACAATTTAAATTATTCAATACCCCATAACAAACAGATGGTTTCTGCAAAGCGTTGCCCACCCGGTGTCTTCTGCATCGAGAACATATCATTCACCCTTTTAGCAATCATATTTACGGGGGTCGTCGTCTATTTCATGAAGGGACCTTTTCATGAGCAACGCCAAATGCACCACCAAATGCACCATCCGGACCAACAACAACAACAACCGAAACATCAACAGCAGCAGCACCCGTCCATGTTTCAGTCCCGCGCCAATTACGGCGTCTCCAACGCGCAAGAGGACGTGTTGTTGAACCCGTATGTGCCGCCCCTGCGCGATGACCGTTCGATGGACATTCGCGGCCCTGTCGTGGTGCCAATCAACGTCAGCACGCAGGGAATCGCCAATGCCGCGTATCGCCAGGTGGGCATTTTGACGCGCATCAACGGCCCCGAAACCATCCTGCCTCTCATGGGGCGGCCGCTGTTCCGAAACCGCGACAAGTGGCAATTCTACACCATCAGCGAAAAGAGCAATTTCATAAAGCTGCCCATTTCGGTCAAGGGGCGCAGCTGTACCAATGAGTACGGGTGCGACAATGTGTACAACGGGGACACCGTGTATGTGGAGGGCTACAACGACGCGTTCAAAGTGACCGCTTACGACAATTCCGTCATGCAGTACTTGCCGTTTTAGGGGGCATTCAAGTCGCCCAACAGTGATGGCGTGGCTGATGCGGCGGTTGTTGCCGCGGTCGCTGCAGCGGTTGCGGTTGTTGCAGAACCCTTCACGGCCGAACCGTCGCCCTGCGCGCCCTGAACCACGCACGTCTTGGATTTTGGGTCCCAAATGGTTGACGTTTGGTCGCAGCACTCGCCGTTGAAACAACCCACCATGTTGGAATCAGCCTTCTTCTTTTTCTTGCTGTTCCCATCGTCCGGGTTAATGACGGAGCCCACGCGCGAAGGGTCAAAATCCCACCTGTATTCGTCAAAATTCATTTTATCACGCCGGTTGATGTCATCCACCGCATAGTAAATGTAGATGATTCCAATCACAACGGACACGACAATTGCAAACCCGGAAATGTAATAGGGCAAAAGCCCCATGTTTGACAATACCGCCAAAATCAGAACCGGAATGCACATGTAAATGAAAATTTTCATGACGCCGGATTGGGCCATGAACCGCTTCCCATAATACGTGTTCAGTTCAATCATGCGCTCTTTCCCGAGGCGACTGGATTGAACCTCATCCAGGCGTTCGCGCGCATCCTTCAGCGATTGTTCCATCACTCCACTCAGGATGGCCAGTTCAGTTGCAGCTTCGCGTTTATTTGCAACTCGTTGATTTTGAACCAGTGCAGCAGCGCCAGTGGACGACAGTAAATTCGCTCTCAAAGCTTCATTCTTGTCCATTTCGTTCGCTATTTTTTTCCGTTCAGCCGGGTCGTTCGTGGCGGAATATCTATCCATCAAATTCTGTTGCGCTTCCTGCAGTTGTTGCGTGCTTGCCAACAATTGTTGCTGCGAAGTGCTTAATGTGTCGGGCGAAGCATTCGGATTGGAAGACATATGTGTTAATATGTGAGTTGTGTATTTATTGTATTATATTGTGCAAATATTATTATAATTTTTTAATCGTTTTATACAATAAATACATTGCCGCCAATCCCAGAATGACGAGAGCATATTTTTGACTTTCTCTCGTGATTGCACTGGTTTCCAATGCAGCATCCATCGTGGGATTGGGGTTGGGGGTATTGGGGTTGGGGGTATTGGGGTTGGGGGTATTGGGATGATGGGGATGATGAGCGCCATTGCTGCCATTGCTAGTAAATCCCTCCTTTTGCGCAATTGCAGTGTACGCCTTTATGTCATTGTTTAGCTTCGAACTGTTGGAGCGCATGAATGCATTCAGGTTGGACACGGTGGCAGCGGATTGCTTGCCTTGTTCCGCGTATTTTGCGGCGGATTGCTGCAGTTGCTGATTGGATTCGTCAATGTTGGCAACCGTGGTTCCCAGCCCGCTGACGACATTGGGCAATTGGTCGGACGACTCGGACCCGGATGACAATTTCATAAGGTCATCCATCATCATTCTGTGATACGTCATGTGTTGGCTTATCATTCGATTGAATTCGCGTTCGGATTGGTCGAGTTCGGGCGTCTGGGTGGACACCGGAGTTGGTTCGGCAGTTGCTGCAGCATGGCTTTTCTTTTTCATCATTGTATGACACTAATATGACACTAATATGACACTAATATGACACTAATGCTAATCGCGCTATTAAAATACAAATATATTATTTATATTTGCATTTATTTATTTATCATCCAATTGCTTCTAAATTATGAGGTTGGGTCCATGTCTGCATACATATTCGGATTCGCATTGGCATTGGCATTGGCGCCGGTTGATATTCCCACTTCGGTTTTAATTGTGTCTGTCAGTTCATTATCAGTCGTCAAAAACCGATACGCAAGATACGCCATGAACAGTCCCAATACCACCGCCACTCCGAATTTTATTCGGGAATAAAGCAACAACTGCTGTGATTTTATTTCATCCGTGTCCAGCTGGCTGTGGTCATGCAGGGTTTTATTCAATTTGGCTTCATCCGTCTTAAGTTTTTTGGCCAATTTGGATAGCCGGGTTTGCATGTCATCCTCTCTTGTCTCATTTGTATCATCTGTCTCATCGGTGGTCCCCTCATCGGTGGTCCCCTTATCGCCGTCCGTTTTTTGTGTAAACGCTTCTTTATTGCCAACCGTGGGACTGGGGGGGGATGTTATTTTCAATGCATCGGTTAGCGCCATGATTTGTTTGTTCAATTGATACATTTTTTTCAAAATCGCGATGCCGTTTTTCCCGCCAAGCTTTGTGTAGCCGTATGGCGGCGTCATGGTTTGCACGTTGTCCTCCTGAACCGAAGAAACCGTTGCGGCGGGGGCTCCTGCAACATGCCCGTAGCATGACCGGGCAAACGCGTCGTTTCCGTTGCCAGGACTGTTGTATGACGCATTGTAATACGTCGCCATGCCGTAAACGTGGTCCGGGTCGTTGTTCGCCGCAGCCTGGCACGCTTGGGCGGAGTCTTGCACCCCCAAAAATTGCCAACTGGGAACCGACTGTTGTGCGAGTTGAGGCGGCAGCTGCCCCTTCATGGCATTCATGTTCTGCGTGGTTTTCCAGACCGGTTTTTCAAATGCGGAGTAGTTGTAGTTGAATTTGGCCGATTCGGCGTTGGATGCCAGCGCTGCTGCCGTCTGCTGTCCCGCTGCAGCGCCCCCAGATGGCGGTTCGGCGCTGTTCCAAATCATGGACTTGGGAGGGTTTCCATATATGTCCACAAAAGTTCCCGCATAAGATGAAGACGAAGACGAAGACGAAGAAGTGTCGCCTACGGGTGTCAGTTTTGAAAATGTGTACGTGCCAATGACGCCATTCGTCGTGATGACCGGGGCGCTTCCATTTTGCACGCCATACGCGTTCAACCAATACTCCGCAAAGAAACGGAACTGCAGGCTGATTTCATTGTTCGGTGCAGTGGTGACGTCCGAGAACTGGGTGTCTGGACCCCAGGTTTGCAGATTCGTGGTGATGTCCACCGTCATAGGCGCATCGGCCGCATTTACGGTGCTCTTCGGCATCTGAACTGCCAGACTGCGCCAATCAGTTCCGCCCGTCCTCAAAACGAGCGCCGGGATGATTGCGTTCGAAACCGGGTTGTTGAATGCCTTGCACCATGCATCCGTCCCGGTCGAATCTCCGGACACGGGACACGCGGGGACAGCGGACGGCATCTCTTTCACCGGAATAATTCCACCGGCCTTTTCGCCGTACAGCAGGCACTTATTCGGGTTGCAATCAATGCCGCATCCCGAATTGGAATACAGGGCATACACGCAATCGCCACTGTCAATGCAAGACTTGAAACACGCGTCTTCCGTCCCATTGGATGGAAATTGAACCACAGGGGTCAAACTGTTTCCAAATTCGTTCGGGTTTTTTATCGTGTACGGATATTTCCGCTGCTGCTGTTTTACCACTTCCGCTTCCACCAGCTGCAAATAGGTTTTGTACAGCTGGTTGTAATTGACAATGAGCTGGTCCAATGTGGCAGTTTTTTTTTGAATGCTCACTAAATCCTCATTCTGTTTCTGTTTGTGTGGTTGTTGCATTGAGAGAAAATGATTGTATTTGTGTGTATTATTGATTGTCGTGTTGCAATTGCTAATATAATCATTATATTATATTTTCACACCCATCAAACATAATGAATGCGAATGACGGGACCAGAGTCGTCGCCGCCCTTAACTGCTGGTTCAGCCGAAAACGGAATTGCACCACCAAACAAATTGAACAGGTACATGCCCACTGAAATGACAAATAGAATGAGAATGATGCAGCAAATGATGTATCCCCCCGTGGTCACCGTGTCCGATGCCAAATTTCGAAGCGTGATCACCAACACAACCAGTGCAATGACACATATCAGTATGAATGCATACATGTGGGACATGCGCGTGGTGGCCGTGTATTCATCCTGTGCCGACAACGTCTCATCCACGTTGGATACAAATGTATGAACCATGTTCATGAGTTAATTGCTTCAATTGGTTATTATATTTCACCATTATTATTATTTTATTAGTATCATTATTATTATCATCATCATTATTATTATCATTTTTAGTTTTATAAAGCAAAAAATTGAATTGCAAATTGTAAACCATTGTTAAACCCAAAGCGGAGCACTGCAAATGACCAAAGGCATATTGACACACGACGACAGAAGTTGCTACATTGGAGAAATTCGAGACGGGAAAAAAAACGGACACGGCGTGTTGAGCACACCCGCGTTCGTCTATAGCGCGCTGCACCATCGGGCTCATTCGGACAACGCCCATCTCGAAAAATGGCATGAATACATTGGAAATTGGGCAAACGACAAGCTGAACGGGCACGGCATTCACAAACAAAAGTGCGGGAATGGAAAAGAGTTCATCCTGTTTGACGGGCTCTGGATAAATGGAGTTCCACAGGCAACGGGGGAATTCGAATATTAAAATGGCACCTCTGCATTCATGGGTGCAGCTGCGGCATACCCCCCCTGATTCATCATTCCATCCATGGTGGTGGATGTCATTTTTTTCGCATCAGACAAAATGGTGGAATCCGGTGCACCAACGGTTTGCAGTATGAAATAAGTTATCATCATGATTCCCAACGACAAATACACGATGCGACTGATGGCGTATATGTATGTCGTTTTTTCAATGGATTTGGCCTCGGCCACAAGGGAAATTTGATTAGCGGACGGAGTGGCGTCATCATCCCCTAAACCGCCATTTATGAATGATTCCTTGAAAGTCGCCGTCATGAACGCATTTTTGCCGTTGATTGCGGCCCCTCGGCGAGCAACGATTGCATTTAATTTCGCATTTTCGGAAGTCAAATTATTGACTGCATCTTCGTGCTGTTCCGCCGCGGTTTCAACGTCGGCCTGAAACGAAAACATGCGACGATACAGAGCAGTCAACTGTGCCTCCGTTTTATCGTGCGCATCTCTCGCGCTCGGAAGGTCCGGACTAACCTTAAAATTTGCATACACCGTTGGATACTGTTCCATGATTGCATAAAATTGAGTTTTCAAATCGTCCAACGTCGCTGTCGCTGTCGACGTCGCATTGTCGGCCATTTCTCTAAATGGAAATAAAAATATATTATATGCTCATATTTTTATATTTGTGGTTTGTTTGCATTGGTGCATTTATTGCATTACATTCATTGCACGGCGACCCTTATTTCGTCGTGCATACGCGATAATACGGAGTGCTGACCGCCGTTTTGCTGTATCGGTCAATGCGACACACTTGCCCCGGACGCATGCCAATTGCCATGGCAACCGGGTCATACCGCGAAATGTTCGGCAACATGTCGAGGTGCGCAATGTTGTACTGAGCCATCATGGCCTGGGTCTCTTGTTCCGTCATGATGGTGTGTTTGGGGACATACGCATGCTCCAGGATGTTGAACTGCAGCCGGTCCAGGCTGAATATAACAATGTGGATGCCGTCCTGCTCCCAGATTTGATTCAGCACCGCAATATTGGTGTCGTTCATCTCGGCCTTCATGACAATGATGAGCGAGTCCGACTTGGACAGCGTTTTCTCTAAATGATACAAATCCTCAACGCATTCCATGATGTTGTCGCGACGCAACGGCTTCCCCAAATGGTATTTGACATACGCCTTTTGTCCCGACTCTTTCACAACCAGCATGTCCAGCTGCTTGTTCGTGTTCATTGCGTGCACTTCGTTCATTCCGAAGTTGTCGTATTGCCCCACGTCGTAGCCCTGGGCTTTCAACAGGCTCAGCAGGTTGGTGCGCGCCTTGTAAATGGCGGTGATTGTGCCACTGGCATTTCCTGATAAGATGGCAGCAGAAGCGGCGGCGGCGGTGGTCATTTGATTTGATGGATTGTTGGATGGATTGTTGGATGGATTGTTGGATGGATTGTTTGTACTGGTCTAATTGTTAAATGATGCACATATATTTAATTCAATTTTTAATTAAATAAACAAAAAAAACAGGACCCCCGAATCAGTGGTTTTGATAAGAAGCAACAATGGTGGACCCCACCACGATTTGCCGGTTTCCGCCACTGGTTGTTAAAACAGACCCGCCGCCGGATTGAAACGGGTTGAGTATCGCGCCCTTTTTGGGCGGCGCAGTGCAGCCACCCGCGCGGCACAGCTGCAGTCGCGTGTTCCGAATGGTGGAATCGTTGCTCCTAAATGACAGCGGCACGTTGTTGGCGTTGATGGAGGACTGGCCGATTGCATTATTTCGTTTCCTCTCAATGTAGAGCTCGGTGTCGTGATTCTGGGTCGCCCATTTTTTAAAACCGCCCTGGCAGTATGCGCTGTTCAGCGGACTGGCATAATTCGCCCCGCCCAATGTGCGCATATACACGGAGCGGCCCATTGCAAAATCATTGCCGCCGTCGCTCGGGTAGAACTTGGCGGGCATGGCCGACGGGCTTTTAAGCACTGCGTTGTTGTCGGCCTGCTTAATCAGTATGCCCTGGTCGGCCGGCCCGTTGAACTGGGCTCGTAGGGTTGGATAATACACTAATTTCACCATTGGGTTGTATGGGGTATGTATGTGATAACGTGTTATATTAATTGAAAGGAGGCAATTAATATAATGAAATGTTTTATTTTTTAGTCCCAATTTAAATAAATCAGGGGGCAATATCTCTTAAAGAATGCTGGCAACGACCGCCACTTTTCCAGCGACGTCGCTCACCTTTCCGGCGACAGCGCCGACACGATGGATGACGGGAATAACCTTCTTTTGAAAAAACCCTCCCTTTTGTTGGGGGGCGGATGCAGAAGAAAAGCTCAACAAATGATTCAAATTGGCATTTGGATTGGTGTTGATTAAAGTGGAAGGGCGGCGCGCTGGGTGCGCTTGATGAACGGGAGAAATCATTGGTTAAGAGCGGAATGGGGGGGGGTCAAAGGGGGTTATAACACATGAATATATTTTATTTTTAAGATTGGTGCACGCGACGCCATGCACTTTGAGAGGCATTGCTTTGGTCGCCGCCAAACGACAAGTCGTTGTAGGTGCGGTTGATGGCCTGGTTCCTCTTAAATGTGATGTAGTCCGAGCTGTCATACACGTATTTCACGTTGCACGTGGAAGAAGGGATGCCAGTGCCGTCATTGGTGGCCTGCACGTGCCCGGCAAACAACTTCCAGGCACCCACGGACGAACTACGCACCACGCCCTGCACCTGGTCCGAACCGCCCGACACGTAATTTTGTCTTCCTAAATAATCGCCGGAATTGTTCACGCGGCGAAACGGCGTGCACACGGGTTTGCGGCCGTTCACCAAACCAGTTGCGTATTGGCCGTTCCACGCCTGCCTTAATACAAATCGGTCCATGCTGCGGTAGCTGTCGCCTGCCATACCGCTTCCGCCGTGCGTTCCTCCACCGCCACCTAAAAGCGCGGGGGCATATCCGTTGTATCCGCCTCCCAAATTGCTGGGCTGGCTGTTTGGAGACACAAACGAGTTCGGGTTCCGAGACACACTGCTGGTGGCTCCGGACGAATAACCAATGGATCTGGACATTGTGATTGCGATGTGTTTGGTTTTGTTTTATAATTAGGATATAATATATTTGTTATAATAAAATTAAAAATAAATGGATTTTGTATTTGCATTTATTTTTATTGTGCAGTTTATTTTTATTGTGCAGCACGTGATTCACTAAATCATCATTCCGTCATGATGCGCGGGGCGATGTTCATGGTCTGCAGCTCTTGGAACAGCAGCTTGCACGCGTATGGTATTTCGACATACGCAAACTCCGTGCGATTCTCGCACATGTGGCAGCAGTGGATTCCCATCTTGTCGTTCACCGCAGCAATCATGCCGCAACACTTGCACACGTATACCTGATACTTGTCTGACGAATCATACATGCGCCCGCGCGTGAATCGGCACGCCCCGTGCGCCACCATGCTGTCTCGCTCCATTTCACCGAATCGATGCCCGCCATCTCGGCTGCGCCCCTCCGCCGGCTGCCGCGTCAGATTCACCATCGGCCCAATGGAGCGGCTGTGCTGCTTGTCGTTCACCATGTGCTTCAACCGCTGGTAGAATGCGGGCCCGATGAACACGCTCGTCTCAATCTGCTCCCCCGTCAGTCCGTTGTACATCAGCTGGTTGCCGTTGCACTCGTACCCCAGCTTGAACAGCTCTCGCCGAATGGTTTCAATGTCCAGCTCGCCAAACGAGGTGCCGTCTCCGAATAGGCCCAGCTCCACTAAAACCATGCCCAGCAACGTCTCTTTCAGCTGCCCAATCGTCATGCGCGACGGAATCGCGTGCGGATTGATGATGATGTCGGGACGCAGCCCCTCCGCCGTGAACGGCATGTCGCGCTCCGGAATGATGTTGCCCAGCGTGCCCTTCTGTCCGTGGCGCGAGCTGAACTTGTCGCCAATGACCGGCTTTCGCAGGGTGCGCACCTTGACCTTGCAAATGCAGTACCCCTCCCCGTTCCGCTCCAAGAAGTTGCGGTCAATGTAGGACTCCTCCTGCGTGCGATACGCGCGGCTCTGGTCCTCGTATTTCAGCACCTTCGTGGGGTCGTTCCGGTTAATCGGCACCACTTTGGCAATGATGATGTCGCGATTTTCCACCAGCGTGTTTTCCGGCATGACGCCCTTGGCGTTCACTTTTTCATAATTCCCGAATTTCATGCCCTTGGTTTTCGCGGGGTCCGGTTTGCAGCGCACCTCTTCATCCCCGTTAATCTTCTTGTCCTCGTCCTTCTCGGTGTGGTAAATGACCGTCTGAAACAGGCCACGGTCAATGGAGCCCTGGTTCATCAACACGCTGTCCTCTTGATTGTAGCCCGTGTGCGTCATGATGGCCACTATGACGGGCCCACCCGACGGAATCTTGTCCAGCTTGATCATCCCCATGACGCGCGTGTCCACTAGCGGGCGTGCGGGATATGTCATGACGTACGCCGTCTTGTCCATGCGTTTGTCAAAATTGGTGACATACATGCCCATCGCCTGCTTGGCCATCGCCGACTGATACGTGTTCCTCGGCGACTGGTTGTGCTCAGGAAACGGAATGCAGGACGCAATCACCCCGAAGATGGTGCTAGGATGAATCTCGCAGTGCGTGTATTTGTATTTGAACGCGTCGTCGCGCGGGGAGTACAGGTCGGACGGCTTCATGGCAATCATGCTGAAATTCTGCTCCTCTGGGTCAATGTATTCTATGACCGCATTCGGAATCCTCAAATCCGTCAGCAAGTCGTCCCAGCCCAGCTCCTTGTTTCGCAGCCGCTGAATGATGTCCTTCGTTATGTAGAGGCCGCCGGTTTGACCGTTCATGCGCAGCACCGGACGCGTGATGCGCCCCGCATCCGTGCAAATGCGAATTTCCTTGTTCTTGTAATTGAACACCACTGACGTGTAAATGTTGATGATTCCGCGCGTCTTTTTGTCCTTGAAGGCAGTGTACAACCTCTCCGCATCCGTGGACACTCCGACCCAGGCACCGTTCACAAACACCTTGACATTGGAAATCATGTCCTGGTGTGTGGCGACATCCAACGGAATGATGTGCGCCCGGATTTGTTCGCGGATGTTGTCCGAATTGCTGATGGTGGTCATGTGCGTCATGTAGCTGATGTTTTTCACTACACCCACGCTGCCACCTTCGGGCGTCTCCGCCGGGCACAGAAATCCCCACGTGGTGTTATGCAGCTTGCGCGGCGGAATGAGCTTGCCGCTCTTGTCAATCGGCGTGTTGATGCGCCGCAAATGGCTCAAACTGGAGATGTACGTCAACCGATTCAACACTTGCGCCACTCCCACCTTCGCAGTGCTGACGTTCTTTATGCCGAAATCACCGGTGGACAGCGCGCGCTTGAGCCCGTTTTCAATCGTCGACGACTTGATGATTTTGTACACGTTGGTGCTGTTCAGAATGCCCAAATAATCGTCCGTCGACCGCCACGACCCCGTGTTGATCTCGCGAATCACTTGCTTGCTCATGTCCTTCACCAGCTTGTTGAAATAGTTGCGGAACAGGTTGTTCAGCAACGCACCGGTCGTGTCCACGCGCTTATTCACGTATGAATCACGGTCATCCTGACGACACATGTCGGCGCTGGCGCCAATCAATCGATTCGCCATGTATCCCAGGAAATACAGTCGCTGTTTTTCCGTGCTGCAGTGTGGGAACAGGTCGTTCTTCAGAATTTCCACCGCAAAATCGCGCTTCTTTTTGGCACCCGATTCTTTGTCCATGTTGATGGGGGTGTACATGACATGACTCGTCACAATCTTCAGCGCTTCTTCCTGCGTGAGAATCGAGTTGGCATCCACAATGGAACCCTGCAGCGCCTCCAACGCAACCGGGTCGGACGTCAAATCCAACAAAATGATTTCGCATATGTCTCGGTCGCTCATTATTCCCAGTGCTCGAAACACGACGAACAGCGCAATCGGCTGCTTGATGCGCGGAATTTGCACGTAAATCGGGAATCCAAACCCGTTGTTTTTGTTCGCAATCATCATGTTGATTTGCTTCGGGGAGATGCACTTGAAATCGGGGACGGACTTGATTTCCGCAACCCAGTTCCACTTGGTGTTCCCCTTCGACACATTGAAACAGTACACGCGATTCTCGGCCGCGCGCTCCTGTCCCAGCACCGTCTTCTCGCTGCCGTGCATGATGAAGTAGCCACCCGCATCATGCTTGCACTCTCCAGTCACTTGGTGGCTCATGTGCAGGCACTGCTTCAATACGCAAATGTTCGATTTGAGCATAATGGGCAACTTGCCAATCGGGATTTTGGGCAGCATTTTGTGGTGGTGTTGCACATTTTCCAGCTCATTGCCAGTGCGAACGATTACTTGGATTTTCACATCCACCGTCATGGACGATGCGTACGTGAAATTCCGAAGTCGAGCCTCCTGTGGAAACATGAGTTTTGTGGCGCCGTTGTTCTCGTGGATTTGCGGACGATAGAGATTGAAGTTCTTGAATTCCACCACGATTTCCAAACGGTGTTTTTTGAGTGTGCGGTCGTAGTCCTGCTCAGAGCAAATGTGCACCGGATTGAACATCTCAATCGTGCGTTCAATTTGATTACCCACAAAATCATTGTAGGATTCCAGCTGGTGCCTCACCAAGCGCTCCAAATGCCCGTTTTCAAAATAGGAGCCCACCATATCCCACGGCTCCTCCACATATTGGCCAATGGCGGCAGTTATTTCGTCGCGAAGAGAGTCAAATGATGAGGACGAGGACATTGTTGTTGGTTGTGTGTATTTGGGTGTTTGTATATTTGGGTGTGTTGTAAATCGCTTCTGGAATATGAGAGTCCTTTGACTGGCTAATTTACAAATCAATTTTTATTTTTAAATAGATTTGGGCATGTTTTATATAGCACGTAGTGTGGAATGCATCAAATATTAAAAATAAACAATATAAAAAATACGTGTGAATTATACTACCTTATACATAGTCTGCGCAGATGAAGAGCACTCTCGCCGATTGTGTCCACCTGAACAACCTGGCATTTTCCGCGTTGTTCGACCAGCCGCACATTGTTGGCCCCGTGGTCCAATCGCCCCCCGTCAAACAGCTGGTCGTTGAACACGTCGCCATTTGCTGCGAAATCAACTGCATTGCCGACCTGCTGCGGCTCGTTCAGCAGCACCCGGTGGTTGAAAACGTGGAATACAACATCAACATGCGGGCGCTGCACCGCATCTCGGAGCCGCTGCGCAAGTTGGATGCCATGATTGGAATGGAATCCTTGAAAGAAAGCATAGTGGACCAAATCATTTATTTCATGCAGGACCTGCATTTAAACATGAATGACCCATGCAAAGGCGACAAGCTCGATAAACAGGAAAAAGGAGGGGCCTTCAACGACTACATGCACACCGTCATTTACGGGCCACCAGGAACCGGCAAAACCGAGGTTGCCCAGCTGATTGGCAGCATCTTCTCCCGAATGGGCGTGCTGCGCAAAAGCAAATTCAAAAAGGTCACGCGCTCCGATTTGGTTGCCGGATATTTAGGACAAACCGCCATTAAAACGGCCGATGTCATTAAAGAGTGTTTGGGCGGCGTGCTGTTCATCGATGAAGCGTATGCGCTCGGAAACACGGAGAAGCGCGACTCCTTTTCCAAGGAGTGCATTGACACGCTCTGCGAAGCGCTGAGCGACCACAAGTCCGACCTCATGGTCATTGTTGCGGGGTATGAAAAAGACCTGAACGAGTGTTTTTTTAGCGCCAATCCCGGGCTGAATTCGCGGTTCACGTGGCGGTTCAAAATTGACAACTACACGCCGGCGCAACTTTCGAAAATATACGAGAAAAAAGTACAGGACTGCGGGTGGCAGCTGCACGAGCCCGTTCGGGCTGATTGGTTTGAATCCAACATGTGCTATTTCAAGTGCTACGGGCGCGACATGGAAACGCTGCTGTCCCGCGCAAAAATTGCGCACGGCCGTCGCGTGTTTTGCGCCCCGGATTCTGAAAAGACACGGCTCACTCGCGCAGATTTAGAAAAAGGCATGACCATGTTTGTCTCCAACGAAGAAGTCAAGCAACGCAAAACGGATTCCAATGCGAATGTGCCAGTGTCCATGTATTTGTAATGCACTCTCCCCTAATGTGGTATATATTTCATAATATTTTATGTTCTGAAATATATTTGATAGAGTTTGTTTGTGATAGGAAATGAGTTTTGCAAAAAAACAGATTGTCATTGACTCCGGTGGGTTAAGCGCATCCAACAATTACACAATGAAACGTGAGCGCAAAATAAAACCTCCACCTGCCCTCCTTCGACCCAACACCGTGAAACGCAATCTGTTGGACAAATTAAAGGAATATCAGCGACGAAATGAGGAAACGCCTAGCAGCGGCAGCAACATCAACAATGCCAACAACAACAACAACAACAAACAACAAACCAATCAGGACCTTGCCAATCAGTTTAAAATGTCAACCAATTATTTGGAACAACTCATAAACAAAAAGAAAGAGGGACGAAAACATAATAAATCAAAACAACCACATCAACAACCACATCAACAACCACAACAACAACTTAATCAGGAAATATCTCTCGAATTGCCGCCCGAATTACAAATAAATCCAATACAAACTCAAGCATTTATGCAACCTCAGGCAGTCATGCAACCCCAGGCAGTCATGCAACCCCAGGCAGTCATGCACCCCCAGGGCTTCATGCAACCGCAGGTCGTTCCTCAGGCGGTCATGCAACATCAGGCAGTCATGCAACCGCAGGTCTTCATGCAAGAACCAGACCCCGTTTATACTCCCATTGTGTTGAAAGATGTTCCATACGGTTGTTTGCGTGGTGGCAACAAACCGACGTATCGCACGTATCATCGAGGAATTCGTGAGGATAATCCAACCACCCATAACCACACATTGAAACGGTCCATGTTTTCACCGAATGCAACCAATGCAACCAATCCAACCAATCCAACCCAATCAATCAATCCAATCACTGCAACCAATCCGGAAGACCCCATGATACTGGAAAGACAGCGCAAATTGCGAGAGATTCAAGAAAATCATCAGGCACAAATTGCCAACAATAACAATGCCAATAACAATGCCAATGCCAATGCCAACCCTGACAACAACGATGACAATGCCAATCCCGACAACCAGGACGGCAATGCAAATGTTCCGAATGAAGACCAAGCACCCACCCAAATTAAAAACAAAATAAAACAAACGATAACCAAAAAATACAAACTCGGTAAAACACCGGGCAGCAATGTGGTGGGAGTGCTGATAAAGAACAGCGACACGCGCCGCCGCGTGCAGGAAGAGTACGGCGTTTTGCGACGCGAGTCCATTGTCGAGATACGCAAATATTTGCACGCACACGGGCTAATAAAAGTGGGGTCGGATGCACCCCCGGATGTGCTGCGCAACATCTACGAGTCTGCAAAACTAACGGGCGAAATCAGCAACACCAACAAACACGTCATGCTGCACAACTTCATGAAGTCGGAGGATGAAGCGGCATAGATGATGCGAAAATGCAAATTGAAACACATATAAAGAGAGAAATTCATTGATATTTAGTTAGTTATAAATTCATAACGCATGTCTCTCATTAAGGAATACTTCCGCCTTTCCACCGAAGCGGTTGCCAAATACGGCCCAAAAACGTTTCTGCTCATGCAGGTCGGCGCATTTTACGAGTGCTATGGCGAAGTGAGTGGCCCCAACCGCGCCGCTATTGATGACTTCTGCCGCACATGCGAATTGGCCTGTGCCAACAAGACGCCCGGCATCGTCATGGCCGGGTTCAGGGATTACAGTCTGGAAAAGTATTTGAACAAACTGCAGGAGGCAGGATACACGGCGGTGGTGCATTCACAGGACGCGCAAATCAAGGACGAGCGCGCGCTGAGCGGCGTCTACTCCCCCGGCACGTTCATGACTGGGGAATCCGCCGCCCTGTCCAATTGCGTGGCCTGCATTTGGCTGGAGCGCATGCGCTCAAAAACCGTCATCGGCATGGCCAACATCGATGTCTTCACGGGGCGGTCCAGCGTGTTTGAGGTGGAAACCGAGCTCATGCACGCGCCCACCACGTATGACGAATTGGAGCGCTTTATTTCGGCGCACTCGCCCAGCGAGGTTATTTTAATTACTGACAATTTCTCTCAAAAGATGGTGGAGGATTTGCAAAATTACACCGGCATTGCCGACTGCGCGCGGCTGGTGCATGCGTTGGATGCGTCAAACGCAACAACCAATGCAAACCTCAATCAAATTCAGAAATCCAAACGGCAGGTGTACCAGCGCGAAATTCTGGTGCGCTTTTTTGGAGCCTCGGCGGCATCGCATTCGCTTGCCTCATTCACGTCATACGAATTCGCCACGCAGGCGTTGACCTACCTGCTGAATTTCGTGCACGAACACAACCCGCACCTCGTGCACCGCATCACAGAACCCGTGTTTGAAAACCAGTCCGACCGCATGGTGCTCGCCAACCACTCCCTCAAGCAGCTCAACATCATTGAGGACGACAACGGCGCCAAGAGCGGCGGCAAGTGCTCCTCCGTCTATAAGCTCCTGAACAACTGCATGACGCCCATGGGCGCGCGCCACTTTCGCACCCGACTGCTGAACCCCTCCTGCTCTGCGGCCAAAATGCAGCGGGAATACGACATCACCGACCACCTGCTTTCAACAACAGATGCTTGGCGCCCCCAGTTGGCGCAGCTCAAGGACCTGGAAAAATTCAACCGCCTCATCATGCTGCGCAAATGCCCGCCCCAGATGTTGCACGCGTTATACGGGAACCTCGCCATCATCGGCGAACTGCATTTGGCCATCGTAGAGGATGCGCCCGTTGGTGCGTACCTGAATGCAACGAATCCGTTGCCACCGAATGCAACGAATCCGTTGCCACCGAATGCAACGAATCCGTTGCCACCGAATGCAAACGCTGAATCCGTGTCCGACGTGTGTGCGCGACTGCGCCACTTGCTGAACACCACATTTGACATGGACCGGTGCGCCAACGTGGGGGCCGACCTCGGCGAATGCGACTTTGTGCGCTCCGGCATTCGCGCGGACCTGGACACGCTGCGCGCCAAGCACGCCGGCGCCACCAAAACCCTGGGTGCCGTGCGCGATTTCTTGGATTCTCTCATTTTATGTGGAGAGAAAACCAAGGCGGCCGAGGTTGTCAAAATCCACGAAACTGAAAAGGGCGGCATTTCGCTGCAGGCCACCAAACGCCGCACGAAACTGCTGGCCGACCAAATCAAGCGCCAAAACCTGGACCAGGTGTGCATTGGCGCCGACAATTTCTGTTTATCGCTTTCGGCGTTGACGTATCCCACGGCCACCGGCGCCAACAACGAAATCACGAGCCCGCAACTGAACGAGCTGTGCCGCAGCATCATTGTGTCCAACCAAAAACTAAAAGAGATTGTGGGGCAGGTGTACGCCGAATTCGTGGACAAGCTGCGGGACTTGGAGCCCGAATTCCAGCAGCTCATTCATTTCACGACCACGATGGACTTGCTGCAGAATCAGTGCCACATTGCCACCAAATACAAGTTCTGCAAGCCGACGATTGCATCTGCGGATGAGAATGGAACCAAGTCATTTTTTGACGCGCGCGGCTTGCGCCACTGCCTGATTGAGCGGCTGAACGAGGATGAAACATACGTGGCCAACGACGTGGCGCTGGGTCAGGATGGCAGTGGGGGTCCGGGGGGCAAAGCCCCCCGGAAGGACGGCATGCTCATTTACGGCACCAATGCCGTCGGCAAAACGAGCCTCATTCGCGCAATCGGCATTGCCATCATCCTGGCGCAGGCCGGCCTCTACGTGCCGTGTTCTTCGTTGACGTTCCGCCCTTACACCACCATCTTCACGCGCATACTGGGCAACGACAACCTGTTCAAGGGACTGTCCACATTCCAGGTGGAAATGAGCGAGCTGCGCGTCATTCTGCGCATGGCCACCAGCAATAGCCTCATTCTCGGCGACGAGCTTTGCAGCGGCACGGAAATGGACTCGGCCATCAGCATATTTGTCGCGGGACTGGCGCACCTGCATAAAGTGGGATGCACTTTCCTGTTTGCAACGCACATGCACGAAATCAACGGCTACGACGAAGTGCGCCTATTAACTAAGATGTGCATGAAGCACTTGACGGTTGCGTATGACAAGGGCAAAGATGTGCTGGTTTACAGTCGCAAACTGGCGGACGGGCCCGGGGCCAGCATGTACGGCTTGGAGGTCTGCAAATCGCTGCATTTGCCGGACGCATTTTTGGAATTCGCCAATGCAGTGCGACTGCGTTACAGGGCACCGCCGTCCGACATCGGCATTCTTTCGTTTGAGCCGTCGCATTTCAACGCGCGGAAGTTGAAGGGCGTGTGCGAGCGCTGTGCCGTGGAGCTGGCGCAAGAGGTGCACCACTTGCTGCCGCAAAAGGACGCCGACCACCTGAATTATATTGGTCACGTACCGAAAAACCACGTGGCAAACTTAATGGCGCTATGCACCCGGTGCCATGATGAGGTGCACAGTGCATAGGCATTAAAATTAAAAATAAAATGAAATAAATAAAATAAAATAAAATAGAAACTTATTTTATAGTTTTATTTATATATTATATTTCGGATATTGATGTGTGTATTTTATAACAAATTTACTTCCGGTTCTGGTGTGGGTGCACACAATTTTGCATTGAGGAACAAACTCATAAGATTTGCATCATCACATCGTTGTGTGTATCCCCCACAAAATGCATGCGATAGAGTCATTCGTCGGATATGAGGTCTTTAACTACATCATAATTTAGCCCTAATTTTAATTCAATTGTTTGAATTAACATTTAATATAATAAATTCATAATGTATGCATAAGAATGTACACTATTTTGACTATTTTATTTGTGCTACTCTTGCTTATGATATTGTTCATGCATTACAAGTATAAAATGTCAAACCATTTAGTCAAGACCGAATGTTATTTCAAAATAAGAAATGAATTCATAAAAAAAAATGCTGATAGAAGCTTAGAGAATACTCCATTTGCTCGGTTTCCTTTCATGAATGAATATTTAAAATTATCAATCAAAGAAGAAAAAATAAACGATTATATTTCGGAATTCACAAAAAATTACAATGATTTTTTTAAAACAAATAGCGCAGAAATAAATAATTTATACCCCCCCTCATCATATTTTACAAAAGTAATAAAACAAATTGAAAACACTGATTTGTTCAAAACATTAAACACAATGCCCAAGGGAGCAATTTTACACATTCATTCTGGATCCATTGGAAGCATTGATTGGATTTTAAAATCAGGGGTTTATATACATTACGCTGAAACAAAATGTTATTTAAATATGGAAGCTATAAACAGTTCTGATTTATTTAAGGAAACGAATGTTTTATTGTTTTCTTCAATGAGTCCTGCATACAATTGGAGGGAAGTTACAAAGCAATTGATTGAGATTCATTATGAAAAAATAGTACAACTCATGACAATGAGTCCATTTATATCTGATTTGAATAATTATCAAGCTTGGGATTATTTTAATTTGCTTGAAATTCGAATGGGTGCATTAAAAGACTCATCAAAAAGTTTTGAATATGAATACCATATGAATGGGTTAAAAAATATAATTCAAAACAACATTCAGTATGTAGAAATAAGAGTAAATATAATAGGAGCCATAGAAAATGAAATGGAGAATATCATATCAAGTTTTAAAACTTGTCTTGTAGATATAAAAAAAACATATACACATTTTGATTTTAAATTAATAATTTCAGACACGCGAAGTAGCACACTCAATGCAGTAATTGAAAATTTAGAGGGAGTGTTTAAATTAAAAAAAAAACATGGTGATTTTATTCTTGGATATGATTTGGTTGGAGAGGAAGCAACCGGAAATCCGACGATTTATTATTTAGATGCATTTATAAATAAAATGCCAGATTTTGAGAGAAAATATGGCACAAGTTTAAATTTGTATTTTCATGACGGAGAGTCAAACATGGTGACAGATAAAAATATGTTTGATGCAATTTTGCTTAAATGTAAAAGAATTGGTCATGGATTCAATAGTATATTTTTTCCAGAAGTTCAAGATGCACTTATCAAAAATGACATTTGTCTTGAAATTTGTCCCATTTCCAACCAAATATTTAGATATGTTCCAGATATAAGAGCGCATCCAGGCAACGCATTGTTTCACAGAGGAGTTCCAATGGTGATTTCATCCGATGACCCATTGTTTTTTGGAATTACGGGATTAAGTTATGATTATTGGGAAATAATTGTGTCTTGGAACCTAAATTTACTGTCAATTAAAAGATTAATTATAAATTCAATCATTTATTCTTCATTAAATGAAGCGGGCGTATTATCAAACCTTAAATGTTTTTTAATTAAATGGTCTAAGTGGATTGATGATGTTTATGCAAACGGAGGACTCTATCATTGACACATTTATTTAACAAAAATAAAATAAAATAAAAAAATTGATTTCAATTTAGCATTTGAAATCAATCCACATGTTCTCTTGTTCACTGTAACAATGAATCTGTTCATTCTCTCGTTGATCCCGACCGAAGCCGCCGAAGCCTACATGGACAAGCACGTGTCAAAGATATTATTGGAGGCGGTGCAAATGCTGTGCACCGCAATGCGCGTTTTAGTGCCAGATAATCCAATCAAAGATGGGCTGTATAAGCAGGCGCATTTGAATCACCCCGTCAGCATCTGGGTGCGTGAATCGCGCGACAACTTCATTTGGACGCTGGATCTCGTGGAGGCGCTGCACGAAGAATGGCGTTTCCGATACGACCACCCTGAAACCGAATTTCACAAATCATATGCCGTCGCACAACTCATACGCAGCCATGTGCCGCGCGACCATTTATTCCCGTCCCCCCGTGCTGGCCTGACCCCGTTTGCGCTGGCCATGCCCGACGAATACAAAGCCCGTAGTGGCAATGCAGTGGAGTCGTATCGTGCATATTACATGTCACCCGAAAAACGGCGCATTGCGGCCTGGAAAAAACACAGACCCGCACCGGAATGGTATTCGTTTTCTGAAACACAACTACAACAAAAAGTTCAACCCAACCAAATCCCAACAAATCAAAACAAATCAAAACAAATCAAAACAAATCAAAACAAAAACAAATCAAAACAAAAACAAATCAAAACAAAAACAAATCAAAACAAAAACAAATAAATAAAATATACATTAATTTTATGTGTTTATTTGTTTTTCATAATTTAAATTTATAATGAGCTATCTTGATTTTAGTCCTACTTTAATTCCACCATATATCGCAAAAGGAGAGCTTGTCACAGGAACTGGAAGGTTGAGTGAAGTTCGTCGTAAATACTTAAATAGTAGGATGGGCTACACGCGCGAAAGAATTCCGGTTCCGGCTGGCGAAGATGGGTCAGTGTTGCAAGCAGATTCAACCACAAACACGGGGTTAAGATGGGTGCCACATGAACCTATCGCAAAATCGGTCAAGCACGAATTGGGAACCGTGATACAGTTTTTAAAACCAATGATTCAAGAACGCATCATCAAAGAGGCAGAACGATTAGAATCACTGCCAAAATTATTTGTAAAATTTGGCACGACATCATACACAATTCCTCTGGACACAAGCAAAACAGTTCAAAGCGTAATTGATTATTTAGATGAAATGTATTTAGTTTCGCTCGTCAATGGTTGTGCACTCGTTGCGCTTCAATATTCAGGACAACAATTGGTTCCCGAAAGAACTTTGGCGGATTATAACATTCAAAATGAGTCAACTGTTTACATTAGGTGCACTCTACCTGCGCAGCAGGGTGGAAGCAACACCAGGAAAAAGAATTGCGGTTGTCATCGTGGAACAAAAATAAAAAAATCCAAAAAATCATGTAAAAAATCATATAACCAATCATGTAAAAAATAATAAAAGTTCACATGGAACTTGAACTCCAACCCAACAAACAAAACAAAACGCAAAATCAAATAAATAAAATATGCACATTATATATTATTTATATCATCTATTGTTTCAATGAACACGTTGCCTGGACTGACTGGACCTGTTCAAACGAATGCCAATAATAATGGACCAAGCAATGGCATCAATTTAGTTGCACTTGCGGAACAATTCGGTCAATATTTCATACAAAACATTGCCGGCATATCCATTGTTGTGGTGGTGCTCATTGGCGCGCTGGTGTACGCGCAGATTATGCATGTGCAGCAGAGCGTGGACATCACCGAAAATGATAACATAAACGCGGATTCGGACAAGGCCCCTGCTGGAAGGACGGTGATCGTGGAAACGTTCGACACCATGACTCAGGACCAGGGACAAGACCAGGACCAATCAACCGAATCATTGGATTCAAAACTGAGGGCGGGGTTTTGCAAATCGCATTTAGGAAAACCCGCGGAATTGGAAACGGCATGCGGGAAGCTGAGCAAGCACTCTTGCACGGCCACTTCGTGCTGCGCCTGGGCTAAAATGAACTCCGTCGAATCGTGCGTGTCTGGAAACCGACACGGTCCCATTTTCAAACACGGCCCCGACGGCACCCCCAAAACACTGGACTACTACTACTTTGAAAATAAATGCAAGGGAAACTGCCCCGCCAATAAATAAAAATTAAATAAAATATCAGCAGTATGCATAAACTCGCACATACTATAAAACCATGTCATCGTTGAGCCATTCCAGCAACCAGATTCTGCAACCCAACATTGCAGGCGGCGCAAATCCATCCAATGCCCATTTTACTAACGCATATGGAAGCAGGGTTGGCGGCGTGAGTGGCTGCGCCGGGGCTGGCAACAGTCCCGCTGCGCTTGCCGCGAACCCCGGATACAATTGGGAAAAAATGCATCATCATCAAAAGGGAGGTGCCATGTCCCATCGTCGTGGTGGTAATAAGCGCGGCCATAAGCGAAGCGGCCATAAGCGAAGCGGCCATAAGCGAAGCGGCCATAAGCGAAGCGGCCATAAGCGAAGCGGCCATAAGCGAAGCGGCCATAAGCGAAGCGGCCATAAGCGAAGCGGCCATAAGCGAAGCGCCCATAAGAAGCGCGGCATGCGCGGAGGTTTGTCCGCATTGTCCCCCGCTTCATTTTCGGGCGCGGCCAATCTACCATACCATCAATTCACCGGCAACCAGCCACTTTCATTCACATATGGTCTGGGTGGAAACTTGTCTGCTGCTAATAGCGGGCAGGCAAACCCACCCCCCATGACGCACATTCAAAACACAGTTGGCCCAAATTATGGACTGGTTGGCAAAGGGTTGCTGAATTGAATTGCATTCATGAAACATGAAACACTAGTGTAAAAGGTCATTGATGTATTCAATGATTTCCTCATCCGGAACGTTTTCATCCAGCATGATTGCAATTTCCCCTAATACCGCGATTTTGTCGTCCAATCCCATTGATTCTGTCTTTTTAGTGAAAATTGCCCGAATGTGAACGGGCAATGCGCTCAAAGATTCTTTATAGAGCATGGTTTCTTCGGCGATTTCATTGGTCCGTTTCAATCCGATGATCTCAATCATGGTTGGAACAGTCGCTGCATCCGATAAACCTTTCACCAGATAAGATGTGCCCGGCACTTCGCTCATATTGAGACTGGCCATGTACAATCCTTTCACGGCGTCATTTGACGGAACCAAATACAACATTGACACAATGTGTGATTTAGAGTATTCAATTATTTCATTCAATAATTTAATGCCCATGCCACGATAATTCTCATCAACCATTCCTTCCAATTTCTTGCGCCGAACCGACACTTCAACAATGTACGCAGTTTTATGCATCACGCCATCCGCGCTTGGCAGGTCCTGAAAACGAACGGAACACCAAGCACATATGACAAGGTTTTGGGTGCGAACATCCTGTCTCAATGCAATGAACATGTGCCAATTGTCTTTGCATTTGGATTTCCATGGAAAAATTTCGTAAAAGAAGCCTCGCTGTTTCGTTGCAATCTTCGTAAATCGCGTGATCAGCTCATTCTGCGCAGGAACATTGCAATCAAAATGATACACGCCACAAGTCACGTGAACCCCTGCGACTGTATTAAATGCTATTTTGACGAGCACAAGACCCTGGAACAGATTGAAGCAAGTTCCCACAACCACAACAATCAAAAGACCACCTCGTTTTGGTGCAGCGCGCTGATATCATTCGTGCTCGTGGTCGCCGGATTTTTGGATAAGTCGGTGCCGTGGACGGTCATCACGCCGTACGACTTCAGCGCGTTTTGCAAACCGCAACGACTGGTGTTTCAAGGATGCGCTTATGAACCCGAGGCCAAACTGTGTTAAAACTTCCAAGCCGTGTTAAAACATTGTGAAATGCATATAAACCCTGTGTGCATTATCCATGCATCTGTGCATCTGTGCATCGGTGTCATGCAAATGCAGCACGAGTTCCAGACCATATATGGTGTGGAAAAAAACGGGAAAACGAAGTCGTGGAGCGCGCGCGTCTATCTCGACATCCTGAATGGAAATGCAACCGCCGAAATAGTGTATGGCCAACTGGACGGTAAAAAACAGACCACCAGTCGCGAATACACGGAAGGAAAGAACCTCGGCAAAAAGAACGAGACGACTCCGTTGCAACAATGCATGTCCGAAACCAAGCGAAAATGGCAAGACAAGATGGAAAAAGAGGGATATTCTCTCGTTCCACCTGTTTTAGAATCTGAATTAGAACCAAACTCAAACTCAAACTTCGAATCAAATCCGTCAACTGAAAGCAAAGTGTTTCCCATGTTGGCACACACGTATGAACCTCTTAGTTCAAAGAACAAAAAGAATGCCATCGTGTTCCCGTGCTACGTGCAGCCCAAGCTGGACGGGTTGAGATGTGTGTGCTACATGATGCCGTGTGGCAACAGCAACAGCAACAGCAATGATTGCAAGGTGGTTGCCCAGTCGCGCACGGGGGCCTACTTTGAAACTGTGGAGCACATTTGCGCCGAGTTGCGGCCCATCCTGCTGAAAACCCCGGGCCTAGTGCTGGACGGCGAGCTTTACACCACCGAAATTCCGTTCGAAGAGCTGGCGGGTCTCATTAAACGAAAGAATAAAAACCTGTCTGATGCGGACGTGCATCAACGGCAGTGCATCAGGTACCACGTGTATGACATTGTCGTGGACGGCGCGCCGTATTCTGAACGACACAAGCGCATTCTTGCCACGGTCGGCAGCACAAAGTGCGAGCACGTGGAAGTGGTGCACACGCAACTAATCCACACGCTCGGCGAATTCAGGCAGGCGTTCGGCGAGTATGTTGCCGGCGGATACGAGGGCATCATGCTTCGAAACGCGCATGGACCGTATCGTCAGAATTACCGCAGCCACGACCTGCAAAAATACAAGGAATTCGTGGAGGCCGAGTACCCGATTGTGGGCTTCAAAGAAGCCGATGGGCGGGACAAGGGAACCGTGGTGTGGGTGTGCAGAACGGCGGAGGAGCGAGAATTCAGCGTGCGTCCGAGGGGCACGCAAGAACAGCGGCGGCAATGGTTTCAGGACGGGCACAAATACAAGGGAAAACTGCTGACCGTGATTTATCAAGAGCTGAGCGAGTTGAACGTGCCCCGCTTCCCGGTTGGCAAAGCCATTCGAGACGGGTATTGATGTTGATGTTGATGCCAACCGTGCGCAATGACAAAAAAAAATAAATAAAAGCAATCGGCAATTTTATTTATTGTGAAATGTTCGTATGTTGGTGCTAAATGAAATCAATCAATTTAGTTTAGTGAGCGGCGGCAGAAGCAGCCTTGGCGCGGCTAGCAGCGGCGGATGCATGAGCAGCAGCCTGGGCAGCGGCGGCCCTGGCCTTGTTAGCAGCCTTGCTGGCACTGGCCGCTCTGGAGGCGGCCCTGGAGGCGGCCCTGGAGGCGGCCCTGGAGGCGGAGGCGGAGGCGGACCTGGCCCTGGAGGCGGAGGCGGAGGCGGAACGGCGACGAGTGTAGTTGGACATTTTTGGTGGGGATTATATATATGCGTGAGAAAAAAATATAGAAATTAATTATTTATTTCCAATGTGTCAATTTATACTTGAATTTACCAAATTTACCAAATTTACCAAATTGTGTCGGTTGAATGCCAATACATTTTGTCGCCCTTTTTGATGTTATAGATGCTCCTAAATAATTCCAAACGAGCCAATGGGCAGTTAACCCTGTATTTGTCCAGGGGATGGGGATTGACTTTCAATTGCGCCTTAATTGCTGCATTGGCAATTTGTTGGCGTCCCTGCTCTGCAATGTAAACGAAAAACGTTTCAAACGACAGCGTTTTGATTGGCACAATGTCATCACTTTTTTGCTGAAAGTCTCTTAAATATTCCACGCAAATGGCCAACCCGGAAATGTCTGCTAAATTTTCACCGGTGCTCAATGTTGCATCCATTTTTATTCCATCGTAGCCTGCAAATGTCTCATATTGCTTAACAACGTCCCTCACCTTGGCTTCAAACTTGCGTCGGTCCTCCTTTGTCCACCAATTGTGCAAATTGCCTTTGTAATCATATTTGCTGCCGGTGTCGTCTAAACAATGGGACATTTCGTGTCCCAGCGTGTATCCAATGTGTGCTAAATTGTATTCCATTCCGCGCTCGTTCAAATCAATGAATGGTTTTTGCAAATACCCTAGAGGTATGTAGATGGTGTTTTCTATCGGGGTGTAATACGCGTTCACAATGTAGGCTTGCGAACCCACCAACTTGAATTGTTCCCAATCAATTATCGGAATGTCCCCCTTGTATGCGGTTCCATCAATGGATATCAACTTTTTTGTTCGCCACCATGCAATCTTCTTAATGTTTTGATACGCCCCCCGGTTGGTGTAATTCAACACGGGATCTTCCCTGAGCATGATGGGATTGCCAATGACCAATTTGATGCGTTCCAATTTTAGCAGTGCGTATTTTTTGGTTTCGGCCGAGAGCCAATTGTTGCGCTTAATGATTCGTTTGAACACGGTGAGTAAATCGATGGCCATGTTTTTGACATACTGGATGTGTTCCTTCTTGTCGTTGGCGTTGTGCCTGACGTATTCATTTGTCAAGAAGGTGTTGAAACACAACGACAACCCAAAAATGGGATAGATTTCATCGGGCCAAATCACCGTCTGACCGTTAATGAATTTGCCATGAAACTCCCAGTAGATGATTCTCCATTGTTTGTGAAACCGCGCGATTTGACGGAAAATGATGTAGAGGAAATAAGCTCTCCACTTGGGCGTTTTCCAAGTGCCGTCCTTTGTCATGGTCTCCATGATGCATTTCAAATAACTTAGGTTGCTGCATATGAACGTGTTCGGGACCTGCTTGTATCCAATTTCTTTGGCCAATTTCTCCCAATCAAACCCGTATTTTTTCAGTGCGTCCTCCTTGGTGACGACGTTGTAATACTCCTTGCTTTCATTCTTCACCGAATCGCATCCCATCGTTGTCAGTAAATCGCATTCCACGTTCCAAATGTCAATGGGTTTCATTCCGTGCCCTTTCCCAAGGCAAGCATCAAATAACTTCTGAACGAACTTCAAATATTTTGATTTGTACAAGCGTTTATTTTGTTTGGTGGGGACATCGTCCCTGTCGTCCTCAATGTAAATCATGTAATCATATACCGTGAGCAGCGGGGGGGAAATGTTGCTTTTGTACACCGCCGAATGTTTGGAATCCTTTGAAACAGACCATGAAATGGGGCATCCCCACGAAATGGTTTCATTTTGATTGATTTGCGCCAGGAGCCAATACAAATTGTCGGTGGCAATTGCATTGTCTATTTTTTCGGTGGTGTATTTTACCTGGTCTTCGGCTTCCTTGTTGTCCAAATGAAGCATGGACTCGTATAAATTTTTGATTGACCTGGATTTGGCAGTGTCATTTGTTTTAATGTATTCCTTGGTCATCTCGATCAACTCGTAAAACACCTTTTCTTGAACCATCCTGAAACTGTCAACTTCCACGTAGTATTTGTTGTGCTGTTCCATCTCTTTTTTTTTAGCGGCAATCCATTGATAGTTGATGTAGGTGTAATAGTCATTGTGGGGAGTGTATTTTAATGGGGCAAATGGAGTTTTAAACAAGTTTACTAAATACCTTTCAACATTTGAATTTTCGATTTTCGTTGCAGTTTTGAATTTTTTTTGAAAATCCGTTTCAAAACTTTCCAACACATTGGTTTTGCACACAATTTGGGATGCGGGCTTGCATTTTTTGCTTCTGCGGTGGTTGAATGATTTACGTTTTTTGGTTATCATTCAAACACGCAAACACGAAATGTAATTAATTGAAATTGCAATTGTGAATATATAAAATGCAACCATATAATAATTAATTGAAAGATGCGTAAAATATAAAATAATAATTGTGATAAATCATAATAGAAACATTTGTTTGAATTGTGACATAGTATTTAGATATGCCGCCCCGTTCGCATTACGACGTGCTTCAACTTGAATCGCATTCAGCCACGACCGACGAAATCAAACGCGCGTTTCGCCGGTTGTCAATGGATACGGCTTCGCTCTTGTTTGTAATGTCATGTATCTTATATGGCTGCATTTTGTCAATGAACTTCCTCGGTGGCCTTGGCGACCTTGGCGACCTTGGCGACCTTGGCGACCTTGGCGACCGTTTCACAGAAAACATCCCCCCCGCGTTTGGTTCGCTTAAAACGCTTAGTCCTTCCCATTATTTTGGATATATATTATGAATATATTATGAATATTCATAATTGCCATATTGCCATTTTGCCATGTTGCCAGGCCATCATTGTATCCCCGTGCGCGGAATGTGCACCTCCTTGATGAAGGCCTTAATTATTTTTTTATGCGCGTGGTCATCGCATTCTATGTTTTTGTATAGCTCCTTGCATATCGTCTGATATTCAACGTGCATTTTCTCTTTGGTTTCCCACCCGGGATGCGCATCCATCCACTCCTGAATGATGCGTGTTTGGTAGCATGACGCCATGTAAATGAACTTTTTAACATAAGAGTTGTCTTCGTCCTTGACCCATTCATCCGTCTTAACGTACATGGTTTCGCGCTTCAGGTCCGTGCAGTGAATGGGGCGCTTGTGCACGTCCATGCCCTTCAGATTGTTCACGATGATGGAGCTCACGCCCTCCACGATGCCCTTCGTCTTCGTGTATTCCAGGTCCTGCAGCGTGATTTTGAGAGTTTTGACAAAATCGCTGAGTTTAATGGCGTCCTTGCACTCATTATTCAAAAACATGTTCAGGTTGAACTGCGTGTTGTGTGTGGTGGTGTTCACCACGTTGTTGTTGCCAATCCGCGGCGTCATCTCTTGTATGGTTTGAATGAGCTGCTGATTCTGCTGCGTCATCTCTCGTATCACCTCTTGGTTTTTGGTCATCATGTCGTGATTCTTAGACATAATCTCATGATTTTTGTCAAATATAGTGTTTCGGTCATTCAACAGCATCTGCACCATGGTCTTCAAATCCATCAGCTCTTCATTCTTGTCGGCAATGTCCTGCGTCTTTTTGGCGACACTCGCAATTTCTTTTTCCACCACAGTCAATGACATTGACGTAGATGTGTCGGATTCAATGGCGGCGGTTGCAACCTTGCATGTCTTCTTGTGATTGAAGAGAGACGACCTCAGTTCAAATGTTTTGCCACATGCACATGTTTTACATGATGCATGAGATGCAGATTTCATTTTGGTTTGGTGCTTTTCGGTTTCACAATGTTGGGTCATATGTTTTTTCCGTGTGCATGAATAATTACATACATCACACACTAACCCATGTTGTTGAATATCATCATCATGTGGTTGATTCATTTTACAATTGCAACCAATATTGCTAAATTAATTTGAATTGTGTTTATATACTTATACATTACAAATTAGATTATTTGCCTATTTTTAGCTAGTGTTTTAAAACGCTTCATCATGTTCAATATTTACAGCACAAATGATGTGCATGAAATGCATTGGAAAAATGCCTTATGGTGTCAGCCTAGGTTTGTTTTATTCAAAAATAAAACAAAAATAGGCAACCACAAACAGTTAATTATTTTGCATGCATCATGGTGTGAGGAATTCACACCGGTCATATATCCTTATGCTGTCCTATTTTCGTTTTAAAACCAAAATAGGCATGATGCATTTTGGACCATGTCTCATGTCATTTTTTTCGGACCAAAAAATCGGGGTTTTTATTCAATTATATTTTGACACTGATATGCTCTCATTTTTCCATTATTATTACATAAATTAATTTTGTTATTTTTTCAAATTACTTTGCACAAAAGTCAAAAAAATTCTGAGAATTGGACAAGAAGGATGTCCAAAAATGAACATGGCGAAACCTTTTTGCGCAAATCCGTGCGTTGCTAGGTGTTTTGCGGAACTTTTTTGGAACAATATTTGAGAGACCATATATGCAGCGAAAATTATCCGTCCTAATTTTAATAATATAATTTAATAATTTCCAACAGTTCATTATTCTCATCATTTTCAATCCGTTCAATCTGTATTTGAATTTCCTGCATGAGACGATCCAATTTATCCACCATGTCTACCCCTTTTCCATCTGGATTGAATCGTATGAATACCCATTTTCCACTATGTATCATATAGAGGTCATCATATCGCAATTCTTCATTCTTAGGGTCATAACCCGAATGACCAAACTCGTCGGTCTCAATGCAGAGAATCGTTGCACCAATCAGTTTGCGATGGTCAATGCGACGACGATGAGTGCAATTGCATTGTCCTGTGTATAATGGTTTGTCGTGAATGAATCCTTCAAATGCATCATTAATTGCATTGCGGACCCGAATTTCTTTTGTGTGTGTGTAAATGACTTTGCTTCGTTCATCGTTGGGAAACAATTGCTTGAAACATGTTGCACAATACCCATCATATGCGATTGAACCAACTCGTGAATCTGGCCAAGTGATACAATTTGGACATCGTTTGCCACCTCCATGTGCTACACAATTATCTGTTGGACTTATGGCACTCTTCGTGCAATCTGGAAATACACAGCGTGCTCCACCGCCGTGTGATGCACATTTATCTGTTTTGCCTAACGCACTCTTCGTGCAATCTGGTTCAACACATCGCTTACCGCCGCCATGTTCAATGCATTTATCAGTTTTGCTTCGGGCACTCTTCATGCAACCTGGTTCAACACAGTGTGTGCCGCCACCATGTTCAACGCAGTTATCAGTTTTGCCAACGGCACTTTTAGTGCAACCTGGTTCAACACATCGCTTACCGCCGCCATGTTTAACACATTTATCAGTTTTGCCCTGGGTGCCTTTGGTGCAATCTGGATGCACGCATCGTTTGAGGTTTCGTAGCATTACTGTGTTGTGTTAGTCAAGTTTAAATTTTAATTCAATTTTAACCATTACATCTTTTAATTTATACATAAATTTAATAATGATAAAATAACCAACCCACATGCTTACAGTTGGACATCATTTTTGCCTATTTTTGTCTAGTGTTTTAAAACGCTTCATCATGTTCAAGTTTTACATCATATATGATGTGCTCGAATTGTGTTAGAAAAATGTCTTATGGTGTCAGAATAGGTTTGTTTTAAAACCAAAATAGGCATAGTGCAATGATATTATTTTGACACATGTGTTATGCTGCAATGAATTGGTGTCATCAATGTTTCCTTATGCTGCGCCTATTTTCGTTTTAAAACCAAAATAGGCATGACGCATTTTGGACCATGGTCTCATGTCATTTTTTCGGTCCAAAAAACTCGTTTTTTTCGCGCCATTTTTTACCAGACTGATATGCTCTCATTTTTCTATTATTATTACATAAATTTAATTTGTTATATTTCAAAATAACTTTGCACAAAAGTCAAAAAAATTCTGAGAAATGGACAAGAAGGATGTCCAAAAATGAACATGGCGAAACCTTTTTGTGCAAATCCGCGCGTTGCTAGGTGTTTTGCGGAACTTTTTTGGAACAATATTTGAGAGACCATATATGCAGTCATATAGTAGTTACCCTAAATTGTGTTATTATTTCGTATATATTATTGTAAAATTGAATATTGAATGGATATAAATAGGGTCGGTCTAATTCAATCACACTCAACCTCATGCAATCATTTTTAAAAACCAAGGATTATAAACATTTTAAGGTAGTAACCGACAGCGATCCGGAAAAGGTGGTGTTTGAAACATGTGACATTGCGGATGTATCTGGATTATTCAACGAGGATGTGGTTGAACTCACGAGTGACAATACAATTAAATTAATAGAACGAAACCCACTGAAACTTAGAAATATCGTTGGCATTTTGAACACATGCAGCAAAACAAAGCAAGGAATCGATAAAAAAGGGCACATGTTGTATTTATTTAAACCGTTTGATTGCAGTTTTCCTGAATTCATTGTTGCTAGCAAATTGAATAACCAACAACACAATCATTGGGTTCTGGTTGATTACCTTGATTGGAAAGACAAACGACCAAGAGGGGCAATAGTTCACATGTTCGGTTCTGTTGGCGATTATGCCGTTGAAAAAAAGGCATTAATTAAACATTATAGACCGTATGTTTCATCCCCCAAATCTTACATTGAAGAAGTCAATGTTATAAAACAAAACCATTTAAACGGAACATGGAAAACCGGTAGAATGATTGTGTCGGACTACACCGTGTCAATGGACCCCGATGGTTGCAAGGATGTGGACGATGCTTTCAGTTTAACAAAAATGAATGACAATGTGTATCGTTTGGGGATTCACATATCGGATGTGTCGTGTTGGATTGAACCAGGTGGAATTTTAGACAAAAATGCTTCAACCCTTGGAGCAACTCTGTATCACGGCGACGACAATTTACCAATGTGGTCAAAAGATTTGAGTGATGACTTGTTTAGTTTATTAGAGGAATGCGACCGGCCCGCACTCAGTGTCTTTTTGGAATATGACATTTCGACGGGGGGTGTGTTGAATGTAACCAATGCGTTGAAGACAATTGTTCGCAATAGAAAACAATTAACTTATTCTCGCAACTCATACATTGAAGAAAAAAATATCAATTGGGAAACACTGGAAACCATCGTGCATGCATTGAGACGACAAATGAGTTTCAAAATGGCACAGGACAGTCACGAGTGGATTGAAACATTGATGATATATTATAATATTAAGATAGCCGAAGGGTTTGGTGAAAATGGAATTTACCGAAATCAAATGACGAGAACACCGGATGAACGACCTGAATGCAGTGTAATTCCCCCCAAACTTGCGTTTTTGCAATGGGACTCTGCGAATTATTCGTTGTATTCATCCATGCACGAATGCTTGGGATTAAAAAAATACACTCACGCAACCAGTCCAATCAGAAGATATGCTGATTATTTGGTGCAAAAAATTATTAACGACAATGCACCAATTTCCCAAACAACCTTGTGCAATTTGAATAAATTGCAAAAAAAAGATAAAAAGTTTTATAGAGATTTGATTTACTTAAATTCAATTCATAACAATGAAGAACAAATTATTAACGTAATACTGTTGGAAGATAGCATTGAAACCAAATTCAACGTATTCATTGAAGAATGGAATTGTCAAATTAAAATTAATATTCCGGGTGCAAATGATGGCGGGGTTGTTAGGCTGTTTAAACGGTTTGAATGCATTAAATTAAAATATTACATTGATCCCCACTCAATTCAGTGGAAACAAAGAATCGTTTTTCAAATTATAAATGCATGAAAATTGGGTTAGTCATATAAGTCATGAAAATCACAAAATGTCATTATGATTTTCAATAAATTTAAAAAAAATTGATTCCAAATGTTGAAATGCTAATTGGTGTCAGTGTATCCCAACCAACCACGACAACTACGACAACATGTTCGCCCACCTTCGTTCCAAACAAGACAAACAAGACCTGCTCCGCACCCTTGCAACCACCATGCGTGATTCTGTGCGCAGACACATGCATCCATTGATCCAGATTGACCAACACAATCATCCGGAATTTGCGGCCCCGCTGGCCGAAATCTACATGCGCGAGTTTGCGTGCACGCTGCAGACCCTGAAACAAGTCAACTGGATTGCCACTAAGTATCACGAAGACGCATTTGACAACACGGACGCCTACATTGAGGGGGAACGACCCATCCAACTATCTCCCCATGAAATGACGACGGAGCAGCGCCATGCGTCGCAAATCCTGCTCGGCGTGGGCAACAATTACTCGGAAATCAATGTGGCGCTGAAGATGCTGGAGTTCGACATTTCGATGCGAGATGTCATGGAATGTGATGCGGCCAAGATTGAGATTCTGGCCCAGAAATTCCAAAGTGATTCATGTGTGCCCGAAGATGCGTTTGAACGGCTGCAACACATCACGCGACAGGTTTGGAGCTTGGTCAACCTGTTGGCGTTCTCCAACCTGTTTCGGTTTGCCGACCCGGCGCAGCCCATCCTCATTGCGAACCCGGATGACGCCATCTTCATCCCCCACATTCCCCACATTCCAATGCAGCAGCGGCACGAAGAAGAAGAAGAAGAAGAAGAAGACCAAGAGCCAAACCATGAAGTGGTGTGCAATGATTGTGGCAAAACGGTTGACACCACGAAAATGCACCACCGAATGGGTTTGAATCCTCGCCCCTGCGGTAAATTCCCTGACGAATACAGAGAAGGATTCGCAGACGAAGAAGACAAAGATGAAGAAGAAATGAACGCACAGTACCAAACCCACTTCAACGAAATCGTCGAGATGTTGGCGGACGGCAAAATCACGAAGGAACAAGCGTGCACCTTGTTTGAGGAATTGAGCAATGAATACAGTAAGTAAGTGTGGTAAGTGTGCTGCCAAAACTAAAAATAAAAAACATAAAAAATACTAACATTTTTTTTTATGCATTCATTACATTAGTCGTTATTACATTAGTGGCAGTCCAGCCCAGCCCTTTGCTTTTGCTTTTGCATCATCTTCCAATGCTTTGGTCTTACTGGCCTTTGATTCCTTTGCCTCACCCAAACCCTTGATTTTGGCCACGTGGTCGGGCGTCCATTCCACGGGATCTTGCGCATCATATGTCGGGCTGTCCGTCATCAGGATGTCGTAGTTCTGCTTGACGTAGTAAGCCCGGCGCTTGTACCACTGGTTCCGGAAGATGTCCTGTTGGTCCACGATGTCAATGACCAACGGGCGCCCTTGCTTCACGCGCAGAATGCGGCCCACCGACTGGCACACATCCGTTTTGGGCGATGCCATGACGAGCGTGGTCAGCGTCTTGATGTCCAGCCCCTCGGACGCCATGGCATATGTGGCAATGATGACCTTGCGCGATTCGCTGGCCTTCAGGTCGGCTTCCTTCATGCCGCCGACATAATACCCCACTGACCCACCGGCAATTCCCCGGTGCTCAATCGCCTTGTGCAAATACGTCAACAGCGACTTGTTGTGCGCCAGAATCATGACCTGCTGCTCCGGGTTCTCCGCCAGCTCTTTTTGTAAAACGCGCAGGATGAACTCACTGCGGTGCGCGTAATCACACACGCGCGAAATCATGGTGCTGAATTTCGGATTGCCGCGATAGTCGTATTCCGTCTCGTTGAAGGCGGCGTCGTCCACGCAGTAGTTGATGGCCTTCACGATGACGCGGTGCTCGGACGCCGCCTTCTCCTTGTGCACCACGTCGCCCAGAAACATTTTGAACACCTTCGTCAACCCGTCCTTGCGCTGCATTGTCCCCGACAGTCCGAGCGTGTAGAGCGTGGACACCTTCATCATGCACTGGCAGAACACCTCAGCGCCCATGTGGTGCACCTCGTCAAACACCGTCAGGCCGAAGCTGTCAAACATGTCGGCGGGGTACTCCTTCATAGAGAGAGACTGCAGCATGCCGAGCACGATGTCCTTGTCGTCAATGTCGACGATTTGCCCCTGAATGCGGCCCACGCGCGCGCCCGGCAGGAATTGCTCAATTCTCTCTATCCATTGATTCATTAAGAAGGATTTGTGCACGACCACCAGGGTTTTTATGCGGAGCTGCGCCAGGATGTAAAGCGCCATGACGGTTTTGCCCTTGCCGGGGTCCACGTCCAGCAAGCCGCCGCCGCCGGTGCCCACATGGTTCAAATACTTCCGCACGATTTCTTTCTGGTAGTCGCGCATTTCGCCCTGGAACGACACCGTGATGGGATTGCCGGACCCGATTTTGATGGCTTCGGGCGGGCCGTATGCGTCGATTCCGAAGTATCGTGGAACATACATTTTTAGCGGAGATTCGCGATAAATGGGATAGGCTGCGGGTTGCACGGGGGCTTTAGGAATGTACGGCCGAATGGTCAATTCTGACCGGATGTATTTGCGCTCCTCTTCGTCCAGATTTGCTTTATGAATGGTGTATCCGCGGGGGCCCAAATAAGTGGCCGAGGATGCCGAAGAAGACATTATATTGGTTTGATTGTGGGTGCGATGTATGTCCTGGATGTGTTTATGGTTCTGTTATGTTTCAATTTTAAAACATAAAAAAAAATAATATGATATAATTATAAAATAAACAATTTGTATTGCATCCTAATCCAATGTTCGGTCAAATCAATCAAATGATGAATGCTGCATTTAAATCCGCCCAGAAGCACGAACTCCTGCTGACGGTGCTCATTGTGCTGTACATCGTGCTGAACGTGCCCACTCCGGACAGCATCGCGTCCTACGTGGACACGCCTTTAGGCAACATCGCGGTCGTTCTGATTGCGTTGTCGTTCTTCACGCATTCTCACGCGGTGGTCGGAATCCTGGGGCTGTTTGCGGCCTACACGCTGATTCGCCGGTCCGGTGCCTCTGGCAGTTCGGCGATTGAGGCGTACGTCCCGAGCGAGAAGCGAAAGAGCGAGGAGCTGTCGGCGTACAACCAGTTCCCCGTGACGCTGGAGGAACAAATGGTGGCGCTGAGGGCTCCCCTGGCCGACACCGAGGTTGGCAGCGCCACTGCTTCCTTCCGTCCAACCCAGCTGAACGAAACATCGTTGGGCTACACGCAGGTATAAGGTTTGAGAACCATGTGCCATAAAAATGCGATAATGAACCGCCATGCATTATCACATTTTATTCATTTATTCGCCTTGTAAAGCATCGTGCCATTTACATACGCAACGAATGTGCATCCAATGATGGAAATCATGAGGACGAATATGAGCTGTCCGGTGCTCATGTTTCCACTGTTGGAACCCGATTCTTCTAGCGGAGGAGGAACGCTCGGTGCTGGAGCACTCGACCCAGCAACGGCAGTTGCGGCAGCCGTCTTGACCACATTCCAATTCCAAAACAGGTACGCAACGCCGACGATCAATGCTGCAATCACGATTCCAAAAATTGCGTTAATTCCGAATGATTTTCCCGTAGAATCATCCGCAGTCGTGGTTTTGCCCTTGGGTTTGGTGTCAGGGCAAGATTCGTCATCCACCACCTGATACAGCACGTATTCTTCGGCTTGTCCGTCGTCGCCGTCGCCGGAACCAGTTGTCGGCGGTCCGTTGCTTTTTTGCAAATTCGTCTTCGATGCCATGGGCACGGTTGCAATGCCGCTGGCCACCAGGTTGCTGATTGGCCCCACGGCTGAAATGGTGTCCGTAAACACGGCGTAATAATAATTTCCGCCGCACGAGTCGTATGGCAGCGTTCCATAATACACGTAATACGGCTTTGCCGGAATCAAATCATTCACGTTGATGTCCTCGTTGATGGGGGCAGACGAATTGACCGAGAGCGTGCCGGGATTGATGGTGTTGGCGGCTTGCAAAATGGCGCTCATGTCAGCCGATGGTCCATTCGACGAGATTGAAATGGGGACGCTGACAATCAACCCGCTGCTGCCACTGTTGCTGGAGTTGGAGGAACCGGGTGAGTGCACAATGAGCATTTCAGCATCGGTGTGGGACCCGTTGTACGTGTGTAGAGACGGCGCGTAAATTCGGATTTCGGTTGGAATGAATGACCCTCCTCCGTAAAAGACCACCTTGCTGTCGTTGGAACTGTTGCATTTGATGGTCAAATAGACGCGGTCTTCCGACATTGATACTGCAGCGCCGGTGCACAGGTCGGGGTCATACGAACAAATGAATGAGCCGACCTTAATGGGATTTGTGCTGGCATTCGTTGAAATGTCTATGGGGGCGGTTGCATTGCATGAAGACGACATTAAGAGATGTTTAAGTAAGGGGGGGGGACGTACGTATGTAATATATTGTTATAAAATAATATGTTGGTTATAATAACGCGTTCACAATGCGAAATTTTTATTTGTGTCACATAGTATAAAATAATAGCCAAAATCAAACCACATGGGTCAAATATTGTCTCGCGAAGACGACGATGAGCACGTCGACCAGGATGAAAAAACGCAATTGTATGAGGACAATGTGCGTGCACTTTCAACCGAAGAAAAAGAAAAACCCAAGCGAAAGCAAAGACAGGCGACAATTGGATTGCGTTCGCGAAAGACGAAACCGGCGGCGCATGGTCGAACCCGACGAAGCCGGTCAAACCCCGTAACATTTGACGTGCGTGATTATTAGAATTGCATTGTTGATTGCATTATTGATTGCTAAATAATAATGTAAAAAAGAAAAAATTGAAAACATTTTCAATGCCGGACAATTGGGACCATCCATACCCACCATGATTTCTCAGCTTCGTCCAGTGCCCGTCGCCCAACTTCAACTTGGAAAAACGTATTTGATTCAGGAAAAACGCCCCGAGTACCAACACATGAAATTCAAGGGCACGTTTGTCATGAACGAATATGCAATCAGCTCTCATTACACGACCATGACGCACTTCACAGGCGTCATTGGCAGAAGGAACCGTCCTCAACCCAATCTTAGACTGCAAGAATGCTATTGGAATTATTATGAAGCCGATGCCAACCTTCGCGCATGGACCAACTTCGTGATGAGTGAACTCACGGGCGAACCGTCGTTTAAAGCCAACGTGTGAACAATGCAATCTAATGCAATCCAATCCAATGCAATCAAAGATTTTTTGGTTGGTAAGGGGGTGTCAATGAATTCGTTTTGTGTCCGTAATACAGACAGTTTGCGGTGGCCACTGGTGCAGGCGGGCACGCCATGGGTTTGGACCCATAAAAATTGACTCTTATCACATCTGAATTGAGAGAAATTGGTTTGGGAACGGGAACAATGTGCAAGTCCTTGACGGGTTTGTTATTGTAAAGGGTGTCGCAGAATTCGGCGGGCGTGCATTTGCCGTTGTTCGGCGTTTCCCAATATCGCACGTTGTTGGTGTACTGCGCAAATCCGTTGTCAAACACGGGATAGTACGTCCACATATCGGAGGCCGACATGTCGGACACGACGCCGGGTGTTTTCAGGGGGTAGTCCTTATAAAGAATGGGATACGTGGATGCGTCGGGAAAGGACCCGGGAGATAGTGGAACCGCAAACCCCTCTTGCCGTTGGCCTTTGGAGCACAGGTACAGTCCCAAAAGCATGAACACAATTGCTAAAACAATGTAGAGTGCGTGCGTTTGGTGCATTGTGGTAAAGGAGATGTGATATATTGATATATTGATATATTGATATATAATAATATAATAAAATGCAAAACATTTACACTGAATAATGGTTTAAACATACGGAAATAAGTAATTCATTGCACAATCGCACCGCACAATTTAATTTATCCAAAATGGGAACAAATTACACAACACAGAATGATTTGCTAATGAACAACTTAATGAAGTTTTACGACGAGAACAACAATTTGGAAAAGATGTTGCGGATAATCAACGGGGAGTCGCCAACTTCTCTCCGCATCATTGACTGGTTTGCCACGAACTATGCCAAGAAGTTTTTCACCGTGTACGAGGTGAGTGCAAACAAGCGGTTCAAGGTGTATGTGGATTACAAGCTGAAGCTGAAGGCGTACAGCAAGCGCCGATTTGACCCGTTTTGCAGGTGGGACCGTATCACGATTCCTTATGGAAACGGCACCTTCATTCAGACCACCATAGGGCAGCTCAATTTCTTCAAATGGGCGTTGGAAAACGGGGTGGTTGCGTACATCGAGAAAAATTACGCGGACATCGAGGACGACATGAACGCGCGCAACAGCACGTCCAGGCGCAACAATGCGTCTTTGACGTCGACTTCATCCGATGATGCAACCGTCGAGGCATCAGCATCAGCATCAGCATCAGCATCAGCATCAGCAACCGCATCGACATTGGACGATGCAACCGTAAAGCCAACCTGCAACAGCAAGAACAAGACGCGCAAGAAGCGCGAGGAGCTGAGTGTTTCCGCCACAAAGAGCATCAAGAAGGAGACGGTTGAAATCGTGGTTTCATTCAATTAATGTAATGGTTGCATCAATTTAAACACATGTCGCTACATTTTTTTAATTGTTGGGCATTTGCACACGCATGAATTCCAGCGAAACGCTGAAGGTGATCCCTTACACGGCCACATCATTGTCGGTGTTTGGGCGATTCATATTCATGTATTTATTGTATAAGAATAAAAGCACAAACAGCTTGTCCCTCTTGTTTTGCACGTTGAGCATCATTTCATCCAGCATGTGGATATACTACAGCTTGCAAATGAATGATACGCCGTTGGTGATGCGAAGCAGTACCGAAATCACGCTGCTGTTTCTGTCGGCAGTGTACATCGTGAAAAACAAGGTGGCGCAGTATCGTTCACAGCAGCGCATAGAACCTGGACAATGAAAGGCCCAATGAAAGACCCAATGAAATTAAATGTGTGCATTCTATATATAAATACATAATGCACTCATCATTGCATGTTCCCATGCGGTATGTTCCGCGCGCATTGTCGCGCAAAGACCGACGCAAGCAGATTGCCATGTTGAAACGGTCGCGCCGGCAATATAAGCGCGGTGAGTACTATGGGCGAACCACGAAGCTGAAATCGTATCCACACGTCGCATCCAAGCACGTGGTTAAGGCGCGATGCATGTACCACATGGACCACATTGCACCGAATGCGGCACTGGCACGCGCCACCGGGTGCTCCATTGGCGCTTTGAAACGCATTGTTAAGAAGGGGGAGGGGGCATTTTATTCATCGGGGTCTCGGCCAAACCAGACGCCGCAGTCGTGGGGATACGCCCGACTTGCCAGCGCAATCACAGGGGGCAACGCTTCTGCGGTGGATTACGCCATTTTAAAGAATGGGTGCAACCCTAGGAGCCGTGCCCTGCGACTCGCAAAGAAATCGAGTGTTCGAGCCACGCGCAAAGTTAGCATTTGAAACCGAAACCAAACCAATTAGTAAATAACGTGAAAATTATTTATGCCGTAGATGCATAAACAATTAAACATTAAGACATGAAAGCGATTGCGGTGTTTCAAGGCAAATTGAAGGGCAGCTACATTGCATTTAAACAGGACAACAATTTTTCTCCTGTGAAAATTTCAGGACACATTGAAAACTTGTCTCCTGGCAAACATGGAATCCATGTGCATCAATTTGGCAATTTACTGAGCAGCGATTGCATGAATTGCGGCGGTCATTTCAATCCGACCAATGCAGAGCATGGGTCCCGAACTGGCAATTCTCATGCTGGAGATTTTGGGAACATTACCGCAAATGCAAACAGGCAGAGCACCTTTTATTTCTCCACAACCAAAATCTCTCTGTTTGAGGGGGAACAATCCGTGATTGGCCGGTCGATTGTCATTCATGAAGACGAAGATGATTTGGGCAAAGGCGGGTTTCCGGATTCGCTGACCACCGGACATTCTGGCAAACGGTTCGATTGTGCGGTCATTGGGTATGACCAAGACTGAACGAAGTGTGTGTAAAAAAATATTTTTTTTGGGTTTTTGCATTGTGCATTGTGGCATTGTGGCATTGTGGTTTCTTATTCAGTGCAGTTGTGCTTGCATTGGTCGTGTGCGCCGTTGTGGCATGCAGAGCAGCTTATGCCGACGCTGTTGCACTGGCATACCTGGTCCTGGTCCTGGTCCTGGTCCTGGTCGCCGTCCACGAACATCTGGAACAGGCTCATCCGGTCATGCAGGTCGTGAAGCTTGGTGTGAATGCGCGTGATGATGGGCTGAGTGAGTTGGGTGAGCGTTTCTTTGAGGTCTTCGATGAAGCGCGTTGCCATTTTGACCATGACGTCCGTGATCATGTCAGTTGGTTCGTGCTCGCCGCGCTTTATCTTGCGCCCATTTCGAATGCTTTTCTGGTACTGGTTGATTTGCGTGCGTTGAACCTGCACCATGCGAATGACCATTGCGCGACATTCGCCGATGTCTGTAAGCAGCGCCAGAATGGGCAACGTGTGCTGAAGACGAAGCGCGCCGTTAGACTTCGACTTCGCCATCGCATCCAACTGTTCAAACTCATGTTGAACGGCAAGAAGATGGTTGAGAAGCAGTTTGGAGCTGCCTGCAATGATTGTCAATGAAGATGCTTTCATTTTTTGTATCGACAACAAATGAATCTGAGAACGATGGAACGATGAAACGAGAACGAGAAGGTTGCTGTTAAGCCTGAGGAAAACAATGAATTCCAAAAAGCAATTCAATTTTTCTGATTTTCATACATTTTTTGGAATGACATTTTAATGGATTACATATTACTGTTCATCGGTTTTAAAAATTCGTTCTGTGTTTCTAAATCCTGCAAATAGTTGCCTTGCAAAAATGGATTCATGCCAACTTGAGGGGTTAGTCCGCGTTCATATATTTTATTGCTGTTATTCTCTCGTTTAGAATGTTGTAAATCATTGTGGTGTGCAATTGATTGTTGTATTTGGAATGGTTGTTCTTGTTCTTGGTGTTTGTGTTGTTGTGGTTGTTCCGGTTCTGCGTACGGATTTGTCGTGCTATATGTTGGAGGTTGATGTTGTTGTCGGGGCGTTTTCAAATTTTCAGAGGGGTAAGGCGGCCGCCAAATTAAATTGGATGAATTGGATTGATTCTGATTCATCGAATCCAATGTATTGTGAATGTATTGTGAATGTATTGTGAATGTATTGTGTAAATGTGTGTAAATGTATACACATATTCATTTAAAAATTTAAATGCATTGCACGCATAAACTAAAATGCAGTACACCCGCTGTATCGGGAACGTTTTTCAATGGTGGTCCAACACTCTTCACACGCAAACCCATGATGCTGCTGGTCTGCCACTTTCTTCAGTGCGTGCTTAACCTGCCGACACCGGTTGCATTTAAATTTGCGAATCTGATTGTCATCTTCTGGCATCGAAATGTGTATTTATGTTATGCAAATATTTTAAGCCTTCATTTTATATTTCTTTTTTTAAAAAGTAATATAAAAAATTGATTCGATTTAATGCACAACCAACAATCGTCACAATCGCAACAACCACAACCACAACCACAAAATGACTGCTGAACAAACTGAATCGTTGAAGTTCTACCCGCTTGAAATCAATGGAACGAAATACCTCATGTGCAAATTGCCGGATGAGACCTTCTCCACGCTGCACGACCCTGACACCAAACAAATGGTGGGCCAATGGAACAATGAGACGGCACAGTATGTGCTATACCCACTGGGGAACCTACGGGTCCTCAATCCGGAAAAGGGGTCGTCACGTGCGTAGTAAGCGCGCCATATTCACCACTTCGGGTTTGGCAACGGGCGACGCCTGGAAAATCTTGAGCAGGTGCGCATCATCGCGGAAGCGGATGCTGTACTCCTGCTGCAGCTTGTTGCGCCCGATGCGCCCCAGCGCCTGAATGATTTTTTCCTGGCTGATGTCGTTCAAATCCCTCCCCAGATACCCGTGGCAGAACTGGTAGTTCGTGCCGTAGATGTAGTCGGTGGATGCAATGATGAGGTACAGCCGCTGATTCTGCGCCAGGTCCTTCATGATTTCTGTGTACGTTTTATTGGAATGCTCCGTCATGACCCCGATGCCCATCATGAGCAGCACCTTCCAGACGTTTTCAATCGGCAGCACCATGATGCGTTCCACGTCCTCGGGTTCCACCTGCGAGGTGAAGGGCGCCATGGCGGCAACGGCTTCTTCCGTGAGATGCGGTGCCCAGCGCTTCAAGTGCTCCGCGCGGTTCGGCACAAACATGTCATTCAGCGCGCCCCATTTGACCTGCCGCCGCAGCTCGTCTATTTTTTCCTGCAGTCGGCGCACTTCGGGGCTGAACCGCATGTCGTCGATTTTCTTGTTGTTTTTCTTGTCCTTGTCCTTGGCCTTGTTGTTGCTGCCGTCCTTGTCTTTGTCGTCTTTTGTGCCCTCCTCCATTGCGTCCTCAATCTGATGTTCCAATCCCTCCATCGCGTCCTTGATGGCGTTGTTGTGGTCGATAATTTCCATCAGGTCGTCCATGACGCAGTCCGGAATCTGCGCAATCTGCAGCGCAAACCGCGCGATTTTCTCCACGTCGTTGGCCAAAAACAGCGTCGGACCGCACGTCATCGTGTGCGCGTCTTGCGCGGTCATGTTGACATTGGATGCGTGCATCCGCGTGCGCTGCGCCTGAAAGTGAGAATATAGTTCTGGCCACTTGTCTGCCTGCACATGTTCCAGCAGTTCCAGATAATACAGCTTGATGTTTGTCATGTTGATGTCGGCAATGTCCGAAAAATGCCGCTCCACTGCGTATCTTGACGCCGTCCAAAGCTGTCCCTCATTGACGTGCGCAATGAATTTGACCACCTCGCTGAGGTCGAAGTAGCGCAATAGCGTTTTGTAAGCGCGACAGTGCGCCGCAGATGCGCGCATGTCATCGTAGCGTTCAAACATGAGGTGCGGCAGCTGCACGTAGCCGTCCTTGTTGACCAGCGCAATGGTCTTCTGGCAGTCGTGGCTGACAATGCTGTGCACCTCGGCGCCTGAAAACCGCGCCCGAAAATCCATGATGGTGGGCGCCATCTCGGCCTCCTGCGGCAGCGTGGCAGACGACAGCACCACATTCGGCACGATGTTTTCGGCCCAGTTATCTTTGATGAGCGCGTGAAACTCGTGGTCGGCGTAATCCATGGTGATGGTGGGCTCGTCCCAGTAAAGCAACAACTTGTGCAACGGGTTGAACGCGTTCATGTAGTACATGGCGTGCTTGTACGACTTGATGTCGCTGATCATGATTTCCACGTTGTCGCCCACGCTGTTGTCCACTTTCCGGATGCCGCCCGTGCGGCGGTCGCGCACCACGTCTTTTGCGGCGTAGTAGTGCAGACGGATGTTGTCCACGCTGCCGCACCCGAACGCAAAGGCGATGCGTTTTTTGGCGGAGATGCAGGCTTTGGCCAGAGCGAGGCCCACGTGGCGCGCGGCGCAGACGAAGATGACGCGGTAATGTTCGCTGAGTCCGATGGGTGTCAGCGTCTTGCCCGTTCCGGTGGGCGCAATGTAGAGCACCAGCTTGGGCTTAACAGCGTCATTCTTGAACACCGTGAATATCTGCTTCTGGTGGTCGTAGAGCTTGACGTCGCTGCACTTGAACACGTACTCATTCTTCTCCACGAACTCGTGTGCTTTCTTGATGAACGCGGCGGGGTCGAAATCGGCCTCCACCAACTTGGTCACATGGTCCAGGAATGACTGAACGTGCGGGTTCAGATGGCCGATGCTGTTGCGCATGAGCAGGCAGGTGCTGTAATAATAGTACATCCACTTGGGGCGGCTGGGCACGGGTGGTGGTCCCGCTGGCGCTTTCTTCTTTTTGGATTCGGATGCGCCCTGCAGGTGCTGCCTCCAGTGCGGATACATGTGGGGGAACCGGTTGTTGAGCAGGTTCAACAAGAGCCCCAGCAGCACGAATTCGTAGATTTTGGATTTTTGCTCGTCCAAATTGCTGGACGTGTTTTGAATGCGGATGAGGTCGGCCTTTTTGACCAGCTTCTTTTTGTCGGTGTCGGTTTCGAAGGTGAGGGCGAACGCCTCGCGCATTTCGTCCACGTGCGTCTTGAAATAGAGTTCATACATGTGGGCGTGCATTTCGTCGGACGGGGCGATTTTCATGTACTGCATGAGCGACTGATTGGAATTGCGCACAATGCCCACGTCGCTGTATCCGTCCTTAATCAGCTGATAAATTTGTTGTTCCTCGTGCGAATCCGGGACCTCCACGCTGTCCCATTCGCTCTTCGTGAGTTTACCCTGCGTGAAATCCATTGGTTCTGGGTCAAGTTATGTTTATTTAGCGCGGTTTCTTTAAATGCATTAACAAAACACATTTTGAATGATTGAATGCATTCGATATTCATTTTTTATCTTTGCATAAAGTATAACCAACACAAGTCAGTCAAATGCAAAAACGCACTTATCGCAAACGCAGAACTCATCGGGGAGGCAACCGGAAAACTCGAAAGGTGGGAGGTCGTGTCATGCCTTTTGGCGGTTTTCCGAAGCCGGGCCACTGGTGGCAAGATTGGGGAGGACCCAATTGAGCTCTGCAGTTTATCATTTTAATCAATCAATTCAACGTGCATTCTCAAAAAAATTGATTTTAGTTTAAACAAATTAAAACCAATGCAGAGATAGAATACATCCATTCGGCAACATAACATTCAATGACCAACAATATCATGAGTCCGCAACAACAACAGCAACCGCAACCGCAACCGCAACAGCCGTTGCTTGTGAGCCCGCAACAGCCGTTGCTTGTGAGCATTGACGGCAACATCGGCTCCGGCAAATCAACCACGTGGGACATGCTGAAGGAGGCGTACAAATTGAGGGATGACGTGCATTTTGTGGAAGAGCCGGTGGATTCGTGGCATCATGTCAAGGACGCTGACGGGGTGCCCATTCTGACCAATTTCTACAAGGACAAGCGGGCGTACGCGTTCCGATTTCAAATGATGGCCTACATTTCGCGCCTGGCTTTATTGCGCCGAACGATTCGCGAGAATGCGGGTCGCTGTCGCGTCATCATCACCGAGCGCAGCGTGGACACTGACCGCAACATCTTCGCCAAAATGTTGTATGACAGCGGCGACATAGCGCACGACGAATACACCATTTACAACATGTGGTTTGACGAATTTGTGCGGGACATGCCGGTAGCGGGACTCGTCTACATTCGCGCGGACCCTGAGACGTGCGTGGAACGCATTGCGAAACGGGGGCGCGAGGGCGAGACCATTCCGCTGGAATACGTGCAGAAGTGCCACGACTATCATGAAGAGTGGATTAATGGTTCCCAAACCACTTGCAAAAAGTTGGTCATTGACGCCAATCATGAAATTGAAGTCGCTGCAAATGACCGTGTCGCGGAAATCATGCAATTCATCGATGCGCTTTGAACAACCAACAACCAACAACCAACAACCAACAACCAACAACAACAACAACAACCATTTTTTTTAACATAGCCAATGCGGGGTTGATGCATTTGTTGCGGGATTAATGTTGTGGCAGGCCGACCGCACGTCCAGCATGAGTGCCATGTGGCACGCGGCCAGTGCAATCATGGCCAGCATGCGCGGCAGCTGTTTCAGCATGAAGCGCTGGTGCACCGCGTCGTGATGGTCGGTGTCGTCCAGCAGCGAATACTGTGCATGATTGTATGTGGGAGTGTTTGTCGGAGTGCGCGGCGGTGTGAGTCGCTGCGCGAGCGCGGTGTTCATTTCAGGCGTGCATCGTCTTAGCAGTTTCAACGCGGGATAGAACCCGACCGCGATGAACAGCATCATGGAGAGCCAAATGTTGTAGTCGGAGACAACGACGATGTAAGTGACGTCCATTGCAATGGTCGCGACGTGCAGGCCGCGGCTGGTCCATTTGGCCGCACGGGACAGAAGGATGGTGCGCTGCTCGTCATCCGGAACGTAAAGTCGCATGGTTTGACGGCTGGGTTCGTGCAATTGCGCGCTCAGGCCGTAGTGGTAAACATTCATGAGAGTGGAACCGGTGTAAACGGCGCGCATCAGGGTTGGCGGATTCACGCATGCTAAAAACAGGCTTTGCATTAGACCAATGCAGGACGTCCAATGAAACATGATGATTGCGGGATGCATTGATATGAATAGAGTCGGGGGGGGGGGGGCGATTATTATACTATAAACACATGTCTATAATATAATACAGAGCAATACATATTATTATTTTCTGCATTAAGAATTCAATATGAGCTTGTGGCCGCCGCCATTGACCCGAGGTGGCTTGTATTTTAGAATGTCCAGCTCCTTGGACGTGGTGGGGAAACTGGCAGCGCTGTAAATGTCCTGAAGCAGCAGCCACTCAAACATGCCGCCCGGATAAATGCCCACGTTTCTAAATCCGAGACTCATGAGTTGTTGGTATTTTTTGTGCACGGTTTCGTCGTTTGCATTTTTGCCATACACGATTATCTCTCGATTCTTCCCATCCGATGTGGAGAGAGATGCATTTATTGCGACCTCCTCTTCGTCAATCGGGAGCGTGCCTGGAATGAGGCAGCCCTGCATACCGGGTGGCAGCGTGTTGATGAGCAACCGTGGATTGGATGAATGGCACACGGACTGAATGTCCTCGAAATTCACTTTTGAAACTGAAACGCTTGCCCCCATCACGTCATTTATATTGTGTATGTATGTATGATGTAAAATGAAGCAATTAATTAATAATTAAATACGCGGAGATGTATTTAATTGAGTTTACTAAATTTTAGTAATTTCTGTGCAAAAAAGATATGTATGACCGTAAATAATATAAAACCATGCGCACAACATACTACAAGTAAATGACGCAACAAGACCAAGACATGCGCGTAATCAAGCGCAATGGCGAGCACGAAGTGATTGCCTTTGACAAGATTTTGGCCCGCATTCGCAACGTCGGCCGGCAAGCGGGCATTTCCGCGGTCAACTACACCTCCCTTGCCATGAAGGTCATCGACCAGCTGTACGATGGCATCCCCACCACTAAAATAGACGAGCTCACAGCCGAGCAGTGCGCCACCATGTCCACGCAGCACCCCGACTACGGCACGCTGGCCGCCTACATCATCATATCCAACCACCACAAAAACACTCCAGCCACATTCCATGCGGCCATGGAACAACTGTATGAATTCAAGGACGTGCACGGCCACCCGTCGCCACTCATCAGCGACGAGTTCTGGGCCACGGTTCGCACACATTGCAATGAACTGGAGTCCATTATTATCATGTCGCGGGACTTTCTCATTGACTACTTCGGGTTCAAGACGCTGGAGCGGTCGTATTTGATGCGCGCGAACGGGAAAACGGTGGAGCGCCCGCAATACATGTGGTTGCGTGTATCGGTGGGGATACACGGTTCCGACATAGACAAGGTGGTCGCCACGTATAACTTGATGTCGCAGAAGTATTTCACGCACGCCACGCCGACGCTGTTCAATGCGGGGACGCTGAAACCGCAGCTGAGCAGCTGCTACCTGATTGCGATGGAGAGCGACAGCATTGACGGCATTTTCAACACGCTGAAGGAGTGCGCGAACATTTCCAAGCACGCGGGGGGCATAGGGGTGCATGTGCACAACATTCGGGCGTCGGGGAGCCACATTCGAGGCACGAACGGCACATCGAATGGGCTAGTGCCGATGCTGCGCGTGTTCAACAACACGGCGCGCTACATTGACCAGGGCGGCAAGCGCAACGGCACGATTGCGGTGTATTTGGAGCCGTGGCACGCGGACATCACGCATTTTCTGGAGATGAAGATGAACCACGGCGACGAGGACGCCAAGGGGCGCGACCTGTTTTACGCGCTGTGGGTGCCGGACCTGTTCATGTCGCGCGTGAAGGCCAATGCGGAGTGGAGCCTGTTTTGCCCGGACGAGTGCCCCGGGTTGTCGGACGTGTACGGCGACGAGTTTGATAAATTGTATGTGCGATACGAGGCGGAGGGGCGCCAGCGTGCGAAGGTGAAGGCGCGCGACCTGTGGTTCCGCATTCTGGACAGCCAAATGGAGACGGGAACGCCGTACCTGTGCTACAAGGACGCGGTCAACAAGAAGACGAACCAGAAGAATCTGGGCATCATTCGGTCGTCCAACTTGTGTTCCGAAATCATGGAGTATTCGGACGACAAGGAGACGGCGGTGTGCAACCTGGCCAGCATTGCGTTGAACCGATTCATACCGGGGGGCGACAAGCGCCCCCCGCACCCCCAACCGCAAGAGGGAGGGGTGCGGGGAACCGTAGGTTCCCCGTTTGACTTCGAGAAGTTGCACGAGGTGACGCGCATCGTGACCGAGAACCTGAATCGCGTGATTGATGTGAATTATTATCCCACGCCGAAGACGCGCGTGAGCAACATGGCGCACCGGCCCATTGGCATCGGGATTCAAGGGTTGGCCGACACGTTCATGCTGCTGGACCTGGCATTTAGCAGCGACGAGGCGCGCACTTTAAACAGGCGCATATTTGAGACCATGTATCATGCTGCACTGACGGCGTCGTGCGACCTGGCGGAACAGCACGGCGCTTACAGCACGTTCGCGGGGTCGCCCGCATCTGAAGGCATTCTGCAGTACGACATGTGGGGCGTGGAGCCCGAAGCGGGGCGGTATGACTGGGCTGCCTTGAAGGCGCGCATTGTCAAGCACGGCTTGCGGAATTCGCTGCTTTTGGCGCCGATGCCGACCGCCAGCACGTCGCAGATTCTGGGCAACACGGAGTGCTTTGAGCCGATTTCCAGCAACATTTACACGCGGCGCACGATGGCGGGCGAGTTCATTCTGGTGAACCGGCATTTGATTGCGGATTTGCAGGCGGCGGGGCTGTGGAACGAGGGCGTAAAAAACAACATCGTGGCGAACAAGGGCAGCGTGCAGCACATCGTCGGGCTGAGCGAGCATTTGAAGCGCAAGTACTGCACCGTGTGGGAGATTCCGATGAAGCACGTGATTGACATGGCGGCGGACCGGGGTGCGTTCATTTGCCAGAGCCAGAGCATGAACCTGTGGATGGAGGACCCGAACTACGCGGCGTTGACGTCCATGCACTTTTACGCGTGGTCCAAGGGGCTGAAGACGGGCATGTACTACCTGAGAAGAAAAGCGCGCCACCAGCCACAACAGTTTACGATTGAGCCCGAAGCCAAAAAAGAAACGGGCGATGAACAAATAGATGAGGGTTGTGCCATGTGCTCCGCTTAGATAACGCTTATAACGCTTAGACCTTGCAAAAAATGGTCATCATTTAAATGCATGATAATCATTTTCATTCTTCTTCCCACACAATTGGGTCAAACGTGTTCATGTCAAAATGACGGCCACAAAAATCAAAATCATCATGACCGCTCCGTCTCATTATGTACAATGCTGCGGCATCTATCAATTCAGGATGTTTTCTGGCCATGAATGATTCATATTTGGATTTGATTCGTTTTAAAATATTCAAATGCATGACGACATCATTGTCTATTTTCTCATGGTTTTCATCCGAATCGTCCAAATCATTCAAGTAATCATCCGCCATTGCGAGATTGCTCATGTCAAGGTCAAACAACTGAGGGAATTTGATGTTTTGTGTGCCAATGAACTCAAGAAACAACACGTAAAATGAGTTTTCATCTCTTAATTCGTAGTAGGCTGTCCACAAAGTGGATAAGTGTGATTCATGTTTCGTTATGATTTTATTAGCATCGCGCAAGGCGTTCATGCATGTTATGTAGTCCTGATTACTTAAATGTTCTTGAAGGTCATCAATTGTGTTCAAAACGAAACCTAGATTAATCGGCATCGGTGCAATACATGAATTACTGTATGGCGTTCTCTTTATTTTTTAATATGCATCATATAATATCATATGATAGTGAACCGAAAAACCAAAAAAATTGAAGTGAACCCCCAATTGGTTTAAACACATGCATGTCTCTCTAATCACATAACATCAATTCTAATGCACAACCTCAAAAAGGTCCCACTTTCATATTATGCATCAACCGGCATTTTGAACGAACTCATCAATTCAGTGGCCAATGCTTTACCAGCGCCAACAACGACAGAGCCAACAACGACAGCGCCAGTGCCATCCAACCTTCAAACAAAAGACTGGAGACAAAAGCAAGACTGGTACAAAAATGGAAAATCAAACGAGTGCGAAAAATTCCAACGCAGCCAAATTCAACAAATCACCGGGAAAGAGTGCCCAAAAACAACCTTGCGCATAAACAAACGCACGCACGAAATGCAAGCGCTTTACAATCCGTTGACACGCCCAGATGGATTTGATTGGACGGAAGACTTTGATGGAAAGCAAACCATAATGGGGCATGATTTGCTCTACAATCTCAAAATGGTGTGTGATGCTGGCGGTGCTCAAACTCGGTCCTTGAGAGAAGTGCATTCCTTTATTGAGGCCCAACTGCAGTTATCACTTCTTCAAACCCACGAAAAAATGTATTTCATCAACATTTTGGATGGCGACCAAAGCCATGTTAGAAAAGAGCAGTTCAACCATTTGCTCAATTTGCCCGAATACGCAGCCGTGAAAGAAAAGGTCTTTGTCGACGACCTTGTTGCTTTTCAAGTGTGGTATGCGTCAAAATTTGCAGGGGTCTTAGATGCTTCCAATTAGGTGTTGAACGATGCGATATGCCAACTCAAATGGAATGCGCTTTCGTGCATACTCTTTCGATTCACGATATTGTGGTAGAAACAGGCTCCAAGTTTCGTGTCTTTTTTTTTCTATCAATTCATTGAACCGGTCGCACATGCGTTGTTGTTGGGTTGCATTCAAGGTTGCGCCATGAACGCAGAGGGTTGCATAAGACCGGCTGCAATCTTTGGCCGGATACGTGTATCCAGGCTTGTATTCCAGACAAATTCGCCCGTGTTCGGTTCCGCTGTCCAGCGCGCACAGCGTCATTTCGGTCAGTTGTTCGCCCGCCTTTAATTTGTGCCCATCCACGTGCCGAAACACTTTGATGCATGGATGAATGGGCAGCTCGTAAATATCACCCCCAATAATCCAGCCGTTGTCTGCGCGCATTTGGAATGTTTTGCGTGCGCCAGACGGCATCGACACCCATTCCACCATTTGTTCGGTCATTGGAACGGGGGAGCGTTCAAAGGCAATCGCAACCACCGTGGTTGGCGTGTCTTCAAACACCGTCTCCTCAAAATATTTGACCTGCATCAGGCGATAATTGGTCAGAAGCTGGGTTCTGCAGCGGGCGTCTATGTCGCGAGGGGACAAGAAGATGCCAGCAGGTATAATGAAAATTCCGGCGGCGCAACCTGCATCCGTGGATAGGGCCGAATGCATGAAACATTTGTAGAGGTCGTTGGTGTCATACTTGTCAAATACGGTTTTGTCGGGACACTTGTTTCGGGCCAAATACGGTGGATTTGTGATGACGAATGCATTGCTGTAATTTGGCGGATTCATGAGCGTGTCCCGAACCACAATGTCGTCGCGTTTGGGGTCAATGTCGTATGCTTCAATCGGGAGAACTGGTGCATTTTTTGCTAGCCAATCCAATAAATCCCCCGTTCCTGCAAATGGTTCGATTATGCGGTCCGAAGAATGAAGGGGAAGGGGCAACCCGTTTAAAATGTAGTCGCTCCGAGTTGTGTAAAACTGGCCGGCCAATTGTTTTTTTGATTTTGAACTGGATTTGGGTGGCATATATGGTTGCGTGGTTGTATAGGCGTGGTGTTGTGTAGTGTAGTTAAATTGTTTACATTAATCAATTTTTTAATTATTTGAACCAATAAAAATAAATATAAATGTGAATGGCTTTTATATTTATGCAATGAATGAACCGTTGTTGACACTCAATCAGCCACCCATGCCACCCAGTCAGATGAATCTGCCAAATGAATTTTTAATGCCGGTGCCATTCTGTGAATTGGTGTGCGACCATGTGTGTTGGGCCTTGTGTGAGTGCGGCATATGTTTTTGTTGCATTATTTAGATTTTTAGTTTAGATTGTAGAGAGAATTCATTGGGTTTCGGGTTTGGGTGGCGACGGCATTTCGGTCATGTCGCCGAATTCGCCGAGGTCATCGCGGTCGCATTCGATGGTGCAGTGATTTCGAAACAGCGCGCGGAATTCGCGACTGGTGCGGCACAAATCATCATTGTGCACCAGCATGTGATAGCACCGCAGCGTCACGATGACGTCAATTTTGGAGTTGTGTGTGTTTTTCGGGGCGCGATGAAACATGTGCTCGTGCAGCTCCAGCAGTTTGGGCCACTTGTAGCCTCCGCCAGTGAACGTCGGGTGCTTCAATTTGCACAAATCGGTGCCGACCCGCATGGTGCAGAAGGGGCTCGGGAAATACAGCGACATGTGATGCCGTTGGGATTCAATTTGCAGCATGTTGCTGTCAAAATCGTAGTTGTGAGCGACGCATTTGCCACACTGCTGCAGTTCCATCTTGAAATCAAAGAGCGCCACGCGGATGTCAATGCCTTTAGAAAGCGACAGCTCGCGCGTGATGCCGTGAATGGCCACGCTTTCATCGGGGAGCGGGATGTGTGTTCCGAGGGTGATAATAACGTCTTTGAAACTCTGTATTTTGTCGGCGTCGGTGTCGTACACCAAATAACTGAGCTGCACAATGTGCGGCCATTGTGCGGGGTCCATGCACTGGCGATTCTTGGGGGGAAGTCCGGTGGTTTCGGTGTCGAATATCATGAGTTTCATGTTGGTTGGTTGTCTGTTGCCTTATGTATATTGTCTGGTGTGTGGTCCAATTCCTGCAATCAATTTTTTCTGTAATTTGGGTGAGTGCAATGTTCAAACATTTAGTAGACCTTTATTGCTTGCTTATTACTTGCTATTCAAACAACGATGCACAGTAATGGGCAATGACCCATCCAATGCAGGCGTACCATTGGTCGCCCACTCTATTCAAAATGGAATCCGCGTGCGATTTTCCACCCGGCCACAACTGAATTGTGCGAATGAATTGCATTCCAACCTGGGTGTTTTCAACCAGCTCGAACAATGCGTGCATGATAAACCATGTTGCAAAAGAACACCCCCAATAATACACAATTATTCCGGATGCCAAGTGCAGCAATGAAAATTTGTCGGTGAACTGAACTCCCATACTTTTTTGTATGTATATTTTATTGATTTATTTTATATATAGCATTAATTATATATAATATACCACAATATCTCTCGAAATGAAACTCACCAAAGTGCATTTGTTTGTCATGCTGCTTTTAGCGCTCGTGTTCTGCTCCTTTTTTGGCGGGGCATGTGGGACTACTGGTCGCAGTTTAGAAGGATTCAACATGCCATCGGATAGCACCACTCCGTACAATGGCGAGGGTCAGTACTCGGACCAGTATTCAAATTATGGAAAAATGTATTCAGCCAACAAGAAGTACGCCAAGGGTCAGGATGCCGCGAATGACCGCAAGGACAAAGTGCTGCCCCAGGGAACCAATGCCCCGGGTTCCAACAATTCTCACGCCGAGGATGATGACGCGTCTGGTTCTGGTTCTTATGCTGCTTATCAGAGCCAAGGTTCGAGCCAAGGTTCGAGCCAAGGCATTCCAGCCAGTCAAATCCCGCCCGGCCAGGAGGACCTCTACATGTTGAAATCGGAAATCGTTCCACCCGTTTGCCCGGCGTGTCCGGCAATGAAGTGCCCCGCTGGTTCTGGCGGTGGCGGTGAGAAGAAATGCCCGCCATGCCCGCCCTGCGCGCGCTGCCCCGAACCCGCCTTTGAATGCAAGAAGGTTCCGAATTACAGCAGTGGCAACGACGACGTGATGCCGCACCCGGTGTTGAACAGCTTTAGCCAATTCGGCATGTAAACGTCATTTAAGGGGACTGGGGCACCACTTGTTCCCCCCCCTTTCGCTTGATGCACTGCCGGTCAATGTACATCGTTTCCGTCGCCGCATCTTGAGGCACTATTTTCAACAAGCATTTGGAATGCCGTCCGTAAAGCGGTTCCGTGCATCCCTTTTCCTTTTTGTGTTTGCGAGTTTTGGCCATGCGAGGATTGGGTTCGTCCGTGCACCGCGCTCGAAAGTGCTCATACCGTTCGCGCACGTCGCAATAGGAGAGGCCCGACGTTTTGCCGAGCAGCTTGTTCACAATTTCATGCAGTTCATACACGTATTTAGAAAAGGCTTCGCGATTTTCCATATGGCATGCACGCAGCGGATGGTTCTTGAAGTTGGTTTTCAGGTTGATGCGGCAGTATTTGCAGGGCAGCACGTTCTGCAGGTTCGTAATGAATGCGCGGTAATTGCGTTTATCGGCGGTGGTGGGTTGCACGGGGTAATTGAAGCTCATGGTGTGCAAATAATGCCACATGGGCGGACCCCATACCGTGGTTAAAAACCCGTCCCCTGACAAAAAATCCTGGTCCGAAAACACGGGTTTGGATTTGGATTTGGATTTGGATTTGACTTTAACCTTACTTTTTCTGGAGTGTTTCATTATTTCATTATATGTAATAACACATAATAAAAAAAATCAAATAAAAACAACCCATTTTATGTATTTATTACGCGCAAAAATTACACCGATGAATGCCTATGGTTCTGTGAGCAGAGTGAGTGAATCCATTTACAAACTGTTGCGCTACATGAATTGGGTTTCCAAGGACAACAAGAACGGCAACCCGGATAACAATAACGACTACCCGGAACCGATGACATGAGACCCGTTGCATTTAAACCTTGAACTTTAAACCTTAAACCATGGTGTTGATGAATTTTTCCATGGTGGGTTTGTCAACTTTGGCATCGTACTCAATGTTTTGGCCGTCCTTTGTCAACACAATGGTGGGGTAGCCTTGAATCTTGTACTGATTGACCAGCGATTCATTGGCAGGGTCCTCTCCATCCACGACCACAAAATCCAGTTTGTAGCCGTTGACTATCTTGCCATTGTATTCATCCTCCACCTGCTGGAATTCGGGCAGCGCCTTTTTGCAGTGCGGGCACCAATCCACCTTGAACATCCGGATGGTCGCCGTTTTGGGTTCCGCCGCGCCGGAATTCGGGGCATTGGAATACCCCTCGTAATACGACGCAGTGCTGCTGGATTTCACGTATCGGTTGTAAAGCTGCTGGGCCAGCACCGCAAAAAGCAGCGCAATGAATGCGTATCCCACCCATTTTTTATTGTTCATGAGCCAGTCGGCACTTTTTTTAATACGGTCCATCGATGTTTTTGATTTTGTATACATAAACAGAGAGAAATTAATATGTTTGCATAAAACGAATGCCGCCAATCCCACCCCAATTTATTGTGATTTTCTCTCTTGTGTGTCTGTTGGTTTTGCATTTGATTCCATGAACGCTTTCGCAGACCCGATGCCGTCCTCAATCCACGCTAAACGTTGGCTGGCATCCGACATGATGGAAAGCCATTCTGCCGGACTAATGTTGGGTTTGACGTGGCACACCACTTCATTGACGCCGGGAGGAGTGGTGTTGAATATGCGCAGATTGACCCATCGCACCAGTTGCAAATTGATGAAGCGCAAATAATCAACCAGCGACGAGTGTTCCTCGATGCCTTCATTGGGATTGTTCCACACATTGCGCATCCCCAGCACTTCCTCGGCCTGGCACTGCGTGTCTTCTAAACACTCGGTCAACGGATAATTCACCATGATGCCGCCGTCAATGTAGCAGCAGCCGTCGCGAATGATGGGTTGAAACAGCATGGGCATGCAGGAACTCATTTTAATGGCGTCCATGAGCGGCAGTTCAGGGTGGGTTGTGTGCGACAGCTGCACCGTTTTGAAGGTGTTCAAATCCACTGTGAACATATTGAGAGAAATTCGAGAGTATTCGTAAAACTCGCGCATCGTGATGCCGAGCGTTAAATCCTTGGATTCCAGCAACGGCTGCATCATGTCATCCAGCAGCTTGGGTTTCGCCATGCCCTTGCACGAAAACAGCTCAAACAGTTCCAGCGAATTCACGACGACCTTTTCCCATGGTCGCTTAATGATGTAGTCGTCCAGCGTGGTCCAATCGTGCTTCAGGCACAGCACGGCGCCGATCAAGGCCCCGATGGACGTTCCATAAATGGTTTCAATATTGTCATGAGACCATAATCCATGTTGTGCCAAATGCTTTGCGACGCCGTATGATAGAAGACCGGTTGGTCCCCCGCCGCTGATGACGATGTGTTTAATCACCATTCGATTGTGGCTTATTGTTTATGGATGAATGTATTTACGGGCATGTGTTTAATTGAATTCATTTGAAATTGAGTTATTTTGAATGAATAAATATATATGATAGGAATAATAGGAACAATAAGATAACTGGGAAATGGACAATATATTTTCAAGCAGGAACGAAGAGAACCGCGAAAGCGTTGAGAAATTGAATTTGGATGATTTGTATGAACAGAAAAAACAGGAAGATTTAGCGAAGCTCTACACGTTCAATCGCATCCTGACTCGGGTGCACGAGAAAATCAAGGTTGCTGCGCGACAAAAAAACAGCCAGCAGTTTTGCTGGTTTTTGGTTCCAGAGATATTGGTGGGTGTGCCGAACTACGACAAGAACGCGTGCATAACCTACATGATAAGCAAATTGGAAGAAAACGATTTTATAATACGATACACGCATCCCAATTTGCTGTTCATTTCATGGAAGCACTATGTGCCCAACTACGTGCGCACTGAAATCAAGAAGAAAACGGGAACCGTCATTGACAAATTTGGGAATTACGTGTCGGAAGCGGATGCGGAGGCAAGCCCTGCCGTGAGCGACGGCACCCCCGGTTCCGACTTGAACATGATGATGTACAACAAGAAGGGAACGACTGCTGCAGCCGCGACGAAGAAACCGGCCGGTGATTTTAAGCCCATTGCATCCTATAAACCCACCGGAAATCTGGTGTACAATAATGACTTGTTTAAAAAGATAGAAGACCGGATATAATCGGGGAACTACGTTCCCCGAACCCCTCCTCATTGGGGAACCAAGACGACCCCCATCCTTATCTGGAAACCAAGACGAACCCCATCCTTATCTGGAAACCGCATCTCATTGTTCCAGTTGTTCCAGTCGTTCCATGAGCTCGTCGTATCGTTGCTGTTCCAGTGCTGCCTCCACTATTTTAAGACGGCGCAGCTCGTGCGTGGTGCAGCCGCGTTCCGCAATGTGTTCCACCTGCATTTCCAGTGCGGGCAAATCGTCTTCGGTCAAGTCGGGATGCACAATGGCTCTCGCGATTCGGTCCAGTTCGCGTTGATTCTCGTTCTGCTTTTCGAGCCGGCCCTCCTCATTTTTTGCATGCGCCGCAAGCAAATGTTTGATGTCGCTGTTGTTTCCATGGGTTCCATGGGTTATTGCAGCAATGTCAATGCCGCACTGACCATCTGCAGAACGGACCTCATCAATGCGGGCACGCAGTTTCGCAATGCGCACGTAAAAATTTGCCAATCGTTTCATGATGGCGTTGGGCGCGCCCTTGGCAGCGACCATTTCGGCCAGGTCGGCCAGTTCATTCCGTGCAATGGGTTCTGTGTCCGGGTTTGCCCCTTTTTTCAACCGCAAATGCATGTGAAGTGCGGCCCCGCAATGATTTCCGCCCTGATTGTGGCAACGGCGTTTCAATGCATCGGCAATTAACTCCTCAATGTCCTGCGCAGATGCGGCAAACAATTGCAGGTCCGGTTGCGACATGTTCGCGATTTGGCTGCTCATTAATGCATCAAACCCCGCAACGTCAATCGGTTCATCCGCTGATACTGAACCTAGAAAACTGGAATTTGTTGACGACGCCATTTACCTCTGTTTGCAATTGTATGAATGTTAATTACTTAATTATGAATGATTGAGTATTTTTTATTTTGTTTCGTTGTTAATATGTTATATTGTGATTATAATGATGCATATATTTGCAAAAATTGAATTAAACACATCGCCATAAATAATGGTTAGATATAGAACCGCGCCATGTTGTCTTCCCGTGCACCCAGCAAGACTCAGAAGAACCGGGCAGCGGGTGGAACGAATAAGAATGAAATGTGGAAAAAATTGCAGTCGGCGTTCACCATCATGGATGATGATGAGACATCGTCGCCGTCGGCGTCGGCTGCAGTGGAGTGCGTGTACAACCCATCTGGAAATCGCGAACGGTGCGACGTGTGCCAGTCGAATATTGTGATAACGGAGGACGGATTTGCCACATGCACGAATCCGCGCTGCAGCATCATCTACAAGGACGTGCTGGACCAGTCGGCGGAGTGGCGGTTTTACGGGGCAGACGACAACCAAATGACGGACCCCACGCGGTGCGGCATGCCGGTGAATCCGTTGCTGGTGGAATCATCCTACGGGTGCAAAGTGCTGTGTGAAGGGGCATCATCCTATGAGATGCGGAAAATTCGGCGATACACGGAATGGCAATCCATGCCCTATGCCGAGAAATCGCTGTATGACGAATTTGAGCGCATCAAGAACACGGCGTCCAATGCCGGCATTCCGAAGATGATTATTGACTGCGCGCTGCGCTACCATAAGAAAATATCGGAGCACAAAACGTTCCGGGGTGAAAACCGCGACGGAATCATTTCGGCATCCATTTACATTTCGTGTCGCACGCACGGCTGCCCGCGCACCCCCAAAGAAATCGCCAGCATCTTCCACTTGGACAACAAGAGCGCAACCAAGGGCTGCAAAAACGCGCTGGCGATTATCAATGAGCTGGAGCACGACCTGGAAAATTCCGAGAAAACCAATTTCGAGAGAACGAAGCCGCGGGCATTCATTGAACGGTACTGCAGTCCGCTGAACATCAATACCGAGCTGACCAAGCTGTGCATGTTTGTGGCGATGCGCATTGAGCAGAACAACATGATTCCGGAAAACACGCCGCATGCCATTGCCGCGGGCATCATTTACTTTGTCACGCAAATGTGCAATTTGAACATCACTAAGAAGGATGTGAACCGCATCAGCCAAATCAGCGAAGTCACAATCAACAAGTGCTTCAAAAAACTGGAATCCATTAAGACGCAGTTGATACCGTCCACCATCATTGAAAAGTATTCGGCAGCATCATGAAAAAAAAATGCACGCAATGTTTAGGCAAATTTGCAACAAAATATCCACCACCATGTCGAATGCAACTATACCCGAACTCATATTCATTGTTCCATATCGCAATCGCGAAGAGCACAAAATGTTTTTCACGGTGTACATGAAGTTTCTGATGGAGGATGTTCCGCCCGAAAAATACCGGATTTGGTTCGTGCACCAATGCGACAACCGCCCCTTCAATCGCGGCGCCATGAAAAACATCGGGTTCCTGGCCGTTCGAAGCATGTATCCCAATGAATACAGGAACATCACGTTGGTGTTTCACGATGTGGACAATCTGCCGTACACAAAGGGGATGCTGAATTATGGCACCCGTCCGGGGGTGGTGAAGCATTTTTTCGGATACACGTTCACGCTGGGTGGCATTGTGTCAATCAAGGCGGGTGATTTTGAGCGCACGGGGGGGTACCCCAATTTTTGGGCATGGGGCAGCGAGGACAATTGCTTCAACCAGCGCGTGATTGAAGCGCGGCTGTACATTGACCGAAGCAATTTTTTCCCGAGCGGGCATCGTTCCATTCTGCAGTTCGTGGACGGACTCATTAAAATGATAAATAAGAAGGAGACGTCGGCGGCCATGTATCGCACGTGCCAGGACTCGTATCAAACCATTAGAAACCTGCAGTATCACGTCAAGGACGAATACATCAACGTGACGTCATTTGACACGCTGCAGAATCCGAATGAATTGAAGTTTGAGGAATACGACATTGTCAAAAACAACGGTGTTAACCGCATTTCTCTCGGGCCGCAATTGGGGAACATGAACACGCTCTTAGCGCAACGCCCCACGTCGCATCGGCGGCGTTAAAATAAAATTAAATATTGTGATACATTATACAAACCAACCAATATGTCGTTGATTCGTCGTATTTCGGGCGATTTTCGCCACCTGTGCAAACCCGCCATGGTGTATTTAGCCATATCCGTCGTGGCGCTCATTGCAATTGCGTATCAAAACATGGGCCTGAACAACATGTACTGCATGGGCGACTTTTCGTGCTACGTTCCCAGCACCGCTGCGGTCATATTTAGCGAGGGCCTTTACATCCTGTTTTGGACCTGGATTCTGAATTTGATGTGTCGAACGGGATACGCCTCCATTTCTTGGTTTCTGGTGGTGTTTCCGCTGGTGTTGTTTTTCGTGCTGATTGGGCTCATGATGCTGATGTCGACGCGGATGACGAAGCAAGGACGGGTCCAAAGGCTGCTGCCGATTGAGCGCCCGGTGCTGCCGCGCAACGAGCAGTTTGATTCATTTGGTCCCATGTTTCCGCCGGGTCCGCGCATGAATCAATGAATCGTGCATGAAACCGCGTGCATTAAAATTTGTGTTTATTCATGAAACAAATAATAAATACAAATATTAGATAAACGGTACGCAATATTACATACATACGGTAATCCAACAAACAACCATAAACAATCATAAACAACCAATAAAAAAAAATGGCACATGCAAAAGCGCATGCAAAATCATATGAACGGAAGGACGAGAACGAACTGATAGCGGCGGCGTTGAAGAATGCGGAGGAAACGTTGTCATGGAACATCATTGACCACTATTTCAAGGACAATCCCAACGTGCTGGTGCGCCACCATCTGGAGTCGTACAATGATTTCCTTAGCAACGGCATTGCGCGCATCATGAAGGACCAGAACCCCATTATTTTAGAGAAGGACGAGAACAAGGACACCGGGAAATACAATTCGGTCATTGAGATTTATTTGGGCGGCGTCAATGGCGACCGCATTTCATTTAGCAAGCCCATCATTTACGACGACGTTGCGGCTTCGACGGGAGAGAATGAAAAGGAAAAGGAAAAGGAAAAATCGAGTGCGCACTTCATGTATCCGAACGAGGCGCGTCTGCGCAACATGACATACGGCATGACCATTCATTGCGACGTGGTGGTGATGTATCACGTGTACGACCCCGTGCAAAAAACCATGCTGAAAGAGCAGCTGGAGCTGCCGCAGCTCAGCCTGGGACGGTTCCCGATCATGCTGCAGTCCAACGCCTGCATTCTGCACGGCATGACTCCGGAAGCGCGGTTCTATGCCGGCGAGTGCCGCAACGACTACGGCGGCTACTTCATCGTGGACGGCAAGGAGAAGTGCATCGTGTCGCAGGAGAAGTTTGCCGACAACATCATTTACATCCGGTCAAATGAGGATGACCCGGATGCGGTGTACAGCTACAGCGCCGAGGTTCGCACCGTGTCGGAGGACCCCTCCAAACCCGAGCGCAAAATGGCGGTCAAGATGGTGGCGCCGGATGTCAAATACACCAATAACCAGATTGTCGTGGACATTCCGAACGTGCGTAAACCGGTGCCGTTGTTCATCGTCATGCGCGCGCTGGGCGTCATCAGCGACCGCGACATTGTGGAGCGGTGTGTATTAAATTTAGACGCCAATGCATCGATGGTTGACGCATTCATTCCGTGCGTGCACGACGCGAGCGAGGTGTTCACGCAGGCCGCCGCCCTGAAGTTCATCGCCACAATGACTAAGGAAAAAACGGTGGCGCAGGTGCAGAACATTCTCATGAACTACTTCCTGCCGCAAATTGGCGAACTGAATTTCGGGGCAAAGGCGTATTTCCTGGGATACATGGTGTACCGGATGCTGCTGGTGGTGATGAAGATGGAGAAGCCCACTGACCGCGACAGTTTCAAGTGCAAGCGCGTGGAGGTGCCGGGCACACTGATGTTCAACCTGTTTCGAACGTATTACACTGCGCACGTGAAAAATGTGCGGCAGAAGCTGGACAAGAAAATCAAATACGGGCGAGACCGCAACGAGTTCGTCGGCACGCAGATCATGCAGGTGATCACCGTTGACAATTACAATGAAATATTTGGGGAGCGTCTGATTGAGGCGGGATTCAAGAAGTCGTTCAAGGGCAAATGGGCGGCCACGGTGCAAACGGACGACAAGTCGAAGACGTACAAGGGAACCATTGGAGCGTCGGACGGCACGGAGGTGGAGGGCATCGTGCAGGACCTGAATCGCCTGTCATACAATTCGTTCATATCGCACTTGCGCAAAATGAACCTGCCGATGGATGCCAGCGCCAAAGTGGCGACCCCGCGTCAGCTGCACGGGTCGCAGTGGGGCATCATTGACCCCGCCGACAGTCCCGACGGCGCCAACATCGGCCTGCAAAAGCATCTGGCAATTTCGGCGTATGTCTCCCAGGCGTGCTCGGCGCTGCCACTCATTCAGTGGTTGCGCGAGCTGGCCACGATGGAGCTGCTGGAAGAGTGCAGCCCGAAGTATTTGCACCAGCTGACCAAGGTGTTTGTGAACGGGGCGTGGGTGGGCGCGCTCGGCAATCCGCGCGAGGTCATGCGACTGTTTTTATTGCATCGGCGCAATGCGCTCATACCGATTCACACGAGCGGGCGCTGGGACATTGCGCACAACGAGCTGCAGTTCTTCACGGACGGGGGTCGCCTGTGTCGCCCGGTGTTCTACTATGACGAAGAAGCGCGCCGACCCAGCTACGCCAGCCGCGAAGCCATTGAAACCATAAAGAGCGGCAAATACACGTGGAACCAGCTGGTGTCCGGATTCGCCGCAAAAAGCGTGTCCACGCTGGACCCGTGCCGAGTGTATCGCATCGGCGAACTGTATTCGGGGGCGACCGATTTTTCCGCGCTGACATCCAGCCGAGCCATCGTGGAGTATCTAGACACGAACGAGTCGGAGAGCGCGCTGATCGCCATGTTCCCGCGCGACGTGGTGCCCGGGAAAACCACGCACGTGGAAATTCACCCGTCGCTCATCTTTGGCGTCATGGGCAACCAAATCGTGTTTCCAGAGAACAACCCGTCGGCGCGCAACAACTTTTCGTGCGGGCAGGGCAAGCAGGCGGTGTCGCTGTATTCCTCCAACTACCTGTCGCGCATTGACAAGATGGGGGTGGTGCTGAACTACGGCCAGGTGCCGCTGGTCAAGAGCCGCTACATGAAGTACATCAACAACGAGCAGCACCCCTACGGCGAGAACGCCATCGTGGCCATCATGTGCTACAACGGCTACAACGTGGAGGACTCCATCCTGTTCAACGAGGGCTCTTTGAAGCGCGGGCTGTTCCGCACCACGTATTACAACATGTACGAGACGCGAGAAGAGGAGGAACGCACGTATGACAAGCGCATTTGCAACGTGCAGGCGCAGCCGGCGGTGCGCGGCCTGAAACCGGGCGGCGATTACAGCGCATTGGACCGTTTCGGCTTAATCAAGGAAAATGTAGAAATGGACGACAAGAAGGCGGTCATCGGTCGCGTGACTGAACAATGGATTCCGGGCATTGCCGCGGATGAGCCGCAACTGGAGGACGACAGCGTGTTTCCGAAGAAGGGGCAGCTGGGGGTGGTGGACCGCACATTCATCACGGACGAGGCATCGGGCAAGCGGTTGGCCAAGGTGCGCATTCGCGAAGAGCGCATGCCGGGCATTGGCGACAAATTCTGCTCGCGTGCCGGGCAGAAGGGCACGGTGGGACTCATTATACCCGAGGCCGACATGCCGTTCACGGACGACGGCATTCGCCCGGATTTGATTATCAACCCGCACGCGCTTCCCACGCGCATGACGATTGGCCAGCTGGTGGAGACGCTGATGGGCAAGGCGTGCGTGCTGCAGGGCGGATTTGGCGACTGCACCGCGTTCGTGAACCACGGGTCCAAGCACCAAGTGTTCGGCAAGATGCTGACCGAGCTGGGCTACCATGCCAGTGGCACGCAGCTGCTGTACAACGGCATGACGGGTGAGCGCATGGAGAGCCAGATTTTCATTGGTCCCACGTATTACATGCGACTCAAGCACATGGTGAAGGACAAAATCAATTACAGGACGCGCGGTCCGCGCACTGTTTTGACGCGGCAGACGGTGCAGGGTCGTGCCAACGACGGTGGTTTGCGCATTGGTGAGATGGAACGCGACGGCGTGATTGCGCACGGGGCGGCGTATTTCTTGCGGCAGTCCATGTTGGAGCGCGGCGACGAGTACTACATGGCGGTGTGCAACAAGTCGGGCATGATTGCCATTTACAACCCCGCGCAGAACCTGTTCATGAGCCCGATGGCGGACGGCCCCATCCAGTTTGCCGACACGCTGACGGCTGACAACCAGGCGCTCAACATTGAGAAGATGACACGGTTCGGGCGCAGTTTCAGCGTGGTGCGCGTGCCGTACGCGTTCAAGCTGCTCATGCAGGAGCTGCAGGCCATGAACGTGCAAATGCGCGTGCTGACGGAGGACAACATTGACCAAATTGCGTCCATGTCGTTTTCTACTCTGACGCTGAACCTGGGAGGTGCGGCCAATCTGATTCGGGAGAACAAGGCGGCCGTGGGGGAAAAGATTGCAACGGTTCCGGCGTCGCCCAAGGCAGACAATCGCCCGGCGCTGCGCCCAGAGGAGGAAGGAGCCGTCGAAGAAGGGGCAGAAAAGGCGGAGTCGATGGGCTGGCAGTTTGTGAATTTTGAGGCGAATGGAGGAGAAGTTTACCAGTCGCTGCTTCGGGATGAAAGGGGGGTGCCGACGCAGATGTGGTCGGTGCAGCAGCACGGGGGCAAGTATCCGACCGAGCATCCCGCCGGCTGGAATGCACAGATGCTGTATTACAATGACGGCGTGCCAATTAAGGCGGAGGCGGTGATTGACTTGCTTAAGCAGATGCCGTATGAGAATAACTTCGCGCTGGCGGTGCAGGACATTCGGGATGAACAAGCCCGGCTCGACGCGGACGCCGTGTCTGTTTCAGACTTGAAATCTTCATCCATGCCAGGGTCGCCAATGTACGAGCCGACTTCACCCAGATACGAGCCGACTTCACCCAGATACGAGCCGACTTCACCCAGATACGAGCCGACTTCACCCAGATACGGGCCATCGTCGCCCGTTCAACATCATGCACCTCATTCACCTCATGCACCTCATTCACCTCATTCACCTCAGCAAATGCATCCGCAACAGCCCATAATGATGCCCCAACCAATGATGATGCCCCAACAAATGATGATGATGCCGATGCCCCAACCCATGATGATGATGCCTCAACCGCAACCGCATCAACATCAACCGCATGTAAGTGCAACTGGTGCCAATGCAGCCGAGTTAATTCATCAGCAATTGTCTGCATCTGCATCTGCATCTGCATCTGCATCTGGTTCTGGTTCTGGTTCCATGTTGGAAGTTGCACCAGAACCCAAACCCGAATCCAAATCCAAATCCGAATCAGAATCCAAATCGGATGAATCGGGTGGAGGTAAGCGTGTCATAAAATTAGGTTAATGCAATACATTTAGCATCAAAATTTTATTAATTTGAATCAAAAATAATAAAATATAATACTTACACAATACATAAACACTAACAACATGTTGAACAAGTATTTGGTTGAGTTTTTAGGAACTCTGTTTTTCATTTACATCATTTTAGCAACCGGAAATGCGATTGCCATTGGCGCTGCATTGACGGTGGCCATCATGATTGGCGGTCCCATCTCTGGCGGCATGTTCAACCCCGCGGTTTCCATTGCCATGGTTGCCGCTGGCAAACTGTCTTCCAGCGATTTAGTTCCCTACATTCTGGCCCAAGTGGCGGGAGGTCTGGTTGCACTTGAGCTGTTTAAGCGCGTCAAATTGTGAACATTGAAAAACACATTTCATTTCATTTATTATATTTTTATATAATAAATCATAACTGTCATTTAACTATGCCCAATAAAAGAAGTCATAAAAGTGGCAGACGCATCAAGCGAGGAGGAGGACCCATTGATTTCTTGAACAACTTGTTTTCAAGCAAGCCATCGACAGATGCAACTGCTGCTGCAACTCCTGTTGCATCTGATACTGCACCAGCACCAGCACAAAAAAAAACGATTTCAGACCACATTAGTTCCTTATTTTCATGGCTTTCTCCACCTGCAACTCCACCTGCAACGCCACCTGCAACTCCACCTGCAACGCCACCTGCAACTCCACCTGCAACAAATCCAATGCAACAGCCAAGTGCAGCAAACACAATGGTGCAACAACCACAAGGTGTTGGACAAGGTTTGGGACTAGGTCAGGGACAAGGAGGTTTGGGACAAGATGTTGGAGCGACAACAGGTTCTAACCCATTTGCAACCCCAAGTGGCGGGAGCAAACGAAACACCAAAACACACAAAAAACATAACCATAAAACACATAAAAAACACAAAACACACAATAAACGCAGTAGAAATTGATGTCATCAACGTTTATTGACGCGTTTCGTGAGAGCGTACAACAGCACCAGGCACAAAAATCCAAGTGATGTGTAGTAAAGGCTGGAAAGGGTGCCGTTCGGTATGCTGCCCATGCGTTTAGTGCAGTTGGGGCGGCGGCGTTGTGTGAATGCCTCGCGCTCGACATCCCCCGTCACGGGATTCTTTTTGTCCGAAAACCATGATGCCGGCATGTTTTTAATGTCGGCCGTCGCAACATAATTCGTGGCCGAAGCCACGTTGTTGTTGGCATCAATCGTTTCCAGCGTCACGCTCTGACAGTCGGGTGTGGACCCCAGTTGGAACGCCTGGAACAGCGAAAACGGATTGAGCGCGGCTGCATCCGACATGGTTCCAGGAATCAATCCCTCAAATTCGCTGAACTGCACCCCGCCAAGCCCGGATGAAATGAACGGGATGTTGCCATCGGGCACGTTGTTGACGTAAGCGTACCGGTCCACCACGCTCCCGTTGGTGGAATCGCTGCTCACAACCTTGCATTTGGCCCCCGTTTTTAGGAAAAACTTGTTTCCGAGCGGTTTGCCGGTGGCAGATGCGTCGCCACCACCGGACACGAGCAGTTCCACATAAGCAATCAGCGCGCTAATGTCGCCTGCCAAATTGTCCAATCCACCGCTGCTGGAGACACCCAATTCCGACGGGGTTTTAATTTGTTTGAAGTACTGATAGTCGGGGCCGAGCAGCTCTTGCTCCACATTGTCTAAATCCCCCAGAACGTCTTTGAAAAAATCCGACATTCCAATTGTGCTTACACTCCCTAATAATATATTATGATGATATAATATATTAATTGATAATTGCTCTATTATCTCTCCAAATACATGTCAGGAACCTATGAAAAATGCATTAGCTCCTACCCGCAACTCATATTCTTTGTGCTGATTGCGTTGTGCTACAAGTATCATGTTTCATATGCATATGCATTCATCGGATACATTGCAAACTCAATTGTCAATTGCGGTTTAAAACAATTGTTCCGTCATTCAATCGGACCTGCCGGAAATCGGCCAGCACCGTATCATCCTGCCAACGTATTTGACACCGCGATCACTTCAATTTGGCCAGAGCACAAGAACAACAACGCCTACGGATTTCCATCGGGTCATGCACAATCGGTTGGTTATTTCGTGGCGTTTGCGCATCAGTTTTTGTCGTGGAGAACGTGGCACCCTGTTTCCGTTGTTGCGGCACTGGCACTTGCGATATTTTTGATGCACACGCGCATTGCGTTTCGGCGCCACACCGCAGTCCAGGTGCTGTTCGGGTTCGCGTTTGGTGTCGCGACATTCCGTGCGTTTCATTGGGCTTGGAATAGCAATGTGCAACTCGCGAATTAAGACATGTCTATGCTGGGAATTTTGGTTTTGGAAGGGTCGTCCGTGTTGACATCGGCATGCGTGATGTTGTTGCTTGCATCGGGGGCGCGGCTCGTGATTGACAGGAGCGTGTTCGAATTGGCGTCAATGCGGTTCTTTTGGTCGTCAATGTCTGTCTTTAATTTATCATAAATGGTTTGCACAGAGGCTGTTTGGGTCTGAATGTCAACCACGGCTGGGTCCAATGAGGAGGAAGAGGAGGATGGGGGCGTAGTCATGCCTTCCATGAAAGAAGACCCGTATTTGATTCTTCGGTAGAGCACAATGAGAGAAAATGCGAGCAAAATACAGAGGATTCCGATGATGATGTTATAGACTGTTGCATTTGACAACTCGTCGGGCATAAAAAATAGCAGCGAATGCAGGGGTGATGGTTTCATAGTATAAGCAATGGCAATATAATATCAAAACATTATTTTAAAAGGGTTTGTTCCCATTTGTCTGTGTCTATGTCTATGTCTATTTTGTGCTCTTCATGTTGGCCAGCTTCGTGTTCGTGTCGTTTTGTGATTGCACCACCTTTTGAATGAGGTCCGTGTTTTGTTGCACCCCCTTTTCATTGGCGGCCATGGCGGCATTTAATTGGGTTGAAGTGTTTATGAGATTTATGAGTTGGCTTTTTAGAATCGCAATTTCGGCCGTGTTTTCGTCGATTTGCGCTTGTGTTGCCGGAGGTGCCGGAGGTGCTGATGCATCGGTTGGCGTTGGCGTTGGCGTTGCGGTTGCACCATTTCCCTCTAAACCCTCAATCACGCGACCAACAGATTTAGAATAAATCAAGGCGTGTAGCAATATCCATGCAAAAAACAGTATCAATGCGACGTGCATAACAATGCTCAACATGGCTCCGAAATGCTAAATATGCAATAAATAATATCTACAACTTAATATATATTGAATATTATTTATTAGTATTACACAAACAAATGGCATCATCATCCGGACATGCAACCATATCGGACGGCATTGGCTGGCGCCGCACCAACAGCTTACAAACCACTAAGCGGGTGCACTATCCGACCAAGCCGTCTGATGTTGCCACGAATCAGACCACCACTAACCAGGTGGTTCCCGGATTTAGTCGACCCAATTCGAACGGTGCATTGTTGAACGTTGACCCCGTGAACCTTGCCCCCGGTGTTACTGCCAGAGATGAAGCCGCACACGACTTCAGCGGCCCCGCAATGAAGGCGCGCCCCATGAAACATTGGCGCCGAAAACTGCAACCCACTATTAAAAGCGGTCGCAGCGTGAATTCCGTGTCGCTCGTCATTGACACGCCAGGCGGCACCACAAAATCCGGCAACGGCGTGTCGTGCGACTGCGCCGACGCAGCGGACAACTCATTCGCCAAATTTGACCAGAAGCTGTTGAAAATCCCGTCGCAGAAGTGTGAGCCGTGCGACCGCGTGGAAAATTACGGCTACGTGCAGGTGGGCAACCCCGCGGACCCCAAAAGCTACCAGATTCAGACCGGGCTGTACAATACGAAGTACATTGGCGTGTGCCCAGCAAACAACGTCATTAAATCGGGAGTTACGCTGATGAGCAAGGCGTATTACAGCGACACCCGTGGGTACCTGCAGTCGCGATGCAAGCGCTACGAACAGAAGCTGTCCACCAACCCGGTGCCGGGCGTTCAATACATTGGGGCCAACCACATGCCGCTCTGGCCCAACGATGACTGCTTTGGTCCACAAACACGACTCACGGGCAGCTGCTTGTACCCCTCGTGCAGCGCAGCCCAAAACCAGCTGGCCAACAAGTGCCAGGGCACCACCATTTACAAGCCGAACAACGTGCCATTTGCCAGACAGGGCGGCGTCAGCAGCGGCACGCGCACGCTCAGCCTGCGTGTGAACACCGTCAACCTGAACGGCAACTCATTTTACAGCGCATTCGGTGCGGAGGGTGCAAATGCCGGGAAATACAGCACCGAGTACAACCCGGGCTACTTCTTGAAAAACAATTATCAGCCCCCGAATTGCAAGCTGTATTATGGCAGTAAACCGGGCAATCACACTGTGTGCTTTTTTTCACCAACTGAGAATCGGTCCGCAACTCTGCCGAGTCCGGTCACAGCTGATGGATACAAATGAACCCATGAACCCTGAACCATGAACCAACCCATAAATGTCAATTTTAAACATTAAATGGTTAAAATTGAATGCAAAATGAATTAATGATAATGGGCATCATTAGGATATAGGCATCATTAGGAATACAAATACAACATGGACAACATCGTTAAGCCCTTCATGAAATGGGTTGGCGGAAAGACGCAGATTATCGGGGATGTCATGGCTCTCTTTCCCAAAGAGATGAACAACTATCACGAGCCGTTCTTGGGAGGCGGCAGTGTTCTCCTTGCACTTCTTACTCACATGCGCAACGGAACAATTAAGGTGTCGGGGAAAATACACGCCAGCGATTTGAACTCGAATCTCATTGGACTCTATCAAAACATTCAATCGGACCCGGACGGCATTATTGCGGAGGTGCGGAAATTGTCCGACGAATTCGCCGAGTGCAGGGCGGAACCGGTTAATCGCAAGGCTGCAACCCTGGAAGCGGCACTCGGGTCGCCGGAATCATACTACTTCTGGACCCGGTCCAGATTCAATGCGCTGCAGGACCGCACCTCGCTCGAGGCGTCGGCCATGCTGCTCTTCATGAACAAGACGTGTTTTCGTGGCGTGTATCGCGAAGGACCCAACGGGTTCAATGTTCCATTTGGCAACTATAAGAACCCGTGCATTCTGGATGCAGACCACATCAGAACGGTTTCGGCACTGATAAAAGACGTGGCATTCACACACTGCGCATTTGACGCGTGTCTGTCCAAAATTGAGCCGGGCGATTTCGTGTATCTTGACCCGCCGTATGCTCCCGAAACCGGCACATCGTTTGTCTCTTACACGTCGGACGGTTTCAATCTGGAAGACCACGGCCGGCTGTTCAACCTCTGCGCCGAAATGAAGGCAAAAAATGTCAGGATGGTTATGAGTAATGCGGATGTGCAGTTGGTTCGTGATGCTTTCCCGTCGCTCGCTTACACAACAAAAATAATAAGCTGTAGAAGGGCCATTAACTCTAAAGAACCGGACGCCAGGACCAATGAGGTTCTAATTATGAACTGATTAACGCCAGGAGAAGGTCCGTTGCTCCAACGAACTCAATGCGTAGTTTCGCACGATAGAATTCAAGTAACTCTTTTTTTTCCTCGATGCACTGGGGGCCAGGTAGGTTTCCATAGCTTTCCCTGCAAACTTGTTCGGCGCCACCCATGCACACAACCTTCAATGGTTTGCCTCCATGCAATCTGGGAATTGCAGAATATTTGAAAGGGACACCCATTATCTTTTCTCCTGCGGTGCCGCTCGTGTAAAACGTCTGGGCTTTGGCTTCGATGATTGCATCATCCACTTCCAGGTCTGGTTGACAGTGCTCTTTTTTTTCAGGTTTGGTAACAGTCTTGCCATGCAACGCATACATTTCTTCGCAGATGTGCTCCCCAAACTTGTTCGTCCATTGCTTTTCCAATTTCAAATCAGGGCGGCGCAGCTTCATTGTTGTTCGTCCCCACTTGTCTTCTTCTTTTTTGTATTTTTTTTCGTCGGTGGTTTTGTTCTTTTTTTCGATGGGTGGAAGGAACGTCAGGTCTCCGAATAACCATTGAATGACCGTCGGGTCGCGAAGAAGTCGAATGGCCGGGTCTGGGCACCGGGCAATGTGTTCGACAACTTTGGCGATATTCTGGGCATTATAGGTCATGGTTGCGTTAATCTGTGTGTGTGGTATGTTTAATGCCAGTTTATCTCAATCAATTTTTTTCAATTAAATAGACTGAATGTGTTTTATGTGGCAGTGCATTTAATATGTATTTAATGTGTCATTTTCTCTCGATTGAATGAATCCGGAAAGGGTAAAGGGTTGCAATGATTGCCCACCCGATGGCACCGACGGCCAACACATGCACCCTTTTGCCTTTTTCAATTCATCCATTCGAGAGAAATTCATGAAAATAGTATGAAAAAAATGGTTGACAAATGATTCATAATAATAATAATCATAATAATAATAATAATAACAACCGAAATCATTTAGCATTTGGGAATATGAGCTTATCAATGGTGGTGCGCACGCAGAACAGGCGGTGCAGGATGATGCCCAGGAAGAAAAGCCCAGCGGTGGTCCATGCAAATGAAGTGTGCGCAAATCGGGCAATGATGTAGGCCCCGATTATCGTGAAAATCACATCCACGACCGCGATTCCGCCGATTTGAATGGAATGCACGCCCGTTCCGGGAACACCCAGTGCATCTCGGTATTTGCAGAGGCCTGCATGGGCGGTTGCGTTGTTGGCGTTTGCGTTTGCGTTTGCGTTTGCGTATGACATTCTATCAAAAAATGTAATTATGTATTATACATAATGCGCATATAAACATTTGAACCCCATGACGTCAGAAATAAATTACGCTTGTTCATTGGGTTCATTGTGTCATAGTTCTCAAATATTAATACGAAATGGGTTAAAATCATGTTCTTACCCGTTTGATTGGATTTTTTCAAATTGTGACAATATCCTGCATTGCATGGAAGACAATTTCAATAGTTTTTTAGACAAATCATATTACATTAATGTGTCACAATCAAAATGCGGACATTCAAAATACAATGATTGCATGTTTAATCATCACAATCCGTTGCAAAATGCGGACCATTACAATTATTATGTAAGATGTGTTGATAGATTTAAAAATTTACTTCGAAAACAAGAACATAAGTTATTTATTATGATATTTGTTAATGGTGAATACAATTCGCATTCCAATCATTTTTTAAACGACATCATTGATTTTAATAATAAATTTTCCAAGTACACACGAAATTACACTTTATTGGTCATCATTAATTATCCAGACAGAGAACTGAATCATCACACATTCACATGCAATGACAATGTTCATTTATTAGAATTGCACACCATGTCAACCAGCAATGGTGTGCATTTTCAAAATAACAATGACAACATTTACCTGGACAATGTAATAAAATCGAAATACAAATTTAATATGAAAAAAAGCAATTAAATATTATGCAGGATGTTTACATAATATTTGAATCATGGAATCAGAGTCAGTCGCGTCAGTCGCGTCAGTCGCGTCAGTCGCGTCAGTCGTGTCAGTCGTGTCATCAGACCGAACAAAGGAAGAGCGGCAAGCGCAGGTCCGGCCCATTCTGGAAAAGCTGTCGGAACTGAAGCTGTATGCGTCTAAATTCGCCCCTGTTAAGATGCTGATGCTGCAAATCAAGGACTACGTTGCCAACGGCGAGGCGCAGCAGATAAACATTGTGTTTCCCGAATTTAGTCGGCGCATCAAGGGCACGTTGGAGACGAATCGCTGGGTCGAGTCCAGCATCAAAATGACTGAAATTGTTTGAAAAAATCAAATCATTAACGAACGACGTAATCACACAAATAAAATGTGCGTTATATTATTATAAGATTGTGATTCCTGATTCCGGATTCCATGTCATCCAACAAAAAGTGGTTCATCACATTTGGCGGTCCAACCCAAAACTTTCATAACGCAGTCAATCGAATATGCAAACAAGCCCAAAATGTCTCGGTGTTTGACTACATCCTCGGGTACACAGAGAAGCACCTAATGAGCGACGCATCATTTTGGAAGAAACACGGGAATTTCATAAAATCAAACGCATCCAAAGGATACGGATATTGGATATGGAAATCCTATATAACAAAAAAAACGCTAGAACGGATGAATGACAACGATGTTCTCGTGTATGCCGACGCAGGTTGCATGATTAATCCACACGGAAAACCGCGTCTATTGGAATACTTTTCGATTGTCTCTGCAAGCAAATTCGGCATTTTTTCTTTTCAAATGGCACATTTAGAAAAAACATGGACGAAAATGGACGCATTTCGATACTTTGATGCCGAGACGACGAATGTCATGGACACGGGTCAACTTATAGGAGGGGTTTATGTCCTCCGAAAATGTCCACACACCGTCGAACTTGTCGACAAGTGGTATGAAGGTTGTTGCCAATATCACATGCTCGACGATTCTGTGAGCGCGAGCCAGAATGATGAAACGTTTCAAGGGAATCGACACGACCAAAGCATATTTTCCGTGCTTCGCAAAAAACACGGGACTGAAACCTCCGAAATGGATGAGACGTGGTTTGCTCCGGATTGGAGTGTTCAAGGCCACAACTATCCAATTTGGGCAGTCCGAATGAAATACTAAATGCATCAGACGACACGCATCTAATAGACGATGTGCTCGTCAATCCATTTCTTCAATTGCACGTAGGTGGGCTCCATGATTTTGTTCAGACCGTCGGCATAGGCCTGGTAATTGGATTCATTGTCCCGCATCAAAATGAGCGTGTTGTACATGATGGTCAGCAGCTCGGACGTGTAAATGTCCACGATGGTTGTAAAGATGTCGTCCACCGTGTTGGAAGACGGTCCAGACATTTCCTGTGCTTTGTGGTCGTGGTCATCGTCCTCGTTCGAAATGGGCTTCATTTTGTAGGGTTTTGCAGACACCACGCTTGCATTTGCAGGTGGCAATATCATGAGGTCGGGCGAGAGCTGGTCATCCAGTATGAATTTGTACATGGTTAGCGTCTGCAGGATGTGCGGCTTGTCGGTTTGTCCGTATGTTCGTATCAGCTTGTTTATTCCCGTTTTGGACATTTCAATTAGCAGCACGTACAGGCGGTGTTGCACCGACCCATCATCCGCTTTGCAGTGTGCGTAAAATTTTTTGAACCGGTGAAACACGTTGAATAAAAAATACAGGTCCTCCTTGGTGTCGTTGTTGTACCAGCGCGCCATCGATTGCGAGTAGGTGGGAGGTTGCAGCATAAGGATGTTGTTTTGTATGGTCAACTTGGTGCCCACGGGGTGAAATGAAAGCAACGCAATTTGAAGAATCGCTTGCATCGGTTCCAGAATGGTCTCAAATCTCTCCTTTTTTCGGCGCGAACTAACAGTTTTGTACAACAACTGCAATGTTGATTGCATTATCGCGGAAGTCTAAGTTTTGTATATCGCGGATTAGTATTTGTATAATCAATAATATAATTTTTATATTATTTTATTGACTGTTCATGTTTTCATGTTTTCAAGGGGGGTCATGATTTCTCCGATTTGAATCATTTCAAGAAAATGTTGTTTTGCTGAATCATTTTATTGTAGGGTATGCCGTGTTTGTCGCACCAGCTGACGCACTTGATGATGTTTTGGCGTTTCATGGATTCCAGTTTTTCTGCGTGATACTTGTTCAGTATGAGGTGAATGGTTGCGTTGATGGTTTCCATCTGCTGCTGTCCAATGATGGCATTGCACTCCTCAATCTTGTTCAAAAAATAGGAATCATGATTCATCGGAAAAATGGAGGTCATTGCCGCGTTCTGCGGAAAATCTTCCAACTGTTTGAACATTGCGCGCAGGTGCGGCAGCAGCGCATCCGACGTTTTCGGCCTGAAATGTTTGCACACAATGTATCGCTCCGAATTGGCATGGCGGCTGGTGCACGGTTTTGACACAAACACCTCCTTGTACAAGTTGCACAGCACGTACATGATGTCAATGGTGGGCTTGGTGAACGTGTCAAACACCTTCAGGATGAAATGCCCTCCCGGTTTTTGCAATGCCAGCGCAAATCCCATTTCTGCGGCCAGCAGACGCGACACCATTGTCTCCTGGTTGTTGAAATCGCACGAAAAGTCGAAGCCACCGTCGGCGGTTATGAGCTGACATGTGTTTTGATACTTGGACACGCAGTGCTCAAAGTTGTCCAAAGAGATGATGTTTCCGGTTCCATCTGCGCCGGTTTCAATGCACACGCGGTTGGTGTGCGTGTCCAAAAACGATTTGCTTTTCTTCCATCCGGGACAGGAGGCGTCCTGATTCAACAGCGTCATTCCGTAATGAACGTCGGATTGGGCAATGTCCGGGAATTGCCGGGACCGAATGTGCACCAGGGCTTCTATGAAGCCGCCGGGGCCTTCGGCCAAATGGAACGACGTCATGCGAGTGGATTCGTGCAACGGGTTAAAAAACGTGGCGTGCAATTCAATCATCTTATAGAACGAGCGCGACAACGGGCGCAGTTTGCTGACCGCGTATGTTTTGCAATTGGGGATTGCGGTGTGAATGAATTCAAACGGGTTGGTGAATTTCTTAACCGAGTCCCACACCTCTTCGCCGCATTCTTCGATTTGAGCCTTAATGTTGCATAAATACATGTTCAGCGTGTGAGACACCACCGGGCTGGATGCTTCGGATGCGGTTATTTCAAACAACGACGAAGAATCTGTCGGTATGGTCAAATTGTTCAATCTTGGCAATTCGCAATAATACGACATCCTGAAATGCAAAGTTATACCATTAACACACAAACGGTTTATGTTGTTTTCATTTCAATCATCAAAATATTCGTATGCTTCTTCGCTCAATTCGGACGAAGTGTCAACCAATATTTCTTCTTTCGGTTGTTTTTTGTCGCGTCGTTTGGACAGTTGCTTTGATTTTGGGGTTTTGGTAGAAGCAGCAACCACCGCATTGTCGGTGTCGTCATCATCTGCTTCAATGTCGTCGTCATCGTCGTCATCGTCGTCTTCAGTGTCATCTTCGTCGTCATCTTCATCGTCTTCATCGTCTTCATCTTCATCGGCTTCGTCGTCATCTTCGCCACTGGTGTCAACCACGAATCCGTCTTTCAAATAGCCATCCTTGGTTTTTTTGCTTGCAGGTATGGCATCCAGTTCATCCTCTTCGTCGTCGTCATCATCGCAATTGGCCAACGTGTCGAATCCACCGAATAAGAAATCATACATTTTATCCCATTTTTCCAAAGTCAACGGAATGACCCGATGTTGCGAGGACATGTCTTTAGCCACCAGCGCGCACGCTCCAAAAAAGAGAATGGTGTCCACCGGCGGTGGGAATTCATACTTGTTTTCCTGTCCTGCATTGCCGTCCTCACGAGCCCACAGCTCCACCATGAACCGTTCATCTGCGCCGGAATAAGCCCATTCGGCGCGGATTTCAAATCCAGCGGGGGTTTTATATTTGCATTTTTTGCACAATTCCATTGGGTCATATGCATCAATATGTGATGAACGCAAATCTCCGTTGCGTTCCACAATCACAATGGGGACTGCAGTTGAGGAGGTTGGCTTGGGTTTAGGAGGCATGAATAAATTGAAGATTACATTATCATTGAGCATGGGTTTAAATCATTTGTGGCGTATATTTTATTCCATGGCCCATGGCATGCGCATGGTGTGCTTGTGATACGTTGTAAATCTTCAAAAACTATGTAAATATAACTTAATCCATATTTATTATAATTTTACGCCATTTTCATTTTTGCACCATTTACATTTGTTCATTTTGAAATGTTTTGGATTGCTCAAGTGGTCATCGTGTCATTTGTAATCATTTTTTTATTGCACAATTTGTATTATTTTTTCAAGGAAACGCTGACGATTCCGAAAATGAAGGACATGGTGAAACGACCGCAACAAAAGTATGACGCGTTGTTTAGGGAACTGGAAGAATCCAAAACTGCAAACGCAATGAATGCAACAAATGATGAAAATGATGCAGCTTCGATGAAAAATGAGTTGAAACGATACATGATGGAACTCAATGCACCGCCGCCACAACAACCCGAACCACAGCAATTGCATTCCAATTTCATAGAAATCGGGTCAACATATCAATGATTGTGATTGAGATTGAGATTGAGATTGTGATTGAGATTGAGATTGAGATTGAGATTGAGATTGAGATTGTGATTGAGATTGATGAAAACCATATTAAAGCATCATTGTTATTATACATGTATACACACTCCACACAATCATGCACCGCCAATCGAGCCAATCAAACCAATTGAACGAATTCCAACAACTCGTCAAAGAACGATTCAAAAGTGTACTTGAAATTTATTATGAAAACCATGTTCATAAGAAATTTTTGGCTGATGTGTACGCCGTGATTCCCAAAGGGAGAAAATGCGCACTGTGGTTTACACACAAACAGTGCTGGATGTTTCAAATTTCGAAACGGGTGTATCAACCCAGTCAACCCGGCCAATACAAACAATTCAGCCAACAATCCAATCATTCAGAACCGGTGTCATTTGATGATGTGCGCATGATGCACAGCATGCCGTGCATGGATGACGCATGGTATTCAGGGGAAGGAACAATTTTGTATGGAACATGTCTCTCTGAAAAAGGTGGCATCAAGAAACGATTCAGCGTGGAGAATGTGCATTATTTATGCGGCGCAAAACAAATCGGGGGTGGAATGGAGCGGTTCATTGCATTCTTTGATGCTTACAATAAACAAAAATGCAAGTCCGATGCGCCGTTGCAGTTTTTCATGCCAATCATGCACACCTCCTTCCACGATGCATTGAAGGATGCGCAACAGATAACATCGTATGATGTTTTTTGCATTCAACATCGGTTTTTGCAACGCTCCTGCACCGAATATAAAAATTTGTTGCTTCATCTAGCGGAACAGCCGCAATCACAATTGCAATCGCAATCACACTCACAATTGCAACCAACTGCACCAGCGCAATCGCAATCGCAATCGCAATCGCAATCGCAATCGCAATCATTTTTTCCGAGACAGGCGAATGTCATTCAGACCCAGAACCAGACCCATAACCAGAACCAGAAGCCTCAAGGTTCGATGCGCACCTTCGTTCTAAGGCCGGATGCTCAAAATGACATTTATTATGTTTTGCACAATGTGGATGACACGATAACCGATGCAACAATGATTGCACACATCCCGAATTACAAAACCAGCGTGATGATGAATTCAATCTTTCGGAACATCAAAGAGAACCGGAATTTGGACGCGTTGGAAGAGAGCGACGACGAAGAAGATTTTGTCGACGCTGACAAGAACAAAAATAAGTTCGTGGATTTGAGCAAGTGCGTGCGCATGACGTGCATGTTCAATCATCGGTTTAAACGGTGGCAACCTTACGCCTGCGCTCATTAAATGCATCATTCCATTGTTCATTTGCTCGAGAGAATGTGCATTTTAAGGAAAGCCCAAATGCTGAGGGCCACTGCAACGAACAACATCAGGTAAGGAAACAAAACCAAAAACCAGGACACGCGGATGTGTCCGGTCGAGCAAAGATAGTTCAAAACCCAAGTCCAAAACAGCGTGAACAAAACATTTCCAATGGACACTGCATTCGCGGATCGGCTCACGCTAAAATTCAAAGCGTTCATGTATGGGTGCAGTTTGGATTGATTCAACTGCATGAAATTCGAAAAATGATTTATGCTAAAATAAGCACCGACAATGTAAATGATGGCAAGTACGAGGTAGACCTTTGCAGGGGGGCAAAGTGATTGATACAACGACATTGGAATGGGGGGGGGTGGGGATTGGATGAAATGCGTTTTGTTTTATAAAGTGTGTGTATAAAATAAAACAGGGGCATGAATTGTCATTGGTTAATGTATTTTGGCCACCTTCGCATGAGCGGCATTTTGTATGGCCTTAATGTCGATTAGTTTTTGAGTTGGGTGACCCACTTTGGCATTTAATCCGGGCTGATTCCATGGAGAAGCAGAAGGCAGCTGGTTGGTTCCCATAAAACCACGATACCAGTTTTCTGCTCCGATTTTAACATTGTCCCAGCCAGTTTTGATGTCCTGTGGAAACCCGCCAAAAACGAATCCTCCTCTCTTGGTCCTGCTTCGTTTGGCGGTGCGCTTGCTCCCGCCTCCGCTCTTGCTCAATGCGTTAATCTTCAGCGGAGGAATCAATCGGTTTGCCTGACGTATGCCCGGTCCCCAAAATTCAGGAACTGGTATAGGCTTGCCTGCTGGAACCCCGGACTTGCTTAATGCGAAATGATTGCCTTTTGTGACATTCCATGCAGGCCCCACGGCCGTTTGACGCCACCAACCTCCCCACCCACCAGTTTTGCTGCGACTGCCTCGACTGCCTCGACTGCCTCGACTGCCTCGACTGCCTCGATTGCGTCGCGTTTTCATGGAATGAGTTTTTTATATATGTAATATATAATATGCCCCATATTATAAATATTTTGGGTAGTTGTGGAAAAAAAAACATAGAAACAAATAAACTTAAACTCAATCCAATAAAACGTGTAAATCACAAATCATGCTGCCTTACACAAACGCAGACGTTGGGTATCCATTCAATGCAGCCTCGTTCAAAAAATACGCGGCACATTGCACGCACTGCATGCACACATCTGCTAAACTGTTTTTTGCATCAGTTGCCGCGTGCATAAATGGCTTCATTCCACGCGCATTCAAGTACACCGCCATGTCCACATGCTTGTCCATAATTGAAGACGATTTGCAAAAAAATCGCGTTCCCGTTCCCAGTCCAATTCCTGCAACTCGGCTTCAGAGCGCACTAAATGACATTATTATAACATTTGACACAAAAACGGAATGAATGAGTGGATGCGCTGTATTCATTTACTCAATGTCCACGTGTGTGAGAAAGTGCCGGCGGCAGCACATTTTGTTCAGTTTGAGCGTGTCCATGACTTCGCCCTCTGGGGTTTTATGAATGTATTCCTTGGTCAAATAAATGACCTTCTCGGTGTCCATGCCGCGAGCCATTTTCAGTCGTCTCACTTCGCTGAGATAGTATTCGTACTTGTTTCCAATGACGTTGCCGCAGGTGAAGCACTTAACCGGGATAATCATTGTCTTATTTATGTGGGTGGGTGTCTGGTATGTTCTGATTGTTATATTACACCGTTATTTTTAAATCAATTTTTAAAAATAAAGGAATTTTCATTCATTGTTCATTTACGGTTCTTCATGGGTTTTCGGTTCTTCATTGATTTTCGGCGGTTTTTATTCCCGCCATAGCCATAGCCGGCAGATGGATGCGGAACAAATCCAAAGGCAGCAGAAGCAGGAGGAGCAGATGCAACCGCAAAAATGGAAGGTTTTGGCGGAATGTATCCTGGCATTCCAGGTCTTGGACCCGATGATGATTGCGACACGGGCGCAATTATTTTCTGATGTGCCTCTTTCATTTGTTCCAGGGTCATGTCTTCTTTGGTGGGATGAACGTTTTTATGACGAATGGTCGCAATGCGCATGTCCGTGCATTGCCTTTTTGAGTCAAATTGAAACACCGGAATCCCGTTTGATTCCAATCGTTTAATTTCGTGCTGAGTGATTGGCATGACTTCTGGAACTATGAACGGTCTAAAATCAAATTCAATGCGGTAGGTTGGGTCAATTGCAAGCATCATATCGCGTATACTGCCAACTTCATATTCTTCGCGTGCGTTCATGTGGCGTTTCATTTTGTACGTTCCTGAAAAAAAATTAAACACCAGTGTGTGGGCATCAATGCAGTGTATTTCTCCGGATGCATACAATCCGTATTGCATGCGGTTAGTTCTCAATTCGCCGAGTTGGGTTGCCATGCGATAAAAAATTTGATGATGCTTTGTTCCAAACTCGAACATGTTCATTGATTTGGATGCATACAGCTTCATTGGCACCAATTCTACGTCTCTGTTGGTGTCGCGGTCTTTTTGAATGATGGATGCAATGACATATGTGTACATTGCACCCGGCTCAAATTGAGACGGCTTTGGATTCACAAGCAACGGACTCACTTCATCTATGATCCTAAAATTGGATTCTTTGTATGGGTCTAGCGGAATGTAATAAAATTTACCAACCTGGTCTTGCATGCATTGCATGTGAACCTTTGTGGTTGTATTGACTATCGCCTTTCGGGTCATGCTTCTTTTGATGCGTTTAATTCCGGGTGAGCTCTTGCTTCGCGTGTTTCCAGGGGTAAACCATTCGGGATGTGCAGGGAAAACCTTGAATCCTTCCGGATGGTGAGAATCAGCCATTTTATAAAAAAAACAGTTGATATAATTGATATGCATTACTTCTACATTTTATATTTTACATTTCATGGTGTGTCCTTGTCGGTCACTATTAATTGAATTTTGGGTTTGCTGCCTGGTTTTTTCTTATCTGTAGCGGCAACTTCGGCAGCCTTGGCGACTGGCTGAGCCTTGGCGACTGGCTGAGCCTTGGCGACTGGCTGAGCCTTGGCGACTGGCTGAGCCTTGGCAACTGGCTGAGCCTTGGCAACTGGTTTTTTGGCGACCTTGGCGGCTGCATTTGGGGCTGCGGTTGCAACAACTGTGGCGGCTTGTTCCAGTTCCGCTTCCTGGTCATGCTCTAAAGCCGCCATCTGTTTTTCAAATGCGGTGGATGTGCCCAACAGGCTCTTGACCACCAGTTCCGCGTTGTCAATGGAACGCACCTTCTTGAATACGAAGTAGCGGTTGTAAAAGGAGATGCGGCGCTCGTAGTCGCGCATGTCTGGCGCATCCCCCAATTCAGATGCCATGGATGGCGTTTGCTTGATGCGCGCCATCATCTGCACATACAGCTGCTCAAACATGCCGGTGCCGTCCGGCAGCCCGAGTTTCAACGCATCGTCGCGCTGCACCACTTCAAACCCGAAATTCGCCATCAACCGTTTCAAATAGTTAAAGTTGACCAAATATTCGCGAAATGTCTTGTTGATGGATTCCTGATACACGTCAATCGCGTATCCCACGCAGGTCTCGTCATCCGGAAACTCGGTGGCGGTGTAAGCCTTTGACACCTTCCACACGAGCTTCCCTTTGTGGAGCACGGCAATGCCTTCGCCAACCTCGTGCGGCTTCAGCGCGTCGAACATGGTGGTCCCGTCATACGTGGTGCCGATGAAGTAGCCCCCCACCTCCGTGCACTCGCACACGTTGCGCAGAAAGTTGCACACGTTGGCCCGAGTTTCAAACATGTAATGAATCGCGAACTGGCACGACGACACATTGAACCCGTTTTCAGCTTTTCCGTATTCGCGATACACGCCTTCGCCGAGCAGCGCCTTGTCCTTCGGCCCGTCTCCGAACACGGCCTTTGTAATCTGCTTGTATTTTTCGCCGCTGATTCCAGCCCCGCTTTTAATGTTGAGCGCACTGTTGCCCTGGACAAACAGCGCCGACGGCATGATGGTGAATCGTTTGCAGGCTTCCAAGTAGCGCGCGCATGCGCCATCCAGCTGGTTCTGAATGTTGTCCTTTGAAATGTCGATGCCGAACACGAACGACAGATTGGCTTGTATCCATTTTTGAAGGTCGCCTGCTTTCCCGACCGCGAAGTCAATGAGCGTGTTTCCACGATTGCTCACCCCGCCAATCAGCGCGCGCTTGACATATCGGTTGTGGAAATCGCGGAGCCCACGCGTGGTGGTGTCGCCCGAAGCCGAGGTGCGGTTGTAATACACGTCATCGTCGGCTATCTCATCCGGAATATCTGTGCCAGTTGTGAGCATCTTCTTGGAGATGGGGTTGTGTATGGTGTGCCAATTGGAATTGGCAACGTGATACGCATTGCCGTAATTCTTCTGGCCGCTGCGATACTCCGCCGTTTTGTCGGTGCGCACGCGCAACGGAACCCAGCGAAAGCGCGGGTCGGCAGACTCCGCATTGTATGCGCACTCAATGATGGTTCCGTCTTCAATGACCTCGTTTTCGGCAGTCAGCATCATGCCGCGATTTCCGGCCGCATCTGGGCGCAGCACCACATTGCACACATGGGCCTCGGGGTCATACGGGTTCGTCGGATAAAATGGAACCGGTTTGTATGAATCTTCTCGCCCCCTGTCCCGATTGTCTCGACACCTGCCTTGTATGACATCCTCGCACGGATTCAAATATCCGTGTTTTTTTTCGTCAAACCCGACCCGTAGCGTCAATGTTTTGTATTGCACAATCTGGTCCGTTTTTGCAGCGTTCATGCCGTCTGTATAAATGCTCGACACTTTCGGTTGGCCGTTGGAGTCCATGACCACCGTGGCCAGAAAGTCAATGGTGTTGGCTTCAGTGGGTTTCCATTTGAACGAGAGGGGCCACGTGATTTTGGACTTGGGGCCTGCCACGTCGCCACCCACATCTCCGCCTGCAGGGGCATCCGCCGGCGTGAAAATGATGCCGTCCGTATTGTATTCATATGCATAGGACTCAATTTGTGTCATGAGTACAGCGCAGCACTGGAAAATGCTTTGGCTCTGCCCCGTGCATATGAAATTCTTGCATTCAATGCGGACCGGGCTGGTGGTGGCGGCACCTCGAACGACCGAACGCACGTCCAATTTAGTTATCACCTCGCGCAAAAGCGGCATCCGGAATTTGTTGATGGGGGCTTCTGCGGATGGCGATGCGAAATGCAGTGCGCGCACATCCTTTCCGGCGATGTAGTACACATCAAACCCGGCAAACAGGTTGATGAAGCGGCCGTTCTTGTCATGCAGAATGTGCTCGCCGTCCAGCAGCGTGTTGAACAACTTGTCGTTGCCGCTCTGTGCCCCCGTGAACTGCATGCGCATGTTGGTGTCAATGAGGTAAACGCGGCCCGAGGGTGAGACATAGAGCAGCTTGCGCAACCCGTCGGCCTTGTCAGTGACCGTGTAATTGTTTCGCACGTTTGGAACGGTGCAGTTTTCGTTGATGGGAATAATGTTCTGCATCTGGAGCGTGTAGGACGATGGGCCGATGAAGTTTTTGGGAATCAGTGGCTTGCCCGCGGCGTGATGCTGTTCCTTTTCTCTTGGTTCCCGTTCCGGATGCAACAATCGCATGTATTCTTCTGCCACGCCCGATAGTTCGGCCGCACCCACGGGATAATTGGTGCTCTGGAGACCGGACATGACCGTTTTGACGGCTGAACGCAATGCATCGGCCAACTTGCGCGCGGAGCTGAACGCGGTTCCGTGCCCGACCGCATCGTTGAGCACTTCAATCTCAATTTCGTATTTGGGCTGAGAATCGGCGACCTGAGATTCGGCAAACGTGTGCGTTGGAATCATGCTGTTGCTCCCGCCGTTGCCATAGTCCCGGCGCGATTCTTTGACGATGCTCATGTCCACCACGAACGGCAACGCCGGATTGCGAAACGTGCTGCGGTTGATGTATCGAAATGTTTTTTTGCTGCTGCGCCACGGCCCGACCACCGTTTTTGCAGCGGAGGACGATTCCGCAAACTGTTTTTCTTTCTGGAGCGAGAGGCGGAAATTGAAGTCGTCAAAATTGAGCGGAGGAATGATTTCCCCGTCAGCACCGTCGAATCCCGTTTTTTGAACGAAGGTCGGCATGACTTTCTCCAGAGAATTGGTTTTGCAATACATCTGGATGTTGTGCAGGCCCTTTATTTCGGTTCGAATGTCGGCCATTTTGGGTTTGCCGGTGTGCGGGTCCACAATCTCGGAACTGATTTTCAAGGTGTAGTCGTCCGTTTTTTCCATCACGAATCCGGACGACAACAAAGTTTTAATGACGTTGTCAAAATCGATTTTGGTTGTGGACGCAACGTGTTTCAAATTGCGGGTTCCGAACCGCACCTCCAATTCAAGCGAGCCGCCGTCGGTTCGCAACACGCCGCCTAAATACTGTTCTACCAGGTTGTCAAATAATTCATGAGGTGGGGCCTGTTTTTGATGCTTCTGCATTGTGATTCGGAGTCCGATGGTGTATATTAAGAGAGCATATTATTTAAATTCAATTTTACAATTAAAGTTAGACATATTCGGCACGGCACCCATTTTCAATTCATTTATTCGTGACGTGATTGGTTTGATTTATAGCACCAGCTGGGCTGAGATGGCGTCATACAGTTCCTGTTTTTTCATTTTTGGCTTGAGCTGGATTTTCAACTGGTGGCACAATTCGGTGAGTTCTGCGACGGTGTAAGAGCTCGCCGATTTAATGGGTTTCATCGTGTTTTCAATGCGATAAAACGCAGTGCTGAATGGCCCGTTTGTTTTTGTCATTGTCATGCATTTCGGGTTTTTGTCGTTGCGTTCTATGACATAAGTCGGCTTGTCCGACACGGCATCACTGATGAACTCGGCATACACGCGATTGGCCGGGTTCACAAAAACCGCATTGAGAGAGTTGAGCCGAACGAGCACATGAAATGCGTGCAGCGACATGCGCTGAGACGTGATGTCGCCCTCAATGGTGGATGCCGTGAACTTGATTCCGGTGGACTGCTTCAACGGTTTGCCCTTTTCTCTCAACATCATTATTTGGTCGCGCTTGCCGTCCTGCTCGGCCGTGAACCGATTTGCAAGTTGCTCGTATTTGAATGCGCCGTGCATCATGATGTACAAACACCAAAACAGCGGGTCTTGGTTTAATGCGGGACGAAACACGTTTTCATTTTGGGTTGGATGTGGATGTGGCTGGTGCTGTTGCACTGTTTGTGTTTGTGGCTGGTGCTGTTGCACTGTTTGTGTTTGTGGCTGGTGCTGTTGCACTGTTTGTGTTTGTGGCTGGTGCTGTTGCACTGGTTGTATTTGTGGCTGGTGCTGTTGCACTGGTTGTATTTGTGGCTGGTGCTGTTGCACTGTTTGTGTTTGTGGCTGGTGCTGTTGCTTAATGGCAGCCATGGATGAGTCATATAACATGAACTCTCGCAATTTATTCAGTTCATTGTCGATTCCAGTTTGATTGGGCCTGAACCTGTTCATGGCGTAGATAAATGCATTGGTGCAACGTGTTTAAATCAATTGCATTTAGTTTTATTCGCATCATAAATATGATACATCTAAAAACATATTAGAATCATATTTGCATTCATATACATTCACAACTCCAATAATACGAACTAAAAAATGTCTGCTGCACATGATTTGAAGCAATTGAAGGACCGGGTTGAGGCATTGAACCAGCACCACCAGATTCAAATTTTAAAAATCATGACCCAACACAATGTTTCACTAACCGAAAACAAAAATGGGTCATTCATAAATTTGACAAATGTGGCCGATGCCGTCATTTCCAAAATCACAGATTATTTGAGCTACGTGGATGAGCAAGAGATGCAATTGAATGAAGTTGAAAATCAAAAAACTGAATTAACGAAACAATTTTTTAAGCAATGAATTCATTTAATCGCAGCATGCCACCAATTCACCAATGATGGACACCTGTTTGTCGTTCAATTCAAACCGTCTTCCAATCACCCGAATTTGAATGGCGTCCCCTGGTTTTATGGAATCCATTGATAAATTCGTCATCATCCGGGTTGAAGCCGGCGCGGCGTCATGCATTTCACGCGAGATGTAAATGACCACGGGGGTTGATTCTTTGGTGCGAGCATGGGCCCGAATGCCTGCTTGCGTGACCGTTTTGGCAATGCAATTCATGATGGCCCCCTCTTTCGGGCAACACATCATGCACTCAATCACTAAGTCAAACCGAATGTTTCCAGCTGAAAATGTTCCGACCGAATATGACCGAACCCTGCATGAACCATGTTTGACATACCCTTCGGGAATGCATCGACCCTCGATTTCACCCGACACGACGCCGTTCAGGTGGTCTTCAATGCATTCAAAATTGGTAATGGAAGAAAACGGAATGCACAATTTGCGATTCACAACGGTTGAATGATACAATGCCGAATCGGCGGATTCATTCGATGACAATACAGGAGGAGCCATGGTTCTTGGTAACTACATGAATCATTTCCCGCTAATTTTAATTCAATTTTTTGAATTAACATTAATAAAACAAAACAATGACCCCAATGGTTGGAAATGCAACTGCTGTGCATTTAATTTGTTAATGGGGGTTCTCTTGATTCGAACGTGTAAGTTCTCCGATGACCGAAACAGAGGGGTCATTCAGCTCAAAGTGCTGCCCAATGACACGCACCACAATTTCATCTCCCGCTTTGATTTTGGAAAACTGCGGATTCGAATAGTTATGGTCTCGCGACACAAACACGGTCAACGGACTGGGTTCGGGAACAATATGCGCTTGCAGACCCGCTTGAGTCACAGTTTGCACGACGCACGCAATGAGCATGCCCTCCACGGGATTGCAGGCTTGATACTCGTACATGACTTCAAATGAAACCGCGGCATTGTCGGTTAAATCACCGGAAGAATGCGCCAGCAACTGCGTGGACCCAGGGCGCACATATCCCTCTGCATTGCACTTGCCTTCATGGGCGTGCGCTAAATGCCGCTCCAGAATGTTCCGGATGTTGCGCCCAATCGCATTGAATGGCAGCACCACCTTTTTGGACACCATGGTTGGAATGTAAATGTCGGTGCTAAGAGGAGTGAGTTGTTGATGTTGTTGTCGTTGTTGTTGCGGTTGATGTTGTTGTCGTTGTTGTTGGTGATGCATGAGAGATATTAATGATATCAATGATACGGTTAATATATGTGCATATTATTGTTTATTTACATTTTGTTGTAAAAGTTATTCCTTAATAATTTGACATGCGTTCACAACCTTCAGATTCATCATTTATTTATGAGAATGATGACAATGACATTATTTTGGTTTCATGGCACTACGGGCTGCTTGCACCGGCGTCAAAAACCAGTGCTTGCCATCCTTATGCGCGAGGTTGTAGCTGCGCAACAGCATTTCGGGCAAAACGCAAAACCGAGCCGTGTTCTGGTTCTTCGTGCTTTCCATGGTGTAAATGGGGACAACATCCGCTGCGGGTTCCAATCCGTGCATGATTTGGTTCACGATGGTCAAGCGGCGCTGTTTGGACGAGATTTGGTCGCAGCGCGCACCGACCCCCTTTTCTTGCACGTATTTGATTTTAAACACGGCATAGCTGCCTCCGCTTTTTTCCTTAAACTCCACAATGTATCCAATGATTTCAGCCAGGGTTGACTCGCGAGGCATCATGGCCGCAATTTCAGGCAGGTAAGGACGCCATTCAAAGCTGGATGGCGCGGCAGCCCATGCAGATGCCGCATTTTTTCGCACAACCAGCTGCACGCCGGCTTCGGTGTGCACATTCAGCATAAGAATGCCCTCTTCGCCCGCATGTTTCGAATTTTTTAGTATTTGAGATTCAAAGTATTCACGCGCAGACCGGTCAAACTCATCCGCAGGCGCATGCGCGAAGAGCGCGTTCAAATACTGCAAACTAATTTCGTAGGATGAAACCAGCAACTCTTCCAGAAAATGATGCACGACGCACTTCTTCAATGTGGCGACATCCACGACGGGGGCCAATTCCCGCATGACATCTCTGCACAAGTCGTTCCACGTTTTCGTGTTTTTGTCAACTGGAACACTGGCTCCCGCCATGATTTCGTGATATGCTGTCTTCATCTCTTGAATCCGTTGGGGTGGTGGTGGTGGTGGTGGTGGTGCTGCCACTGATGCTGCTATTCCAGGAGCGATTCCTGGAATTGCTGCTACTGCTGCTGCCACTGCTAATGCTACTGCTTTTACTGGAGTTGCCACTGCTTGCGCTACCGCTTTCGGTTTTGCGAATCCGTGCTTTTCGGCCAGTTTACCCAATGTCGCGTCAGTCAGAGAAAATGAAATGTGGTCCCGCTTGAATTGCAGGGGAGCGCTGCGTTCATAAATGCCGATGCGCGGGTTTGTTATTTCCGAGGGCTGAAACAGGTAATATTCTCCCACATTGACGAGACGCCCGGTGCGCCCGTATTTATCCAATATGTGTTCCGTCTGGTCGGTAATCATGCGGGTTAGAGCGACGTCCACTTGTTCGCGCGGATGTCCCTGCAGGTGCTGCAACAGAATTCGCCGCGCGTAAAAATGCTGCACCTTGAACAAATCGCGAATGCGCTGCATGATGCGGTCCGCGTTCATCACGACGAAGGGTTCCGAATACGTGTCGTCGTTGACCTTGATTGCGCCTGCACCCCCGACCGAACACTTGTACTCGCAGCTGGCCTGATAGTCGCACACGAATGAAAACGGGCGGTCTCCAACTTCATAGTGGCTAAGCACGGTTCCATCGGCCAGCACTTGGCGCACGGTCACATCTCGGCCATTGTGACGCCGAATGACTTCTTGGCTGAATTTGGTTTGGTCAATGTTGAGCAAGCAGTCGGCCGCATTTTCTTTGAGAATGCGGCTCACCTTACCGATTTGTGCCGCTTTCGTTTCGGCCAACCGGTAGACATACAGGTCGGCAGCTTCCACTTCGGGACTGGTGGACAGCAGCGTTCCGTACAAAAACAGCTGCACATTGCGCTCCACAAACGGGAGGTCGGCGTGGCTGCAGTTGCGCACAGCGCGACCAATGATTTGTTCGATGCGGTTCATGTTGTACCACGGCTCCATGATGTGCACCTGGCGCACGTTCTTGAAATCAATGCCCTCGCTGCCCGCCTTGGAAATGATGACGACCTTGATGCGCTGGCCGTGCTCGTTCTCGGTGGTCAACGCTTCCAGCTCGGCGCGATTGTCCGGCGACAGCTGCTTGTCTCCGGTGAACATGGCGTATTTTGCGGCAACCCGTTTTTGCTGCGGTGATTGCACCATGCGCTGTGGCACGGGCGCAGTTTTAAACAGCGACCCCACCCCCCTGTCGTATCGCGTGAATCCCATCTCTTCCAACGCCAAGGCAATGGGCACGGCACCGCCGCCAATGTATTCACTGTAAATCAGGACAATCCCGTTTGCGCGCTCAATGTGGGCACAAATGCTGGCGATTTTGCTGCTGTATTTGCCGATTTCGGCGCGAGAGAAAATGCGACCATACTTCGACAGCGTGTTGGGTTTGTATTCAAAATTGGAAATGCGCGCACCGTCGTCAGACACATCGTATTTCATGACCCGTTTCAGTCCCGCGTCTCCCAGCAGGCCCTTGACGTCCATGCGTGCAACGAGGGCCACATCGGCAACCGACACATCTGCCGTCGCCGCCTTCTTTTTGCTGATGCGTTCCACGACCTTATCGAAATCTGCGCTGGGATACACCATGTTGAGCGCTTCTATGGGCTGCTTCAGCAAAAACGAGCCGAATGACGTGGCCTCTTCCGACATGTCCATCCGCTTTCGGTCAATGATGTAGTTGTAAACCGCTTCTTGATACGCCCCCGCCGGGTTCAAATACACGTCCAGATGCTCCAATGGATTGACAATGGGGGTTCCGTTCAGTTGCAGCGTGGGGTGCCGGTCTCGATTCATCAAGAACGAATGCGTGGGTGCAAAATCCCGCGGTTGCATTCGATATGGAAAAATGTACGGGTTCTCGCCCTTGACCACCGAAATGTAGCCCGTGGATTTAATGCGCAGCAGCTCGGCACCCACATTGCGCCCGTTCACGCTGAGCAAATTGCCGTCCCGGTCAAACACGTCGCTGACCGAAATGGTGGCGCGGCGGTCGTTCATGTTCATCAAATTCAGCAGCCACACGATTTCGCGCGGGTCGTTGTACATGGGTGTCCCGGACAACAGCAGCAGTCGCAAATTGTCGGCATACCGCACCAATTTGTAGAGTTCGTCAGACACGCTTGTTCCTTTTTTGGCCTCTTTGGCATCTTTTACCTCTTCGTCGCTGCGCACGTTGTGAATTTCATCCACGATGAGCAGCCGGTGGTTGAACTCGTGCTTGATGGCGCGGACTGCGTCCGGTTTCGGGGTCCCCTCCTTTGTTGTCGTCAACCGTCGCACCAAATTGGCCAGCTCAATGTAGCCCATGAATTCATAGTTGGCATTGATTAAGCGCGTGATGCTCTGCACAATTCCGTCGCGCACGCGGTCCACGTTTCGTTGGGTCAAATCCGTGAGCTCCACATTGGCTCCCACATCCTTTAACAGCTTGGTTCCGGTGCAGCCGCGAATCACGAACTGTCGGGTGATGCGGTTGAACTTCAGCTTATCGAAATCAAACAGCTGCTTGCGAAAATTGTCCTGCACGTTGACAGACGCAACCACCAGTATTTTCTTGACCGCGCCCACCTGGTGCATGTAGTCGCGCATCTCTTCGGCCACGCTGATGGCGGAACACGTTTTGCCGGTTCCGAGACCGTGATACAGCAGCAGACTGTTATAAGGTGTCATCACGGATAAAAAATTGCGCACAAAGAGCTGGTGGGGTGCCAGCTCAAAGGCCGCCCCGCACAGCTTGGCAGCCTCGAGCTCCATCTGCGATTGAGACTCGGGGATAACAACGGCATACTTCGTGTCATGGAACTCCTTGCGCTGCGCAATGTTCAGCGCAAATTCGGGGTCATTCAATGTCGGATACAAAAACTCGAGGCCTTCCTTTTCTGAGTGTTGCTCCCCGTGTTGCATTCGGTTCCATTCCAACAATTCATTGTGCTGCAATGCAGCATTGGGTTTGGAATTGGGGGTCGGGTGCATGAGCAGCGGATGCGCTGGTTTTGGTTTCGGTTGGGGGGGCAGAAGTGCGGGCTCTTCTGGCTCTTGTTGCGCTGGCTCTTGTTGCGCTGGCTCTTGTTGCGCTGGCTCTTGTTGCGCTGGCTCTTGTTGCGCTGGCTCTTGTTGCGCTGGCTCTTGTTGCGCTGGAGGTGGTTCCATTCGGGATTGGATTGGATTGTTTGTATCAGTTATATTATGAAATGATTATAAATTGTCAAACCCTAACTCAAACTCTAACACACTATCTCATATTCATTTAGAGCATTGTTTAAATTTCGCAAAATGTTGATTTTTTCTAAATTGTAAGGGCGAATGTGTTGTATGCATTGGTCGTATGAAAACCAAGCCATTTTGCTCACTTCCGTTTTTTGAAACACGGGATCAAGCGGAACTTGTTCGGGCAACGGCATGTAAGCCACGAAATACTTGTGCTTGTATGTCTTCATGTTGGACCCCATGAAAATTTCTTCGTATGGGATGATGTTCTGCATGACAATTAGCCGGGTTTCGTCGTATCCGGTTTCTTCCGCAAATTCACGCATTGCGCAATCCATGTCTTTTTCCTGGTAATTGCGACGACCCTTTGGAAACCCCCATTCCGGTTCAGCCCATTGTGTGCTGGAATTGTCAATCAATGTGTCCAGCGTGTAATGATTGTTGTTCCCACCGCGGTTCAGTTTTATGCCGGATTTCAGCATGTTGAATCGGTCGCACGACACAGCCTCTTCATTTTGATACTTCGAATTCAAATAATCTCCCCACACGTTTTTCCACAATTCGCTAAATGTTTGGGTTTGCAACCGACGCTTTTCATCCACCGTCATTTCATCAATCAGGCGTTGCACGTAGGTTTGGTTGTAAATGGGATATTTGCCGCGAATGAACTCCACAAATCCGAGCGTGTCCTTTCGCCGAATCATCAAATAGGACGCCCCTTCATCACTGTCTTTGAACACTATCATGCCGTTGCTGGTGATCGGGTTTTTGCACGCGTGCATGACGTGGCCGTTCTTTCCACAATTGTTGCAAAACATGTTTTTTTTTTGAAACGAATGATGCTGCTGCTGCTGCTGCTGCTGCTGCTGCTGCTGCTGCTGCTGCTGAGGCGACAATGGTTTCATCGCTGCATTTGCATCCTCGACGGGTGCATCGCTTGAGTTCGAATCTTCTTCGTCTTCATTTTTTAATACATTAAATGCATTCATGGATGACAGTTATACACAGTTAAAATTTAAAGGGCCTTTATGTGTTAAATTGCACTTCTTTTTATATTGTTTGATTGTAAAAAATAAGAACATTAATCCACATGAAATCCAATCTGTTGTATCAGGATGGTGCTTCCACAACTGCGCTGGACCCGGCGGTTTGGGGGCCGCACTATTGGTTTGTGCTATTTAGCATGGCGGTCACGTATCCCGATAGACCGAACGACGTCACCATCAAAAAATACTACGATTTCATACAAAATTTGCCATTGTTTTTGCCGAATCATCAAATGGGCAATGCATTTAGCGAATTGTTGGACAAATATCCAGTGTCTCCCTATTTGGATAAACGCGAATCGTTCATCAAATGGGTGCATTTCCTGCACAACCAAATCAACCTGCGTTTGAATCGCGATGAAGTGTCGCTGCAAGATGCGGTGAACACTTACTATTCCAACTACAAACCAAAAGAAGTTCGTCTGCGCGAAGAATTAAAGTATCGTCGCAAATTGATTTATTCCATGGTGGCGCTCACATCCGCAACCACAATGTATTATTTGTATTACAAATGAAATTGTGGCATGGCATGGCACTAAATTATGTCATTGAATAAAATATACACAATATGTAATGCAATTATAAGGATGACCAAATACACCCGTCGTCGCAAAATAAATCAATCACATCACAATCCGCATCACAATGCGCATCACACGCATTCCCAGGTCGGAGGCATTCCCATATTTGCAGGGGCCCAAGGATGCGTGTTTAAACCATCGCTCAAATGCAAACACAAACCCCACAATCCCAATGACGGCAACGTGAGCAAGCTAGAAGATAAGAGAAGTGCAGAATCCGAAATGAGAGAATATGAACAAATAAAATCCCATTTAAAACAAATCCCAAATTATCAAAATTATTTCAGCGTGAAAGCGGACATATGTGAGCCTGCCCCCCTGGCAGCGCGCGACTTAGATAAGTTTGATGACATATGCACAAATATGAAACGGCACGACATAAACGCGGCCAATGTCAATGCGAGTTTGAGCCAGTTGCGCATGATCAACATGCCCGACCTGGGCATTGATTTGCAAGATTGGTTGGAAAGGACACCCTTTGATGCCGCCCGCCTGCACCGCCTAAATGAATACATTTCAAAAATATTGGTTCGGGCGGTGGTTCCAATGAATCAGCGCGGTGTCATTCACAATGACCTCAAAGCCGAAAACCTGATGATTGACCGCAACAACATTGTGCGCATCATTGACTGGGGGCTAGCTGGCACAACCACACCCGAACAAGTCATTCCCGTGCGCCATTTTATGAACAATCCGGTGTCGTTCAACCGTCCCTTTTCCACAATGGTCATTTCATCCGATGTGTGTCAATTGTACTCGTCCAAGGTTTTGGCCCCCATCACCAACTGGGAAACTGAGTTTACCATGGCACGAGTGAAAGAATTCACGGCCAAATTGTACAAGGTATACATTGACGAGTTTGACATTAAAGGATATGAATACTTTGAATACATTTTCAAATGCATTTATGGCAACAAATCGCAGGCCAAATCAATGTTGCATGACGCAGTTAGCACCTACACCGCCGAAATTTTATACCATTTCACTGACCGAACCAATCGGACCTTTCGAATGACCGAATATTTTGAAAAGGTGTACCGCTACAACACGGACGTGTGGGGCACCATGTGCGTTTTCTACAGCATGTTCATGCTGCCGCGCACCAGTTTCATCATGTCTGATGCGGAGTACGACGACATGCTGCGACGATATCGCAGTCTGTTCAGCACGATTGTGTTTGTAAACGGGCATGAACGCATGAACGTGTCGCGCATCGTGAAACAGCTGCGACGAATCAATGTTGCCGGGGTTAAGGTTAAGAAAAAAAATAGAACGGTTCGAGTTCGGTTCAATCTCAAACCCGCCACCGCGACCAAAAAAGCAAAGGCATGGATTGCAGCACGGGTTCCAACTCCTCATCCAATATATCCAATGCATTGATTTGGTGCATGGTTCATGGTTCGGTGCATGGTTCATGGTTCGGTGCATGGTTCATGGTTCGGTGCATGGTTCATGGTTCGGTGCATGGTTCATGGTTCGGTGCATGGTTCATGGTTCGGTGCATGGTTCATGGTTCATGGTTCATGGATTGCATTATATTATAGCAGCATTGTATATACCCTATCCAATGAAACTGGAGTTGTTTGTGTTCGGAATCACCGCATTCCTTGTGTTCAACACGTACTATGACGGCAAATACCTGAAAGTATTTCATTCGTGGCAAAAGGAAATTAAGATGTCCACGTTTGCATTTGTGGGATTATCTCTCTACATCTTCCTGAAAAAAAACCCGGGACAGTCGCACACCATGCTGTCGCACGCCAACGACATCATCCGATACATGCCAATTAGCCGGTCGTCGGCCGACATGTTGTCGCCCTTTCTGGACTTTGCCAATAAAAAGTCGATGTTCCAGGGGGAGGGTGCAGGAGAAACACCCAATTTAGCACAGAACGGGCGAAGGGAAGCGCAAATGGGGGCGCGCATCATGTCGTCCGGCCGCAACAATGCCACCAAGCGCAGCGTGAGCGAAACCAAAAAGAAGTTCGTGGCGGCGCAGCAGTCGTGGAAGTGCGGGCACTGCGACCGCCAGCTGCCGGCGTGGTACGAAGTGGACCACATCGTGCGCCTGGAACATGGCGGGTCCAACAATGTGGACAATTTGGTTGCGCTGTGCCGGGACTGCCACGGTAAAAAAACCGCCATGGAAACTTTTTAGCAAAGCGATTGTTGGCTGTTGGCTGTTGGCTGTTGGCTGTTGGCTGTTGGCTATTGGCTGTTGGCTGTTGGCTGTTGGCTGTTGGCTATTGGCTGTTGGCTGTTGGCTGTTGGCTGTTGGCTGTTGGCTGTTGGCTGTTGGCTGTTGGCTGTTGGCTGAGTCATTTGTGGGCATTTCATGTATTTTAAATATATGCAATGTATAATACTCGCAATTGCAAAATAGCACGAATTAATACAGAAATTAGGTAAGAATGCAATCTGTGCCCGAAGACACACTGTGGAAAAATCCCGGGTATTATTTGTGGCTGCTTGCAATCACCGCATGCATTTATAATTTCGTGTCCAATAAATGGTCCCTCTACTTTCATGACGCAAGAGGAGGGCCGTTAAACATCGGCGTGCTGTTCATTGGACTGTTGATCTATTACATGGTGATAAAAATAGGTTATAGCGCGCTAATGACATTGCTTAGCGGTAATGCAATCGCCACAACGGCAATAAATGCGGTTTACCTCTTGATGAGTGTATTATTGCCGGCATACTTTGCATTTAGTGAAATAAATAGTGCGAACGCCATTTACAAACAAGCGGTTGCCGATGCCAAAAATCAAACCACCGACACCAGTGCATCGGTTCCATCTCCGGTTGGGTATGAAACCGTCATGGGCGCATCGGTGTCCATCCTCGCAATTGCGCTTTTCATAAATTATTGGGCCATTGGCTCCAATGCCGCCGCTCTATTTTCCACAAAAGACACCGTGTTCTCCAGTGTGAGGGAAATTTTCAAGACCTTCCCCCCATTGCAATATTTCAAATATGTGGCTGACAATGACTACATGGACGTTGCAAAACGCGGGTCTATAATGGCGCTGTTGGCCTACGTGGTGTACCTAATGTACAGCGTGTATGCGTCCAAGAATGTGCTGGTGGCATGCCCTGAATCATCGTGTTTTAGTTTCCCGTTTTCTAGCGCATCTGCCTCCTCATCTGCAAAGGAGGTGTCCTATGTGAACACATTGGTTTGGATACTGATATTCTCTTCCATACTGAACGTGGTGAATTGGCTGATTAAAACATATGGGACAAGGCTATTTTCAAGCAGCAATCCCGTGAATCCGCAGACCGACATTGGAATGCTACTTCGACTGGTGCTGTTTCCGGTGTATTGGATGTTTTCAATGTTTGCGCAGAATCCGGTGGGCGCCGTGATTACGTTCATCGTGTTTGCCGCAATAGGACTGCTGATGTATCGGTCGTCGTTTGACTTGACGTCATTCATGGAAGGCCAGCGCGGCACGGTCATAACCGTCATGACATTGTTTATCGCATCTCTGGTCGCATTCGGAATGTACAGCATGAATTCATCCACGGTGGACATGAAAGAGGGGGACCCATCGTACGGAGAGTTCATTGCAAAAACGGGAATGACGATTGGAATCGCTGCGTGCGTGGTTGGCCTGCTACTGTATTTCTTAAACTCGCACAGCCGGCTGGTCAGCATGGCAAATGTGGCGCAGTATGGCATAACCGCGCTCATATACATTGCGGGCATTGCGATGGTGGTCGGGGTGGTGCGAACCCTGTTTTCAACTTCCCGCAAAATGGGCGGCTCCATATTTCAGGTTAGCGCCGATTCCAACTGGGTGGTCAACGTGCTAAAACTGATGGCGAATATGCTGTTTTTTCTGCCGTGTTTGATGCTGGATTTTGTGGACACGGTCAGGGAACAATTCGGATTGACCACGCGCCCCATCATCATTCTCCTGGCAGTGGAGCTGGTTTTAATTTTAGCGGGCCACGTGCTGCCCTCCGCAGTGGCAAAGGCAATCAATCACACCGGCGTGCAAATTGTGTCGGCTCCCATTTCCATGACCAACAACACCAGGGTGTCCACCTATGAAATCAAATTCGTGGATGCGCGCAGCATTGAATCGATGCCGACATCGTCTCCCGATGGCGGCACAGCTGAACCCATCCAGGTGCTCCTGCAAAATTACAATTACGGCGTGTCGGCGTGGTTCTACATTCACCCACAGCCGCCCAGCACGAATCCGGAATACTCCGCCGACGCATTGTTGAATGTGTTGAATTTCGGGTCATTTGGACCCAACATTGCGTATAGTCCAAAGAGCAATGCGCTGCAAATCAAAATGGATGGCGGCAAAGCATCGTCGGATTCGGCGACCATACCGCCAATCACCGACATTCCGCTGCAAACGTGGAACAACGTGATCGTCAATTCGGACAAGGGAACCATTGACATTTTCGTCAACAATAAATTGGTGTACACGGGCAATCATGTGACGGTGCCGGACACCACGGCAAAGTATGCGTCCATTGGCGGTGGCAGCAGCAGTGAATCCAATAATGATGGCATTCAGGGCGAGATTTGCAACGTCGTGTTGAACCGGGCTCCTTTCACCAAGAATGAAATTGCATGGTTGTATAAAACGAACAAGATGCTGAATCCGCCGGTGGTCGGTGTGAGCAACCAAGACCCGCTCAACCAGGGCGAGTCTGCCAGCTACATGGCTTCTGAATCGGTCAACATAAATGCGCCGCCGCCCACGCCGATGCCGAAGTATAGCTCGAGCGGAATGATGACGTATGGCATAGGGGGTGCCGTGCTTGGAGCGCTGTTTGGCTGGCTGTTCAATAACGATTCCGGAATGTCGGCAGCAAAGGGATTTATCATGGGTGCAATTGTGTTCGGGCTGATTGGGGCGACATTGGGCACATTATTTAGCACCGATGGAACGGTGGCCTACGTTTTGAAAACCGTGGCTAATGTGTTTGTCGACACGTTTTGAGGGGCATTCAACCAATTCAACCAATTCAACCAATTCAACCAATTCAACCAATTCAACCAATTCAACCAATGCTAATAAAATAAATGCCAATAAAATATAGTATGTGGATAATAATATAGCAATAATATAGACATTATATACGAAAACAAACGATGAATCTTTTGACCATTTTCGTGTTTGTGCTCATCATCATTCTGATATACACGGTTTATAAATTAATGACAAAGACGACCGTGAGCGTGTCCGGATTCACGGATGCGTCAAAGTCATTGTCCGTGGATTCCAGTAAATACGGTGCCAACAGCACCAGCAATTTTGGATATTCAGCATGGCTGTACGTTGATGCCTGGTCCACTTCTGCCGCCACTGATACGGGCATTGTTAACAAAAACATACTGACCAGGTCCAGCAACAACAATCAAATCTTGTTCCAAATGGCATTGGACAATGACCAAAACAATTTGACGGTGGTCATTCCGGACAACAAAAATCCACCGTGCACCATTCGCAACGTGCAGCTGCAAAAATGGATCAACCTAACCATGAGCGTGTATGGCAACACGTTGGACCTGTATTTAGACGGCAAATTGGTGCGAACATGCATCATGACAAGCCCCATCACTTCATTGTCCAGCAGCGACATGCTCTACGTTGGCGGTGGTTATGATGCGAAGTCTCAGAAATTTCAAGACGGCGATTTGCAGGGATACATTTCCAATGTGGTGTATAAGGGCACGTATTTCACACCCGAAGAAGCGTGGGACATTTACAGCGCAGGATACAGCGGCAGCGGCATGTTTGATTTCATCAATAAATACAAATTAAACTTCAGCATAACCAAAAACAACCAAACTGTGGGAGAATTTTCAGTGTAGTATCAACAAATCACAATCAACCCACAATTTATGACGAACCAATAAAATTAAATTATTATCATAAGTTAATAAGGCTTGTAATAATATTTTCATTTAGCACAACATACCGAATCGCATCACAATGAATGGAACTGGAGACGGAGGCGACTATGGTGGTGGTTTTGGAGGCGACTATGGTGGTGGTTTTGGAGGGGACTTTGGTGGCGCTCCTGGTGGCGCTCCTGGTGGTGGTGCCCCACTTGGTGGCTATACCGGTGGAATTGGCGGCGCTCCCGCTCCCTCTTTAAATGAATTCAACTCGCAAACCATTGTGGGTGGCTCCAAAACTTTTTTGGATTCCAACAGCTATGTTGCAAAGGCCGCATTTTTGATTCTGGTGGTCATAATATTTGTATACGTGCTGCGGCTGTGCATTGCCATGATTGGGTGGTTGTTTGCGCCGAGTTCCAGCCCGTTCCTGGTGAATGGCATGATAGATGCGAACGTCGGGAATTTGATTATCCCGCAAGACCCGAGCGAATCAAACGCGGTTCCCATCATACGTTCCGTGAATGATGAAGTCGGCATTGCATTTACGTGGTCGACCTGGGTGTTCATCAAGCAGCACGACACGGTTGCTGCAACCCCGAACTCAATTCGCCACGTGTTCAACAAAGGGAGCGCCAATGCATCTGGCACGCCCCCGCCTCATTTGACCGGAATCATGTCTCCCAACAACGCCCCCGGCGTGTATTTAACACACGATTATTCGGGGTTGATTGTGGTCATGAGCACGTTTGACGACCCGTACGTTTCGGTTGAAGTGGACAACATTCCCATCAACAAATGGTTCAACGTCATCATTCGTGTTGAAAACACGGTGCTGGACGTGTTCATAAACGGGGCATTGGCGCAACGCCTGCCGCTGAATTCCGTGCCCTTTCAGAATTATGGCGACGTGAATGTTGCGATAAACGGCGGGTTCAACGGCAACCTGTCCTCGCTCCGCTATTACAACACCGCACTTGGCACGCGCGCCATTCAAAACATTGTCAACGGCGGCCCCAACCTGACAGCACTGGGTGCATCGGGCGGCGCACCTGGAACCATGGATTACCTGTCCATGCGCTGGTTCTTTTCGCAGTGGAACAGTGCATCATAAGGCCTATGCATTCATGCTATCCATTCATTCCATGAATCCATCATAATGCGCCAATGAATTAGTATTGCTATTATTAATATATCCAATTATAACAATATTGCACCATCAAACACACAATCACAGGACCATCAACACACAATCACAACATGCACAACAATGATTATGACTATGACTATGTCATTGTGGGCGGAGGACCGAGCGGGCTTGCATTGGCGCAGATTTTGTCATTGGATAAGCGCAAACGCGTGCTGCTTGTTGAAAAACGGGACTATTTAGGAGGGTGCCATGGCGTCACTCGGGTGCACGACGGCATGATGACGGAACACGGGCCTCGCATCTACATTGACAACTTTCTCATGTTTATCCAGCTGCTGAACGACATGGGCGTTCGGTTCGACGACCTGTTTGTAAAGTACAACTTCAGCACGGCGACCATGATGTTGGAAGCGCTGCGAGTGCTCACGTTGAGAGAACTTGCCACCCTTGGTTGGAGTTTTATGACTTTAAATGACTCTTACAAAGAAATCACTTTATTGGAATATCTCTCGTCTCATGGGTTCTCAAGTGGGGCCATTGACATTCTGGACCGCATCGGCCGGCTCACGGACGGCGGCAGCGCGGACACATACACCCTCTTCAGTTTTCTGCAGATTTTGAATCAGAATTTCCTGTACACCATTTATCAACCCCGGGTGCCGAATGATGTCGGATTGTTTCGCATCTGGGAGGATGCGCTTGTTGAACGCGGCGTAGTCATTATGAAAAATGCCATGATTGTTCGGTTCAACGTGGACCATGCAAATGCGCAAATTTCCGGCATCGCATTGAGAGATTCGCGCAACAGTCAAGCGAGGCCCAATGAAGTTCGGTGCAAGCGGCTCATTCTGGCGTGTCCACCACAAGAGGTGCAGCGCATTTTGACCACGCACGACGAGCTGGGCGCAGCGTTTGGTCCTGATTTTGACCGGTTTCAGGAAAAAACGAAGTATTTGCCCTACATTTCGGTTATTTTTCACTGGAGGTCCGTGTTTCAGGTTCCAAAAATATGGGGATATCCTCGCACGTCGTGGGGCGTCGGCAACATTGTGCTGTCGGATTACATGGATTTCAATGACCCTCGGTCCAAGACGGTCATTTCCGCTGTAATAACCATGCCGAATCATCCATCCGACCATCTGAAGTTGAGTGCCAATGAGATGGGGGACAAGCGCGCCGTGATGAATGAGGTGTTTAGACAGTTGAAGCAAATTTACCCCAATTTGCCGGACCCCGATTATGAATTTTTAACGCAGAGCGCGTATGATGAGACGAGCAAGCAGTGGATGCCGTTCAATCACGCCTTCATGACAACCACGTACGGTTACATGCCAAACCAATCTGTTTTATACAACAATCTGTATAACTGCGGGGTGCAAAATGGAAACAGCACATACAGTTTCACGTCCATGGAATCCAGCGTGGCGAATGCGGTTCATTTGGCGACTGTCATGCAGCCCGAATTGAGAGATTTAAACGTGGCAAAGGTGAGAGAAGCGACCACATTGCGTTCATGTGTGGGTGTCTCCATTGCCACGATTGCCGCGATTGCATCCATTTATGCGATTTGTTTGAAACGTCGATACAATAAACGATAAAATAAATATATTTAGTAATTTCATAACAGAATAGTAAATGTTTTTTAAATTAAACACCCCCAGCGCCAATGCAAACGCAAATGAGATGAGACGCCTTCAACACTTGCGTCAAATTCAACTCATGCAACAGCGACAACAATTGCTTCAACAACAGCAACAACAGCAACAACAGCAACAATTGCAACAACTGCAACAATTGCAACAATTGCAGCAGCAGCAACAGCAGCAATTGCAAGAACAACAATTACACCATAAGCAATTGCAAGAACTGATTGAAGAAGCAGTTGCTCTTGAGGAAGCTGTAGCTGTGGCTGTAGTGGAAGCTGTGGCTGAAGTGGAAGCTGTTGAACATGTTGAAGCTGTTGAACATGTTGAAGCTGTTGAACATGTTGAAGCTGTTGAAGCTACTCCTGTAGAAGAAGCTGTGGCTGTAGTGGAAGATGTGGCTGTAGTGGAAGCTGTGGCTGTAGTGGAAGATGTGGCTGTAGTGGAAGCTGTGGCTGTAGAGGAAGCTGCTGCTCATGTTGAAGCTGTGGCTGTAGAGGAAGCTGCTGTGGAACATGTGGAAGCTGTGGCTGTAGAGGAAGCTGCTGTGGAACATGTGGAAGCTGTGGCTGTAGAGGAAGCTGTGGCTGTAGAGGAAGCTGCTGTGGCTGTAGTGGAAGCTGTGGCTGTAGAGGAAGCTGCTGTGGCTGTAGTGGAAGCTGTTGGGGAGGAAGCTGTGGCTGTAGTGGAAGCTGAACATGTGGAAGCGGTTGAACATGTTGAAGCTGCTCCTGTAGAAGAAGCTGTGGCTGTAGTGGAAGCTGAACATGTGGAAGCTGTGGCTGTAGAGGAAGCAGTGGCTGTAGTGGAAGCTGTAGAAGCTGCTGTGGCTGTAGAGGAAGCTGCTCCTGTGGCTGAAGCTGTTGCCTCTGTTGTAGAGGAAGCGGCTCAATGAAATTCAATTCATTTCCTGATTATATAATAAAAATTATTATATAAGTTCACCCAAAAATGTCTCAACCAGGCAACAAAAGCACCAGTGCATGCGGCGGTGTGGGATACGTGCCCAATCCACCGCGCCTCTGGTCGCGCTCGAACGGAAACAACTGCCCCAATTGCGCCAGCAATTACGGGTATCAGATTTGCAGTTTGAATCCAAACCCAGTAAGGGTGTATAGCACTCGCGAGCTGGACGAACGGCGCAAAGCGGAGATTTTGAAATACAAAAACAACAGTAGCAACATGTCAAAGGCACAGCAATACTCCATGGCGTCGCGCAATGCGCTCACGCGGAAGAAATCGTGGGCCACGCAAACGCAGACATACACGAACCCGAACGTCGACAACCTGCCCGAAATTAAAATACCAATCAATGGCGTGTTTCAAACGGTGTCGCTGCGGTGCAATAACACCAACCCCAAGTGCGGTCGGACGAGTGATTGCGACGTGCCTGGACCAGTGATTCCGCTGTGTGATGACACCCGAGTGCCATTATACAATTATAAACCGCAAACCACGTATTCATCGGGGGGAACCAAATGGCCGATGGATTCCAAAACAATTAAATGAAATGAACCCACAAATGTTAATATTATAAACGAAATTCTAAATAAAAATATATTATTTAGAATGTGTATAACCATGAATATCTCTCGCCTTCTGTCCTTTCTTCCGTTGTTGATGCTGCTTCCTGCAGCTTCCGGCACCACCTTCTTGCCGGCGGCTCCTGCCAATCATGTGCCGCATGTGCCGCATGTGGCTCACATTGTTCCGAGCGATTTGTGCCCGCTTGTGCAAATTGTGGAGCACGAGCTTTGCGACACCGCCTCTCTTCACAATGCATCGAAATTGTCCGATTTGTGCGTGCTGCTGCAGAATTACAATGCGTCGTTTTGTTCCAAACACGAGGCGGCGCCGTCTCATTCGTCGAACGACGTCCTCTCCATTCTCACGTTGAAGAATGAGTTTCTTCACGCGGCAAACGGGCACGCGCATGCCCATGCGCACGACATCCATGACGTGTGTCCCATACTGAATTTCATTGACCAGGAGCTGTGCACATCGCACCTCAAAGAAGAGTTCCAGTTTTATCCGAAGCAGATGTGCCCTCTTCTTAATTTTACATATGCCGAACTGTGCTCATGATTTCAAACGCGCAAACGCGGATTAATGCAAACGGCGTGCGTCGGGAAAATGTCCCCCGACATGCAGGTGTCCTCTTCGCCCACTTTAATGCAGCTTCTAAATCCGCGGTCTTCGCCAATGTAGCAGTACCCTGATTTGCCGCTGCGCTGTGTGCGACTGGTGGCATCATCCGGTTGCGGCGGCTGTTTTTTGGCATGAGACAAAGCCTGCTGCAAACCTGTGTCTGGTTGTTGTTGCCTTTGACCCCCTTGACCCCCTTGACCCCCTTGACCCCCTTGAACCCCTTGTTGGTCGGGCTGATGCCCTTCACCAATGGTCTGTTGCAGCACGTCAATCCCGCTGGTTGCAGCACCGGCAGCGATGTCCACCGCAGACTTGGTGCCTTGGGCGGTCACATCCACGGTGGACCTTGCCGTGTCGGCTGCAGCGTAGCCCAAAAATCGGGCCACGGCTCGAAACGGTGCGCCAAACATTTCGCTGAACCAGGCGGTTATATCATCTAAATAAGTGAACACATTGAATCCAATGAGCGCAAGCAATGCAACAATTAATGTGCCGCGAATCAACCAGGACACTGGGGAAGCAGGAACTGCAGCGGCATCTGCGCCGACGCCATCAAATGACATGTCCGAGGGGGCGGATGCGGGGGCGAGTGCTGGGGCTGGATAAGACATTTACTGCAATTTAATTCAAAGATTCGACGGTTCAAATGCTAATTCCAAATGCTAATATATTTTAAATGAAGATAAAAATATATTATAGTATGACATTATGATTATAACGATGTATGCATACGGGAAAGTATTTCAATTCCAACAGATGTCATCCCAGCAAGCCCAGCCTGACCAATCGCAAACCCAGCACCCCCCTACTACACAATCCCTAGACCGTGCGAATGATGGTGTTCATTGAGTTGAGCTTGTCCATTTTTTCGATGGTTTTATCTAAATCCGATTTTGCGCCTCCCGTCGGTCCCGACAAGTAATCCACTTTGGGCGAAATTTCATTCTTTTTGACTTGTTTATAGACCGTGTCTATTTTCTTGACCACCACTTCGATGGTCTCCTTGTTGGCCACCATTTCTTGCGTTAGTATGACGGGTTCGGTCAGCAAACAGATGGCAAAATAAATCAAATACCGCCGTTTTTTCTTCACGCCGTCGGTGTATCGCATGCAGTATAATTTAAGCAGGCTTTGCACGATTTTTGGAATGAGGGGTTCTCGCACATCCCGGGATTTGGTGTGGGCGACAATGATTTCCCACACAATCCAAATGGGGTCCATTTGAAATTTGGGTTCAACGGGCATGGCGCCGCGGCGTTCACCCACGCACTTCTGTTTTTTCATTTTGCAGATGTGTTCAAATTCCATTATCCATTCCAACCAGTAGGACGCCAGCAAACTGTTTTTGGAATCTTTAGAGAGGTGGAATGCAAATTCGTTGATGGCAATGAACAGCTCTTTGGGATCGCCGGACAAGAATGCGGCGGATGCATACGACACATCGGGCGCCTTCAATTTGTCGGTCATGGCGGTGCTGTCGAAATCCGTTTTCTTGATCTTAATGCCCTCCAAACTGTATTTTTTTTTGGAATTGCAGAGAATGCACATGATTTCGGCAAACAGGGAGCGAATGCGGGGGTTGTTGCGCATGCGCAGCTCGTTGCCGATGTAGCCGTTGGCCACAATGCCCTTGAATGCCTCGTACCGCATGTCTAAATACAGGCACAGCTTCGGGTTTGCTAAATGGATGTGCTTGCCGACAAACGTGATGATGATGTCCCACAGCTCTTGGTAGTGTCCAGCGCACACCAGTTCGGCGGTCCAGTAGCAGGCGGGTTCTATTTTCCCATTTTTTAGGCAGTTCAGCAGTTCTTTGCGCACGTCCGGCTTTTTGTATTTCGAAAACGTGATGCCTTTGAATTCGGTTTCGCTTCGAATGTCGTTGATTTCATTGTCATTCATTGGTGGGTTCGAGATTCGCTATTGATTGTTTAGGGATTTATGCAAAAAAAATAACAATATAACATATATATTAATAATAACACATTAACATTAGCACAATAAACCCATTAGAATTAACAACCTGCACATGGTCCACGAGATGTTTGATGCCTTCTGCAAATCGATTGAACGGAATGCGTGGTTTCGCGTGCTTCTAATTGCAGCCACTGTGCTGTTGCTGGTGTCGGCCTACAACAAAATGCAGCGGGCCAAGGCCCCCCAGCCTTATTCCGGGTTTGTGGGAACCGGGTCATTCATGGAGGGCTTCATACAAAACAGTGGAAGCGACAGCAGCAGCAACGTCATTGTGAAAAAGGATGCCGACACGAAGGACGCCTTTTATGCTGCAGTGTACGACCAGCTGTTCAATCAAAAGGTGAACAACGCTTACGAGGTGGGCGCCATCATCAACAAATACCCGGACATATCGAATCAGACGGTTGCGCTGGACGTGGGGGCGGGAACGGGCGCCTACATGAACGCCTTCATTCAGCACGGCATAACCAACATCACCGGCATTGAATCGTCGGCGGACATGATTGCGCAGGCAAAAAAGACGTATTCCAGTTTGAACCTCAACATTGTGCAGGGCGACCCCACGGTGGTGTCGGCCTTTAAACCCGAGACCTTCACTCTGGTGTCCATGCTGAATTTTGAGGTGTACTACATTCCCAACACGGAGCAGCTGTTCTCTAACATATACGCGTGGCTTAAACCGGGTGGCTACTTCGTGCTGCATTTGGTGGACCCGCGCAGGTTCAATGCATCCAGCCTGCTGGGTCAGGCGCCGTCGCACGCTTCATCCAATCGAAGCAAAGCGCAGCACGCCGTCAAATTCAATGACTTTGCTTACAAGTCGGACGTGCAAGTGTTTCCGAACGATGTGGTGCAATACATGGAAGTGTTCACGGACGACAAAACGGGCAAGGTTCGCAAAAATGTGCGCAATTTTAAAATGCCGTCGCCGCAAACGTTCATTGAACTGGCCACGGGCGTCGGATTCAACATGCTTGGACAAATTGACCTTGTCAAAGCACAAAAAGAGTATCAATACTTCTACCTGTTCTATAAACCGGCGAATTGATTAAATTCTATAAGCTCCACTAAATTCTAAGCTCCGCTGAATGCGGTGCACGGAATTTTACTGCTGCCGGCTAAACACACGACGGGGGCTTTAGGGTAAGACCCGTGGAACATTAATTTTCCTCCAAATGATTCCATTGTTGAATTTTTGGCGTAATTGCGTGCATATGAAATTGCACCAACGACTGCTGCTACAATTAATGCAATGATGATGAAGCATTCGGTTTGCCGAGACACAAGCCCGATGTCCCTAGGTTTCATTGGTTTAATGAGTTTATGTATTATTGTAATATTATAACATTTATTTGAATGTAATATTATGCTTAAATCTTCACTTTATGCACATAAGTGATTCACTTGTGTTTGCGGGAGCTTCGCTTATGTTTGTGGGCGCTTCGCTTGTGTTTATTGGCGCTTCGCTTGTGTTTATTGGCGCTTCGCTTGTGTTTATTGGCGCTTCGCTTAGCTCGGGTTTTCTTGCTGCCACCTTGACGAGGCGATGGTGAAGGTGAAGGTGAAGGTGAAGGTGAGAATGGTGAAAAAGGTGTTCCTGGCGGCTCTTCTTGTTGTGGTTGTTGTTGTGGTTGTAGGGGTCGTGTCAAATGAGTTCCTAGAAGACCCGCAGCGGATGGTGAACCTGCAACTGGCGTTGATGCAGCCGATGGTGAATATGGAACTGGCGTTGATGCGACTGAACCTGGGTAGCTTGCAACTGGCGTTGATGCAGCGGATGGTGAAGCTGGAGAGCCTGCAGCTGAACTTGCAGCTGGAGAACCTGGAACGAATCCTATTTGGGCATTTAGCGTCTTTTGAACTTCTGGAAATAATTGAAAATGTGTTATCAACGCATTCAATCCATCTCTGAAGTTATCTTTCATCTTTTTAAGTAGACCACACTCGTAATTATCAAACTTCTTACCGAACAAGTCGGCTAGAATCGAAAAGGGCAGTGGTTGCGTTCTTGCTTGAATTGTTTCTTGAACAACCCCATATTCGGTCAAATTGACGATACAGCTACGGGTGGTATCTTCAATTCCGAGTATCGACATAAAGGGGGCGAACACATCTTTCAGCCTGCCATATGTTGGATTTGCCTGAAATTCATAAGTTTCATCTGCATATTGATCCGCATATGGGGTATACGTAAAATGTGCATTAATCGCTTGAAAATAACTATGAAACAGTTGATTGCGCGCGTCAATGTTATCACCCTTTAACTGTGCAATATGTCTTGCACAACTCACTATTCCATCCCGCATGACGTTAATTGCAGGATAAAGATGGGCATATATCCTGGCCGTCTTATCAATCGCAACATAAGAATTGAGTGTAACTATCCTTATTCCATTCGGAATGGCTAGTAATCGGTTTCGTTTTACTTCAATCCTATGCATAATTTCTCGCATGTTCGCAACTGCCTTATCATCATGACCCGAAGGATTGACTTCTTTAATAATCCTTTGCAAATCATTCAAAATCTGTCTTCGCCCATCCTCATTTAATGTTTCATCATCACGCAAGTGGTCCTGAAATGCACCGGGATTTGCAGGATTGTATGTTGCGTCAGTAGCACCCGAATGCCTCAATTGATAACTTATGAAAGGCGGTAAAGGTGCATTCAATTCCTCTTGTAATTCTGCAATCTGTTTATCACGCATTTTTATCATTAACAATGGAATTATCCTTAAGTGTGCCGCGTATTCAGGAGTTGCATTTTCTGCAAAGAATTGTCCCCAAAATTTGATACATACGCCTGGAAGATTATACATCGTTCCTTGCATGACCATTTCATGCACTTTTGGCAAACCTGATAAATCATTCGTGAGTATACTAGTGACCATTAATGTGGCCCACTTTTGAAAAATATCATCATACAATGGCAATTCGGGCATTAATGATGTTGCAACAAACATTGCATCAACAATGGTCGATTGGTCAGGTGTCAATGTTGGCATTTCAAATATTAAATATTGCGCATAAAATGGTGCAAACAATGGTTTTATATGAAGTAGCAGTTGCTTCAGCTGCTCCGGATCCAGATTCATTTTAGTTTATTTATGTGTATGACACAAGTTTGCACAAGTTTATATATTGATTCTGATATAATATTTTTCGAATTGCAAAAATTATTATAACTAACGCACGTATTTGCCGGCCCGAGCAAATGAATCCACGATGAAAATGATGAACACACCTAAAAAACAGTACAGCACCAGTTCCTCGGACACATGCCCCGTTTTTTCATCCTGCTGGTCTTCCAGAAGAGAGATAATGTGGTCCAGTTTTTCTAGCAGTATGTCCTTGTTTTCGCCGACGCTGCCATCAAACATGGACGGCACATAGAGTTTTTGTGCTAAAGCATTTGATGTGAATGCTTCCTTGTTGGGAGCAGGGTTCAACTTTGCATTCAAATCAGCACCGGTGGCACCCGCGAATCGGTCCCGATTTGACACCGGTTCGGTTCTAAATTGTTGCTGAATGGCTTGAGCGTGTGGGGCATAGTTGTTGTCGCCGTCATTGTCCTCTTCTGCATCGCTGGCGGAGGCGCCATCCTCGTAGCTGTGAATCTTTTGAATGAGTTCCTGCACGTATTTGTGTTGGCCTGGTTGCTGATTCAGGGTGCCCTGAGTGCCCTGAGTGCCTAATTGATGTGATTGCTGAGGTTGCTGAGGTTGCTGAGGTTGATGAGATTGTTGCCCGGCTCTAGATCGCAATGTCCTTAATATTCGTTTTTTGGGTTGTCCAGATTGTGTTGGTTGAGTTGGTTGTGTTGATTGGGTTGATTGGGTTGATTGCATTGGTTGAATTTTTCGTTTGGTCGGCGTTTCATCTTCATCGCCATAATTTGAATATTGCAAATATCCAGACATCTCCTAATAAACGGGTATATAATATTTTGTTTTCGTTTATCTTATTGTTTTTTTATTGTGTTTGCAGATAATATAGACAGACGTTATTTCGATTATTTCGATTTCATATTGTACTGTTCCTAAAATTAAATGAACCTGCAGCACAATTTTAACACATTTTTCAATAAATTCATTCACTTCGACCCTGAATTCTTGTATGTGTCGGTTGCATTTCTGATTGCGTGCATGTTCTGGGCATATCCCATTTTCTTTTCGAGATACGATGTTTTAGGGAAATTGGTCATGGTGACGGGAATCATTGCGATGACGCTGTATCATCGCATTGCGGGCATCTTTGCTCTGGTGGCAGTAATTGCCTTATTAAATCGAACTCCTGTCCACAAGGTGGAAGGCTTAACTATGCCTTCTGCCGATTCTACCGATTCTTCTGCCGATTCTTCTGCCAATCCATTGATGAATACCACGTCCCCCGTCCCTAAAAATGCCAATGATTTTAGAAAAATGCATTGCATGACAGGGGTCAAAGATGCCGCTAAATTTGGCGAGATGCCCGATTATGGATACATGTTAAAACCGGATTTGTTCACAGATGCAAGCGGCAATCCAACCATGAGCATGGATGGGATAAAAGCAGTCATGATGGTTGACCAGGATTCATTGAAAAAATGCACCCCAGTGTCAACTGTGCCAAATACCCCTGGTTATAATTTTTATGGTACAATTCAAAACATATGCGACCCCAAATGCGATTGGTCATTGAAACCTCCTGCGCCCACGCCTACAGCTACGGCTAATCCAACCACGGCACCAACCACGGCACCAACCACAACCGACGATTCCGAAGGTTTCAGCACCATGGCAATGCTGCGCCCCCACATTCGCAACGGCAAACGATTTATATCCAGTGGTGCTGAAAATGTTAAAGGAGCTGTAAACCGACTTCAACGAAAGTTGTTTTAGTATTTTTTATTTTGTGATAGTATATTAATATTACCATTATATTACCATTAATACACATTACCCACCATGTTTGAATTCATCACCGGATGGTTCAATTATGCGGTGCATCGACTGAACAACAGCCTGTTTTTTGCGGGCATAATCATGCTCATGCTGAACATTGGGTCGCGATACATTGAGCTCAAGTTGGACCCATCCACCGAGAATTTTTTGAAAACGGCGCTAACCAAGGAGGTGCTGGTGTTTTCAGTGGCATGGATGGGCACCCGTGATTTGATTCTGTCCCTCATTCTGACCGCCGCGTTCGTTGTTTTAGCAGACTACGGTTTGAATGCCAACAGCCGATACTGCATAATGCCCGAAAAATACCGCGCCATGGCGGATGCAATTTCTTTCAGTGCCGGTGGAGTTGGACCCGGAACTTCAACCGTTTCGCCCACTGGCGGTCTCATTGGTGGCTCGTCCAAAGCCGGACATGGACCTGGCAACATCGTCACCGACAAAGAAATCAGCGATGCCATGGACGTGCTTGAACGCGCCAAAAAACAGCGCGAAACAATGAAGCACAATAAGTATTTAACCGCATTCAGGTCTGCCAAATTTTAGAAGGAAGGAAGCATTAATCAATTGCAATATTAAAATATAAATATACTTTAATATTCATTCATTAATTTGAAATACATAAACCATCTGGATAATCTGACATGGATTTATTTGGTCCGGATGACGACGTTCAATCTTCCAGATTTGCTTCGAATTTAAAAAAGGAAACATACAACCCATTGATAATAACATTCAATGCAATTACGTCTGGAATTGCAAAAAAAGTGGACAAGCAAAGCGACGATATGCAGAGCGACGATACGCAAGGCGAAAAGCCTTCTAGCACTCAGAACACACTTCAGATATTAACCCAAACATCGGTGTTGTCTTCCAGTGCATCCTCGCCCTCACCCATGGATTTAGATTCCGCCCAAAAAAGAACGCAGGACACCTCCTGCGATTACGTGGTGTATGTTCCCACCTCATTTGACATAACTGCCGACAAAATGAATGCGTTTTATGAATCCAAGCACAAATTTAGACAGACGTTTGGAAAGTTGAATTTGAACGATGCGGCGGCAAGCGTGTTCATGCAGCGGGCCATGTTTGAAGAATTCGTGAAGTTTTCTAGGAAAAACACAAACAAACGCGAACTCGCGTTAATAGAACAGTCGTACAATTCGGCACTCGCTGATTCGAAACCTCTCATTCAATACATGGAACAACCGCAGGTGTGGAAGTTGACGGATTTGAGTGTTCCAATTGTTAAAACGCCTGCAAATCTCTCCACGCTTTTTGCGATTTTATACACCACTCCAGTGAATGGCATTGGACTACCATTTCTGCCTCTTGCATCTGAACTGGTTTCGCGACTGGAATGGGCAAAACATGCAATTGATTCATACAGTGCTGCATCACTGGCATTGATTCCCCCTGCATTAATCAATGTTGCGATTGCAACTCAGGCATACAATGTAATAAACGCGGGAGCACTCGCTGCAATAGTTCAAGCATTGACGCACATTCAAGCAGCTGTAAGAACGAACCCGGCGGGAGCAGCAGCAGCAATTGCCCAAGCAACTGCATCGATACAACTAGCGCAACAAGCAGCGCAAGCAGCATTATTTAATTTAAATATTGGAGGATTAAGTCGATATTTTTTAGAAGCGGTTCAATCAGTCGCAACTTTGCCGCCAGCCATAACATTTAATGAGGAAATGTCTGCAATCTCTCAAAAGGCGCTGACCTATTTTTGCAGTTATTTTCAAATATTATACATGAAAACGAACATTGCAACTGCTGCAAACCCCATAACATCATCCGTCGGACGAATGCCAACCTACCTTCCTGCTTTGAACTCATCCCTCAGTCTGGATTCATTTGCACCCCCGGTCCACAATATGAACATTTTCCCCGTGTTTGCAAAACCATCCTACAATGTGCAAATCATAACGGAGTTTTTGAGAGGAATTATAACCGGAACCGGATTGCCAAATCGCGAACCTCTCTCGCATCCTGAATTAAAACTGAAGGACATCCAAAATAAAACACACTTGTACACATTTAAATCCACTCCAGACAATAGTCTGAATTATGAGACACTGTTGAAACGGATTTATTACAAATATCTCTCTTATCTGACGCCAGAACATAGAGTGTCTCAAGAGACAAAGAAGGCGATTTCGGATGCTGCGGTTGCTGCTGCTGCTGGTGCTGGAGGAACATTTAATGACTGTCTGGCAGCTGCGATTGGCGTGTGTGATAAAACCAAATCGTATTCCATCATTTGCGCGGTGGCAATTGCAACAAGAGCGTTTATTGCGAATGGAGCTGCTGTGATTGTTGGCGATGCAGCAGCCAGGTTGACGGGGTTGTTTACCACCATTGATTTCGCTGCTGCTGGTGTTGCCAATGTCGATGTTAAAGCCGCAATTGCAGCCTATTTGAATACTCCAAATCCACCACCACCTAATGGCATTGCGCAAGACCAGTTAAATCCGTTGATTGGCGCAGCATGCGCTGCAGGAAACGCGGTGTATGCCGCTGCCAAACGGGGAATCACACAAGTTGTCATAGCGAATCCAACTGCATCCGGTGATGATGGGATTTCAGCAATCCGTGCGGCAATGGATTCGGAAATAAACAATCAAACCAATTTTGCAGCATTCATGTATGATAATAACACGCTGCTGAGTTTGATGAAATACAGCGACCAGGCGCAATCCATTGATGCGGCGTCTGTTACCAATAACCCTCCTCCCCAAATAAATCCCAACATTCAATCCAATTTGCTGCCGTATGCCGACTATTTGAAAACGCTTTACAAACGTCCTAATCCTAATTTGGAGCAGCAATCCCAAACCCAGGTGCAGTTGGAAGAACAGAAGTTTGACGAGATTGACGATGACATGCTGTACGCAGTTTGCGGTCCGGTGTATTTTGATTATAACTGGATATTCAAGCAACATCCGGAATTAATAAAGCACATTTTGGGGGTGGAACGCAACCCGGACCCCAGAACAATAAATAATGAATGGATGCCATCGCGGCCAGACCCGTTGACCGGCAACGTGTATCACATTAATCGTGCTCCAACCAATCCCGAGTATCCCAAAATGCGGTTTGATAATCCAAAAAAAAATGCATTGTCAACCACACCCAGGCAACAACAAATTGCTGTGGGAGGAGCGGGGGGAATCGAAACAATGTCCTGGGCAGAAAGGTACGTCTCTCCCGAACAAGCAAAGGTGGAAACCACTTTGACAAATTTGACAGCAAATGCCAATGCTGCCGTTGCTGCTGCCAATGCCGTAGCTGCTCCTGCGATTGGTGCTGCTATTCCTCCAAATTTCCAGGCTGACACGAATGCAGCCCAAACATACATCACTGTTGGTGGTGTTGGTGGTGGTGCTCCCACACAAAACGACATTAATGCAAGATACAGTTGGACCTTCCCGGGATATTACCGGTATGAATTAACCCAAACTGTTAGGATGAATGCACAGCCTAATGCATACACTAATCGTTATTATCAATTAATGCGTCCTCATACATCCGACGTTCAGGATTACACTCAACCGAATTTGCCCACGGCATATCCACCACCTTTGCCGTTCATTGTGCCGCCAATGCGCGGGCCGGACGACACGTGCATGATTCATGTGTGGCTTCCGGACCTGAGTTCCCAAAACAGCCCATCATTCGCACAGTTCATGTTGAGTGGGGCCAATGGAATAAAGACCCTAAATAGAAATGCATATCAGGATTACGTTTATAAAATAGTGCAACTGATTTTTAAAACTGCAAAAAGAAATGCCAGTGAAAATACGGGGTCTGGGTCTTCTGGTTCTTCTGGTTCCGGATATGGTTATGGTTCTTCTGGTTCCGGATATGGTTATGGTTCTTCTGGTTCCGGATATGGTTATGGTTCTTCTGGTTCCGGATATGGTTATGGTTCTAGTTCTAGTTCTTCTTCTAAAAGGCGCATTTGCATCAAAGTCATGGCCATTGGCTACGACCTCGCAGATAGAAATTTGAAGGAGATAACCAATGCGGATGACCGCGCATTTATTGGCGATGCATTTTTCTTTGCGGTTAGAGACTACAGCATGTTGTTTGAACAGGACAACATTTCAGCGGCAGTGTATTACGACACCGCAAAACAGCCGAATGTCAAGCAGCGATACGATGATTATGCCGCTCAGCGCAAATCGCAATCATTGCGCATCAATCCGGACCCGAAGGCTGCGTCGTTAACTTTAAATTTACAAATTAGACCGTCCGATGAGTTTTTCACACTCCGTTATCCGAATCAATTGAATGAGAACGACTTATTGTATTTTGTGGATTATTGCAGCAGTCCTCGCGCGGTCATTGGGAATTCCGGTGAATGGCCACAAAACATTGAAGAAATCATGGACCAGGCGATTGGACCACAGGCTCAATGTCAACCATTGATAAAATGCCTCGGTGATGCATTTCTTCCAATCAATGAGTTGTATACTGAACGTGGCATCAACGAAAAAATGCAATATATTGCAAATAGTTTGAATGCATGGAATGTGCGACCAAAACAACTGGTGGTGGATTACAAGGACACATTTCATGCGGATGCAAACACCGGATTGCGCGATGCAGGAATGGCGGCGGCAGCGGCAGGAACGGCAGCCATCCATCCAGACCCGGTCAACCTCAATGTTAGCTGGTGGAACGGTGCGAATAGCTATATTCCGCTCAATGCTCACATGAGTTCATTTGATGAACATGTCATGGTTTTGCACAACATATTGAGTGATTCGTACGCGGTTGATAACCAGGTTCCACAAGCGGCATCCGCATTCGTGAATAACACCACCACATTTCGGCAACCGAATGCAGCCGCAAATCCCCCGAATGTAAGTGAAAATTATGGTCCATATATACCAAATGCGGTTGCTCCTGCCACACAAGACAAGATGGTCTTTGAAAACACGGTCTATGCTTACACGCAAGCCAAAAAGATACTCACGCTATTGTCAAAAATGTATGACAATGTTCAAATAACCCGCGAGAATAACCAAAGAATTCAAGCGGCACTGAATGCGCTCAATGCGCTGCCAATTGATTTTTCGTGGTCCATGGATGCCAAATTTGCAGCAGCGGTGGGCGACGGTGCGTTCATTCCGAATTCAAGTGCTCTGCACAATGCGTTCATATGCCCTAAATTGATGGACCCGACTGAATGGAAATTCGAGGACTTTGAAGACGTTGCGATTCGGAACGTGGATGGTGCCGACCCCACCATGCCTTCGCAATTGAAACTACTGGTGGATAAAAAACTACAGAGTGCATTGGGGCAAAATGCAAGTTATTTGAGTGTTGGTAAAGGTGCCAGCAATAGCATTATCATGATTTCAAAGCAGCCCAGGATTGCCACATTGAAGAAAAATTTCGGCATCATTTTGGAAAACTTGTTTCACAAGAATGCGCCGTTTTCATATCAGGGAAAGGTCATGCGGTTTAATAATTACGCGTGGCCCGACCAGCACCTCTATTACAAAATGCGGATGCGAAATGATAGCGCGCTCACGCAACAACAAACTTCATCCGACTCCTATCCGTATTCCGCGAATGCAAACAGGCCCATTGATTTTGCGGGCCTAATGGGCCTTCGTCCGCAGTCCGGAAATTGCATCGGATTCCCCCTATTTGTCGTTCAACTAATGTTCTACCTGTTTGAAGGCAACATTGCGGACATCAAGGGCATGGACATGGCGCGTCTCTCGTGCGCGTTGGACGGAAACATGTTTAAAACCAATGTGCAAATTGTGTGGGAGCAAATGATGGAGAATTTCAAACTGCATCAACAAAATTTTACGACAATGCACTTGTTAAACCGGCTGGAATACACAATGGACAAACAAACGTATGATTATGTTGCATATTTTGATGGCGATGACCCCGACAACCCCGCGCCCCCCATCCACTCCGCCACCATTTTAATGAATTGCACAAAAGCCGCCACAAATCCCACCCTCAAAACAACCAATTATGACAAACTGAAAAAGATAAATGAACAAATTCCGGCCAGTGTATTAGCCACAAACACAGAATTGTACAATAGGCCATCCATTGTGGGGGGTGCATTGCCTTCAATTCCACTTCCAAACCGCGTGTACAATTCAATTAAATCGTTGGTTGCAATCGCGGAAGCATTCAATGATGTGGAACTGCATGGAGTTGCGGGGGTTCCTTTCGAACCGGCTTCTATAACCAACATGGCCACTTTGTTGAATAACCTCACAAATGCGGACAGCACTGGTCAAGCGGTAGGAGCGGCATATGCGTCCCAGCCCATAACTTCGGGACCTGCGCGCATTGGATGGAACGCCGCCAATCAATCCGAAAGCACGATGCTCTACATGAACACAACCGCAATGATCAACGGTTCGGCTAAAAACATAACTCGGGCTTTGACCACGTTAAATCCAGGCGATGAAATCATAATCACCGCAACCGGTGGTGCCAAACAAACGTGGACTGTGTCTGGACCCCCCGTCGTCAATCCGAAATTTGCACAGGTCATGAATGTTCCGGTGTCATATTTCAGATTAATGTCCAATTTGTTCTCGAAAAATATTCAGAACAATGCGCCGTTGAAAGTGGAATTGCAGCGATTTACGCACGAAGCATTAGATTAAACTGCACCCCAAAAATAAAATAATATTAATAATTTATATAATAATAAATTAGTAATCTAACAATCCCCCAACACAATAACTATGGCTTGTAAACTTGCTGCGTGCACGGAGAAAAGCACCAATTCAAACATGCCGACTCAATCCGTCATCATCGGTTCCATTGTGGGCCTCGGGCTGGCTTATTTAGCATTCTCTCATTTTTCAAAGCGTAAATAAATCATGCATGACATGAAAATGAATTCATCCAATGCATTCATCCAATGCATTCATCCAATGCATTCATCCAAGGCATTCATCCAATGCATTCATCCAAGGCATTCATCCAATGCATTCATCCAAGGCATTCGATGAATTGTTTCATGCGCACAAATATGGTTTTCATCATGGTGCCAATTGCCTTGTCTACAAACGGCGGAATGGAAAGGACGTCATCGGGTTTAGACATTTGCAATTTGAATTTGTAGTGGAATTGGATGACGTGTCCGTCCGGCTGCACATGAATCGTGATATTGGAGTTGTCCGAATCGATTTGTTCGGCGCGTTTGGGAATGAAGTGTTTCAGCAAGGGCGTTGCGGGTCCCGTTTTAGGAACATTTGCGCTGCTAATGTGAATGATTTGGGATTGGTATTGTTCTTGATACTGATTTTGATTTTGATTTAGTAAATGCGGCATGTCTGTATAAACGTGCGTGTATCTCTCGCCCAGTCCCATGATGCTCTTAAAAATGAACAGGAGTTCCGCGCGTGATGGGTCGGCCGGGTCCGGATAAGCGATGTGATACGAATCAAACAGGTCCTTGTTCAATTCATACATCATCTTGTAAATGTCAAATGTCAGCAGCGCGTCAATGCGTATTTTGGGATTGCACGCCCGAAATTCAATCAAATACATGTGTTTGGACTTGTCTCTACTCAAATACACGGAATCCTTGTCGCACGTCATGACAAATTTCTCATTATCTGATTCCATTGTCTTTCGGATGTCGGGCCAAAAATATAAATATATGATTGAAATCTATTTATATTGTTTATTCTACAAAAATGCATGCACAATTACGAATCGGGACTTCGAGTTCCTAAACCCTAAATTAAATGTCCAGTGCCAAACTCACGGTGTTTTTATCCGACCTTTGGCGGCGCTTGCTCTTGTGTGGCAGGTTGTCATTCTGCAGCTCCTTCAGGTCTGAAATGCTGATGGTGCTGGTCTTGTCCTCTGCTGCTGCGGATGCTGATTCTTGCTGCTGTTGCTGTTGCTGTGGTTGCACTTGTATGGTTTTGGTCTTAAGACCAGAGAGAATGTTTGATATGTCGGTGGGGCCGCGCATGTCGGGCCGCTTGGACACGGTGACTGGATTGCTGTTGCCGTTGCCGTTGTTGCCGTTGCCGTTGTTGCCGTTGCCGTTGTTGCCGTTGCCGTTGTTGCCGTTGCCGTTGCCGTTGTTGCCGTTGTTTCGCGCTGCGCTCAAATCGGGGCGATTGGATGGCATTGGAGGCGCCGCAGTGTTGTTCCCAGACCGAAACGGCGTTCCGGAATCCGAATTGGGGTCGCGCACGCTGGTCGGAACCGGTGGAGGCGGTGGGCGCTGGTTTGGAATGTAGGGTGGTGCCTGGCGCGAAGGAGCTGATTGTGTGGGTGGCGGGCCCTGGCCCTGGCCCTGGGTAGGAGCAGGAGGCCCTTGGCCCATCAAATCCCCCATAAAGTTGCCAAATCCGGGGCGATTCTGGGACATGGAATTCACGGCCGCCGAAGTAAACTGCTGCATCAATTCGGGATTTTGACGCATGATGTCATCCATGCCGGGCATGGCCGATTTGAACATGGTGTTGGTCATGTGCAGCATGATGGCGCTGCCGCCCAGCTGGAACAGCAGCTTGAGTTCGGGTGCCATCTTGGCCTTGGACTTGTACTTGTCATGCAGCTCTGAGAAAATTTCGTCGTAGTCATCCACGTTCTCATTGACCTGCTCGCTCCACCCGTCCAGCTTCAGGTCAAACGGGTCAAACTTGTTGTTCAAGTACTCAATTCCGGTAATGACCGACATCAACATTTTGCCTTGGAATTTCACGCTGTTGCGCCGTTCGCGCTCCTCCAAATGCGTCTCGTATTCGCCCTTCATTTCCGCCAGAGATGACTCCATGGAATATTTTTTTGTCAGCGTGATGCCCTTCTGTTCCAAATCCTCCAGCTTGCGCAGGTATTTGAACTTCTCGCGCAGCAACTCATCCTTGGTCATTTGTGGCTGGTTGTCCACGGGTGCATCCGGATTGAGCGGCACATTGTTGAATTTGCCAAACCCGTCCCACGTGTTTTTGTCATCGTCGGCGGATGCGGTTGAACTGCCTAAATTGAAACCGCCACCACCACCACCACCACCACCACCACCACCACCACCACCACCACCACCACCACCACCACCACCACCACCGCTGCTTTCAACCGGGTCTTCTCTAAATGATACGCTATGACCACCACCACTTGAGCCACTTGAGCCAATCCCGCTAAAAAACAGGGACTTGCTTGAAGAAGATGTTGGCACCGTGATGTCGCTTAATTCGTTCAATTCGGCTTCCAGCGCATTCAGGTCGCCGATGTCAATGTCTCCGCCGCCGCCGCCGCTCTTACCGCCGCTTTTTAGTTTGTCGTTCATGAGAAATTCAAGACCGCCCCCAAAATTAGAAGACTTGCGCGAATCGCTGGACAAATTCGAAATGTCAATGACCTCTTCCATTTTACAATACAATGCAGTTGATTGTGGTTCCTATTCTTATGTTTAATTTATATCTTTTAAGTTTAAATCATACGCAATATAAATTAAATTGTTGACCCCACAATGTCTGTAAATTTCGAATTTCTCTCTTTGCATCAATCGCATCATTTGAATCATTTGCACAACCACATCATTTGCACAACCACATCATTTGCACAACCACCACATGCCCTGCAAAAAACAGTCGGCCAGGTCATCCTTCTTCTTGTGTTTCTCGAACTTCATCGCCATCAATGGCATGTGCGCCGCACTTGCAATCAATGACCGCGTGATTTCAATGCTGCGCTTTTTGCGGTCGGCATAACATCCCTCGTCTTTGTCTTCCCCCGTTGAAAAGGGCTTCAATTTGTTCGTGGCCGATATGAACCGAATGTCGGGAACCCCGCGCATGATGAAGTACTGGGTGATCATCCCCTGCAGCGTTTTCATGCGGGTGGCCAGTGTGCTCAGCTGGTTCTCAATGATGACGACGTCAATGCCGGATGCCAGATGCGGTGTCGCATCAAACCGCTGGTGCATGTTTCGGCCAATGGTGATTAAATCCAACGATGCTGCGGAAACCACCTTCTTCTTCGTGTCGACGGCAACCAGGAACTCGGCCTGCAAAGCAGTGGTTATGTGCTGCAACAACTTAACCTTACTCTTATTACATTTCTCAGGAATGGGAATCGAGAGATATTCAGCAGAAATTGCCTTCAACTCTTCCAGACCCATTTTTTTAATGGATTTTGCTGGTATTAACAATGGCATCTTGTATCCTGAGGCATTCGCATGCCTTGTGCAGTAATGGGTTACCAATTCCGTCGAGGAGTGCATGAATTTGGCAGTGAATTTACATCCAGCGCTCGAGCACATGGGTCCTGCCACAACGGGTGCATTGATTGCATCAGCTGCATCGCACAAATTCACGGTGTCCCAGGCCACAATCGAAAGCTGATGCATCATGTGTTCCGGAGTTTTAATTTCTCCGGTGACAAGTTTAAGTGGGTCGTATTCAAACAAACAGTACGCCAGATTCTTCATGCCCACATCAATGCTGAGCATTCTCATTTTTCAATGTTATGATTTATGTGTTAGTAAATGCAAACAATGTGGTTGTGTTTAATATGTAATCAACGAATTGTATAAAACCAAAATAAAATAAATTGGGGTAATGTATAAACCATTACACACACACACACACACACACACAATCAATTCCGCCAATGCATTTAAAAAAAAGAGGCGGGAAATGGTCAATGAAATACAAACGAAGAATTGATTGCAACGCCCCTCGCGGATTCTCACAACGTCAGTATTGTAAATACGGACGACGCAAAACATCAAAGAAATAAATAAATGCGCCCGCTTAATTGGCCGCGGGATATCCCTGCATGAGCAGCTCGTTTTGGGTGATGACGGGGGAAATCATGCGCGCCTGCAGCTGATGGCGAGACAGGTAGTAATTCTTCAGGTCGCTGGTTTCGTAGCCGAAGGGCTGGCTGTTGTCGAGCACGCTGGCAAACACGTAAGGCACGTTGCGCTGCGGTTGCATCGGGTTGCTGGTGTTGTACACGCAGTTGCCGCACTGGTTGCACGCCTCCACCTGGTTAGCCTGCATGATTTGCGTGGCATTGTGTGTCAGATACTGGCGGTACTGAGAGTTGGACTTTACGCCGGCCTGTTCCTTAATGCGCTCGTTGATGACGGCACCGGGCTGCCAATCGGCATAATTGCGCCCGTCGGCCATGATTGGCGGGAAATTGAAATGGATGTTGTTGGAACCGGCATAGCACGTTCCCCAGCTCATGTTTGTTGTTTGTATGCAATGCTTGTATAATAATTATATTATATTATTTGATTATTTGTTTATTTTCTCTCAATTATAAAAAATGTTAATTATAATTTTGATGATATAAACAATTAAAGATTATATCTAAGGTTACAATATGCAACATGAGAGTAAAACTCTGTGATAAATACAAAAATGAAAGAGAAGAAATATGCAAAAAACTAATTGATATTTTAAAATTGGACGTGAACAATTCTTTTTTGTTGTCTGACCTAGATGATAATGTGGAAATGCAAACAGAAATTCTAAACATGAAAGATGAAATACAAAAATGTTTTGCATGTTCCACTATATCTTCTTTTAAACCTAATTTTGATTGCAAACGACCTTATTTAAATATTGTGCGTGGCATTTTACGACAACAAGGATATACTTTTATATCTACTGACCTTGACATAAAAATAAACGATGTTGTAAAAAGAACAACAAAATACATTATATTTAGGAATAATTAAATAATTCGCATAAATTATCAAATTATAATATTTAGGAATATTATAATATGGAAATCACCGAACGCTTGCCTCTTAAACCAATTCATTGGCTTTCGCAGATGTCTTACTCTGAGTTTGTAGAGAGATGTTTAAACAAGGAGAAAAAATATACGAAGGAAGAGTGTAAAACCAAATATTCAATTTTACAACAGTTTTGTCAAACTAATTTGAAAACAAGTGGCATTACCAAGCGGATTTATTCTTATGCAACCGGCACATCAGGACGCTTATTTTCAGGTGGATCATTGCAAGGGTTGCCTTCCTCCATTAGAGGCTTAGTTATGCGTGATGGTATAGGTACAGATATTGACATGTGCAACGCGCATCCAGTTATTCTTCGTTATGTTTGTAAATTACACAACATACCATGTCCTCATTTGGAATATTACATTAGTCATCGTGATGATTGTCTTATGCAGTTTGAATCAAGAGAAATTGGTAAAACGTGTTATTTAACTGCATTAAATAAAGACACATTGAATCGCACAAAAGACCTACCAGCCGAATTTAAAAAATATGACATAGAAATCAAACAAATTCAAAAACAACTGGCAAAGATGAAAGAATACATGGAATTAATTAGTTCAGTTCCGGAAAATAAATCATATAATAAATTGGGTTCCGCAGTTAATCGGATTATGTGCTATTATGAAAATATTATTTTGCAACATGCCATTCACGTTGTATGTGGAAAAGGCATAGAAATTGCCATTTTGATGTTTGATGGTATGATGGTTTATGGGGATTATTGCAATGACAAAGGGTTACTGGAGGATATAACACATTATGTGGAAAAACAACTGAATGGATTGGACATGCATTGGGCTTACAAAGAACATAATGCCGAACTGAGTGTTCCAGCAGATTATGTAGTAAAAAATACAGATAGTAAACAAAATGAAAATGGGTTTGAATGCATTGCACATGAATTTGAAAAAACTCATCTGAAAATTATCAATAAATCATTGTTTGTTAAACATGACAATAACAATGTTATATTTTTAACACAGGCGCAATTAAAAATGTCTTATTCGCATCTATCATATGATGCGCCTATGTATAACGAAAATGGCATTTTTACAGGATTTAACACGTTGCCTTTTATAAATAAATGGATTGGATTTACCCATAATATTAGACGTAAAGATGACATAGATATTTACCCAAACATGACAGATTGTCCTGAAAATATTTTTAATTTATGGCGCCCTTTTGCAATGGAATTATTAACTGACCCATATTCACATAAACAAACAGAGTTGAATTTTATATTAGACCACATCAAGATATTATGCAATCATGATGAAACGGTCTATGATTATTTTATAAAATGGATTGCACAGATGATTCAATATCCTCATGTAAAAACAATTATGCCGACATTTATCAGTCAAGAAGGATCTGGCAAAGGAACGTTGTTTAAATTATTTGAAAAGATGTTAGGATATGAAAAAGTATTTGAAACAACAAACCCGAGTCGGGATGTTTGGGGGGATTTCAACGGAATGATGTGCAATTGTTTTCTTGTAAATTTGAACGAATTATCCAAAAAAGATACAATGGAAGCCGAAGGTAAAATAAAGGGTTTAATTACGGATAATTCCCTCGCCATAAACCAAAAAGGCATTCCGCAATATAAAATAAAATCATATCATCGGTTCATTACCACTACCAATAAAGAAGAACCTTTAAATTCCACTAATGGCGACCGACGCAATTTAATCATTCGGTCTAGTGATGAGAAAAAGGGTGATTATATTTACTTTGAAAATATGCACAAATGCTTAGAAGACATTGATGTCATTAGAACGTGTTATGATTACTTCAAAAGTATTGAAGGTATGGATAAATTCAAAGACACACCTATCCCTATAACAGAATATCAAACAAATTTGAAGGAACTTTCTAAATCTCCCATAGAACAATGGTTAGAAAGTTTTACCAGAGAACATGATGATGGTGAACCAATTGAGTTATTTGGAATGGAAATATATGAATTATTTAAAAATTGGTGCAGTGAAAATGGTATTAAATATGAAATTGATAGTCGTAAATTAGGGGTTAGATTAACCAATATGAAAATAAATGGTATTTATAAAGGTAAACACACTATGAAGGGTGAAACTAAAATATTTAACATTGCCGAGTTAAAAAAAACCTTGAAAATCGGGTGTCTCTTAGACCTATGACGGGTGAATATATTAATTATTTTTGAAATATAAATAATTAATTGATTGATGATGAGGACATGAGGACTGAGGACCTGTTTTTGGTTGAATTGATTTTTTCCAAAACAAAAGTGCAAAAGTGCAAAATAGTTGTTGCTTTTACACTTTTTTTTCATTATTTTGTTGGAATGTGAAATCAGGTCCTCAGTCCTCATGTCCTCATGCATTTCATTGAATTTGGGGTCTATCGCGGATTGGGATTGGGGCAGATGATAAACAACATGTGCGCATGATGCGTTCGGTGACGAGGTACGGGTCCAGATTGGCCGCGGGGCGTCGGTCTTCTAAATATCCGTGCCCCTGATTTGCAACGTGTCGGGGAATGCGGATGCTGCGCCCGCGGTCGCTGACTCCCCACGTGCACTCGTGCATGGAGCTGGTTTCGTGCAGTCCCGTCATGCGATGCTCATTGTCTTCGCCATAAACGGACATGTGCTCCGCGTGATTGGCCTGCAGTTTGATGCATGCCGTCTTAATTGCATCCATCGCATCGGTGGACCTTATCGCCTCCATTGTCGCATCGGTTGATTCGGACCTCCTCATTGTCGCTGTGCTGAAGTTGGTGTGGCCACCCGACCCGTTCCAGGTGGGCAACGGTTTGGGGTGAAACGTGGCGCAGCATCCGTGCTCTTCGGTGATGCGGTGCAGAATGTAGCGCGCCATCCACAGCTGGTCCGACACTTGGAGTGCGGTCAAAGGGCCAACTTGGAACTCCCACTGCGATGCAGTCACTTCCGCATTGGTGCCGCATATTTCAATGCCGGCATAAAGGCACGCCTGCAGGTGCTGGTCTGCGATTTTCCGTCCGAAGCAGCGGTCGCCGCCTACACTGCAATAATACGGACCCTGACCCCCGCACCCGGGATTGCATTGACTGGCCCACTGATACGGAACTTCCTTTGCGCTATCAAACAGTATGTATTCTTGCTCAATCCCGAAGAGCGGTTCTTCGGCAGCACACGCGGTCTCGGTTTGCGCGCATCCGACGCGTGCATTTGTGGCATGTGGCGTGCCGTCCTTGTTGTAACAGTCGCATAGCACTAGCCAGGCCTGCACCATTGCCGAGTTCATGCCCTTGTAAAACGGATTCAGGTAAAGCGCAACGGGGCGAATGAGCACGTCGCTGTCGGTTCCGGTGGCTTGCCCTGTGGATGAGCCGTCAAACGACCACTCCCAACGGCCGGGGTCGGACACAATGCACGAAATGCTTTCCTCCAGTTTCACCACTCGGGTTTTGCTGCGCAAGCCGCCACCGGCATCGACCCACACGTATTCCAATATGTGCTTTATCATTTTGAGAGAAAATGAGGTATACAAATATGTGCGCTCATTCTTTTAAATTGTTATCGTTGGTTGGTTGATTTGATTATTGTAGAAGCTGCACGAGGTCCTTCTTTTTTAGTTTTTGAAGGTCGGCATCCTCACCACCCAAACCGCGTTCCTTGGCCACCTGACGCAACGCAGGCACCGACATGTTCGAATAATTCAATTGAATGGATTGGGGTGCCGCCTTCTTTGCATTGCTGGTGCCTTTGTCCTTGACATCCTTGTCCTTGTATCCAATTTTCAATTCAAACGGTTCCAACTCTTCAATCTCTTCGCTGTCAGAGTCGCTCTCGGAATCGCTCTCAGATTCATCTGCTTCTTCGCCTCCCAATGCAGTCTTGTTGAGAGATATTATTTTTTTTGTGTCATTCTCGTCGCAGGCAACCTCCTCCACTGCATCAAGGTCAATGGCAGCGGCATCAATGTGGATGTGCTTTTTCTGTGATTCGTACCATTCATGTAGTGAATCCGGTTGATGAATTTCGTCTCCAACGGACCACTTTTCTGATTTGGAACTCTTGTCGGAACTTTGGTCGGAACTTTGGTCGGAACTTTGAGACTCGTCGGAATCAGACTCTGACTCGGAATCCGAACTCACTTCAATCAGTCCGCTTTCGGTAACAGTGATTTCCTTGTGCCATTGCTGCTGCTGTGGTTGTTGCGGTTCTTGTTCTTGGCATTGTTGCGATTGTTGCGCATGATGCTGCTGTGCTTGTTGTTGCATGATGCTGCGCGCAATGAATGATTGCATGACGCGCGCCTGTTCCATCTGCGATTGCTCAATGACCGAAAGGCGCTGTTTGAAATAGTAAAACACCCCGTAAGAAATGACTGCGCATATCGCTAAACTCACAAATATGGTGGTTGCAACTGAAAACGAAGAGCCAGAACCAGACATTGTGTGTATGATTTAGTAATTGATTAATATTTAATATGTCTTACATTCAAATAATAAATAAAATATGGCTGAACGAACGAACGAAATGGAAAAATTCATGCATTCACATTCAAAGACTGCTTAAAATGCGGCGCGTGGCGTCAACGATGGATGCGGGATACTGCAGGTCATACAGCACCTTGATGCCGCCCTTGATGGTCGAAATGCCGGGACTAAGCGTGTATAAGTATTTGAAGTCGAAGTTGCCGCGGTCAGCCACTTCCATGTGCAAATTCTGGATTTTATTGTATGTGTTGGATTCCGAATCTGGATTCGAATCTGGATTCGAAGATGAATTATTATTGATTTTCTCTCGTTTGTCTGATTCTGATTTTGGTTTTTCTTTTGAGTCAGAAGACTCTTTTTCAAAGAGTTTGCAAAGCTGGATGTAGTGCGTGGTCAGCATGAAGTCCACATTGTCGTGTTTTGCGAGGTGCATGATGTAGCCATACGCGCTGGCAATGGCTTCGTAGGGGTTTGTGCCCGAATACAGCTCGTCGAATATGCAGAAGTGCCTTACCGGGGGGCTCGGAGTTGGGGGTGTGGTCCCCCCAGTCAGTTTATCCAGAATCTCTTTGCACCGCCTGGACTCCGCCTGGAACAAGCTGTCCCGCCCCGACGTGTCGGGAATGTTGAGGTAGCTGTGCAACTGATGGTAGGGGCAGATGCGCGTGCCCGCCTCGTAGAACCCGTATCCCAGTTGCTGGGAAAACAGGATGTTCAGCATTGTCATTTTCAGAATGGTGGTTTTTCCGGACGCGTTCGGACCCGTAATGACCAGCCGCTTGTCCAATGACACCGTGTTCTTCACAGGCGTGGATGCATCCAGTTCTAGTTCGTTGATTGCAGTTGCAACGTAATACCCGTTGACGATTTTGCTGCTCTTATTGCTCTCATTGCTCTCATTGCTGTCATTGGTTGCGTCTTCTTCTTCTTTCTTCTTCTTCTTGTCCTTCCTTTTGCTGTCCTTCTTTTTGCTGTTCTTATCGACCTCGTCGGATTTGGTGGGGGTGGTGGTAGTAAACTCGCACGCAGACACGCTCTTGTTTTGAACCAGTTCCGCGAAATGCGCCATGTGTTCCGCATACGCGTTGAACCCGAAACTGTACTGCATGCACGCCGCAATCCCCGTATCCGAAAACACCGCATAGTACTGCTGCATCACGTAGCCAATTTGCAGGCACTTCTTCGCCGTCAGCGCCGGCGGGTCAATGCGGTCCAAAGCCGCCACCATGCGCTCCAGCTGCTCCCGATTACGGTCCAAGTCCGACACAAAGAGACCAAATGTATCGCCAGCGATACGCGCATGCCCCGCAAATTCGCGCATTCGCGCAATGGTCTCATCCGCATAGGCGCGAATGGCGGCCAGGTCTTCGTGCACGAGGAACGTGTTGCGGTAAAAGCGGTGGCAGGATACCACGTTCTGATACATTTGCACGATGTAGAACACGACGGACACCAGGATGTAGATGCGCTTGTCCCAGCTGACGGAGCTCATGTCAAACAGGAGTTTGCCGATGGCGTGCTGCGACAGCATCATTTTTATGATGCCGAAATAGGTGGGCAGCGTGATGGGCACGCCCTGCAGCTTGAGGAGGAAAAACGGCACGATGAGCATGATGACGGGCATTAAAAAGGACAATAATGGCGAGAAGAGGTTGTACATGCTGTAGCACTGCAGGAACGTGGGGGAGCGGTTCAGCATGTCGAGCGGCGCGTAATCAATGTAGTTGAATTTGTCGCGGAACCCGGCGTCGGTTTTGATGCGGGTCCAAATGGACTCAACGCGACCATGATCCGATTTTTGTTGGGTATGGGTTTCGGCTTTGGAACCAGAAATGGCGGCAATGAAGCGCTGCGTGTCCTGCAAATGCGGCACACTGGTTGTGAACTGCTTGGCCCACATGCCCAGGTAGCGCTTGGCAAATGCGGACTGCGGCTGAAACACGTGGGCATACATGGGTTTAGCATTGGACTCTGCGATCCCATTATTGACTTGCTTGGTGCATTCAATGAGCTCCAGGTCGGATAACACGCTCTTGTCAATGGAACACAACTGATCGTTGGGCAAATACTCCATTGGCAGCCTAAACGTCGTATCCAAATGGGTTGGATTTACAGACAGGGCTTCTGCTTCTTCGGCTTCTGTTTCTTCGTCATCTTGTTTCTCTGATTGTTGTTGTTGCCGTTGTTTTTGGGCTTGAATTTTCGCTAAAAGGTGCTCTATCATTTGTTTTTAATAACTATAACAAATGATAGAAGATAATGCATTGAATAATACGAAATGAAAAGAGAATGTTCATTACCGACCGGATGATGATGATGGTGGTCTTGCCACTGCACCACGCATTGGCGTCAGTCCACTCATTCTGCCGGCAAGAGCATCCACTCCGGGTGATGATGGTCTACCAAACAATCCTAAAATCATGGGTTTAATGTCATTCGGCACATGGGCCGAACGGATGGGGTCTTCATAATATGAAGATCCTTCATCCATTCTTTCTTCTTCGGCGGCACAATCATTTGCATATGATGTAAGGTTGTCAATCATTGGAAGGATTTGTGAATCGAGCCCTTCTTTTTTACCCTTCTTTGCTAAGGTCAATTGTTTTGTTATAGATGGAACTTTATAATTGAATTCGTTCTCGCGTGAGGGGGACCATTGATTTACTTTATCATATCTAGCCATTGCACAATATGACATTGCATCGGGTTTCAACACAAATTGAACAGTAATTTCATCACGATTGCCTAAAAATATCAATTTTGAAACCGGATTTTGTTTGGATTTTGGATTAGGTGGAATTTGAATTTCAAGAGGTTTATCCATTTTGAATTGTTTTGGTCTTCCGTCAAAATATAGTAGCATTGTTCCTGAACCAACCGGCCCATTTTCCAACGCAAATACTGCGGTCTCGGGCTCAGGAGCGGCAGAAGCAGGAGCAGAAGCAGAAGCAGAGGCTGAAAATGCATCAAACTGTTTTTGATTAAGAATTATTTGAGTAGCTGGATTGAGACTAATGGGTTCAACCCCTTTATAATCCAAGAAGAAGTTTTTGTTTGAACGGTCCATGGTTTGGTTCGCAGCCATAATGTGTTTTCGTATTTTTTCACCATACTCAGGGTCCCTTCTTTCATATCCCTGCAATGAATCGTTTCCAATCAAATATTCATTCTCTCCAGAACTAGTGGGTCTGACACGAACTTGAATTCCATCATACGTTGGGTCTCCTTTTTCAGTTTTAATTTTCCACCCTTCTGAATATGTTCTAAACGCTTTCAACATCCCACCTTGGTGCCTTCTAGTGATTCTATTGTGATTACGTTTGTGATGGTGTTTTGTTTTGCGGCCATGATGTGATTGTTTTTTTTTGCTTCCAGCGCGATTGATGCGCCGAACGCGCCGTGTTGCCATTTTATCTCTCTAAATGACTTTATTTATATAAACCATACAGATAAAATAATAAATCATTGCAATAAATGGTTGCAATAAATGAGTGTGGACAATTAGTAAGACTCCAGCAACTGCGTCATGCTTTTTTGCATCATGTAAAACGAGAGACCGAACATGGCGCTCGTGGCAATCAGCCCGGTCAAATTGGCGTTTCCATCCGCGCTAAACAAGGCCGACGGCAGGTATCGGAACATGTATCGTTTGACTGCCGGCAGTTGAAACGCGAAGTAGAGAATGGCCAGCAGGAGCGGCGACTGCACTTCCTCGTAAAAGACTTCTAAAGCATCGGCACGATTGGACCCGCGCGTGTTTTGATGCATGACGCGCTCCAGCGTGGAACTCGTTTCATGGTCATGAATGTAGTCGACGTGCCGTTGCGGTTGCGGAACATACGTGGGCTGCACTTGCGCATCCTGCATCATGCCGGTGGTGTCGCGCGGAATGTCGCGGGACGGGAGAGCGGTCATGCCCGTCATGCTGGCGCGCTGCACCCCACTCACCAATTCGTTCATGAGCTTTTGATTGGCTTGTTGGCTTGGATTGAGTGGCGGACCTTGTTGTTGTTGCTGCTGTTGCTGCTGTAATTGCTGTTGTGGTGGAGGTGCTAAATCAGGCATATTGGGTGAATAAGACATGGCTCCAGGTTCTGTTTTTTGAATAACGATGTTCTGATTCTGGGTGTTGGCATTTTGGCCGGATGCTGTGGGCAAATCATCAATGCTGGTGGTGTCGCTCATCGTGGATTATTTATTGAGTATGTCTTTTAGGTATTGCACTTTATCTATTGCATAGATTCATGTTTTCACAGTATAACGCAATCTTCCTAAATAAAACCAATGAAACCAATGAAACCAATGAAACCAATGAAACCAATGAAACATTCATTGTTTTAAAAACAATGAACATCAAATGTTGAAGCAAAACGGTGCTGCAAATCGAATCGACCAAAATGTAAAAAATACCGGTGGTAGGTTTCGTTCCTACGTCCTCAGAGTTATGAGCCCACAAAGTGAAACGGCGCGCTTCCTCTGCGCCACGCCGGTAATGCATTACCGTGTTTAGAGTATGCCGGAGAAGACTAGTGGCTTCTGCAAAGCCACCGAAGTGTAAGAATACCGGCAACAGGTTTCGATCCTGTGACCTCAGGGTTATGAGCCCTGCGCGCTGCCTCTGTGCCATGCCGGTGATGTGTTTCCGTGTTTAGAGTCTGCCGGAGAAGACTAGTAGCTTCTGCAAAGCCACTGAAGTGTAAGAATACCGGTGTTCCGTTTCGATTAGATGTCCTCGGAGTTATGAGCCCACAAAGTGAAACGGCGCGCTTCCTCTGCGCCATGCCGGTGATGTGATACCGTGTTTAGAGTCTGCCTGAGAAGACTAGTGGCTTCTGCAAAGCCACCGAAGTGTAATGATAACCCCCGACCTGTTTCGATCAGGTGACCTCCGGCTTGTAGTGCGATAATCATCAATCGTTCGGACTTTATGCAAAGTCTAATGGAGTGACCGACGATGTTTACGGCGCGCTTCCTCTGCGCTACAGGGGTGTTTTTTTCCACAGCGGGAGTTGAACTGTGGACCTTCGGGTTAGGAATCAGGCTTCCAACCACTAGACCACGCGTCCATCTCGAACTGCTTGAAATTACATGCCACCGAATCGGTATACTAAGATGTCAATAAACACAAAAATTGCATACAGACGTCATGCGTCATTCCTTAAAGCACCACATCCACCCGTGAAGCATCGCATTTACTGCTATTGACATTGTACGTAAAACATTTGCCGTCGTATTTGAACGTGAACTTTTTGGTTTCCGCCATGTCGGGCGCCTTGAACACCATGCAATTGCGCCCGTGGCACGTCTTCCTAAACAAGCTAGAAAGACCCAGACCCATTATTATTCCGAAGATGACCCTGCTTGCGGAAGAATGAATGAAGTCATGAAGTTGCATTATTTTAATGCTAAATGTTTAAGTTGTTTTATAACTATATTTTATTTTTTGTAAAAATGTAATTAAATCGAGGTTTATAACGTAATTATGCAATTATTGTTATTAAGTTTGCATGGGAATGGTTTTCAGGTCGTCGTCATTGGCGGGGCAGGCCTTCTCCTCCTGTTCAAACCGGAAGCAGTTGTGCGCCTTGTCGCGGAAGTTGAAGTAAGATTCGTTGTCCTGCGTGGGATAAACGGTGACCACGCGCTGAGTGGGGAGAGAAATGTAGATGTAAAACACGCCGATTGCGAAACTGATGATGAATGCCGGCCATGAAATGTTGTTTAATATGGACATTGTTTTGAAGAATTTTATGGGATACATTGCATGCACATTATATTTTTCACTTGGATTTCTCTCGTTCCTTGTCTCGTTCCTTGTCTCGTTCCTTGTCTCGTTCCTTGGCTCGTTCCTTGGCTCGTTCCTTGGCTCGTTCCTTGGCTCCTCCGTGTTTGGTGGTCGGCACGCCGTTGTCCACAATGAACTCAATGAGCTCGTCCTTGCCGGTGTCAGGGTCATCCAGATTCGCCACTTCATACACGTCGCCCGTAATTCTCTCCTGGTCCTTGGTCCAGTTGAAAATGTACGCGGCAAGTTGGTCATTGCGCTTGCGCGCCAGCCGTTCGCGCAGCCGTCGGTTTCGCGCCTCCACCGTTATGCTCGGCACGTCAATCTCAAATTCCAGCTGCTCCAGCGTGTACGGTTTTTGCACCAAATGAAAGACCCCGGCGTCATCTTTTTCCACGGCGGAATACACGTATTTTTTGTCCATGCGGCTCTCGTTCAGCGGCACAATGCGATCAACGTAGAGCGCCACCGCATCTTTGATAAAGGATTCCGCGTTTGAAGCTGCCCCCATTTTCACCATTTCCTTAAATTGCTGGACCACCTCATAAAACTCGACCGTGAGCGCCTCCACTTCTTCGCGGCGTTCCGGATTGCGCACCACGTCTAAATACTTTTGACGAAACCCACCGTATAGGTCCAGCGCCTGGTCCAGAGCCGCGCGGTCCGTTTCAAACTGGCGCAGCGCCTCTTCCTCGGTGGAATAGTTGAACAGGAGGTCCAGCTTGGTCTTGATGATGTGGTCCTTCAGCACATCGGCGTTGTGCAGCGACTCATTTGCCAGCTGCTCCACACTCACGAATTTCCCTTTCACGATTTCAATGTTGAGGGCACAGGGCTGCGACCGATTGCCGCATTGTGCGCGCAGCATGCCGTCCTCATTCGTGAAGTGGGTTCCGCCACTTTGACCGCACGCCACGCACTTGCGGTTGCGCTTAATGCGCATGATTTTAGCACGTTTCTGTTGCATGTTCAGGGTGTCCGATTTTTGAACGGCGTTCTTTTCTTCTTCATATCTCTCGTCATACCGATGCTTGTAGATGTAATACTCGTTCAGCGCATCCACGTAATCGCCCTTGCTCACGTTGGTTATCGCTTGTCCATGCGTCTGTTTCTGTTGTGGGGTTTCGGGTTGTTCCATAACTGGTTCGGTTCTTATTATATATGTTGCACATTATTTATGCGCGCATAACCAATCCGAAATCCGATTCCTATAAAAAGATTTTGCGTTGTTTGATGAGTTCCACTTCCGGAACCTCCCATTTAGGAAGACCCGTTATGAAGTTGCCGCGAGATGCAGCATGATTGACTGCATTCACCATCCGCAATTTAGAGAGAATGTATTCCTTCTGTTTTTTTTTAATTTCAATTTGCTGTTCAGGGGTCGGTTTACTGCTGCGCTTGTAATACAGCAGGGCGCCTAAAATCAGGACGAAAACCCCCAACATGCATGCATTGAATACGGCGTTGTGATACTCCTCCCGCAGGCGGTTGCACTCCTTTAACACCCCTCCAAAAAAGTATTTGACACCGGGTTCAATGAGGGAAGGGGATTGGGCATAATGAGAAGAAGGAGGAGATGGCATTGCGTGATTCTTACATAATGCCATTAAAAATTCAAATTAATTTATACACAATGTTTATATTGTGTATCTCTAAACATCATACAAATCATACAAATCATCATAGAAATTATACAAATTGCATAAGATGGCTGACACACCCCCCACCGCTGCGTCGGCATCCCCGAATGGTTCATGGCATCTTATGGTGTATAGCATTGTTTCAGCGGGTTATTTGTGGATTGAATACAAAAACAACACGTCCACTGCAGCCAAGCCCGAAACCAATGGCATTCCCATAACATCCATCATATTTTTGACCGGAATTTGGTTGATTCAATACATCATGGTCTTCGTGCTGTTGAATCAACAATGCAACACTCCGAATTACGTGTTGGCGCTGTGGTCCTCGTTTGCCATGTGGTTTGCGATGTTTGTGCCCATGTTCATGTGCATGGAATACATGTACACGTGGTTGCAGCCGTTTGCCAACACGTTTGGATACTGGGTAAACAAAATGTCTGGATTGGCATCCTTCATGAACGACACATTGAAAAGCAAAGTCAATGACCCCGCCGACAAAATTCAAAAATATTTAGACTACATGAAAGAGGACCCGTGGGCGCTTTTCAGCATGCTAACCATGTCCGAACACGCGCCACCGAATGTTAAGGCCGACTTGAAATTCGAAGAATTAAAGGCCGGCGGATATTTGCAAGATGACAGTCCAGATGCCAAACAAACGTTTGTGAATTATGTGTATGCAAAGGAAAGCGTCGCCAAATTCGTGTTTTACATACTCACGTTGAATTTGATGACGGACCTGACCGCCATCATTGCACTGGAAAATTCGCCATGCGCCGTAAACTTGGATGAATTGAGCAATGCTCCGCCACCCAAAACCGCCGCCACGCAACCCACTAAAAAACCTGCAACCGTTTACAAAACATCCGAATAAACAATAACCATGAATCATGCATGAACCATGAATCATGCATGAACCATGAATCATGAACCAGGTTTCTGTTCTACCAACCAATTAACGGAGTGGATGCGTACAGCACAAGCAAATAAGAGAGAATTGCGACCACAATGGCAACCAACCATGCAGGAACCACCGTTTTTCGCTGAAATCCAATCCCGAACTGGCGCAAACTGCCGTCATCGTTGTACATGAATCGGGGCTTGAATGAGTGGATGGCTGCAAATGCCGCTAAAAACACCAGAATGGAAAAGGACGTGATGTGCCGTTTAATGAAGAACTGGTTGAACTGCATGTCCATCGTGGTTTAGGTTTAATTATCAATTACAATATTACAATATTGAAATATTATAATCCGTTTGAATGCGCGCACAATTTAATTTATTTTTTCTTTAAGTTGGACAATGGATGCCATTGCCCATCAGCGCTGTCTTGATACTGAAAATGCGGGTCGGACCAAACATTGGTGGAGGATAATGAATCCGTTGACAAAACCTCGTTGCAATGCAGGCGGGCAAACTGGCGCAACGTGTCAAATGCCACGCCATCCGACGTTCGAATGATGCGATTGGTTTCAGAGTCGAACGTGGCAAACCATTTGTCTGACAAAACCATGTGCCGAAGCAGCATGCCATCCTTTAAGTGCTTGAGCTGATTTTGTTTGCCAATGCTGCGACCCGGTTTAAGGCCGTTATTGCTGTGGCTGCCGTTGTTGTGGCTGTTGTTGCTGTGGCCGTTATTGCTGTGGCTGCTGCTGCTGTTGTGGCTGCCATTGCTGCACACGCTTTCGGTGTCATCGTCATCATCATCATAGCTGTGCACTGGATATGTTTCTGTTTCTACTACTAACTGAGTTGGTTCTGGTTCTACTACTAACTGAGTTGGTTCCGGTTGAGCCACTTGGCATTGGCATTGGGATTGTTGCATTCTAGCAACTGCAACCGCCTCTTTCACGTAGACGGTTCCGTGATACCAAATGCAGTCGCATGACTCAAACACGCTGGACATTGGGACCATTGTCGATGGCGTTGTGAACCATTGCGGCAGAAACCCGCTAAATATCGATGTGGAATGAGCCGGTCCATGATTTTTTTTCTGGAAAACATGAAAAAAATTTTTATATGATGATGGGGGTGATGTGAACTGCGGTTTTTTCACGCCTTTTGAAAATGAATGCAAATATGAATGATGATGATGCGACGGCATTTTGGGGTTTAATTGATTTGTTTATTGTTAATTTAAAATCATTGCGTTTTCTTTATGTGTTTATTTGGGTTATAAATTAGTTTTTCACACGGTCATGCGCATTCTGGGAACATATTGTCGGAGCGAAATGACATCACGCTGCTCATGCATGACAATGAGCTGCGTTTCATGGGACCACGTCGTCTGCATGTATCCGGTGTCATTGTCCCAGCGGTCAACCAATTCTCGGAAAACAAACCACGATATGCCCTGAAACATGGGATGCGGCATTCTTATGTCTTCAATGCGTCCAAATTTGTAGCGAAATGCACGCGATGCGTCGCGCAATTCAATCACATAATGGCAGTTCAAATTCTGGGTGCCAACTTCAACCCAATTGAAATCGGACTCTCGGTTCGGAACGGTGCGAAGATTGGTGATTCCCATGTAAGTGCACATCGGATTGGCGAGACAATGCTCTGACGCATGAATGTCCACGAGGCGCATCATGTGGTCGTGCATGGACTCTTCATCCTGGGTCAAATCCATTTCTTCGAGCGTCATTCTGGTTTGTTCCTGTTCCAGTTGATGCAACATTTCATCTGCTTGTGCCACTGGGTCGTCGTCCTGACACAATGGCGCCCGACACATTGGACACGTTCCAGTTGGGTTCGCCTTATACCATTTCAGCAAACATGATATGCAGAATAAGTGCTTGCACCGGGTGTAGGCATGATTGGCGCCGACTGGCAGCGAATTGCTGCAGACAGTGCATTCTCCAACGATTTGCTCATGGTCTGTCATTGTTTGATGTTGCTGTTGCTGTTGCTGTTGCTCTTGATGGGGTTGGTTGTCTGAAATTCAATTTTTATGGTTTTCGCTTGAAAATTAGTTTAAACCCATGTTTATTAATGTTATGAATAAGCATACAAATACATTGATTTTGCATCCAATTTCTCTCTTCGACCCAACATGACAACGCCATTTGAATTGATGTATCGCAAGAACAAACAACCGCACCTGTTTGAAGCTTTAGAGAATGCCAAAACTGGGCTGCACAATTTGCAAAACTACATTCCATTATATTGTCGCTTTTTTTCATTGTCGGAATCAAATCACAACGCCGTAAATTTAAACCATCGGTATCATGCAACCACGGTTGTGTCCGGCGACAACAAAAACACGGTCATTGCCACGCTCCACTCTAATTCGGAGGATGAAACGATTGCAAAAACCCCGATGTTCATTAAATATTCGCCCCTGCTTGACCCCATTAAATATTTGTCCGGAAAGTATGACATGGCGGCGGATGATTTGTTTTTGGTTCCAAAGTACAATTCAACTGATGCAACTGATGCAACTGATGCCGTGAAATCAGTTCATCAAAAAAAAATGCACGATGTGAACAATTCGTCTTATGTGGATTCATTTTTCACGTATTTGACCAGTCAAGTGCTGCACACGCACGGGTTTGTGCACGGGCTTGATTTCTACGGGTCGTATTTAGCCAACCAAGACGAGTTCACAGTAAACATTTATGACGAAATTGATTATTTTACCACATGCGACTTTTTTTTGAAAAACCGGAATGAATTGTTTCGCCTGGATGAAACCCCAATCGACTTTTTTGACTCGGCATCAAGACACGGCAGCGGTGGTGCTAAAAAACCCAATGTGTGCATTGGCGAAGAGCTGGACCCGGAACAGTTGGATTTGAATTCGGATTCACTGGACAGCGCATTTGACGGGCTGTTTTTTACACCACCCGATAGTGCATTGGAAATGAAATTGGAAGAGTGCTTAGAGTGCTTAGAACCAGAACAAGAACCAGAACAAGAACAAGAACCGGGCCACAGTTCACGGGTGCGCAAATCCAGCCAATCCAGTAGCGATTCATGTTCATCGCGGTCATCCAACGACAACGATGATGATGATGAATGCAAAAATGAAGAACCCGAAGGCAAACCTGAAGGCAAACCCGAAGACAACTCCGAAGACAACTCGGAATGCGATTCTGAAGATAACTCGGAATGCGATTCTGAAAGCGACTATGATGACGACGATGAAGTGTACAATGCCCACATTTTCAATTTTCCGGTGCACGCCATCCTGATGGAGAAGTGCGACAACACGCTCGACAGCCTGATGTGCGGCAAGAATGAGCTGACCGACCCCGAATGGACGGCTGCTTTGCTACAGGTCATCATGGCGCTCATTGCGTACCAGCAGATGTTTTCGTTCACGCACAACGACCTGCACACGAACAACATCATGTTCGTGAAAACCGACAAGAAGTTCCTGCATTACCAGTATAAGGGGGTGTATTACCGGGTTCCAACGCACGGTCGCATCATGAAAATCATCGATTTCGGGCGCGCCATTTACAAATACCGCGGGCAAACGCTGTGCAGCGACAGCTTTGACCGGCACGGGGATGCCGCCACGCAGTACAATTGCGAACCCTACATGAACTCGAGAAAGCCGCGACTGGACCCCAATCCCAGTTTTGACCTGTGCCGCCTGGCGTGCTCGCTGTTTGATTATTTTGTGGAGGACATCCGGGACGAGGCGGAATACGCCGCCACGCTGAAAGAGAGCCGTGTTGCCACCGTGGTGGCGGAGTGGCTGAAAGACGACAAGGGGCGCAACGTGCTGTATAAAAAGAACGGCGACGAGCGGTATCCCGAATTCAAACTGTATAAAATGATTGCGCGAACCGTGCACGGCGCCGTGCCGCACGAGCAGCTGCAGCGACCCATGTTTGCGCACTACGCCATTCCGCGCAAACAAATCAATGGCAAACCGCACATCATGAACATTGACGCGCTGCCATGTTATACACAAGCACAAGCGCAAGCCAATTAAAAACACTTTGCCACACATATCATTTATTATATAATTAATATGTATACCGGATAAAATGGATAGAACCACAAATCAGTACACAATAACCCCGGCCACAGGTTTGATTCCAGCAGATGTAGCAAAAAAGGCATCGGAACTCGGTCTTCTTCCGCAATTACATGAATACTCAACAATGAACGCGCAACGAAGGAGAGAAGTTTATCCGCAAGTGTTATTATTGGCAAAGGCACTCGGCACTAGCACAGATAATGTAAAAGCAAGCTTGCAGCTTGACGTGATATTTGACCCTGATGAAGTGCGCCAACAGCGAGTTGCTGCTGCTGCTGCTGCTGCCAAAGCTCCAGTCGCATATTCTGCATATTCTAATCCATACGCACCTGCTGCTGCTGCGGCTGCCAAAGCTCCAGTCGCATATTCTGCATTTTCTAATCCATACGCATATTCTGCATATTCTAATCCATACGCACCTGCTGCTGCTGCGGCTGCCAAAGCTCCAGTCGCATATTCTGCATATTCTAATCCATACGCACCTGCTGCTGCTGCGGCACAATCACAAAAACACACTTGTAGATATTACATCGCCCGATTGAATATAGCAACAGAAGAGTTGAAAAGAGTAAAAGAAGAAAACGCCCGATTGGAAAAAGAGAATGCCACACTCATTGAATTGCTGCCTGGTCGTGGCGGTTCTCGCAAACGCAAGGCAACTCGCAAAAAAAGACATTGAAATGATTTGAAATTTGATATTAATTTAAACACATAATAATATTCATAAGCATTAAGAGTCAAAATGATAACGGTTCTGATTAACGGCGGATTAGGAAATCAGCTGTTCCAGGTGTTTGCCACACTGGCTGCGGCCATTCACAATGAGGACACCTGCTATTTCCTGCACATGCCGAGAGACGCCACCGGAAAACGCGCCACTTATTGGAAATCTCTGCTTTACAATTTGATACCGATGACGGTCATTCCCACGCACGCCAATGTGCAGCGGTTCATGCAACTGCCCATGCATCAGGAATCGGGGTTTCAATACACTAAGCTGCCCAGCCAAACGGCCATGAACTCCACGCCCCTAAAGTTGGTTGGCTATTTTCAAAGCGACAAATATTTTGCCGACGTTCGGGACCAAATCTACTCCAAAATTCAGTTGTTGGCACAGCAAAAAGGCGTCAAAAACATGTTTGCAGACAACGCGTGGTTTTCGTGCGGCGCAACCACCATTGCATTGCACTTTCGCATCGGTGATTATGCGCACATTCAGGAGGCGCACCCCATTCTGCCGCTGGAGTATTACCGCCGCGCACTGAAACACGTCCTGGAAAATATACCGTCGTCCGACTTGTATGCCAACGGAACAGGAACAATCGACCCCAAATTCAACGTGCTCATATTCAATCAGGCCTGCGACAACGCCGTCATTTTGGACCACATGCGCGAACTCAAGGCCGACCCCGCATTTGCGAAACGGTGCCGGTTCTACAAGGTCCCCGACATATTTGAAGATTGGAAGCAGCTGCTGCTGATGAGCGTGTGCGACCACAACGTCATTGCGAACAGCACGTTCAGCTGGTGGGGCGCGTATTTCAACCAGAACCCTGGAAAAATCGTGTGCTATCCGAGCACGTGGTTCGGCCCCGCTCTGAAAAATCACGACACGCGCGACCTGTTTCCCGCGGATTGGGTCAAAATTGGGAAATAAATATTGCATTTATCATTTAAAACACATATTTTAAAAAATTGAAATGAAACAAAATTTGCATTACGTCCATTAAGTCAATTAATTGACATTTCATTTTCATAAGATGACAGCAAAAGCTAGCGATCCCGCTGTGATTGGCGAAGTGAATAGTTTGAAGGATGTATGTCCTTTCGGTGGAGGGCAGATTGTCCTACACAAATGCCAACAATGAATCAAAAAGTGTAAGTTCATTCATAAACGAGATGAAAGAATTGTCGGGTTCGAGATGGTTGGATCATTTATACTTCAAAAACGGGTTTGGAAAAGAAATCTATTTTAAATCATTTGTTGCAAAAAGGCACAAATTACACTTTACATAATGTTAACACGCAGCAAAATAACAACAATGTATTTTTTTTGAACCCTTATTCAAAAAAAATTGAAAACAAATGCAAATACCCAACTACAACCTATAACAATAACATGAGCTCATCATCCAACACAGACATTCACGGAATTCCGGCATCGTATGCCCTCTATCACATGCCAGGAGAACCCGACGGAACGTATTCGGTCGTCAAAGTGATGGACGTGCCTTCGCCCAATCATCGCACAAAACACGCAAACACGCCGCTGCATTTGTGCGACTCGTCCAAATTGGTCACGCAGCACCGTCTGGGAAACCACGAGTTGCCGCATCGCACAATTGACCCGGCCATGTACGACCAATGTGAAATTGACTGGTATGGCGCTGGCATTCTACCGCCGCCTTTCTACATGTGCTTCATCCTTGCGCACAAGTGCTATTTGTGCGGCGACATGCAGGCCTCCAGCGACGACATCCACGGCGAAATGAGTGATAACTATAGAGAAGGCTATCGATTCTGCACCGAATGCGCGCCGTATTTTCGCCAAGCCCTTTATAAAACGCTTGCGCCCATTTGGCGGTTCCGGTTGGCACATGAACGCGCTAAAAATGACCCCAATCCAAACAGCAGTTTCCGGGTTCCCATCTGGGTGCATCGGACGCGCCGCGATGAATCCGGCAAATCGGACCGCACCAATTCTGGGCGGCCGTTCAGATACACGCGGTGGTTCATTAGTTCATGGATTTCGCAAAAATCCATCAACAAACACGACCCGAACCCTGAAAATCACTTTGAAGAGGACCTCATTTGTGTGGAAGAATACAACGTCCAGGTTGGGGACCCCATGAGCAAATCGGTGTCGGTCATGGACGTGTTCTTTGCAAATCAGGGGTGTCTGGAAGACCCGAACTACGACCCGAATGTGGACGACCCGCTGAATCAAATTCGACACATGACGCTGGAAGAAAAACGGGCGATCATGCAGCGTCATTCTGCGACGTTTGAATGAATTAGTGTCTTCCTCTTTACTGCCTTCCCCTTGCAATATTTCCGCTAAAAGTCGAATCACCTAGTCCAGCTGCATCTGCACGTGATTTATTGTGTTCATGAGGAGCAGAAGCACGAGAAGCAGCAGAAGGACCCCGCTGGGCTTTGTGCATGTGTGTCATCATGGGGTGAACGTGAACACCACTACACACGTCTATACCTTTTCTTTCCAATGTGAGAGAAATAGTAGGATACCTGTTGGCCAGGGGACCTTTAATGAACACATGGCAAAATTCTTCGTCGGACAATGTCATTCCTTTTTCATTATACCTAAGCATTCCCCGCATAGATAGTATGTATTTCATGACATCCGCGTACCGTTTACCCTTTTCATCCTTATCATCAAATAATTCAAGAATTGTTTTATCAGTTCCACCAATCAACCACTGTCGTTTTGGGGGAGAGCCCTTGTATTTAATATCTATTCCTTTTCCCTCTGTCATCGAATCAACGTTCTTATCGGCAGTAATCAATGAACTCCACATTCCACCGTGTTGGCGGCGACTTCTGCCGCCTTTTTTGCGACTGTGTCGTTTGTTGTGTCTAACCATTTTTTTGGTTCTCATTTGATAAATTCCGATATGCGTGTGTTCTAAAATGATGCAATATTATTTATTTAATGGACCACTAAATCCCGAATGCCGTCCTCGAAATTGACGCGAATGCGCCACCCAAGCGCTTTCAGTTTGGCATTGCTAATGTAATATCGTTTGTCATTGAACGGGCGGTCTTCCGCGAATTGAATCCACTTCACACAATCTGCATCATCTCCTTTAATTAGGTGTATGAGCAGCTGCGCAATGTCCATGATGCTGTATTCCATGCCCTCATCGCACCCGATGTTGTAAATCTCGCCCACGGCTCCGCGCTCCAGAATGGTCATGAATGCAGCAGCCGCATCGTTCACGTGCAGGAACGCGCGCATGCAGGACCCGTCCCCCTGTATTGACACCGGCTGGTTTGCGCGCAGTTGTTGGATGAACCGGGGAATGACTTTTTCGGGATACTGCCCGGGACCGTACACATTGTTTCCGCGGGTGATGATGATCGGCATTCGGAAACTGTGGTAATACGACTGCGCAATGAGCTCGGCCGCCGCTTTGGTGGCAGCGTACGGGTTGGTCGGACACAGGATGGACTGCTCCGTTTTCGCATCATCATTAACCCCGCTTCCGCTTGCGCTTTTGAGCATGGACTCGCCGTACACTTCGTCCGTCGAAACGTGGATGAATTTTTGAAGCTGCGGGCAGTGCAGCCGCGCCGATTCCAGCAAATTGTGCGTTCCCATGACATTGTCCATCGTGTATTCCAACGCATCCGTGAACGACGTCTGCACATGGGACTGGGCGGCAAAATGCACCACATGCGTCACGTCAAACACGCTGAAGATGCTGTCAATTTCGTCCTTGCATCGCAGGTTGCACTTGACAAACACGTAGCGCATGTCGCCTCGAATGTGTTCGGCCACATTGTTCGGATTTGCGCAATAATACAACGCATCCGCATTGACAATGCGAGCGTGCTTGAATTGGCTCCACATGCCATTAATGAAATGCGACCCGATGAATCCCGCTCCGCCAGTCACCAGAATCGTGGTTGTCTCGGCGTCTTCAATGTCTGCGGTTGGGACCACCGCCGCCGCAATGGGGATGGGTCTCGATGGGTCCCGTTTATACGTTGCCATGAGGGCTTCCACTGCATCCCGAATCGTTTTCACGTTCGGAAACAGGCGCTGCAATTCGTGCGTGTCCAGCCAGTTATTCGAGCGCTTGGATGCCAGGACGGCGTCCTGTTCCGCCAATGAAAAATTGCGCCATTCAAATGCCGGGTCCACGTGCTGTTTATACAGGGTCAAAATTTCGTTGTGGCTGATGACGCCGGGATTGGTTAGGTTCAACGTGCCGACGTGTCTCAAGCGCATGAGCTCCAATGCCATGGGCAGCAGCTCCGGCAGCACCGACATGGAGTTCGGAATGGAGCACACCTTTTCATAGCGCGTGATTTTGGTGATGAAATTGCGCGGATGGTCTTCGCCCACAATCGGCATGCGAATGCGCAGATTCAGAATGGCTTGACCTTGTCGGCCTTGTTGGCCTTGTCGCCCTTGTCCGTGTCGCCACGCCATGAACTGGTCGGTAACCCCCTTGACAATCGAATAGCTGGACCCGAAAAAATTGGGCGTGTCCGTCTCTTTGAATGCATACGCATGGTCGCTGCACGCGTCTGTGTCGTTGAAGATGCACCCCGTTCCAAGATACGTGTAATGGATGCCGCGGTCCGCGCACAGCTGCGCAAGAATGATGGGCGCCATTAGGTTGTCGCGCACATTTTCCACCAGCTTTCCCGGCTGTTCCAAATAATCAATGGTTGTAAAATTCGCTCCATGGGTGCGTCCAAGAAAGGATATTATGTGGGTTGGCGCAAATGCATCAATTTCCTCTTCCAGATTTGCAATGTGGTCCAGGTCAACCCGTTCCACCGCAATGCGATACTCCAATGACACATTTGATGCATTCACCACCGAAACAAACTGTTGCCCTATCCAGCCGTTGCCTCCAAACACTAGTATGCGCATCGATTAGTAATTCGTTAATAATATAACAAGTCAGCGTCTCATTATATTTATTTAGTGGCATATATATTATGCTCATGCAATGATTTTAATAATATAACATAATAATTCATAAGGATGCCAATACAAATCGTGGTGCTAATCATTGCAGGATTTGTGATGGGAATTGCGATGATAGCCCGGTGTTATCTAATATGCTGTTTTAACTTTAAACAACCAACCTGAAAAACAATATGGCAAATAAAGAGAATAAATGTAAATTTATAATGCATGCAATATATAACACATCCATTATTGTTGATTCCATTCCCCCATTATCTCTCATTATGGTCCGTTCAAAACTGAATCCAGACATCAACTATCGGGAGTACAAGCAGTTGGAGCGCGATGACGCTGACTATGATGCCTGCATGTATGAAATCGAGCTTTTAGGAAAAGAGGTGCGCATTGCAATTGGCCGCGGCAAGACCGAGAAGGCGGGCATCATCTATTATCCCATGTATTTAATCAACACGGATGACCGGGTTTCAAAGCAGATCGGGTTGTTTGAAATCAAGGCCGACCAGGCCAACGACGTTTTAGATGACGATGATGATTTGGACATCGACAAATTGCCGCACCCCCTCGTGTATTCCTTTGTCAACGCCGGCATGTTGGAGACCGACAGTCGTGGCAAGAAGGCATTGGAACCGGAACAAGTTCAAGAAAAGGGCGCGTCTGAAGTGGAAGAAGTGGAAGAAGTACAAGAAGTGGAAGAACCAGTTCTGTCACCAGTTCTGGAACTCCGGGAGGAAGACCAAAACCAAGGCCAATCAAAAGAAGGCGCAGATGCGCTGCGTTCCAAGCTGAAGGCGCTTAATTTGCCGGCGCAAACCAAGGACACCGCCCTGGCTGAGCACGCCGAATACAGGAAGCTGCCCAACCAGCCGTGGATACAGACGCACATGCAAAACAACAATTTTGGCATAACGGATAATGAAGGCGCCGGGGATTGCCTGTTTGCCGTGATTCGCGACGCCTATCGCACTCGCGGCAAATACGTGGAGGTTCCCGAACTCCGTCGCAAGCTGGCGGCGGAAGCCACCGAAGAAGTGTTTCAAGGATACAAGGCGCAACACACCATGACCGCGGAGTCCATCACCACAACTTCGGCGGAGATGCGCGGGCTGGTGGATGCCAATGCGAAGTTGAAGCAGCGCCTGGAGCGCACCACGGAGGCCAAGGAGCAGCAGGCCATCATTGCCGAGTCGCGCCGCAACGCCGCGCAGTTCAAGCGTCTGAAATCTGAAGTGGCGCTCAGCAAAGAATTATTGCATGATTTTCATTTCATGAAGAATGTCAATACGCTGGAAGATTTCCGAGAGATGCTGAAGTCCTGCGCCTTTTGGGCCGACACGTGGGCCATTTCCACCCTGGAGCGCGTGCTGCGCATCAAACTCATCATTCTCTCGTCGGAGCGGTTCCATGCGGGGGAAATGGGCGGCGTGCTGCAGTGCGGCCAGCTGAACGACCGCATGCTGGAAGACCAGGGTTCGTTTGAACCCGACTTCTACATCATGGCGGAGCACACGGGCATGCACTACAAGCTCATCACCTACAAAAAGGAAGCGCTGCTAACATTCCGAGAGATTCCCTATGACATTAAAATCATGGTAATAGAAAAATGCATGGAGCGCAATGCGGGGCCGTACAACATCATTCCGCAATTCCGCACCTTCCGCGAGGAGGAGCTGGGCCTGAAGGACGCAGATTTGGAGGAGGCAAAGAAGGTTCCTTCTGTCCTCCATGCATCCGCGCATGTATCGGATGCGACACACGCCCCTTTGTACGATGACGCCACCGTGTTCCAGTTTTACAGCAAGAGCATGGACAAGCCGCTGCCGGGAATGGGGTCGGGTGAAACCATTGAGCGCGCCGACATTCCAAAATACGCGGAGCTGGCGAAAGAATCGCCGCAGTGGCGCAAGATGTTGTCCAATTTTTGGGAACCGCCCGGCGACGACAAGGAAAAGGCGCTGTTTACGCTGGACGGCCACAAGTGGCGCACGCTGGAGCACTATTTGCAGGGCGTCAAATTCCGAAAGGACAATCCCAAACACTACCTGCAATTCTCGCTGGACTCCGAATCCGACCTGTCCAAGAATCCGACGCTGGCAAAATCGGCAGCCAAAGATGACAAATACAAGGACATAAAACCGGATGCGGATTATGGGTCTCGAGAAGAGAAGGAGCGCGAGGATGCGCAGTATGCCAAATACAGTCAAAATTCCTATTTGACCGACATGCTTTTGAACACGCGGAATGCCAAACTGGTGCATTTTAGGCGCGGGAAACCGCCTGCGGTGTGCAACGAAATTATGCGCGTTCGGCACCGGCTGCAACAGGAGAAGCGTAAAACCTAAAAACCCCTAAAACAATTATCTATGACATAATTTCAAATATAATGAAAATACAATATAGCAATATATTCATTATATTCATTATATTCTCTCGAATTCCATTCATCGCAATCCATTCATCTCATTCCATTCATCCATTTATCCATTCATCCATTTATCCATTCATCCATTTATCCATTTATGACATTTGATTCATCCACTGCCAAGACCCTGCACAAGGTGTTGCATGGCTTGTATTCGGACATGCAGCGCGCGCATGCGGCGTGCGCCTTGCAGCATCTAGAGCCAACCGTTCGACCCATCGACCACTGGAGAAAATTGCCGCTTCCCGCCGACATGGCGGATTCAGGGGGTGCCATACAAAGCAACTACTTCCCCGAAGAAATCCAGCGCCACATCCTGAATGAACACGCCACGGCAATAACATACCGATTCACGGTTTCCATAAACGGCAACAGTCGCAGCATTGTTCTGCATTTTGTGGTCTTCAATAAATTGGAACCCGATTTGAAAAAAATGCTGGCACATGCGCGGCGCGTGTGCACGCTCATTCACCTGGTGTCAATGCACGCTTCCAGGGCCACGTGTTCCTCCACGCTGAACATTTTCATCTACATGACCAAATTCAAGAAGCGGTTTCCGATCGCGATGGGAGAGGCGATTGATGCCGAACACGCCAACACGGGGCTCTCGTATCACTGCGCAAGGAACAACGACCTCGTAGTGTATCGCAAGGAGGAGTGGTTCAAGGTGCTGATTCACGAATTGTTTCACGCGTTTGGGCTCTCGTTCATCGAGGAGGACATACCGCCGGGCGTGGATGCCGCAATGCAGGCCATATTGAAAAAAACGTATGCCATTTCGCATCCGGTGCGAGTGTATGAAACGTATTGCGAGATATGGGGGCGCGTGCTGAACGTGTGTTTTGCGTGTTTTTCGCCGAGCCCCTCCTCTGACAGCATGATGGGCACTTTAAATCCGAAACTCAACGCCTTCATTGAATGCGTCATGGACGGCCTGCACCGGGATGCGCAATTCGCCCTGCATCAATACGCCAAAATCATGCACTACATGGACATTCCTTGTGCCGTCATTTGCAATCCAACCAGAGAAAACCGGGCCATCGTGGCCGAAAAATACCGTGAAAGCACCAACGTGTTTGCGTATTACGTTATGACATGTGCCCTGCTGAATTCTCCGGACGCGTTCCTGGTGTGGTGCTACAAAAACAATCCAACGACCGCCGCAAAACCGCGGGCCAATGTCATGCAGTTTCGCACCTCGGTTCCGTCCAATTTCAACGGGTTCATGGAACTGCTGCACCATTGCAAGCAGCGATGCCCGGTTCCTCCTGAATCGGGGGTGAGTCGGGATGATGTGCTGGGTTCAACGATGCGCATGACGAGTGAATAAATTATGAAGCGAACCAATTTTAGTGAAAAATTGATTTTGAAAATGAGCCAGTTTGGGGATTGACACGAAACGAATTCCACAACTCTACAACATCGCAACATCATGGGCATTAAAAATTTAAACCAGTTTGTCCGGAAGGAGTGTCCGGACGCAATCAAAACCGTATCTCTCACCGACCTGACAGGCAAGGTGGTTGTCATTGACGCCAGCATCTACATGTACCGATTCATAGCCGACCAAGCGCTGTTGGAAAACATGTACACCATGGTGACGCTGCTCAAAATGCGCGGCATTGTTCCCGTGTTCATATTTGACGGCAAACCGCCGAATGAAAAGCGCAACCTTTTGAATCGGCGCCAGCATTTAAAACGGGTTGCAGAATGGAAATACAACATGGTTAGGTCGCAAATGGCAACGAGTTGTCACCGAGACGAAGACACGACCCATTTATTGAAGACACTACGGCGGCGGTTCGTTCGCGTGTGCGATGCGGATTTTGAACGCGTGAAAATGCTGCTGCAGGCGCTCGGGGTGCACTACATTGTGGCCACCGGTGAGGCAGACGCGCTGTGCGCGCAAATGGTGCTGAAACGCAAAGCACATGCGTGCATGTCGGATGACACGGACATGTTTGTGTATGGATGTCCGCGCGTGCTGCGGCACTTGAACCTGCTAGATGAAACCGCAACATTGTACGACATGTCCAAAATTTTGAATCTGCTGGGCCTTTCAATGACCGAATTTCGCCAAATTTGCGTGATTTCAGGCACCGATTACAACTGCACAAATGCCGCCACTGCCGCCAATGACACCCCCTTTCATTTGCATTTGAAACTCACATTGAAACTGTTCAAACAGTACAAGAAATGCATCCAAGAAGCGAGCTCAACGGATGGCATTGTGGCCACCGACTTTTACACATGGTTGTATCACAACTGCAGCACAATCAATCCGCGCTTGAAATTTGATTACGACGCCATCACGGCAATCGACGACATGTTTGATGTGGCGGCCAATGCGCGCATGAAATTGCCAGATTGCAACAAGAATGTAAACAACAGTGCAATCGATTGTGATTTGTTGCACACAGTCATGGCGCATGAAAATTTCATATTTGTTTGAATAGCATTTGAATGAATGATGCATAAAATAAAGGCGATTGATGCTTTTATTTTATTTGTGTTTGTTTTATGTGTTTTTAGTGCATTTGTTTGTTTTTAGTGCATTTGTTTGTTTTTAGTGCATTTGTTTGTTTTTAGTGCATTTGTTTGTTTTTAGTGCATTTGTTTGTTTTTAGTGCATTTGTTTGTTTTTAGTGCATTTGTTTGTTTTTAGTGCA